CCTATATCTAGCAGAATCTATCAAATATAAGTAGTTATGATATACACTTTGCAGTAATATTTTATTTACAGAATCTTTTATTTTTTCTAATCTATCTACAGGAGAATTACCACCATACATTTCTTCCATAAGAGGAGGCATTTTGGTAGGTACATAAACTAGCTTTGGGATAAAGAATTCTCCATAACCATTATCATCGGTTTTATACTCATCAGGCATATTTCTAATGAACTCACAGGTTTCTTTGTAATGCTTTTCTCAATCATAATCTGGTAATTCTGTCATAGGAATAAAATTATTTTTCATTTTTAATCTAGCTCCTTTACTAAGATAATAATGATATTCTTCTATCTAGTATATTAAGATACATTTCCATTACTTTATCCTGCTCAATTAATAATTCTTGCTGTCTTGGGTCAATAGCAGAAAAGAACTCATCGTTTCTGATAAATGCTCTTAATCTAGTGATTTTACCATTTAACTCCTCTCTTTCTTCAGTTAAATCTTCCTTTAAAGTTTTTAATCCTTTTACTGGCATAATAAATCAGTCCTTTCTATTATTTTATTTTTAAATTTTTAATGTTATCTACTTCCTTTATATCACTAAAGAATTCTTCAAAGAATCCTTTTTCGTTTTTAATATCATAATTTCTTTTAGTAGTAATAAAGGAATTATCTACAAACTGGATATAAGTACCTACATTTTTCATACCAGTACGTGATACCCTTCCTATTACCTGAGAAGTAGCTGATTTGGAATTTCTTGTTTCTATATCTATTACAGTATCTAAACCTTCTAAATCTACTCCTCGCCCCAAAGAGTTAGATGTGGAAATAATGATTAATTTATTTTTTACCTTATCTATTTCAGATTTAGGAGTATCACTATTCCATATAGATATATCACTTTCTTTTAATCCAAATACTTTTAATAATTTTTCCTTAAATATTTTTGCTGTAGTTTTTCTACCAATAAAGAATACAGTTTTTAACTTATTCTTAAATCTGCCCTTTATAAACTTCTCCCATAACTCTTTTAAAGGTTTTTCTATAGGAAATTTATGAGCTAAATAAGAGTGGTATTTCTGATAACTAAATACCCATCCAGAAGCTGAGTACTGCATACATTTAGAATACTCTTTCTTTGTGGGATTGCTGTTATATAAATAGAATACGCCATTTCTTTTAGTATCGTCATTAAATTCTTTTCCTATATTAAATACGCTTCCAAAAATTCTTTGAAAGACATAGTTCTCTTCCCTAGAAGATTTATAGTCAGTTGCTGATAAATATAATGTATATCTAGTAGATGAATTCATATCCATATTAAACATACTGGCATTTTCTAAATCAAATTCATCAAATACTTTAATTCCTATTCCTAATTTTATAAGCATTAAAGTAAATGCTTTAGTTCCACAGGAATCTATAAAATTAGTCATAGACTTATGAGTACATATAATAATATCAGGCTTTAATAAATCACTTTCAGCAAGTGATACTAAGTCGCTTGATTTTTCCACCACAAATATATTCTTGCAGGTAGTATGCCTTTTAAATGATTCTAGCCACTGTTTTTTAAGTTCAGTAGTTTTTACCATAATAAGAGCTTTTAATCCCATCTTATGAATAAGATTAGTAGCTACATAAGTTTTACCTTTTCCTGTTTTTAATGAGATTATTCCTCTAGTTTCTCCTTCTTTATAGGATTTATAAATTTCAGAGATTACAGTTTCCTGTATATAATTTATAGGCTTATTTCTCATTCTAAATTCACTAGCTTTAGTAAAAGGAAATAATGGCTGTTTTTTTATCTCAGCTATTAATCCGCAGTCCTTTAAAATATATACTAATAATCCTTTAGGAATTTTCATACATTTATAATGGGATTTAAAAGACTGGTATCCGTAAGGTTCTAATGTCTTATTATGAAAGTTAGTAGTAGAGAATGTCTTTCTGAATTTATAGTAGTTAATACCATCTACTTTAGGAACTTTATAAAAAGTTGCATATTCTAAAACCTCTATTTTTTTCATAAATTCTTTTTCACCTTCCTTTCTTATTATTCATTTATTATATTATTAGTTGTCAAAATAGACGAAAAAAAAAAAGCAGGAACTAAATATTCCTTTTTTTATTTCCTATAGCTTAGCACTCTAGCTCCTGCCTTTTTTTTTATTGTTGGAATGATAGTAGATAAGCTACTACCATCCAAAGTGGCACTAATACTAATGCCACGTAGAAGCACCATACCACCACCATATTTACTTTTTTGGACTTTCTATCTAGTCCTTTAAAGTTTTTATATTGAGGGTTTTTAAGCCCCCATAAATAAATTCCTCCCAGAAGCATTAAAGCTCCGCTCAGCATAAAGAATAAATTTTGTAGAATCATTTTTTTTCCTCCTAAAGTTTTTTTTGTATAGTCTTATCATTATCTTCTTTAGTATCATAGATAACGGGGAGATAAGTAGCTAGCTTACCTCCCCAAATACTAAAGGAGAATCTGGGTATGCTTTCCATACCCTAGATAAGTATGGTTTTAAAAGTATCTAAAACCTCTATACATATATATAATGTATACGTCTAAAAAATTAAGTTTTTTGAGAATACATTATATTACAGAATCTCCTTTATTAATCTATTTATAATCTTTACATTATCTATATTCTTAATTACATTATCTCCATAATACTTAGGATTATCATTTAAGTTATTTCTTATCTTATGTAATTTAGTATATAAATCTACTTCATATTCGTATTTAATAAGAATATCCTTTATTACATTTAAAAATGTATTATCTTTTGGATTACTTCCTCTTATGTCAATTATATCAGTTCTGGAATTAACGTAAAAAATAACTTTTCTAAATTTAAAAAAGGATGTAAATTCTCTTTTCTTTACAAATTCTATTTTATCAAACTTTAGGAGTTTTGGCTGTCTTCCTATAATCCATAAAGCATCTTTAGCTATTTCATATACAGAATATTTCTTAATCTTATTAGCTAAAATAAACTTATCCATATATTCACGAAATCCAGCCATTTGTATATCATAATATTTAGGATTATCTTTTAATAGTAATCCAGTTTTAATTACTCTGGTATCTTTATCTAAATTAATATAATAAAGGTATTCCTTTTTAGTAAGAATACCTTTTTCATATAATATAGTAATTCCTGCATTTTTAATATCAAATTCACAAATGCTATTTCTAATTATCACATATAGTTATCTCCTTTCTAACTAACTTTAGGCGGAGTAGTTCCATCACATTTTACAAGTATATTTGTATACCCTATTCTAGTAACAAATCCATAATCAGGTTTACTAGGTTTATCTACTTTCATAGAGGAATTATTTAGTCTATCTTTAGAGAAAATAAATACAGGTATTTTAAAGGCTTTACTTATCTCCTTTCTTTCAATATAATCTTTATAATGCTTACTAAAAGTCCTATAAAGTAATCTCCAGGAAGTTTTAAGTATAGTTAAATTTTCTACATCCATTCCTATATACTTCTCATCAATTCTAGTTAAAATATCTATTAGTACTAAATCAGTAAAAGGACCTTTTGGTCTTATTTCAAATCTAGTTTTCGCTTCTCCTATAAATTTCATATTATTTATGATTAGATATTTTAAATCGTAAGCTACAATCTTTTTTGTATAATTTTTATTTTTATTTAACTTTAAACTTCTTTGCATTTGTCATTCTCCTTTATTTATTTATAAAAACCTTTTCTTCCTCTAACGATTTAATAGAAATTACTAAAAAACCTATGCTTCTTTTCTCGTGTCTTGTTACCGTATGTTTTAATGGTCTTACTACCTTAGTATCCTCATCAAGTATATAAGGAATACCTTTCATTATTCTAATATCTTCATACTTATAGAAAGGTACATCTTCTTTTAGCGTAATAATATCTTTAAATGGATTTTCCTTATACATAGGTATTTTATATTCTCCATCAATTATTTTATTACTTTTAATCATATTTTTATATACAGGTAAAATTACATCCCTATCGAAATAAAATGGTATATGATTCGTCTGACTTGCAAATAACTTATAGGTATCAAAAAATGATTCTTTTGGAAAATCAAATTTTATTTCTACTTCTTTATCTACTATTTTAAATTTCATATCTTCTAATTCTAATACTTCTTCTCTTATTTTTCTTATTACATCTTTTACCATATTTTTATTCTCCTTTATTTATTATTTCATATTTAATCATAATCTTTCCTATATTCTTAGAATTTTTAAAAGTAAACGTGTGATGGATTATTCCATTTCTCTTATCCTTTTCACTTTCAAAGTATGCTTTATAAGAATTTAAATCTATATCATTATAATCTAATATTAAAATATCTATTCTTAATTCATCTTCTTTCTTAATATTTTTACCTTTAGATAATTTAATAAGCCTTTTATAAAATTCGATTAATCCAGTCATATCTATACGTATAAATTCACTATCTTTAAATTCTTCAAGTATCCACGTATATATTTTACAAGATAATTTAATAGCAGTTTTATTATATGTATATAGACCATCAAATTCATAAAATTCATTAATAGCGTCTGTAAAGGTAGATGCTATTTTCTTTCTATTCTTTTTAAGAGATAAATCTATACTTTCATTTACTTTTATAGTTCTATCAGCTTTATCCATTACTCTTCCTCCTTATTATCCTGGAATAATAAATCAAATACACTATATCTTAAATTATTTACATTATGGAATGTATCATCTGTAATACGATAGTAAATATATCCACGAGGAAGTATAGCAGATATAGTAGGTTTTTCACCCATAGCAACTAAAGAAGTCATAACTTTATAACTAGGATTTTCTTTAGTCCAGTCAGGAACTACTCTATCTTTATCTAAAGATTTAATCTTATTTCTTATAGCACATTCAAATACAGAAATAGGTTCTCCTTCTATAACTGGCTTTATAAAGTCATACATATACTTTATCTGGTCATTTAAATAATCTACATTTCCTGCTTTAATATCATCATTAGTATATCCTTCATCTTTTGCCTTTTTAGATAAACTTTCAGTTGAGATTATGTAAAGTTCCTGTAACTTTTTAAATTCCATTACAGATTCAGTATTTTTAATTACATATGATATATCCTCACGAGGATTAATTACATCTATTACATTTTCATTTTCCCATTTACTTGTAATATCACGTGGAAAACCTTTTACTCTAAATGGAGAATTTCCTTCTAATATATATTCCTTTCCACTAATATTTACATATAATTTATTTACACGTATTATATCAAATTCTCCAAATTCAGAATCATTATATCCAATATAAGTAATATCCTCTTTACTTCTTTTTCTAGATTTAGCTTTAACTACATCGTATACATCAAACCATATTTTAGTTTCAGGTGCTTCAAATTTAAGATGGTTAAATTCTCTAGTAAAGAATTCATTAGTCTTGTCATTACCTTCTATAGTTATAATTTCTCCAGTTTCCATATCAGTAATATACCATACTCCGTCTACTAATACTGGAGTAGACGAGTGCTTAACTGATAATACCTTTTGAGATTTTTTAGAGTTCATATATCTTGCTGATACAAATCCTACGTCAAATCTATACTTTTCATTCGATAAATTCCATATAGCATTAGCACCATAGCAAGTAGCACATATTCCACTCTCACAAGCACATTTTAATACACTTCTTACTTTTACCCTAGTTCCTATTAAATGCTTGTCGTTTAAAGTAATTTCCTTTAATGAACCATCTTTACAAAGCATATATTTAAATCTTAATGCTCTTAAATCTTTTTCATTATTTACTTCATATTCCATATAATTTATAGAACCGCAGTCCTTTTCTACTATTTCCATATCTTGAGCTAGTATAGAAGCATCTTTATTATGAGTTCCAGAAGACTGCATAGTCTGACTATTTAATATAGCAGCTAACCTTTGGATACTTCCTTCTATGAAAATAGAATCTTTACTTTTTAATCCATCTATCCATCTTTCAGGAATAAATCTAGGATAGATTTCATTTAACTGGCTATTTGCTTTTACCCTCATATGTAATCCAAAAAACATATTTAAAAGCTGGTCAGGTTTAATACCAGCTCCACTACGAAGTAATTCAGATATTCCAGGAACTTCTAATTCCTTTAATTCTTTTAATATCCATACTCTTTTATCCCTTATTTCTTCAGGAGTCATTTTAGCATTACAATGCTCTGTCATAAATAAGTCATAAATTCTTTTATCTTTTCCCATAGCCTTAGATATTTCTATTAATGATAAATCTAGGGATATTACTTGTGATTTATCAAATAAGAATATCATATGATTAAATAATTCTAAAATATCCTTTACTATTTTCTGAGAATACAGTAAGCTATATTTTTTCTCATACAGCATTTCTACTATATTCTTCATAAACTTATTGTAATTAGCTACCGTCATTGCTTCAGTTAGCATATTAGATTCATTATACTCTAAATCATATTTAGAATAAATGCCATCTAATAACGAATTAAAATAAGCATAGTTTACTTGTGCTTCATACATTTCATTAGCAAATGTAAATGGTACGATAATATCTTCATATGAAGAATTATTTTCTACAAGATTTTGCATCTCCTTAATTGTCATTTTTCCTCCTATATCTATTATTTTTTTTTAAAGGTCATTACTATTAGTAAGCCCCTTTTAAATTTAGACATAACTAAAATTCATAAGGGTGTAGATACTATCTACCCCTTTGTAGTTTTTACATTTTATTTACCTCCTTTCCTATCTACATTATAATGTATACGTCTAAATATTTAAGATTTTTCTCTTTAATTTTCTATGCTCATATTTATTCTCATAATCCACGTCATACCAGTCAATAGCATAGAATACAACTCCTAAGTGTAATCCTTTTATTTCATTTATAAGTTCAGTTATCATAGGAATCAATTCTCCTTTCTCATCTAAATCCATTAACTTATCATTATCTGCCAGATAAAAATATACTGGTATAAATAAATCACTTCCATCTTCATATGATTTACTAGGAACTGAAGATTTACAAATTAGATATTTGCTCTCAGTTACCACATTATCTTCACTATTATAAAATAGAATACATTTTAAACCATTACTGGATTCTTTATACATCTTATGTAATTTCTTATTTTTATTTATATTAAATACTAAAAAGAAAGCACGTCCTGTATCCTCAAAGTAGTAAGGGTATGCTCCAATCTTTTCTTTAGCCATTTTATCTCTTCTTTTTTTATAAAAGTAGTCATTTATTCTTCCTATTATATCCAATTTCTTTCCTCCTCTAATTTTTCCTTTAATTTTTCTTCTATATAATTCTTTATTACTTCCGAATAAATAAATTCATCATTTAATTCTTCATTGACTTCGTTTTGCATAAATAAGATATAATTACCATCACAGCTTACATATTTTTTTCCTATAGCTCCTACAAGTCTACCTGAATCATAAGCTAGATATACATCTTCATTTTCATTATTATTAAAATAATTTATATAAGTCTTTTTCTTATGGGATAAAGATAAAGATTTAATTTTCTCATCTATACATTCATATATTTTAGGAACTCTTTTCTTATCTTTATAAGGATTATCTTTTTTAATATTTTGCATAGCTTCTTTAATATATCTATAAACCCCTTGAGTATCAAATAAATAGTCATCTACAAAACTTCTTAATATAGCTTCTCCTCTTATATGTCTTCTTACGTCATAATATCTATCATTTACAAAATCAGCTACTTCTTCTTCTCTAAATCTAGCTTCTCCGTGTATAGAAATATCCCTAATATATTCATCTATTAAATTAGCCATAAATTTAGCTTTCTCGTGTGTAATAGCTTTAGCTACGTTGAATGGACTATCTTCAGGAGTCCATCCAAAATTGCTAAATCTTATTAAACCATACATTTCCATTGCGGTCATTTTAAATCACTTTTCCTTTCCTTTAATAATAAGATATTACATTTGTAATTATTTCCTGTTTTGATACATTTCTTACAGTTTCTATTCCTATCCCTTTTACTATGACACTAGCTAAATTTTCAAATATAACTAAGTCATCTGAATTAATATATTCAGTAATAAATTCAGGTACTTCTTCACTATCTAATGGTAAGGCAATTCTATCTATATCTTTTATTTTTACCGATTTAGTACTAGGAGATAGAATTTTAAATACTTTATTTTCCTTTCTTTTTTCTTTTAATAAGTTTTTTATTTCTTCTAAAGAATTAGCTTTTTTAATTTTATCTACTATCTTACCAAAATCTAATATATCATTTCCAGTAAGCTCTTCTTTTTTAGTTTCTAATCTATTTTCCATAGAAGATATATTAGCTATTTTACTTCTTCTTAAAGCCTCTTTTTCTAGTATGTCATATTCTTTAGGATATCTTTCCTTAATATCTTCTTCTAAATCATCAAACTTTAATTTTGCTAGTAAAAAACTTCCAGGTAAGCTTATATCTTTACCATATAATGCCTTATATAATCTGCAGGCTTTAATTCTGCTTTCCCCTTCAGGAAGACCTCCAAAGTCTACTTTTAATTTAGATACTGTAAATAAATCTATATTTTCTTTAGATTTATACATTTTTAATATATCTTCTCTTGCTCTTTCTACCTTATCTAAAATCTTTCCTATATCAGGATTATCTTTTTTTGCTATCATATTAACTGCTATTTCTTCAGCTATTTCAGAAAGTTTTCTATTAAAGTTAGATTTTTTTAGCGATAATCCTTTTATATCAGGTTTTTCATTCTTTAAAAATACTCCTTCCTGTATTCCTATTATTCCTAGATAATTCTTAGCACCTTCAGTAACCTGTAAAGTTCTAAATAAGAATTCCTGCTTATAAGATATTATATGCCTAAATTTCTCAGGTATTAATGTCTGCTTAGTATATCTAGCTAATCCTTCTCCTAATACGTACGATAGCTGAGCTACTATAATAGAAGCTAGAGTATAATCTAGCATTAACTTATCAAACTTATCAGTAACTTTATCAAAATCTTCTAATTCATTTTTAATATCATCCATTAATGTATTGATAAATATAATTAATGAATCTGTATCAGTTACTATTACTCTTTCTCGTTCCATTAACTTAAATACTTCCTGAGTAGAAGTAAGATACTCTCCATTAGGAAGATAATCTCCCTCATACCAGTAATATCCTTTAATAAGAAAGCTCATATATTTTAGCAGTTCATCTACTTTATCCTTTACATTTTCTGATGGCTTTAATGGGTCTAAATATAAGATTTTCTTATAATTCTTAAATCTATCTTCATCATTATTATCTATCCACTGCTGTATTTTATAGTAATCCTTATTCTGAATATCAAATATTTCATATATTAATTTTTTAGCATAATCAGTTTTAATTATCTCCTTAAAATTACACGAATAAAATACTTTCTTCTTATCTTCATCATTTAATTCAGATATTCTTTTTAAAAGTAAATCTTTAGCATAATAAGTATCTTTTCTATCTAGTAATAGATGAGATAAAATTTCATCATCAGATGGAACTTTCAAATATTTAGAATATTCGGATATATCCTTTTTAGTAACTTCATTTATAAAATTTAGAAATAGTAAAATGGAATAAGGTCTATAATTTCCAAATATCATTTCTATAGATACTCCATTCATAGAAACTGTACTTCTTCCTCTTATTGTAGTAGAACTTGCTACGTCATAGTTATAAGTTCTTGAATAAGGATTAAGCTCACATCCATAATTAGTATTTAGAAATAACTTATCATCTAATTGTGCATTATTATAAAATGTAGTAAGAATAGAATCTGATACTTCCATAGCTTTTTTCATCTTACCTTTATTTCCACTTCTACCATCTTTTAATACATCTATAGTCTTTACTCCTGGGTCTACTTTTATATTATGATTTAAAAATAATACTCCATTTTCCACTATTACATATTTATCTAGAGTATCTTTAATAAAGGAATGGCTATCTATATTAAAGTCATTTCCTGTAGCTGAATTATACAAGTTTATATCTCCATTTCTGTAGTAAGTATCAAATATATTAGATAAGTAATTATCATCCTTTATATAAGCATTTTCTTTCATATAAGCTATCCAGCTTTCCTTTAATCCTTTTTTTTTCGTAATCTTTCTTAAATCCATATTTTTTTAATACTTCCTTTCTCCTATTTTTATATTTTTTATTAGTTAATATTTTCCAGCATTTTTTAAGTCAGCTATAGTTTTATTTACTAAATCTAATTCTTTATTATTTACTCTATGCTTTCTTAAAAACTCAGTTTCTTCAAATACTTTTTGGGATACTTTCTTACTGGCTTTACCTCCTTTAATTTTTCCTTCTCTAGATTTCTTTCTAGTATTATATTCTTTAATTGCCTTTTTTCTTAATATTTCATCATATTCATCTACTATATCATCTAAATCTCTAGCTAAAAATTCATCTAATATTTTATCATTTTCATATATATCGTATTTTTCCTTATATTTTTTAAATAAAGATATTCTTATATTATTATCTTCTCTTTTATTAAATATGATAGAATATACATTCTTTAATTCTTCAAATGTAGTTACTCTAATCATTCCTTTATAATAAGTAGAAACTTTTCTTACTGGAATATGAAGAAAACCTTTTTCTTCTAATTCTATTCTTTTAGAGTCAAATTCCCTTTCGTGCTTTCTCCATTCTACTTTATCTCCTCTATAATTAGTAGCTCTACCTTCATATACATCTATTTCAAATCTGTCTTCAGCTTTATAGTATTTCTTTCCTGTAGATGTAATCATTTCAATCATATGAAAAATCCTCCTTAAAATGTATTTATATATTCTTATACATTATTTATAAAGTTACCAAAAATAGACGAAAAAAAAAAAGGAGGATTACTCCTCCAGAAAACCTCCTTCCACGAGATGAGCTCTAAGCCCACCTCCTAAGGAATATCTTTTTGCTTCAGGATACTCTTTTTCTATATAGAAAAAGATTTCATCCACCATTGGATGAAGTTCTTTATCCAGGTCGTTTAACTCAATTTCCTCAAGTTCATCTGTAACCCAAGAATTTCTTGGGTTCATTATAATTGCTCCTTCTTCTTCATACTCTCTACCGTAGCAGAGAGTAAAATACCCTACTTCTTTTCCATAAAAATTTATTTGGACGTCCCAAAACTGTCCGTCCGAATTTAGATGGGCACTATTATATTTATTAAACTCCCATCTTTTGATTTCATTTAGGTTTGTATTATTAATTCTCATAGCGTTCTCCTTCTCCCAGTTCTAGCCAACTGGGTCTGCTTTTTATTAGGAAGCATAACCTAAAATATTTTTTTTTGTAGACTAATTTATTAGCTATATAATATCCCAAGATATGGCAAAAGAATCTAACATCCATTAATCAATTTATTTTAATAAACGTTGAATCTGCTTAACAGTTTCTTCATTTATTAATTTTGATTTAAGAAATTTGGTTTTGGGTTCGTAAAGAGTTTCTAAATACTCTTTACTATTTCTTAAATCTTCATTAAATTTGATGAAGTTTTTAAGCATATTACCACCTCCTATAAATAGAAGTCTAATAAACTAGCCTACATATATATAATGTATACGTCTAAAAAATTAAGTTTTTTGAGAATACATTATATATAATTTAGATTTTTGTGTATAATAGAAGATGGGAAATTAAAATGTACTCCCTTAATTGGGAGTACATAAATTATTCTTCTACATATATAGCATCAAATGGAATAGTATCAAGATATTTTACATCTCTTAGCATAAGAGCTAAATTTACATTCTTATTATAATATGATTTATTAAAGAATGTATTATTAAATTCATCATCTTCTATATTAAATGGGATATGATGATTTTCGTGTCTTAATTTTCTTTTAGCTATTAAGTCAGAACCTATTAATATATTTAAAGGTTCGTTTTCAGGAAGTTGTACTATTCTAGGAAAATCTTCATATTTAGTATTTTCAGGTACTTCCATATCAGTTATTACTACATTATCGTCAGATATAAAATCAGGAAATTCTTCTCTAATTTTATCATACCATTTTTCTCCATAAGGATTTTCTTCTTCTCCAGTTAATATAAGTTCACTGGATAAATATTTAGTTAAATACATATGATTTTTATAAATATTATTATCATATAAACCTGGACAATCTTGTGTAGGTTTTGTATTTAAGACTTCTATATCTTCGAAATTAGAAAATACCTTTTTCATAAATTCATTATCTTCAAATAATCTTTTTAAATAAGATGACTTATATGATTTTTCCTTATGAAGATTAATAGCTTCTTTAGTATCTATTAAGTTTTCTATAGTAAGAGTTATATAGTCAGATTCTATATTTTCTTCCTTATATTTATATAAAGGTTTTAAAAACTTAATTACTCTAGGAGATAATATTTTATAGTCATATCCTTCCTGCAAAATATAAGGACCGCAATAAATCTGATATTTAAAATCTATGTAGTCTGTATATAAAAATCCTTTATAGATAAATTTATCATTACTAGATATTACATTATCTATTTCATCATTAGTAAGGTTTTTATATTTTACTTTAATAGTCTTTTTATATTCTATAGGTTTTTTATATCCTGTATCCACTAAATGGTAATCTTTTCCTTTTCTGTATGGAAAAGCACATAATAAATTAAATGGAGGAATAGAATTAAATCCTAATTCATTATCGTTTACTATATATCCATTTAAATATCTTCTTTTATCTTGATACATATAAAACTGTCTTCCTATAGGAATTACTCCATTATAGTCTCTTGTAATATTATGATAATTGCTATGCATATATGTATTAGGACGAAGTACTACATATAAATTAGATATTTCCTCATCTGATGGAATATTATAGTAATCTTTTAATATATCATATTTAATAGCTACAGTAGTCATGTTAATATTCTTTTCCACTAATTTATATCCAGCATAAAATCTTCCTTCGTGGTAAATTTCAGGATATAGGTTATGATGATTAGGAAAGGTTAATTTAATATAGTTTCTATAGCTAACTCCTCTTATTATAGGTTTTACAATTACATCAGTTAATATTTCTAATTCATTTCCTATATCTAAATTTTCTTCATCATATAGAAAATTAACCCTATTATATTCAGAATACATTAGATTATAGCTATCCCAGTTAAAGTCATACATTTCATACATACATTCTTCATTAGTGGAAAATTCCTTATTATATATTACTAAATCTTCTGGTATATGTAATCTATTAATATTATTTATATAATATTTAAATACTTCATCTTTTTTAAATATATAAGATAATTCAGGATAATATAAGGAAGTCTTATCAATTATATTTTCTCTTTCATAAAATACAATTACCTTATCATTTTCATCATTAGAAATATTCTTTATATATAATGGATGTATTTCTACTTTACTAAAATCCTTAATAAATCCTTTTTCCTTATTATATATATAAATCTTTCCATATCTATAAGAAAATAAATATCTATAATAATATTCATTATAAATAGATTTTAGAAAATCTACATTAGTTTTGTCCTTTTCTAATACAAAGTAATCTCCTAATATATTACATCCTAAATCAGGATATTTAGAATTTACTAAATTTAACGATAAATCTTTTCCTTTTAATTCTTCTATTTCCTTATTAGACTCTTTATTTAATATAACGTCATCTTCTTTAGATAAATATAATATCCCATTAATAGTAAAATCAGTTTTATGAAATATATAAAGATAACCGTGTAATAGAAAATATTTAATATCTAATTCTTCTACAGTCTGGTTATTTATATATATCTTAAATCTTCCAAATTCTATCATAGAAGAAGATACAGCAAAAGATATACATTTACAGTATATAGAAGTATTAATTTTTCTATATTTTACTTCATCCCTTAATTCTTCATATAATTCCCCTACATCAAAAGACTCATAGTGGTTTTCTAATTCTATTACATTTACTGGATTATTAATTTCATATAAATATGTATATGGCATAAGTATTTTTCTTAATAAGTTATTACTGCTCATAAATTAATCACTTCCTTTATATTCTTTCTGATAATAAGGATATTATATTATTTACCATAGAAGATTTTATAGAATCTTTAATAAAGTTATTTTTCATTACATTAAGTTTAGCTTTATTTCCTTGTGCAAAATCAGCTATAATAGTAGCAGTAACTTTAATGTCATCTAATATATCCTTATTATAAGCTCCGTAATGATACATTATATCGTATATAAAAGATTCTAATTTAATATCCTTTAAGAATATAAATTCATTTTGCAGTATTGTCCACATTTTCTCTTTAGATAACTTATCCCCATTTTTAAATTCTACATATTTAACGCACATCATTTCAAATTCCCTGTCTAATATATCAGAAACTTTTCTTGCATATCCAGTTATATTAGATATAGCTTTTAAATTATTATTAGATAATATATAATAGCACATAATAAAATCTAATTTATTTCTTGCGTTTTCACTAGATAAATGATTTCTTTTAAGTAATACTCTTCTGATTAAATCAAGATAAACTGTAACGCAGTCATTTGCTATATCCCTAGAAGATGATAAAATACTGTCAAAATACAGTAGAACTGCTCCTTCTAATAAATAAGCATAGAATATATCAGATGGTATTGTATATTCTACTGATGTAGCAGTATTTTTAAATTTAGTAGATTCAGTTACATTAATAAATACCTTTCCATTATTTAATAGAAATCTTATTCCATTATACTTAATCTCCTTATCTGCTATTAAAACTATCTTCTTATTCTTTAATAATTCTAATAACTTTTTAGATAAAGGTAGTTTAGATACATTAAGTAAAGCTATCTCCTTTTCTAATACATTATTAATTACATTTTTATTTGCAATAAAATTCTTTTCTCTTTCTTCCATAAATTAATCAATTCCTTTCTATAAAAATAATAAAAATAAAAGGTTGTCGGAATAAATAAGTTACTGCCCCTTTCGGAGCAGTAACCTTTTTCCTTTTCCTTTAAACTACATAGTAGTAACTTTTTCATCAGCACCTTTAATAGAAGATGCTAACTTCTTTTTTAAAGTAGATTCCTTGTCGATGAATTTCCCTTTTTTTTCCATTCTTCTGATGAAAAGAAAATATCCTAAAATGTACATTAAGAAAACTACATTAAAAATAACCCTTAGTGTAAATCCTCCATCAGAAAATAAACTGGAATAAAATAAGGAAAGTTCGTTTGATACACTTTCTGTAATATCTTTATTTTCAGATTGTAATAATTCTGAAATTAAAGCACTAGCAAAATAAGAAAAAGCAAATATAGATACGAAAAAGAAAATGTATACTTTTTGTCTTAATGGCTTATATACTACTTCCTCGTTATTTTGTTCTTTGGAATCCAGTGAGTGTTTCATCTTTTTTGTCATCTTTTTTAACTTTTTCAAGATTTTCCGTAGGAATCTCACTAAACTCTTTTTGAACTGGTTTGCTTTCATTTTGAACACCTTCTTTCACATCAGTTTTTTTTCCTCTATCATATTTATCTAATTGCCTTAATAACGTATTAACTCCTAATTCGATTAGGAATGATACTACAACTGCTGGATTAAATCTAGTAAAGAATTCTATTGAAATAAACCCAGTTAAAATACAGATAATAAGTTTCATATCTGCATTATAGGTAAGATTAAAAATCTTTACCTTCCAGACTAAATATAATAGACAATAGGAAAGTGTAGATGATAGAAAAATACCTAATAAATTAATATTAAGCCTTTTAAAGCTATTATAGGCTGCAGCTATAATGAATATAACCGAAACGCAAAATAAATCATAAAAAGAAGGATATTCTCTGCTGATTTTAACCATTTCGTTTAAAAGGTGATAAATCATCTTAATCCTCTCCTTTCAATTTTTTCGTTTTTTACCTCAGTATATGAAATACTATCTAATTAGTTGCATATCATATAATATTGATTTTAAAATTAAAATAATTTTAAATCCGAAATATCATTAAGATAAATCCGTTAATTTGCCCTTACGGGCACCTCCTCTGGGGAACGGGTTTACCCTTAAACGATTATACTAAAATATTTTCTTAGCTATTAAGCTAAATTAATAAAATAGGTATAGATATTATAATTCGTTTAATAAATATTTCAGATTGCATTTATAAATCCGCTAGCGGAATATAGTATTATTTTCTAAATAGAAAATATATTATTTTTATACTAATTTATATAGATTATAATAAAGATAGGATTTATAATCTATCTAGCATATAAATAAGTTTCTTTCTACTATACCCGTTATGCAGGTAAAACTTGGTATCTATCTATAAGCCGTCTGAGGTTTATAATTTCATTATCATTATTATTTTCAAAATTGAATTGGTCTACCTAAAGAAGTGAGGTAGAAGTGATTTAGATATGATTTTTGAAAAGTTATAAGATATGATTTATAAATTTCTTAAGTCGCTTACAGCGTTGTACATCTGAGATTTGAACATATCAGGATAGAAGAAAATGATTGACTCATTTTCCATTTCATCTAGATACGAATAAATCCAATCTGAATTATTATCTATTAAATCAATATAATAAATAATATATCTTTTTCAATATTAAACTTAACTATTAAAGAATAATATTTGTATGTACTCACACATATAATGTATACGTCTAAAAAATTAAGTTTTTTGAGATATACATTATTTGTAAACTTAACTATGTAGATAGAATATAGTAAGGGGAAACCAAAATTAACTACCAACCTTAAATCTATTTAGTAAATAGGTTTACTATTTTCTTTATAGATTTTTCGTCAACTAAAGACGTTTTAGTCGAGTCTTTAGTATCTTTCAACGAATTAAGATATCTTTTAGTGGCTTCGATATCTTCTTTAGAATAAAGATATTTATTCATACTACCACCTCCTTATAAATAAACTCATATTCTATCTACACGTACATATAATATATACGTGTAAATAATTAAGTTTTTTATAGGAAAAAAAAATTGAATTATTGCGAAATTCTTTTTCTTTTTACAGGTAGAATATAGAAAAGTTTTATTACTTTTCAATTAACACCTAACCCCTTTTAATTATTTAAGAAGTCTACGAAAGATTTTACTTTCGTTTTCTTCCCTTACTTTTTCCGAAATGGTTTTCCATTCAGGAAACTCATATAGAGGCTTTTTTTCTGGTAATTTAGCCTCTTTGACTCGAAGGTCCATATTAATCACCTCCTTTAAAATAGTCTTATATTCTACCTGCATATATATATATATAATGTATATGCCTAGAAAAATAAGTTTTTTAAAGGAGGGCATAGATAAAATGTACTCCCTTATTGGGAGTACATAAATTATATTACTCTAGTTACTACTTTAGGAGATAATATTCCTTTAGATAAATCTAACCATAAATAAGATTCTCCTACTTTTAATATTAGAGGAGTAAATTCTCTTGGAAATTCCATATCAAATTTTTCCAGCATAAATTCACAAGTTCTTTCATTTCTTATATTCATTTCTAGTTCTTCATAGTCTAATATACCAAACATAGTAGGAATGTCTACATTCCTTACTATATACTGATTGCCATCTTCAATATAAAATGTATCTGATATATATCGAGCTTTTAAATCTCCTCCTATCTTTACGTCATATTCCTTTTCAAATACGTATCCGTTTTCTTCAACTACTACTAAATGTCTTTCCATAAAATTATCTCCTTTACAAGTTTAATATATTATAACTATTTTTAGTTGATGTAAAAGACATTATCTATACTATATAAAATAATAAAAAGAAAGGAAATAAAAGATTATGGCACAAACTATGGAAATAAAAACTTTCTGCGATTCATTTAAATATCCAGGAAGAGATAAGAAAATAATAGAATTAATTAATCAGTATTTTCAGATGAATTCTGACTGTATAGCAGATGGCTTAGTGGAAAATAAAATTACATTTGGAGATACTAATAGAAATAGATTTTATGAGGCATACAATACAGATGAAAGGGATTATAAGAACTGGAAGAAAAAATTAAGAAATTTAAGAAGCGTAATAAAAAATAATGTAGTAGATGACTACTTATATTTATTATTATTTAACTCTTTTGCTGATACTCACGATGTAATATTTTTAGATATGCTTACATTAATAGAGATAGGAAGCAAGCATAAGAAATATTTTAAATATGGTGTATCTTCTCCTGCTAAAATGAGATACATACTAGAGGATATGAAAAGTACTTTTAGTATTAAAAAATATGGTACTTTCTTTCTTACTATGCAGGCAAAAAATAGGGAGTTATTAAAATCATCTGCGTTAAAGAAAAGGTTTTTAAATGCTCATTTAGATGAGAATTTTAATTATATTATAGGAAGAATATCTACTAATGTAAATGCTTACTTAAAAAGAATAAGTGATAAGTACTATAAATCTCCTGATAATGTAATATATAATGAAAGTGAAAATGTAACTGAAGAAAATATAACTTTGTCTAATAATAGTGTCGTAGTAAATAATCTAATTAATATAGCAGATAATTATCAGCCTACAAGTTTAGACTATCAGATATTATCAGCAGTAAGAATAAACAGTGCTATCAAAAAAGCTATATTAAAAAGAATATTATTAGAGAAAAAGGATAAGAAGTATTTTTACAGGATAAGTAAAATATATATAGATTATTTTGTAGAAACTGAAGGTTCTGACTTAAACGATATGAAAAGAAAGTTTATTTCTAAATCTATAAATGGAAGACTTAAAAGTAATGAACTTAAAGCTATAGAAGATGAATTGTATGACGATATAGATGAGTTTATAAATGAGTGGCAGGAAACCAATGATGACTTAGATGGTCTTCAAAATAGAGCTAATATAGTTTTACTTGTAAAGAGCATTAAGAATTACTGCGTTATAAAGACCAGATATTTTATGAATAACTTGTAACTAATATATAAAGGTATATTTCTTCATAAATAGAAATATCTTCGATTTTATTGATTAAGGGTAATTTATTTACTCTTTTTCTATATTTATTATTATTTCCCTGCTCTTAATTGGGCAGGTTTTATTACACCTGTTTTTTAACTCCTTTAAGACAGAATACTATATTTATAACCTAAAAGAAAAGGAGATGATGTATTTTGGCTAAAGATATTAAAAAAGAGATTATATCTTATATAGAGAGTATATTAGGAGATATTTCCCCACAGACAGTATCTATTTACAAAGCTAAATTTTCCTCTATGTCAGAAAAGCAAGTTTATGAGTTCTTTAAAAATAATGATATTAGATTATTTACTGATGATAAAGAGATGAATCAGAAAAAGATTGACTTATTAGTTAAAAGAACTGGTTATGTAGCAGAAGAGAATATAAGATATCCAGAGAAAAATAATGCGATATCTAATAGAAAAATGATGGTACTTCCTATACAGATAAGAAGATTACAGCAAATATCAAGTACAGAAAGTAATTCAAGCTTAGATGCTACAGTAAGGGATAAAGTTAATCAGGCTACAAGGGAATCTAGGACAAGTAAATTAACTGATACTGAAGTGGCTATTATGGCTTCAGTGGGTCTAGATAATACTTTATCTGAACTATTATCCCCTAGAAGCGATAATCAGTTAAGTAAGAATAAGATGAATGAGCTTATTAGGGAAAAAGGTACATTTAGCTTAAATGAACTGCCAAAAACACCTAAATCCAGAAATTCCGTTTTATATTTAGATGCATTATATAAAGCTATGAATATTGCTACTGATTTAATGGATGATATAAACGATATTTCTTAACTTAGGTTAGAAAGGAGTTGAAAATGAAGATATTAAAATATTCATTGAAATTCTTTATTCTTCTTATTTTCTTGTCTATTTTTCAGAATGTATTTAGTACGTTTTCCGAAAGAGATTTTAAAAGTAATTTTGCCTTTAGCAGTAGAAGAAAGGACTTTGGTTTTTTCAGCGGTCAGATAAAGACTTATGTATTTACTGGCAATATGTATTCATATAATTCAGTAAAATGTAACTTAAAAAGTAAAAGGTCAGTTAATAATTCAGCAGGAATTCCTATTACTGAATTTTCTGTAGGTAGCTGTAAGGAAATAACTTATGGAAGAGATGGACGAGTTAGCATAACCAAAGTTTATATCATAGGTTCTGGAGTTAATCATAGATTTAGCGGAACAAAAAATGGAGGACATATAATATTTCCTAAACTGGCTTATTTTCCTAGAAGATATACAGACGGATTTATTTATTAACCCTGAAAGGAGAAAATATTAAATGCAAAATTATTTTGAAACTAGGGATGGAAGAATTTACTGTAAAAAAGACTGCGAGTTTATTTTACAAAAAGATAATGTAGAGATACTTCCAAATGGTAATTTAAATGTATTATTATTTGGTAATCTTGTAATAATTCATAATCCAGAAAAAAAGGATAAGGAATACTGGACTATAACTTTATCTACCAGAGTAGAAATGAGTATTTATTCATTAGACCAGTATTATAATGATGAAGATGGTCATTTTGTAGTTATGTATAATGAGGGAGATGAAGTTATTAGAAATAATATAGTTCCTGTAGCAGTAGATAATGTAGAGGAAATTTTTGATATGATACTTGGAGGTAGAATATCTAGCTTAATTCCTTATTATGATTATTATGATATAGTAAGTAATGCAATAGATATTAACTGCCCTTTAGGATTTCCTCGAATACTTCTAGAAGTATTATTAGCAGAAACCTTTACTGATTCTACTGGTAAAAAACCTGTAAGATTAACTGAAGGAGATAATGGAAAAGCTATGAGTATTAATAATAATGTGCTACAGAAAAATACATTTAACGGAATGACATTTGAAGACTGGAGTAAGGCTACTTATGTAAATAAGAAGCGTTCTTTTGCAGACCAGGAGAAAAATCCATCTATTATAGAAAAATATATGAGAAAATAAAAAAATATACTCTCCCTAATATGGGAGAGTAATCTTTTTTTTAAAATAATAAAGGAGTTTTAATAGGATGAGTAAACGATACGATAGATTTTTGATTGACTATTCTTCCATATCCTGCTCTTATCCTATATAAAGTCCATTCAAATACAGGGTCTCCTACTTCTTTAGAAATACCTGAATTATCTCCGTAGTATAATTCATACATATAAGCTCCAGTAATTTCTACAGGATAACCGTCTACATTATCTATATATCTTGGTTCAACTTTTCTTGAATTATATATTGCATTAAGATATTCTCCACTTCCTAAATCTCCTACATATTTAGTTATAGGATAATGATAACTTGTATTACGATGGAATTTTTTAGCCATAGCTCCAGGATTAATTCTTACTCTTCCTTTTCTCTGATAGAAAAACGATAATAGTTTTAATGTAGAGCATTTTTTAGGAATCCATTTTTCCGCAGAATACATACTTGTAATTCCATAAGCTCCCATTCTTCTCATCATAACTCTGTAAGCTAAACTTTTAGTAAGTCTAGCATAATAAGCGTCAAAAAATCTAGGAATTATGACGTTATCTACTCCTCCAAAATTCATTCTTCCTTCTATTTTCTTTCCTATATAAACTTTCTTTCCATCATTAGCAGTTATCTCTACAGGATTTCTTGATGTAGTAGGATTGGTATTTAATGTATATACACGAGGAATAGATTTTATTTCAGATAAGTTTTCTATTTCCCATCCTTCTATTTCAAATAAATTACTTTCATCATCAAAATGCCTAGAATCTTTAAATAGATTATAACCGCCATTTGCATATCTTACTTCAAACTTTTTATTATAAGCTGAATCAAAAGTTACTCTTCTGTATTTTAATGTATTAAATTCCTTAAAATCAGTAACTGGTCTAACGTTACTATTTCCTATTATATCTATAGAAACTCTTCTCATTCTGTCTTCTAATTCTAATATTTTTCCAGCTAAATGGTCTTCGTATTTATGTCCTAAAAAAGTATTATCTCCATCCCTTAAATTTTGTGCCTGTACTGTATTAATAGTATTATAGGATAAAGTTACAAAATCATTATATCCTTGCTTATAAAAATAATATCCGTTATTATTAATGTCGTAATGTCTTAATTCAAGATGAGGAAGCATAAATCCTACTACTGGATTTTCTACACGAGCATATCCTATTTCAGGTACAAACCAGTTCTCATTAATAGCAAATATAGAATCATTTAAATAAAACGGATTTCTATTAAACTGTCCTCCTCCAGCAGGATTATCTTTATATCCGTATTCTACATAATGATTAGCAGTCTTTATTTCAGATTCAGAATTTAATCCTTTAAATTCCAATTTAAACTTAGTCTTAAATGAATTATGTAAATATATATAATCTGATATAAAATAATAAGTATTTTCTCCAGATATATCTTCTATTACATCATTAGTCCTGTCGTAATATAAGTTAGAATCATTAGAAACTTTTTCTATATCAAGTATCTTTCCACAAGGTAATTTTCTTGTAGGAAATTGGTTATTATAAGTAAACTGTAATTCTCCATTTATTAATCTAAAATTAGCCATTCCATTTTCCATATAGGAAGATTCAAATGATGTAGGGTCCCACCATTCATCCTGATATTTAATAGCTCCACGTGTAATTATTACATCTTTATCTATATTATATCTAAAATCTCCCTCATCATAGTATTTACCTTCATCTTCATTTTTAGCAGCATATAAATCTGTACATTTTACATAATTTCTTGCTGATATATAATAAGGTTTTCTATATTCATTATCAGAAAATACCTTAGGACCTGACCATCCTGCTGAGGCATATCTAGATAGATAGTCAAAATTAATTCCTTCAACGTATGCAGTTTTAAAGAATATCTTTAAATAAGGTCTTACATTATTTAATTCAGCTATATTTACAGTAGGAATTAAACTTCCTGTATTTACATACTTTTCTATAAGACCAGTAAAGTCATTATTATTATCATCTAAAAAAGTTATTTTTGCATTTTTAATATATTTACCAGTAAGAAGAATAGATTCAAATACCTTATATTCATTATTTATCGTTTCTATAGTATATGTATCTATTATAAACTGGCTTAACTCATTATCTTCAAAAGATACATCTGCTTCATATTCCATTCCATTAGATAATTTTAAATTATATCTTATTAAAACTAACTGAACTTTTCTATTCTCATTTATTATATTATCATCATAAGGAGATATAGGAAGAAGTCCATATTTAGATACTTTTTCATTTACAGGTTTTTTTGATTCAGTTATATTATCTTTTACTCCTGATGGAATATTTACTAATTTATTTTCCTTAGCTAACTCTCCTAAATACTTATCATCATAAGTAAAGTAGTAATCTTGTGAATTATTATTTTCCTGGTATTCTATACTTCCAGTTTCTTCAGTTAAATCCTCTTCTGTAAAAGAGCTGGAGTAAATAGTAATAATATCGTTTACGTCATAAGATTCATTTTCATAAGATTCATAATTCATATATGTGCTTACTTCTAAGAAACCAGATAATCCATCTGGTATTTCAGTATCATATTCACTTGCTATTAAAGGTTTTATAGCATCTATATTTTCTATAAAGTAAAGCCCATTAATTCTATTCTTTATTAATTTATAAGGATTAAAGACATCACTCTCTTTTCCTTTTAATAAAGTCTTATACATATAATTTTTCTGATTATTCTCTGATGTATACATATGGTATTCCTCCTTCCCCAGTAATTACAGTATTATAATATTCAATAGCTTTATCTTTTTCTTCAAATTTCATATTAATATCATCACTAAGAAAATATTCTCCATCTACTAATCTATGTATAGGAATACCTGCTATATTATATTTCATTACCATACGTCCATTTATATGATATACATTTTCTTCTAAAAATACACGTTTACCGTCTTCATCTTCATAATACATATCATATTCTATCTTATTTCCTGTAATGTCATCTGTCATCTGATTTTCAGATAATTTAAACATTTCATTAAAATTGCTAGGCATCCAGGGAAGTCCACTAAACCAGTGATTAGTATCGTGATATTTTATAAAGTCTTTTTTTATTTCCTCAAATACATTGTAACTTGCGTCATCTTCCTTATTTATTTCTGGTCTAAAGGAATTTCTTGAATACTGAACCTTTTCTAAAAATATAGCTCCACGTCTTGAGTATACTGGTTTTCCTTCTCTTATTTCCCATACAGTAGGTTCTTCATCATTTATAAAAGATTTATATCCGCTATTATCAAAAAACTCTTTATTAAATCCATAAAATGGATTATCCATAAATGAATACTTATAGCTATTCTGATGGTAAGCACCGTTTTTCTGTTTATTATTATATCCTAGAGAACCTCCGCTTATTAGTTTAGTATTTAATTTATTTACTACATTTCTCATAAATCTATTCTCATAAGCCCAGTGAGTTAATCCTGCTTCTTTTCTAGGAAGAACCACTCCATTATTAATTAGGCTTTCTCCATACGCTTCAGCATAAACAAAAGCATTTGCTCCAAAAGTTCTTATATCAGTTACATATTTTTCCATTTCTTTTTTATATCCAGGAAGCATATTAAACCAGGTTCCTCCTCTATAGTAATAAGGAGCATAATTAAAATTATATTCTGTATTCCATTTAGTAGATAAGTATCTTTTCTCCCTATTAAATGAGTTATATCCGTATTGACCTAGCATTTCCTTATTCTTTTTAGCATTTCTTTGCATCCTAATTAAAGCAGATAGTACTTGTGGACTTCTTGCATACCTTTCCCCTTCTTTAGCCTTTGTAATCTCAAAAGCTTCTTTAGACATATCAAATGCAGTTCTGCTTGGTATTAATCTTATTATAGAATCAAAAAATGGTCTTAGCTCATCTTTAGTAAACATATTTTTTTTCTTGTATGCTTCAGGATAGTCCATAGCATCATAAGTAGGCTTTATTAACCTATTTAGAAAATGGTAAAACTTTGCTCTCCATTCTATTCCTTCGGCATATCCTATTACATATTGAGGTCTTTCTCCTCCCCAGTATCCTAATTTAGAATTATTTCTTACTCCTAATCTATAATATTTAGTAGGACATACATCAGGAAAACTCATTTCCTGTAAGTAGTAGTTATCTTCATATCCTGAATAATATCCTGTATCTTTTCTAAAAAACTTAGTATCTATTACTATTCTAAATATATTTCTTTTTAATATATAAAATCCTTCATCTACTAAAGAAGATAATTTTTCCTTTAATTTAGTAACTAATTCATCTTTAGGAAGATTAATTGATATATTATTATCAAGAAAGAAGTTATAAGGAGTATCGTAATGGATATGTTTTTTTCTTCCTCTTTTTGTATCATAATTAAAATTCTTCTTATAAAATATTCTTCCTATTATATCATTAAAAGCAAATCTATCTGCTATCTTTCTATCGTATGGATAAAAAGATACTCTAAATGAGTAAGTAGAACGTATAACTTCATCATTCCAAGGTTTATAATCTTTTTCATATTCATTATATAATAATAAATATAAATTAGCTAGTAAATTTACTATCATATTCTTATCATTATTAGGATTACCTTTCCTGATATCATAAGGAGCTTTATCATTAAATCTAAATTCATAAATGACAGTTCCCTGGTCAAAATATGGATTTTCTATTATAGTAGAAGAATCCATTTTTATATATTTAGTTTTACTGCTTATTATTCCAGACATAATTCATCATTTCCTTTCCTTATTTATTTTTTAAGATTCTTATAAAATGGTCTTACTATAAATGTATTTTCTAAAATACTGTTTTTATTAGGATTATTTTTAGTCTCATTCCTATTCTGAATATCAGCTCTTATATCTATTCTATCACTTGCTACAGATAATCTATGGTCTAGCCATCCGTAATTATGTACTTTCTTTATAGTAAATATAATAGGAGGCTTAGGAATATTTAAAGCCACATTAGGTTCATATTCCTCTTTTTTTCTTTGGCTATGGTAATAGTTATCTCTAGATATTATATCGTTTCTATTAAAGTAAGCCATCTTTTCTATAGGATATAAGGAATATTTTTCATTAAACCAGTCTTCAGTATAAGGTACTACATATCTGTAATTATTAAAGTCATTTATAATTTTATCTACTTCCCTTAACTGCTCTTCTCCTTCTAATATCTTCTTATTTACAGGAAACTTAGTTAAATCAGGATATTCATCATCTATAGCAAATATATTATTTATAAACTGGGAATAATGAATAGTATCTTCTAATTCATCATTTAACTGCTTTTCTGTAAATGTCTTTAAACTAGATTTAAATTTATCTGACCCTCTTATTAGATAATCTTTATTTACAGGTAATTCCTGGTAAATATACATTCTTGAAATTCTTTCCCCGTTTAAGTAAGTTTTTCCATTTACGGGATAAATAGATTTCTTTCCTTCAGGAATAGCTGGTAAATATATATTAGGATTTCCTTTTCCTTTATTAATCATATATCTAGTACTTTCTAATTCACGGAATCTTTCTGTATTATATACATATTCTCTTTGAGGATAAGTATAAACTTTTAATATTCCTAATCTTTCTTTTTTACTTCCTGGAATATCTATTCTTACTCCAGGTTTTTTTACAAAATATCCATTTATTAAAGGATTTTCTCTAGATGTAATTATAAATTCACGTCCTAATTTATTATTCATCCATTTCCATAATCTATCTCTATCAGTAGAATCATCAGTTACTGACTCAAATAACTTATTAACTTCTTCATCATTCATCTTAGTTCCATCAGGATGAGTATATTCTACTTGACCTAAATATCTAAAGATGTAATTTTCAGGATAAGAATTCTTTTTAATATGGTCAGCTAATTTCTGGTTTTCCTTATCATATACATAATCATCATAAATAGGTAAAGTTTTAATAAGTTCCTGTACCTTTTTTAAATTAGATTTATCATCTAGTACAGAAGCTAATTTATATATAAATTCTTCATCTAAAGTATGGATTCCAGTTCTTTCCATAGTCTTTCCATCTTTATTCTTAAATTTATATTTATACTTAGGAATATATTCATTTCTCATATTATTTCCTTCAGCATATTCGTTTTCCCCTTCTACCTTTCCTAATGACTTTTCTATCCCTATTATATCAGATAGCATACTTCCTTCAAGCCAGCTTCTATAAGAATTTACCCAAGTAACCATTCCATTTTTTACTACTCCTTTGTATTCCCTTATTCCTCTGCTTTCATAATATTTATGAATAACTAATCCATTTTTAGTTTTTTCATCTACGTGAGAGATTACCTGTAAAAAGGCTGGGGTTCCTTTAGCGGACTGAGCTATACCAGGTCCTTCAATAGTAGATTCGTAACTATTTGTACTAGGAGAGTTGCTTACCCAGAATCCATTATGTCTTTCATAAATAGCATTTAAAGCGTCAGAATCTAATATCCCTCTTATATTATAAGAACGATGTACATTTAAATCTATATTATTATCCTCTTGGCTAGAGCCGTAGTTATTTGCTTGATTTAAAGGTCTCATTACTATAGGAGATTTTATGCTAGGTCCGTCGGTTACATCTACTTCTATAAAAGTATCTATAATAAAATTTTTATAATATCTTTTTCTCTGTGATATAAAATAGTATGCTTTAGAATTAGTATTATCCTTATACTTCCAGTAATATACTTCAGCATAAAAATCCTGTCCATCTGTATCTGTAAAATCTATATTAAAATATTTATCTTTCCCTATATCATTTTTATTGATTGAAATATTAGAATTTAAACTTGCTTTATATAATTTATCCTCTATATATATTTTCTCTACAGGATATCTAGTATAATTTGTGATATAGCCTTTGGCTATATCACTTTTCATATACTTTTCATCATTTACTAAATCTTGTCTAGGATAATTCCCTTTAAATTTAGTATAATCTAATATTTCATCATCAATATAAGGAACTTTACTTGAAATGATATATCTCATATTTATATTCTCCTTAAATTAATTATTTTTTCTTAATTGCTTTTCCATCTGTACCGTAAACTAATTTATCTTCATCCCCTGCAAATAAGCTATTCCAATCTTTATCAAATCCTATAGATTGTCCTTTACCTTTTTCTGCTTTAGAACCTGATTTTTCTTTATCATCTTTTTTCTCTTATTTAGAAGATTCAGAAGACTTTTCTTCCTTTACGGTTTCTTTAGGGCTTTCCTCTTTCTTTTCCTCTTTGCTAGATTCTTTAGCTTTTTCTTCTTTTACTTCTTCTTTAGAAGATTTACTAGATTCTTCTTTTTTTAGATTCTTCAGATGGTTTATTTTCTTTCTTTACTTCTTCTTTAGTTTCCTTATTAGCTTTTTCTAATAGTTTTTCTTTTTCAGTAAATACTAATTTTTCCACTTCTCCTAAAGATAGACTAGCTACAGAAGTTTTTCCTATATATCTTTCATATATAATTTTTACTATATCATCTATATAGGAAGATTTAATAGCATATAATTTATCTATATCATCTTCATTATCTATTTTAGTATTATAATATTCCAAAGTAATATCTTTAATATAAAAATTAAAGTATTTAAAATATATAAGAATATTATTAATAAAGTCATCAGTTAAGATAACTCCTTCTAAAATTCTATAATCGTTTTTAGAAGAATCTTCTATATCACGATGAATATATGCTTTCATAATTCTATCTTGAGGACGATAGCTAAGAAGAGAAGTAAAGTAAGTTACATCTTCCATATTATTAAACGGCTGATAATAAATATTTCCATTTACTACATAAGAAAATCCTCTTTCTCTTATATTTCTTATCATAACTTCTTCATTAAAATTAGGACCAAATACCTTTTCTCTAATAGCCTGCTTATTCTTAACTATCTTACTTTTTTCATAATCAAAGTATTCTAACGGTCCTACAGTAAATCTGATAAATTTATCATCTTTATAGATTACTACATTTCCTTTTAACTTTTCGTTTTCATTTTCATAGTAATCTTTTAATAATACTTCTTTTATAATACATCCTTCTTGAGGTATATCTTCACTTGTCATATTATAAACTCCAGTATTCTTATTAATTTTAATCTTTATTTTCCTGTCATTATATATTACACTGCCTGAATCATAATATAGATAACCAAATCCATTTTCAAGTTCATATTTATATTTTTCTAAAAACCCTTCCATAACTTTGTCATCTATTACTTCTTCTTTAGCATATTTTTCATACCTCTCGGTATCTCTATTAAATATATATGGCATAATACTTATTCTCCTTTCTTTTTATTTTTAATAGTTAGAAGTATAGCCTGACATAAAATACATACTTCTATAACTCTCTCCATTATATGTGGTTTCATTAACCACTGGTCTTACTTCTACTACGCTTCCGTTAGAGCAATGTAAAGCTATTTTTACAAAGAATATTTTCTGGATATTATCTTTATGCTTTTTATTGCTATAATACATTGAAGTAGTGTATTTTTGTAGTCTTGAACATTCCAGAAGATTTTGGCTATAAATATATCTTACTATAAATTCACAACCATCTAATTCGTCCTTTTGTGTACTTCCTGCACTAACTGACTTATTATTTCTATAATCTCCCTCGAATGTATCAAGAATATGACATCCATTTCTATCTCTTTCTAAAAATGCGTTATACATAAAATTATCCAGTTTTCTAATCATAAATTCCTTTTGCAAAACATTTTTCTGTGCTTCTCCAGAAGCTCCAGTAGGAGCATATCCTATATAAACTATTCCGTGTGTCCAATCTATTTCCTCTTCTAAATTAGTACTAGGATTTATAAATTTATCAGTTCTTATGCTCCATATTCTCTGGTCATTATTTATTAAAACTTTAAAATATCTTCCATTTTCATATTGCTTACTTCCGTGTAAAAACGATATTCTAGGAACTTCACTATTATGTTTATATTTTTCTCCAGGAAATTCCTCAGTTAAATTATAATAATTACTTCTGCTATTTTTTACAGGAACTACATCATTAGGATAGAAATCTTCCATAGAGTAACTTCTACTACCTCCACTATAACTTCCGTCTAGACTTGCAGGTCTTTTATATTCTATAATATCCTTATATTTAGTAAGAAGTTCGTATTTACTTTCTATATATTTATTCTCCATTCCCCATACATTCTTTCCTTCTTCGTGTCCTAAAGATACTATATTATAATCTACCTCTTTTCCTATCATTCTTAAATCTACATCAGCATTAAATTTATTCTTTAATGTAGTATTAATAACTAAGTTTTTTTTTACTAGATTATCATTAATTCCGTTATTATATTTAGCAAAAGTTATAGAAGCCGTATTTCTACTTGTATGGTAGCTATCATTTGTATTTACTCCGTATAATAATAGGTCTTTTCCGTTAGATACAAAATTAGTAAGTCCTCTATCTCCTGTAATCTTTATAAAGACTCTTTGCTCATCTCCTTTTCTAATAGCTCCTTTTAAGTATTCTTTTATAGTATCATCTAAATTTTTCCATTTAGATAAAGGATGACCATAGCTATTTATTAAATCTCTTATATCATAAAAATTATAAGTCTTTCCTTTAATACTATTGTAATGACCATTATTCCTATAAGAACCGTATCCTAATGGATAATGAAGACTATCTGTAATATGAGATAACTGGTCTATATCATAATAATATTCATTATCTTTTCTTTCTTCTTTTCCTTTATATCTCGTATTATTAGGAATATTCATTTTCCAAGAAGTAAAATCTACCCATTTATTCCCTTCTTTATATACTTTTTTAATATATCCTATTCTATAAAATATATATTCCCTATTAATAAATTTCTGTAAAACCATAGTTTCAGTTGCCTGTACTATTAGTACTCCAAGTCTTGAAAACATATCATTGTGAGATTCAGCACTGTTTACAAATCTATTAGGAATATCCATAATAGAATGGTCTTTAAATTTAGCTACATAAGTTAAATCGTTATTATAGTCAGTCTTTGTATCAAATTTTATATTAGGACTGCTTGAGTATATGTAGTCATTTAAAAGATACCTTCCTTGAGATTTACTCTGGTAAATAGGGTCATTAGAAAATATAGTAGGAAAATAATTTTTAGATGGACTTACATTAGATACAGGAAATTTATCCGTATCATATATATGTCCTCCTTTTTCCACATAGTTAGTATCGCTATTATTCTTATCTTTTTTATATGCTGTATAATGCAGTACATTTCTATTTAAATGTAGAGGCATAGAATAACCATCATTAGAACGGTTAGGATGAAAATATTTAATATTTCCTGACTTAAAAGCAAAGTCATCTTTAAATAATCCATATTCGTATTCATCTCCTACAGGAAATTTCATATTATCAAAAATATTTAAATAATCTATATTTTCCCCTTCATAAGGAGGGAAATCAATCATTCCCTCCAATAAAGGATTATTAGCCATTCTATAACTGCTTGAACCTAATGAATTACTAAATAATATGCCAGGTACCATATCTTGTATAGTGTGATTATTAGTAGAAGATGAACCTGAGAAATTTACTTTAAATATATCATTTATAGCTCCTCTGGTAGAACCGTAGCTCATATAAGTATCACTTAACCATTTTGTCATAGGATGATAAATATGGTCATAATTTGCATTATATAAAGAAGCAAATGTGGATATATTTCTTAGATTATCTATCTTATAAATATCTATTAATTCTGGAGCTATTCTATATTTACTTCCTAGAGGATTATTATTAAATTCAAAATATTTAGATATATTTCCTAAGCTGTATTCAGAATCTCTAGTTCGTCCTGCATATAGCTGTAAGGGAATATTTTCAGAAGTTCTTCTTCCTAAAGGATTAGGTTCAAAGAAATCACTATTTCCATCCATCACATCATAAATATCTGTAATAAAATATATCCCAGTAGAAAGATAATTATTAAGCTCACTTTTATTAGTCATATTACGGTGTATATAATTCTGTAGTCCGTTTTCAGGTAATTTATTTTTTATATGCTGTCTTATTCTTATAGCCATTATCTTACCATAACCTTTCTTGCTAAAACTGTAGGAAGACCTTTATAGTCATCTGAATAATCTGTAGTAATAAGATAATCAAATTTTTCTCCAGCTTGTGTAGAACTAATTATCATAAAGTCTCCATAAAGTTCAGCATTTATTTCTTTTATTATTCTTCTTTGTGCAGTTTGTACCCATTTTTTAACGTATGTATTATTTTCCTTTCTTATTACTGCTGGTTCTACTATAACGTCTTTCCAGAATTTAGGAAGTTCTATTATCTGGTACATACGGTTTAAAGGTATATTTAAAGGATTAAATGTAATAGTTCCTTTAATATTATGACGCATAGATAAGTCATTTAAAAAACTTTCTCTTTTAGTTCTCATTTTATCAGGAGTAGAAGCAGTAACGTTATCTCCATTAGGAATATTATTAGTTTTTGCAAATTCCATATAAGGAGTATAATCAGGGAATTTAGATAAATCTACATCTATTAAAGTTTTCCATCTTTTCTGTCCAGTATTTATAGCAAACATATGAAATCTGGAATCGTTTTTTAAAGTTTCATTTACAAATTTTTCCATTTCCTCATCCCACTTAGCATCTGTTTTTCCATTTCTTTTAGGCACATCTTCTTCACTATACTGGACTACAATATTATTTAATTTTCCAGCATTAATATGTATGTAATTTTTTGTATCACTGCTAGTATAATACGAACCAAAAGATATATTGTAGTATCTTCCATTTCTTATAAGAAGATTTTGACCATAACTAGATGTACTTGAATGAAAAATTCCTGAGTTTTCTCCTAAGTATATATTTCCTTTAATCTTAAATGAATCAAAATAAAACTGCTGAACTCCGCTATCACTATGTCCACTATCTGGGTCTACATTATCATATCCATTTCCAAATACATTTTTTACATAATTATATAGATAATAACTACTAGAAGAAAATCTAGAAAAATCATCAGTTTCCTGTACATAATTATTAAATTCATTTTCATATTTTTTAACGGTTTTCTCTTCATCAGGTATTACTTTATTTAAAACTTTTCTAATAAAGTTTTCATCTATATTATGTCTCCAGTAGTCATTTTTAATATCATTAGTTTTATAATCATCACTAAATTCAGTTTCATCATAATCGTGTCTATCTGAATCAGGATAATAAAAAGAAGTCCATTTAGTCCATTTCATATCTCTTTTCTTATGTATTCTTTTTACTACTTCATCACGATAAGGATATCCTCTTTTAACTTTTTCCATAAATGTAGCATAATCCCAATTAGTTCTATTCTTTTCCCTATCGCCAAATAAATCATCTATATTAAAGCTATTATATTTATAAATAGGATAATTATCATTATTAGTAAGTATTCCTACTATTTTACCTGGAAAATCTAGCTTATCCCATCCTCCACCATAATGATAATTATTTCCAAATACTCTTTGTAAATAATCCTTTAATTCCTGACCTTCAAATGTAAATGATTTTTTAGGTTCTAAGTAGTAAGGAAGTTTAGGAAGCTGTATATATATTTCTATATTTTTAATTATATCCCTATTAGTAAGTACTAATCCATCTCCTTTTAATCCATATATAAAATATCTCATCTTACCATTTTCATCTACTTCATTTTCTAAAAAAGGAGTTAGTTCCCACGCTTTTTTAAATGGTAAATTTCTATCTCCCATTAAAGCTACTTTAATAGGACCAATAGACACTACTCTATCTGCTCCATTTACTACTTCTCCTGTATAATTTACTAAAGGAATAAATCTATTCATAACGAATCTTTTTTTCGTTTCATCCCATATAAAATATGGATTAGATTCATCACGAGGAATAGTTTCTTCAGTAGTAAGAAAGATTCCTTCTGGGTCATTATATAATTTATCCATCTCTTCATAATTAGAAGATGTATACTGATTATCAGATATTCTAAAATTATTTCTAGCTTTCTCGTCAGCATCCTTTAAAATGTCATTATTCATAATTACATATCTTTTTATTACATCTATATGATTAGAAGAATTTATTTTCCACTGCTCATTATATTCCCTAAGACTATTTCTTAATTCTTCATCAGTAGTAGTATCATCTCTAAAAAATCCAAATTCTGTATATATAAGTCCTTTAGGAATATATAAGTTACTAGGAATATCTACTCTTACGTTAGATTCGTTTTCTCCCCAACTAGGAGCATTTCTAAATAATGGTCTGATTATATTATACGTACCCCATTCATTCATAAAATGAACGTGATTAGGAAGTAGGTTTGTATTAGGAGAAAATTTAGCTAGTCCTTCAGCATTATTTAAATATTTAATTAATTTAGATTTAGTATAATCATATACTAATCTTTTAGAATCATACTTATCCTGCTTAAATCTAAATTCATTAGAAGCAAAGCTATTCTTATTAATTAATCTAGATAACTTACCTTCGTTTTCAGGAGGTAAATCTCTTATTAATCCTTCTACTGGGTCTAAATAAGGATTATTTTTTAGTGCTGTATGTCTATAAATGGTTTCAGCGTCATTATTACTTCTTATATAAGTACGCTTAGGAGTAACGTACATCTGAACTACACAGTCTGGGTCTTCTATTACTATTGCTGTATTTCCCATTAGATGGTCAATTCCCATATGCTTTAAATCCTTATAAATATACCTATATTTATTATCTTCTTCGTATTTAGCAAGCTGGGAAGTTTTTTCAAAAGTATCAAGCATATAATCTTCATTTGACCTTGAACCTTCTTCCCAAGGAGTATTATGTCTACTATCATATCTTATAGTATTTCCTTGATTTCTTACATCATATATATCTGTATATCTTACGTCAGATAATAAATTAGTATTTTGATTATTAGAGGCAGAAACGTATCCGTTATCATTAAAATACAGCATAGATTTATCTATATATGTATTTTCTAAATAAGATTTTAAAACTGATTTAAAAGCACCTTTATATCTATCGTAAAAAGTATCATTATCTCCTAAATAAGTAACTCCCATATCAAAATCATATGAATGTACTCCTTCATATAATGTATTATGAGCTCTTAAAGTCTTTCTAGGAATATAATACATTTTTTCTGAATGAAACCAGTTCTTTGGTCTTCCTAATAATCTTCCTCCATTAGGAATATAAAATTTAGTTAATCTATCTACCTTGTATCTATTAAATACATATAAGTATCCTTTATCGGTAGTAGGATATCCTAGATAAGTCTGAGGATTATCTACTTTAAATACTTTAACTGTATCTCCATTAAAAAATAAATCATCTAAATGAGTAGTTTGTATATTTACTTTTCTATTAGGATTATAATATCCTTGTATTTCTGTATATAATGCCTGGCTCTCAGATACTTTTTCTTCCTTTTCTTTGCTTTCTAATTTTTCATCCCTAGTAAATGCTTCAGGTAAAGCAGAAAATGCGTGATTTAAAACAGCGCTTCTTCCCCAATGGTCTATAGCGTATTCTCTTGCATTAAAAAAGTCTTCAGGCTTATTTATCATAGTATTTTCTACAAATTTAATATAATTCTGGGATATAGAAGTATTATTTATAAAATCAGTATTCATAAATTTTTTCATTACCTCAGGTACACAAGATAATGTATTAGTAGTATAAAAACTCTTATTAAATTTGTCTTTTAAAAAATGACTTATATCCTCTACATAAAAGGATATATTTCTTCTTCTCTGCCCATCCTGTCTTAAAGGATGGTCGTCGTTTGTAAATAAATGAGCTCTAGAATATCCTATATTTAGCTCATTCATTGATGGATAATATTTTTTCATTGCTCTTGAATCACCTCAATTCTAAATGTAATAAACGTATTATAATCTCCTACAAATCTAGCTTCTATGACATCCATATCCTCAAAAGCCTTATTAGATGATGTCATACCTTCATTTAAAAAATCTGCTTCATTAGCTTTTCTATATGTAATAGAAATTCCTTTAGGATAATTTTGTGCATATTGAGGATTTCCATAATCATCATATTTACTGTAGGATAAATCATTATATAATTCAAATGGATATAATCTATCGGTAAAGTATTCGTCTACTGGTATATGAATATATTCCATACTAAATCTTCTATTATCATTACTGCCAATTTGCATCACATAAAAATCATAGACAGAAATATAAACCTTTAATAAAATAGCATTTATCATATATCCTATTTTATCTTTTTTCATTATTTCAATCTCAGGTTTACCTATACAGTCATATACTTTTTTACTATTAGGAAATAAATATTTAAACTTATTTTGAGAAAAATCTAAATCAGCGTGAATAGGTCCAGTATACTGATAATATTTTTTATTTCTATTACCTACAGATAAAACTGCTCTTGTAGTAGGTTCAGGAGTACCATCAAATAATTCTTCGTTTGTACAGACTAATCCTTTAAATATTCCTTTATCCATCTGGTATATTTTTTTACCAAGATTATTTATACCTCCTCCTGTAGTCATACCAAAAAATAAAGAATATCCTTTTTCTGGTATCCCACTAGGATTAGTTATTGTCTTTCCTACGTTCTTATTATCACGGCTACCAAATGCTGTCATAAATACTGCATTTTTATATTTCTCTTTAAAAGGAAAATCACTAGGCATTTTAAATTCACTTTTTCCTAAGATAGGATAATTATTTACTACATTTATATTATCATCCTTATTATATTTTTTAAAATATTCTTCTTTATTATATCTATAATCATTATCGGTTTCAGAAAAAATTAATCTATATATTCCATCAGTTTCAATAGAATTATCAGTATTTATGTTTCCTCTTACGATAGGATTAATTCCTTCCTTTATTCTTCCATTTTTTCTAGTAACGTATTCAGTTCCTAATTGATTCATTTTATTAGAAAATTCTTCTTCAGTTAATATTTTAGGCATTTTAATATTAATTCCTTGTACATTTACTGTATCTTGCCTATTATCCTTACTTTTTAGAAAGTCAATTACTACTTTATTTGTCATCTGCAGTACTTCCATATCAGTAAATGTACCATTAAATTTATTAAAAAAGTTATATATATTAGGACCCATTAATCTTCCACCTTGCCTATAGTTAATAGGAAGCAGATAAAACTGCCTAGTAGCTATACCATTTATTATATCATTATATAATACTGTAGTAGCACCATTATTATATTCAGTTACTTTATCAGCACGAAAATCCATATTTTCTAAAGGTACATATCCAGTAACTTTCTTTTCTACATTCATTCCGTCAGCAGAATTATTTTCTTCTTGTACAGGTCTTTGTCTTAAATTATTAGGGTCTTCATAAAAATTATTATATGACGAATACTGCTCATTCATTTTAACTATACTAGGAACTTCACAAGCCCAGCTAGTCCATCTTTTAGATTCATCTTCTATTTCCTTATTATAGCTTCTAGTCCATACACTTCCATCAGGTAATCTATGAAAGTATTGAATAGTAAGAACTCCATCTGACTGTACTTCAAATATTCCCTTAACTGGAAAATAATTACTATCTACTGGAAAACCATTAGTTAAATACTGGTATTCTATAGGAGCATTTGCTAATTTAAAATTTTCATCAGAATTAGGGTCAGAATAAGTTCTAGTATCTCTACTGCTTCTTACTTTAGTCTGTCTATCTATATGAGTTAATATAGCTAATAACTCATCAGGTATCTGAAAAGCTGAATTAAAGTTTCTTATTATACTTTCATCATTAAATGGAAAATTATTTCTAGATGAAACTTCAGGTCCTACAGCTTCATAATATCCTGTATTATAAGCATTTATATAATTATTTAAATTATAATCTTTTAATCTTCCGTGATATATCATAGCGTAATCTGCCATATTATTTTACCTCCTTTATTATATTTTCATAAAAAATAAAAAGAGGAGACTAACCTCCTCTTTTCTTTAAAAAGTTAATTATACATTACTAAATAATCCGCCTTGTCTTTCTAATTTATTTACTACATTAGAATTTACCATTTGTCCATTTCCATAACTAAATCCAGTTACTTTAGGCTGGAAGTTAAGATTATTTACTTTAGAAATTCTTATATGAGTATCAAAAGTTAAGTCCTGAGTTCCTCTGTCGTTTTGTACTAAAAAGCATAGAGTTCTATTTTTAATTACAGGAGAAACTGTAACTGAACCAGGAGACATGTAAGTTACATCTGATTCATTAGGAGATATAGTCATATTAGATTTACCCTTTAATCTTACACTCATTACTATATTTATAGGAGTAGAGTCAGCAAAAGAATAACCATCTAATTTAATCATAACTAATGAATCTTCACTATCTAGTCCATTACTGTCTAATGATATATTAGTATAGAAGTAAAGTGGACTTGTAAAATCAGTTACATTATTTCCATTATGATTATGAGTATGTACTAATCTATATGGCATAGTATTATTAGAAGAATTTCCTGTATAAGAATATTCATTAGCTACTATGTATCCAAGACAAGTATCTAATACTTCTCTTATCTTTCTATTTAATTCTTCACGAGTCAGCATAAATGAATAATCTCTTAAATAAACCCATTTTGCTGAATTAGGATTATTCTTATCTAAATTCATAAATGCTATAGTATTGCTTTTTTCATCTTCTGCTCCGTATGGTAAATATACATAAGTTTTATTAGATGAATTATTTTCAGTCAATACTACTAAAGCACCATTTACAGATGTCTTTTCCTTATCTAATTTTAATCTTATTAAATCAGTTTCTTGCTGTACTGCATAATTTCCAGGAATAAGTGATTTGAATTTTTCTAGATTAAATGTATTCTGAGTAAGCCTAGTAGCAATAGTTCCTACGGATTTAGAAGTAGCTAATTCGTGTAAAATTCTTCCTTGATTAGCAGATAAAACTTTTTCTGCATTAGTTTCACTTAGTATATCAGATATATTAGAAGTCTTTAATATCTTTTCAGGAGCATAAGTAGTAAAGTCCTTATTTTTTACAAAACCGTAATATAAGTTTCCTAAATTATCTCCTGTAAATATCATATTGCTTACGTAATATTCCTGGTTAGAAGCTGGTTCAGCTATACCTATATTAAAGGAAGAAGTTCCTATATTAGTTATGGTAGGAGTATTATAAGTAGCTACTATATTAGATAAATTATTTACTACTCTATTTTTAGTAGCTTCTATACCTCCTAATGACTTAATAGTATTTTTTAGATTATCAAAACTTCCTAATATAGAAGAATTATTATCTATTAAAGGAATAGTAAATTTACCAGTTTTTAAATCTACATAATCAGCTTTTACTATACCTTTACTAAATGTATAATCTCCCTCTCCTGTATCTCCCTCTTTACTCATCTTTTTCTTTAATTCTCTTTCTATAGGAGATAGGTCAATATTTTGAAGCATATTATCTATTTGAGTTTTATTGTAAGTATTACCTATATGTCTATCTAAATCTTTTTCTAATGCAAAGTTATAAAACTTAATTTCTTTCTGGTTAGTATCAGGATTTACTTCTTCTACTGCCCATCTAGGAACTGCTGTAGAAAATAGATTATGAGTTTTATGGGTTTTATCTCCCCATTCTACATATTTATTAACTCCTTCTACTCTAAAACTAAGTAAATTCTTTTCTGTATTATCTATTATTTTACCTTCAGAGATTTTAATATCTCCTTTATTAATAGAAAAGTTTTTCTCTACAATCATATTTTCCATAGCATATACATTACCAGAAATAGGTCCACCTATTTTATCGTATTTACCATCTATGTCATCTTCAGATACAGTTTTAGCCCAAGGATTCCAAGCATTAGTATCACTATTATAAGTACGTGTAAAAGTAGATGTCTTTTTAGTAATTTTGTCATATGAGTTAAATGACTGGATAATATAATTACCTTTTTTCATTACGTGTAAAAATCCAGAACTTGCATCTAATGGATAATTAAATGATGTATCTGAATCCCCTGATAATAAATAGTATCCTACAGATTCATCTTCTTTTAATGTATTTAAATCTATTAAGGTAGAATCTGTATTAAGTTCTCCTTTATATCTCCAAGTACTTTCTATTTCTAAATATAAAGCAAGTGGATATTTAATTACTTGCTGACTAGCTACATCCCATACATCCCAAGTAGGTCTATTAATAGAAGCAAGTCCTATAGTCTTATTAGTTTTTTCATCTCCTGCCACTACATCTGTTTTACCATCAGATAAAGTATATCTAAATAATTTTTTATAGTCATCATTAACTTCATCAAAAGTATTAATAAAGCTGTCATTACTATTAAAGCTAAAATTAGCTCCTTTAATATTAGTATCAGATTCAAAAGATAATCCTTTGATTTTTTCAGTAGTAGTAATAGAAGCAGAAGTATTAATAGCTCCATTTTTTTCTATTACATATTTATCCCATCTGAATTTATTATCAGTAGTCCAGGAACCAATATATCTATTACCAGTCTCAGCATATAATTCAGTATAGATTTTATTCTTATCATCTTTATACATAGTAATAGTACCATTTTCAGGCACATCAAAAAACTCATATATTTTAGTCAAGTCAGGCATAGTAGATAATTTATTGCTTCCTTTAGTCTTTATGCTCTGTAAATATATAGCATCTTTAGAAAATCTTACATTATTATTCTTTAATTCTAATACAAATAATGAAGCTGTATTAAATCTATTAACTATATCTTCTGCTGTAAATAATTCAAGATAGCTTCTGTACACAAATTTAGTTCTTAAGTTATTCTTTAATACTCCTTGAATCATATCTAAGTAAACTTTAGTAGACGTAGTTTTTTCTACTCCTGTATTCATATCTTCCCAAGTGTGAGGAACGAAATTTGTATTAGTATAAGGAATATATAATTTATATTTCTTATTTCCATCAGGAGAATTATCTATTACTCCCATAGTACCAGTCAATATTTCTCCTCTATCCTTGTGATATCCGTAAGGAATATCTTCTTTTTCAGATATATACATTTTAGATAGATTATTATCATCTCGTCTCATTCCTTCTAATCCTTCGTGAATTACTAGAAGAGATGAATTTATATGTTCTAGGAATATATCATCATTTCCTCCACCTATCTTAAATAAACTTCCATCAGGTTTTTTAACCCATAATAACTCATCAGGATAATCTACCATAGCTTCTCCAGGAAGTGCATCATCTTTATTGGCAAAATCTCTTGGAGTAGTAATAAGTCTTCCTGCTCCAGCGTGTAAATTTCCTAATGTAGTATTCTTATCTATATATACAGACTGTGCATTAGTAATAGGAGCTATATTTTCAAATGCAGTTTCTTCAGGAAGAATATTATTAATAGCTTTATATCCTAAAGGAATCTTATTTACTTTATAGCTTCTAATAGATACTACTACTTTACTATTTGCTGTATCACTAAATCCACTTCCTATTCCTAAAAAGGAAGTAAGATAAGTTACATTCTGATGTATTGGATTTAATGAGCCGTCATCATTTACAAATCCTAAATGAAGCTTTTTAGCTGGTCTATCTACCATTATATAGATAGTTTTATTATGCCATTTAAAATCTTTAGGGTAATCTACAGCGGCTGCTCTTCTTTTCTTAGTATCAAATAGCATACTAGACTGGTCTAGCTGGTCTCCAAAACCTCCCATAGTTAAATCAGGAGAGCTATTAAAGAATAATAACTGCATTTTTTCTTCAGGGTCTTTAATATGCAGTTCTAAATAATATTTATTAGTAGATGAATTTAAGTCAAAGTTTCCTAATATAAATCCTAAATTTTGGGTATTATTTAAATCTATAGTAGCTACTTTATCAAATGATGATAAAACTACTCCTAATTTACTTCCAGGTTTCCATTTAAATCCTCCTGAAAAATCATTATCAGATTTTTGTACAGTTACGCTCATAGCGTCTACTATATTAGCATCTCCCCCATCCTTTAACCATAGAGAATCAGGGTCCCAGTTTACAGGATGTTCCTGCATTAAATGAATCTGCTTTTTAAGTTTTTCTATTAAGAATGGATTAGCATCTCCTAGCATATACTGGTCTTCTGGATTAGGACCAGTTTTCCACCATAATGTATTATCTTCCGTCTTAATATAAATTTCTCCTCTTTCTGCTTCATTTACATCAGTAGGAGGAGCAATTAAAGTTCTTTTCATATCATCTATGAAATTTTTTAATGTATAAGGTTTACCATCAGGTTTTTTTCTTATAATTACCTGGTCTGCGTGAGATATAGGAAGAATAGTCTTCCATCCAAATACTCCAGGCTTTAATTCTGCCCTTACTGTAATATATGCTTCTTGAGCGTCTTTTGGTTCTACATAAAGCATACTTGTATTATACCATACAGTAGAATAATCAAATTTTACAGGGCTGTAGTCCTGAATTACGTGAGATAAAGAAATATGATGTGCCATTTCATATCTTCCAGCACCTCCTACAAGCTGTGCTGTCTTCTTACCATCTTTATCTATTACCATATATAAATCTCCAGTAACTGTATTAACCAGAAGACTTCCTATGTTATACCAGTTAATAGTATCTGGATTTAAATCTGCTGGTCTTACTGCCACTAATTTATTTGCCATACATTTTTCTCCTTTCAAAAATTAAATTATATTTTTATTATTTTATATTACATTAATAATATAGAATATATCTGCGTTGTGTGTTTTTATTCTTTTTTACTATATAAACAACGAACCGAGAGATATTTTATGAGAATACTGTATTCTTGTAAAGGAAAATTAATAAATAAATCAATAAGGAGGTCCATAAAAATGGCTGATGAAATTAAAGAAAAAGATGAAGTAGAAGAAGTTGAATTAGACGATGAAACTACTGAAGATTTAGAAAATGAAACTACTGAAACTTCTGGAGAAGAAGAAGCAGAAAATATCGAAGAAGAAGTAGAAGCTAATGATGAGATTGTGGAAGGTATGTTAGAACCTGAAGAATCTACTAGACATAGCGATGTGCCTATCGGTATTGTAATTGACCCTTCTCTAGGAGGAGAAGAAACTGAAGTTACAGTAGAAGAAGAATTAGGAGACACTACATCAGAAGAAGATGGAGAAGATATGATTGCTGAAGGAGAATCATTTATTGCTATGGCAGAAGAATGTATAGCTGATGATTTAGCAACTGATGCTAATTTAGAACATTCTGAAGCAAGGGAAGAATTAGGAATAGTTAAAACTGAAGTTGAAGATGATACTCCAGTAGCTGATGCTATTGTAAATGAAACTTATATTTCTACTCCTGATGAGGATGGAAATATTGTAGTTGAAAACTTCGATGAGCAAAAAGCACCTGATGATTATGAGGAAGCTTCTAATGAGCCATTTGAAGATGATGAAGAAAAACTGTTTGATACAGAAGATTTATCTGGAGAAGGTTCTGGGGATGACCCTAACGCTATTCCTGTATCAGAAAGTTTTTTCTTAAATGGCAGAGGGAAAAGAAAAAGATAGGTGTAGGAGAAGTATCTCCTTTAAAGCTATTAAATGAGCTTAATACTCGAGGATATAATTTATCTAAATTTCCTAAAAAGGACCTTGAGTATGCTCATACTAATAGTGCCAAGACTATAGATAAAATAATATACTTCATTAAGAAATATAATGCAGTATCTTTAACTGTAGCAAAATGGAAAAACCTATTCGGTGGTTCTATGCCGACAGGATTAGAAGCAATAGAGGAACAGGATGCACAATTAAAGCACGGATTATTTTCTTACTTTTATGTGCTTATATACACTGCTCTCGTTTTCCCCTCTTTGTACTTTAGTGCTTTTTTAGGAGCATTTATAGGGTTTATACTTAATATGCAAATAAATGTATTTAAGAACTTTAGCTTTAAATCTGACAAAGAGCAGAGAAACTTTGCAAGGGAATTAGATAATCATTATACATTATATGTAAAAGGATTTAGGGATTTACTTGCTCAAGCTATTAGAAAAGATGATGCTGAAATGGAATCTAAATGTAGAAAAATGGTAGAATCTTTAGAAAAAGCTCAGAATACATTTAGAGTAAAAAATAGATGGCTTGATGGAAACAAGGATGTTTACTTCAGGGACATCAATATATAATCTATATAAGAAAGGGATAAGATGAAAGAAAAATTAGATATTACAGCTTCTAAATATGCTGTATTTGCCATATTAAAAAGTCTTAATCCTTCCTATAATAAGGAGCTTATAAGATTATCTAAGAATATGGCAAAAAAGACAGATGACCTAAAGGAGAATTTATTAAATACTGCTGGAAAACTAAAAGCTATAGAAGAGGATAAGATATTTAATCTTCCTCCTTATCTTTTAATAGATAATTCTAAAGAGCAGCTTATTTACTGGGTTATCAAAATTACAAAGTTTTATGAATATATTTTAAATAAGATAGATGAAGTTAATAGCGGAAAACCTTTAGATATTAATGATATAGAAGAATATGTGCCTAACAAGAAAAAGGTTTTAGCTGATAGTGGGCTTATGCCTAAATTAAGATTAATAAGAAAGGAAATTCCATTTAAGGATATAGCAAATGATTACGGTAAAGTAATTATATTAATAGAAGAATTACTAAATGGATTTAATAATCTATATAAATATGTAGAAATATTTAATGATATTATGGAATCTTTTCTTACTAGCTCTCTTAGTAAAAATACTATAGAAGATTTAGAGGAGTTTTCTAATGCTCAAGTATTAAATTTATTTACTCAATATAAATTTAAATTAAATGCTACAAACTTTCTTACTTATTCTACGAAAAAGATGACAGAATCATTTAAATTATTTGAAGGAATAATAAAGGAATACAATAATCAGATTAAAAAAGGAGGAGGATTATAATGCCTGAGATAAAGAATATCAAATATAATAGTAGAGCGAAGACGACTACTTCGCTTGTGAAAAATGCGGAAAGAGTATATGATAGCTCAGTAACTCAGTTTATAAATGCTACTCCTTTAGAATGTGATTATTATTCCTATGATAATAATATGTCAACTGTAGGAGTAGGATTTAAGGATGATAATGGTCCTATGAGTGGAGCAAGAAAATATAATCTTATTAAAGATTATATTATGTACGGATATAATGCCGTTAAGGAAATGACTAAGGAAGAAAAAGATGAGATTGACATATCAGTTGAAATGGCTGAAAATCAGTCTTTACATTTACCTAATACTATTCAGCCAAAAGAGGGAGATTTACTTACATTACATATAGAAAATAATAGTATTTTTTATATAGTAGTAAAAGCAGAACCTGCTACATTTCATAATAAATCTTATTGGAAAATAGAATGGAATAAATGTGAAAATCTTCCTTATGAGAATTATTCATTAAAGGATATGCAAAGAGATGAGCTTATCATAAATACATATAAATTCGTTCCTGAGCATATAGGAACAGATTATTCCTGCTTTCTAAAAAGTGATTTTTATGATAAAATCGTTTATTTAAAGGAGCAAAGGGAAGAATTAAATGAATTATATATAGATTACTTTTATGATGAATATAGAAATATACTTATTGTAGAAGATGAGATGAGCAGTAATAGAAGAGAATATATTACTTTATTAGTAGATTTGCAGATGGAATTTAAGCCTTTATATGTCTACGATGGATTAGTTAATATGGTTTTACATCACGAAACTTTAATAGATAAGAGAACTAAAATGAACTGGAGAAAAAATCCACTTCGTAAATTTCTTAAAAATAAAGATACTAATATTTTAGAAAATGGATTAAGTTTATGTGTATGGAATTATATTACTGACCCAGATTACGAAAAATACAAATTACAGTCATATTTAAATGATGATAGAATATACAAAGTTTATGACTATGGGAATAATGGAAAAAATGTAGTATTAAATGTACCTGATGAATATTATAACTTATTTTCTGAATGGTGCAGTGGTACTATTAAATTAGATAAGCTCATTAGTCAGTTTAAGAAAGAAAAATATGATATAGACTTATCGGTAGAATATTTAATATATTTACCAGTCTTATTATATATATTAGATAATTTTATAGCAGAATCTATATTAAATGAAAAAATAGATAGGTTCTATTAATAAAGAAAGGAAGGTGTATTAAAATGCCAGAAGCACAAGGAGGAGCACCACAAGCTCCAGGACCTAAAGCTCAAAGTCCTACTCCTCAGCCACCTACTCCACCACAAGGAGGAGGAATTAAATCAAGTAGTACTCCTAAATCTCCTACAGAAACATTAGAAGATGATGTGATTGTAGTAGGTAAGGATAATAAATGGGCAAAAGATTTAAAGGAAGCTACTGTAGTTAAAGCACAAGAATCTATTAAAAAGGATAATTTTATAGTAGATGAATATCCTATAGGAAAAGCATTTAGCGAAAAGGTAGAAAATGCCAGTGATTTAATCTTTGTAGATATAGATAATAAAGGAGCAGGAGTTACTATACTAGCTATACCAGGAGCTACTGCACCACTTTATTCAGTAGCACTTACTAGAGCTACTATACAAAAGGTAGTAGAAGAAGGATTTATCGTAAAGAAAACTAATACAGATAAATTTATAACTATTGAAAACGGAAACTTAAATATACCTAGTTAATAAATATTTATATTCTCTCCTATTTAGGAGAGAATATTTTTTATCCTTTAAACTTCATAGGAGAAGTTAAAATTATTTTAAATATGTCAGATTCAGGTTTATGTATTTTAAAAGTTTCTAAATATGCTAATTTATTATCAGCATTAAATTTAATATATTTATTAGAAAATTCCTCTATCCTTTGCTTATCTAATTCATCTAAATATATTCCACAGGAATTACTAGCTTCTTTAATAATATTTAAAAGAGCATTTTTTCCTATATCTTTAGAAAATGTATAAGAAAATATTTGTAAATCATCTTTAATATATCTAATACTAATATCATCATATAATGAAATCTCCAGTTTATTTCTAAAATTATTATGTGCATATATTTCTATTTCCTTAAAAACTGGATATATCTTTATTTCGGATATTTCTTTTTTAGTAGGATATTTCTTAGGTACATTACTAAAAAACTTATCTTCTATTTCTTTTTTTATTTTAGCTATAATTGTATAAGGATATACATTTTTGCTAAATTCATCAGATATAAAGGTATTTTCGTCAAATTCATTAAAAGTTAATTTAGTAAAAATAGTCTTTAAAAAAGGATAATTAAGTTCTGAGACAAAATTAGATTTAGAAGAATCGGTTTCACTATAAGATTTACTATATAATGTATCATTTCTAAATCCTATAATAGAATTTTTCTTTCTTATATTTAATTTATCTCTTTCTATTTCAGTGGTTATACATTTTACATAATTCTTTTCATAAATAAAATTATTTTTTAATAAATAATCATCAGAATCAAATAAATGAGGATTTAAATCATCGTTTATTTCAAATTCCTTTACATAATCACTTAGCTGTATTCTATCCCATCCTAAGTGTCTTAATTTACGTTTTGTATCATTTTTATCTTTACAATAATATAAAGTAGCATAAATATCGTTAAAATCAAATTTTCTTACTTCCTGTATTATTTCGTAATCTCCTATTTTAATTAATTCAATATTACTTTTCTTTTCATTATTTGTTTTTCCTATTATAATTACTTTCATATTTTCCTCCTTTAAACTAAAAAAAAAAATACTGCTATATAATTTAGCAGTATTTTTCTTTATATTATTAATTATTATATTTTTTCTTTCCTAAAATAAGTCCTACTAAAAATCCTACTCCAATTCCTATTAAAATACATACTAATAAAAATCCCATAGTAGATGAATAATCTTTTAAATCATTATTACATTTATTATTCCTTTCTTCTAATACTACTTTTTCCTTTCTTAAAGTTTCTATCTGATTTTTAAATTCCTTATTTTCCTGTAAAATAATATCTGTAAAGTATTTTTCATCTTTTGTCATAATCATATACTCCTTATCTAGTTTTATTTATTATAGAATAACCCTTTTCCTGTAATTCTAGGGCTATCTTTCCTTTACCTTTTTCAGTTACTCTTACTATAACTATATTCTTGTCTTTTATAGATTTACAAAATAATTTAAAATATCCTTTATTGATGTATTTTTGATAAGGTGTATTTCTCTTTCCTGCTCCATTCATAAGATATTTCTCTTTTCTTAGTATCTGAAACAGCCTATTTCTTCCCATAATATTACCTTTAGAATCAGACAGTTGAACTAATTTAGCAAACTCTCCCATAGAATATGTTCCAGCCGAACTGTACATAAATCCATTTAAAGCATTTTCTAAATAACCCACATATTGAATTTCCATTTCTAAATCATAAGTTAAATCATCCACTTCGAATTCTAATTCGTCGTTTCTATCTTGAAGTTCATTGGTAATTTCCTTTTGCTTTTCTAATGAAGCACTGAGTTCATTTATTTGTTTACCGTATCCAGTAATCAAATTTCCTAATTCGTATGGATTACTGATGAGTCTATCCCATAGAGATTTAGCCATATACATCCCTGTTCTTCTAATCATAGGGATTATCTCTCTTGCGACCTTTATCTGAAAATTCTTTCCAATTTCCGTATTAGAACGCATAGCTAGATAATACCATATATCTTCAGAAATATATTCAGGTAAAATATCTTTAATATTTCCTTGAATTTCTCTGCTCCAATTTTTTGGAGCACCTGGCATATTACATAAATGAAATCTGACTCTATCCCATCTTATAATTTCATTTCCATTTCTAGATTTTCTAACAAATCCTAAACCACGAGCTATATCTTCTAGATTAAGATACAATACTCCATTTTCTCCTACATAACCTCGAACGTTTTCAACGTTCATAATTTCATTTGTAATCATTCTGATTACCTCCTTAAATAAAATATTTTTTTATAAAGTAATATACTTTACACGCATATAATGTATACGTGTAAAATATTAAGTTTTTTCATTCCTATATATTTCATAGGATTTTAAATCCCAGTCTTTAGGATTATCTCCTATGTCTTTAGAATTATTATTATAAATCACATACATTTTATACAAACGTTTTTTTACACTATTTAATACTTTATATTTATAAAAATTAATATTCACATCAGTATCACTAAAAATTACTATTACAGGTTTATAGTAATATTTACAGAATTCCTTTACTATTCCTATTATCTGTGCATTTCCTCCACTAGCTACATAAGTACCAGCTAATCTTCCTGTAGCAGATAATCTTGCATTTAATATATCAAAAGGACCTTCTGCTATAATTAAGGTATTAGATTTAGGCTTATGCAGTCTTAATGTAGAATCTTTAATTAATACTTTAAAGGAATAAGGTTTATGAGTTTTTGTATTAGTATTTGATATTATAGAAAACTTTCCTTTATCATCTCCGTTTACTTGCCTATATAATACCATAGTAAATGTATCATTTAAAAAGTAAATATAATCTTTAAATTTATGGTAATATAAAAATGGCTTGATAGAGGAATATTCTATGTAATCTTTATTCTTATTATAAAACTCATTTAAGTCAGTAAATATTCTAAATTCATCCTTTATTTCAATAGTTAATTCTTTTCCAGTCCTATTTAAAAAATACTCATTCACTGGTTCATTGGTCTTATATTCTGAATAATCTATTTCATTCTTATTCTTATAATAAGATTTAGTCTGCCTTCTTCCAATAAATTTTAAATACTCATTATCTATTTCATCTAATAATTCATTTCCAATAAGACCTATCTTTTTAGCCATATTCTTATCAAGCAGTCCACTTATTCCACAGCTTGACCTATGGCATTTATAGATTAAAGGACTTCCTTCAGCTATGTGAAGATGGAAATGGCTCTTTTTAGAATGACCATCGCATATCGGACATTTAGTCTGCATCCATTTAGTATTTCTATGCCATCTTGCTCCATCTTCACTCATAATAAACTTAATCTTATCTCTAATCGTCTTCTTTTTCTTCATCATATATATAGCCTTCTATAAATTCAAAAGGAGTTTCCTGGTCATCTTTTATAAAAGATAAGAAAGCATCCTTTATTCCTATTATCATAGCATTTCCATTTTCTGCTACATATGTGTAGTCAAAGGATATTATTTTAGTAAACTCCTTTAAAAATCTTTCTGGGTCTACGTTATATAAATTTAACTCCTTAAATCTATCTTCATATTCAGCTAAAGAGCCAGGAATCAACTTTCTAAATACAACGCTACTAGAAAGTAATGCTAAAGATAAAGGAAGATAATTATTATTTAACCTATGAGCTATCATAAGTATTAAAGAATTATAAAGCTGTAAATTCATTAGTTTCATAGTAATAAAGTCTTCTGATATTTCATTTAATAATTTTATTATAAAGTAATCAGATAAATCTGATTTAATAGTTTGAGTTTCAGGATTTATATCATATTTTTCTAAATACTTTCTTACATATCTAGAAAGTATTTTTATATGCTCTTTACGTCTTAATAAATCCTTGCTGTCTTTTTTCTCTACTCTTAATTCCTGCTTATGAATTAATATAGAGTTTCCCCCTCCTAATCCTTGCATTATTCTTTTTACTTTTACTACGTTTGTATGCTTAGTTTTCACGTTTTTGTAGTCGTGATTTATTTTAATAATTTTCTTCACATAATTCATAATGCTACGTGAAGTAAATTTATAGCTTTCTATATCTTGCCCTGTAGAATATCCTACTCCATTTTCTTTAGATAAATCTATAGGAAGAATTTTATAAATAGCAGATAAAGTAGAATCTATTACTTCTTTAATTAAATTCTGCCTAGATTTTCCATTAACTTCAGTTAATTCTGTAGTAGGACCGTTTTTTTCCATTAATCCTAATATAATATCCCTTAAATATAGATATATATTATCGTGCAAATCTAATTCCACTATAGTATTGTAATTTTCCATCTGTCCTGTATTATATAAATATTCTCCTAATACAGAATAAGATATAGTATTTACACAAGCTATAATAGCATTAGTAGTATAGGCAAACATCTTACCTTTCTTACCTAATAATATTCCTCCTAAAGTAATTAATTTAGATACAGTTACTACTATACATAATATGAATATATCTAAATCTCCTAAAGATGGAATCTCTTCGTTTAACTTATTTACTTTAGCTATCTGATTAGAATTAAATACTAAATTAGCCTGCACATATTCTAATATAGTATATAGAATATCTCTATCTATACGAGTAAATATATCTGCATATAATTCTCCTTTAATAAAATCAGATTCATCTCTTCCATAAGAGTTCTTTAATCTTTCTTCTACCTTTTCATTAAATTCCTTAGAAGTAAGATTATTTTTTAGCATTAATATAAATATTGTAAATTTAGATAAGAATATCTTTTTATCATTCACATAAGCCCATTCAAGCAGATGGTTTAAACCATCCACTATGAATTTACGAGCTTCATATTTAATATTCTTATCTCTTTCTGTAGAAAAGTCTATCATCGTTCCATTAGCTATAAATCTAATCATAGAATCATTAGTTTCTACTTTCTTGAAATAAACTATATTATTTTTCATTTTAATTTCTTACCTCATCTTCCATTTCACTTAGAAAATCTAAAACCTTTTTACCCATATCACTTTCCTTTAGAGCTTCATTACTTGTAATAAAGGAATTCATAGAAGCCTTTAACTGCGATACTTGCCATTCTATTATATTTAATATAATATTTACATAATTAATAGCTCCTGAGTTAATCATTACAGTAATATCCTTTACTAAATTCATATCATCGTGAAATAAATCAAAATAATTCTCAAACTCACAACTTTTTCTTACAGCGTTTAAAGAAAATCTTTTATTTAAAGTCTTTTGTAGTATTTTTTGCACATTTTCCTCAGATAATTTTCCATCAGAAGTTTCTATACTTTCTATATTTATATTAGTTTCTTCTAATAAATTATATACATTCATATCTATACCCTTTAAATGGCTAAATACAACGGATAAATCGTCTTTAGTCCAGCTTTTCTTCTTTACCAGTTTTCCACTTAGACTATTCATTACATCAATATCTGAATTAAGAATATTAGTTAGAAGATTTTCTTTTAAATTTCTTTCTATATATGCTTCTGCCTCTTCTCCTCTAAATACTTGATTTAATAATTTTAGAAGAAATTTTTTGACCATTTCTAAATTATTATACATTTCTGTATTTTCTATCATAATTCTATCTTCTAAATTATACATCTTACATATTAAATCATAAGCTTTTTTATGTGCTTTATCTGAAATATCTGAAATCGGTTCTATTAACCCGTTTGCAGTTATTTTTACTTTAGTGAATGTATATCTATTGATATCCAGTATTTCATCATCAGATAATTTATGTAATGTAGAAAATTGGCTAGTAATATTGGTTTTAAAATCTTCGTCCATTCCTTCCGTATCTTTTTCTATTAATTTTATTCTAGCCTTTATATCTATATTCTCCCTTTTTACTCTTCTTTTGATTGCCTTTATGTCATTTTTCTGACCCTCTATATCTAAATCAATACCTTCTAATGAATTAGATATACCGCCTATAATAACTCTTCTTTTTCCTTCATTTTCTACCTGTAATATTAAAGAGTTATCTCCTAATATACTAAATACGAAAGAATCTATAGGAGTCATTATATACATATATAAGTACCCCTTATTTAAAAGATTTAGTGCATAATCGTGAAGTTTTTCTACTAAACTAAAGTAAGAGTCTTTTTCTTTAATTAAATCATCATCTAATTGTGCTCCTAATTGTGAATATTTGTCAAATAATTCTGACTCTTTTTCATTACATCTTTTTTCTAATGCTTCTCTTAACTCCTTTGCATTTAAATCGTATTCCTTTTGGTTTAATGGTTTTCTAATCATTTCTTTTTCTCCTTTAATTAATTTAATATTTTTTTTTTAATAATCAATTAACCCCCTAGTTTTGTTTTTAGATTACAGGTATAAAACGTGTATTTCTTTTCCTTTCTAAAGTGTCGATGACACGAATTAAAATCGTGTCATCTTTTTCTCTAATTCTTCCATTCTAGTTTCTAATCTAATATCGTATTCATTTAGATTTTTTATTTCTCTACTGTGTATATTCACTTCCTTTTCTAATTCAACGACCTTTTCCGATAAGATACCTAGATACTGAAAACTAATTTCCTCAAAAGATTTATTCCTCATATCGTATACGTCATTCATTCTTATCTCTCCTTCATATTAATTTTATAACCCCTACGTAAATACTACTTACATAGGGTCTAATTTCTAATAACTACTTTACCTCCTTTCTAAAATAAGTTTTATTTAATATTATTCCTCCTTTCTACTCTTATAATATATACGTTAAAAATATTAAGTTTTTTATAACCTGATTACTTTTACATCCATTCCATCATCCTGAAATTCTGTATGAGTTACTATAAATATTTGAGATAAATTATTTACTAATTCAGAATAGTCTCTTAGCATATAAATAAACTTATCTTTATTACTTTCATCTAATGTAGCATCTAATTCATCAAATGATATTATATCCCAAGATACATTCTTTTTAAATACCATAAGTAAAGCCATAGCAAGTATTGACTTTTCTCCTTGAGATAAATCATTAGATAACCTTTCTATTCCATCACGGTTTACTAAAATATCTATTCCTTCCTTAATATCAAATCTTATAGTCATAAAATCCTCTAATAGATTATTAACCGAATTAGATACATCGAATAAGAAATTTTCTAATATTTTACCAGGTAATTTCTTATTTATTATTTCACGTAAAATAGAAAGCTCATTTACCTGCTTTTCAGTTTCTTCAAATTCTAATGTATATTTTTTAATACTAGATATATTATTATTTAATCTATAATATTCATCAGTAACTTTTTGGAGTTTTTCCTTTAATATCATAATATCAGATTTTAAATTATTTATATTCATCGCATTATTAGAGTAGTTTCTAATATTATCATTTACTTTTCTTATCTTGCTATTAATATCGTAAATTATAGCATCTATATCATTTTTTTTTATAGATAAGTTATTATAGTCATTTAAGGAAATATTTACTTTATTTTCCTTTTTAATAAGTTTTTGTAAGTACTTATTCTTCTCATTCTTTTTATCAGATAATATATTTATTTCCTTTAATAATTTATCCTTTTTACCACTTCCACTTGATATATCTAATTCTATTAAAGTATTTAATCTTTCCAGATTTTTCTTATTATTCTCATAATCCTTATTATCCTTAATAAAGAATAATTTTTCTATAATACTATCATATTCATCATCTAAAGTAAATAATCCGTTATTATCCTTTATATTATAATTAATAGAATCTATATTTTCTTTTATTCTTTTAAGAACTTTATATTTTTCTTTAGCATAATTATAATTTAAACTTAATCTTTCTAAATTTTCCTCATTATTTTTAATATTCTTATTTAATATATTATAAATATCTAATTCTCTTAACTGCCTTTCTAATTCTAATCTTAAAGGACATTTAGGTATTTCACACTCACTAGGAACTTCTTTATTTACTAAATTAGTAGATAAATTTATTTTCTCTAGTTTTTCCTTATCACTAGATATTTCTTCTTTACATTTATTTAAATTATCTTCAGCTATCTTTACTATATCAGATAAATTATCATTTTCTATTAAATCGTCAGATAATTCATCCATAGAATAACCGTCAGATAACTGCCTTATATTTTCAATTACCTTTCTTTTATTCTCTAAATTTACCTCATCTTCTATTATACTAGATTTATCTTTAATTAATGATGAATATTTATCATTAAAATCTTTTATGAAGTTTTCTATAAATTCTTTTTCCTTATTTAGTGAATCTATATCTACTTCCTTTATATTCATTAAATCGGAATTTATTCTATCTATCTCAGAGCTGTAATTAGAAATATCATTTTTTGCATTACTTATTTCATCTCTTATCTGCTCTTTTAAAGATTCTAAAGTTATATCGCTTTTTACATTAGATAATATATCCTTTATTTTAGATAAGTCAGATAATTCTAGTTCGTATTTTTTTAACTCTTCCTTTAAAATATTAGTCTTATCTTCCATTAACGATAATTTAGATAACTCTCTTTCCTTAGAAGAAATCTTATTATCTATATCTATAGATACTTCCTTTAATTTATTCTTCTGATTATTAATATCCTTTAAAGGAGAAAATTCAGATAATTTATTTTTAATATATTTTAAATTAGCATTTCTTTCCTTTAGGTTATCTAATACATTATTTTTAATATTATCTAATACATCTAGCTTTAATATCTTTTTTAAATATTCTATCCTTTCTACATTAGTCCTATCTACTAATCCTTTATTAGATACTCCTATATTTAATATATCATACATATATTTATCATAATCTAATTCCTTATTAGCTATATCTATAAATTTAGTAGGAAGACCATTATCTACTAATTCTATATAAGAGTCATCTATTTTCTTAGCTAAGTAGGATAATACCTTTACTGATTTCTTATCTCTTTTATATAAATGCTGTATTCTATAATCTCTATTCTTATAAGTAAGATAAGTTTTTATATATCCCTCATCTTCTCCTGGTTTTAATCTATTAAATCTATCGTGAGAAGATAAAGGATGAGTAATCTGCTTTAATAAGGAAGTTTTACCACTTCCATTAGGTCCTTTTATTATTACTATTTTTTCTTCTCCTAATTCTATATCCATATCAGGTATTCCTAATATATTTTTAGATACAAATTTTCTTATCATATAATTTCATCCTTTCTAATATATATACTTATATTATTAGAATAGTTATCTAAAAATTACGAAAAAAAAAGCCAGCCATAATAGGCTGACTTAATTTATTTTAAATTTTATATTCTAAGACCATTTCAATACCTGCGGTATCGTGGTCATTAAATAACCAGAAATGGTCTCCATATTTTTTCTTAATCTTAAGAATTTCTTCTTGAGTATTTTTGATTTCTTTTTTAGCATCTTCTTCATTTTTAATATAATCTTCATCGTAATCGTGATTAGCAATTACATCTATATAGGATAGACCAGCACTAACTAAGTCTCTTAGACGCTCTAGGGAGAAAGCATTTTCTATATCCCCCATATCTTCAGTCCAGTATGCAGATACGTATTTATTATTTCTGTATCCGTAATAATGCTGTTCAATAAAATTATAACCTATTCTATATTCAGGATACCCTTTAATATCAGACGAATACTCCTGAAATAATTCCATCATTTTTTCTGCTTTCTCTTTTAATTCCTCTTGAGTATATTTATATTGTTTTTTCATTATTATTTCCTCCGTTTTTTTTTTATTTTAATGTAAGCTAGATTATTAGCTATTTTTTATTAAACCTTAATTAACAGAATCCCTTTTTTATTATTTTAGCAAACGATTAATGGCTTTAATAGTGTCGTCATTAATCAATTTACTATCTTTGACTTTTTCATCGGTATGTTTTCCGATGAAATTGTCTTTTAGTATTTCTAACTTTATTTTAGAAAATGTTTTCATAATATCACATCCTTTCTTTTAAGGACTTAATAATCTAACTTACACGCATATAATATATACGTCTAGAAAATTAAGTTTTTTCAAAAAAGGATAGATAAAAATATGTACTCCCTTAATTGGGAGTACATATTATTTTACATTTTTTTAATTATAACTCCTGGAGTAGCTCTTACCATATCTATTTCTAGATAATTAAAGACTCTATCCATTTTTTCCTCTACAGAAAACATTTTATCTTCATCAGGTTCTTGAGTTTTAACCTTACCATCCTTAAATAGATATTGGCAAATTAATTCCAGCTTTTCTTCTACTTTTTCTAATCTTTCTTCTACGTCATTTTTATTTGGCATATTAAAATTCCTTTCTATATTAAAATATTATTATTCTAGTTATGGGTTTTCTCCCATTCTTCTTTATCAGTAACAGCAATCCATCTATCTGTATATTCATTTACAGATTCTTTCATAAATCTTACTTCTAAAACCTGCTCTTTATTGTCTTTAGTTTTTAGATAAATTCCATAAGCTATATCTTCAGCTTCATCTTTATCTTCTAAAGGGACTTTTTTAACTACTTCATACAAAACCATTTCTCCAGCAATAGGCTCTTTAATTTCCATTCCTACTTCTAAGTTTTCATAAACATCTTTATCAAAAAGACTAAAGAAGTTTCCTATTTCCTTATTTTTTAAGCAGTATTTTAATCCTTCAGATACAGCATCTAAATTAGAGAATTCTTCTTTATCTAAAACCCAGTCTACAGATTTATTAAATCCATATAAAGATAGAACTGCTATAGAATTATTGGTATCAGGGTAGAATAAATAAGCAGTAACTTTATTTAAATCTAATAATTTAGCTAATTCTTCTTTATTAGTTTTAGCTACTCCTTGCTCCTTATAATTAAAAACTCCTAAAATATATCCTAACTGCTTTAATTCAATCTCGTCTAATTCGTTTAGAATATCAGCTACATCTACATTAGTTGTCATTTTTATCTTCCTCTCTTTCTAATTTATCGTAAGGTATATGTACAGATAAATATAATCTTTCTAATACTTCTTTTAAGTTTATCTTATCTTCATCCGTTAATAGATTTTTTATTACACCTTTTTCTACATTAATTTCTAATATCTTTAATACTAAATCATCTACATCAGAAAACCTAATAACTTCTTTAGTTTCCCTTGAAATATATACATCATCATTAGTTGCTGACTTAGTAAGTTTTAATAGATTTAGTTCCATATTATTTTTTGCATATTTAAAGTAGTAGAATTTATTCTTATATCCATTTTCCTTAATAAGTTCTAATTCTTCCTTATTTCCTTGAAATAATTCAGGGAAAGTCTGAAGGGACTCTACTGGTTCAAAATCAGCAAATTTAGAAAGTATAGTAGTTTCCATAAGTTTAATAGCATCATATTTATCACTAGGTTGGATAACTTCTTTTTCTAAAATACTATTACGTTTATTTAGAATAAGATATACTATCATATTTAATCTTTTCTGTAAAGGTGCTTTTTTGAATTTCTTATCTAAAACTTCATTTTTAGGATTTTCATTCTCCTCTTTTTCCAGTTCAATTAATATCTTTTCTATTCTATTACGAAGTACATCTTCACTTTGCTCTACAAAGTTCCATACACAAGAATGTATATGTGATTCTATATAAGGATTAAAGTTTATAATCCATATTCTTGAGTTTTCAGGGTCTTTAATAATTTCCTTTATTCCTAATCTATATAAAGCTAAATCAATAAGTTCATCAGGCATATAGCTAGATAAGGATAGAAAATACCTATTAACATCGTCTCCTTCCTCAAATAGCTTTAATAAGGCAGAAGAATAATCATCTAAATAAGTATTTACATTTATTCTTAATTTTCTTACATAAAACTTTACCCATTTTAATAAATCCATATTTCTTTTTATAGAAATAGATTTATAGAATTTCTCATTTTTAGGTACATCCTTTATGTATAAGAATTCTCCTATTCCATCTAAATTAAATAATCCTAATTCTAATTCATCTGATATTTTATAAAGATTTAATTTTTCTGTAAAATCCATAATCTTTTAATCTCCTTTCGATATAATATTTTCATTTATTAGTTTAGATATTCTTTCTATGGAAAAATCCATATTATAGTCTGTCTTAGCTATTCTTTTAATCTTTTCCTTTATATCTATAGAGTCATCAGTAAAAAAGTCAGCTTCTTCACTTATCATATTTTCAGATTGCACTTCTGTATATTTAGTAATTATTTTAATATTGTATTTTCTCATTAAGGCACGTATATAAGATACATTAGATATAGCTTCTCGTGTCATATCTCCAGTTATAGTAAATCTTATATTATCTTTACTGCTTCCACTAGATAGCATTATATTTCCTATCTTAGCTTTTATATCATCCTTATATAAAGTATGTATATCTTCTATCTTAAAATCTAAGTATTTAGGAGCATTATAATTTTTAATATATTTATACTCATACTTATTATCTTCTACGCTAAATTCCATATATCCTTTAATATTATTCACATCACTAAAGTTATGAGTAGTAAGGGAGTTTATGTAAAATATCTTACCATTAATATCAAAATGCTTGTGTATATGACCTCCTGCAGAAAATAATCTAGTATTAGCTAGTAAGTCTTCCTGCTTAATTACAACCGATTTAGGAAGATTGGTTACATTATCTTTCTGAGTTAATTGAGGCAGTACTCTATCTATGCTTCCGTGAAAAAATGTAACGTCAGCCATCTTACTAAAAGCATAATCATAAAAATTCTGGTAAGTATCAAAATAAGGTTCAGGTAAATATCTTATAATAGTGCCATTAAAATTTTCGTATTCTACCTCTGTAAATGCTTTTACGAAAGATTCATTTTTAAAAATATCTCTTATTATAGGAACTATCTTTCCATCGTGAGAAGAAGTACCTTGTATTATTCTAAACTGTACATTTTTTTCTTTGCATATATCTACTACTTTAGTAATAAATTTAATTATATTAATAAATCTTATATCATCACTTTTATATGTAGTATGGCATAAGTCTCCACAAAATACTAATAAGTCAGGAGGATTATTATATAATTCCTTTTTTAAATTGGATAATTCCTCATTATTATATCTATCCATATCTTCTCTTTTATAGTATAGATGTAAATCAGCATAAGCTCTTATTTTCATTTTCTTTTTCCTCTCTTTAATTTAGTAAATAAACTATATTCCCAGTATCCGTTTCTTTAAAGAATACAGTAGAAGTAAATGGGATTTCGCAAATCCCATTAAAGTCATTTGCAGTGGTTCTTAATCTTAATAAAATATTTAGTGAATAATAAATAACTTTCCATTTACTCATTAAAATCACTTACCTCTTGTCCTCCTAAAGAAGTCCATTCTACATAATATTTCTTATTACTTTCTATATCTAAAACTTGTACTTTTCTACGAGTAATATTTACTCCATCTTTTCTGCTAGTTTCTGTATGTCCTAATAAGTCTATTATTTTAAAGGTCTTTTCTTCTCCTTTAATATATCCTTTAATTTCATCATTTAATTCACATCTTTTATAGCTTCCATAAAAATCTAGAATAAATAAAGGTTCATTATTTAGTATATAATTTAAATACATTGCATTTACTATTTCATATTCTTTTCCTCTAACTTTATCTCCTAATGACATTTCGTAAAGTGGAGTAAAATCCATATTATTAGTTTTAATTGTATACATAATAGATTCTGAGCCTATATTAATCCTATACATACCTTCTCCATACTCAGGACTTAATTCAGTGTATTCCATATGATTATATCTGCCTTTAAAATTCTTATGTAAATAATCTACTAATCTATATAACTGCTTTTCTGCCTCTTTAGTTAATGTAAAATTTTCATCTAATATATCTTGAGGTAAAAAGCCTAAATGGCAGTAAATATTTTCTCTTTCCCCTACACTTGTATTTTCTCTTATTCTTTCTATTAAATCCATTTTTTATCATCCTTTCAAAAAAAAAAAAAAGAAATAGACTATTTCTAATCTATTTCTTCTTTGGTTAATTATTTTTTTTTTTTAATATTACTAGATTTTTATTATTCATCTTTATTACTAAATCTAGTATCAGTTTTTAATTTATTTTTTATCTCAGTAGACAGTTCAAATTTGAACATTACTTGATTACCTTGTATAGTAGGAAAGAACATAATTCCTCCCCATTCCACTACACCAGTATTAATAGCATAATGTAATGTAGGGTCATTTCCATAGTCGTTTAAAGTTTCAGTAATTCTATCCATAATAGCAAGTATTCTAGACGGATATTCTGAGATAAATCCTTCTAAATTAGTTATACCTTTTTCAGTTAGAATTGGCATAATAAATGGAGATGCACTATTGATATAAGATGAGTCTACATAAATAGGATTTTCTCCATAATCATCATTTTGTGTATACGAATACACGAAGTTATCAAGAGCAGGCATAGCGTAAAGATTTGATTTACTTATACCTACTGAAAATGTAATCCCATATTCAGCGTTAGCAATACATATTGCAAAACGTTGCTCTATTCCAAAGTTGTCTTCAACGTTATCTGATAATCCATCAGAGAGTAATTGAAATATTACTTCATTATAGGTATCAGATATAACTTTATTAAATGGATTATTTCTATCTTCTAAATCTCCGAAGATATATTTCTTCCACATTTCATTTCTTTCTTCCTGTGCAGGAACTGCTCCTGCGTTTTGATTCCAAATTCCGTTCATTTTAATTCCTCCTAATATAAATTTATTTTTTTAATTTTGTTTCCTGATTTATGTGTTTTCAGGATAACATTTGTGCTTTGTATTGATATATACAAAATGGTATTTATCAATACATTTTAATTTTCGTTAATATTTTAACTATACATTACCTCCTATCTGAATAGTACTTTTTAAAAGTATTTTTGCGAAATTCTTTTCCTCTATTCTATAGATATAATGTATACGTTTAAAATATTAAGTTTTTTACCTCAGAATATAATATACACTCCCAATTAAGGGAGTGTATAATTTTATTACATTCTAAGTTCTGCCCATTCTTTCTCTTGAAAGAAATTTTCATATTTTCCTGTATCTTTATTAAATCTAATTTTATATTCTGATACAGGTGTGGGTTTTAAGTTTTCATCCATTAGATTATGAACTCCATTAGATACTGCTACATATTCTCCTGACTCTATCTGATAAATATCGTCAGCTCTAAATACTACTAAATCAGCAGAACGTAATTCACGTCCTCTTCCATCTACTGTATTAGTAATAAAGTATAAATCATTTAATACCTCTACAGCGGATATAGGAGTATTTAATATAGTTCCTATATAGTTTCCTTTAGCTAAGATAACTATAGAAGGGTCATTACTTTTATACATAAAATAACCCTTTACCGTATCTATTTTTAGTTCAGTTGTATGGCTTATTATTTGACCGTTGAATACTCTATAAAAATGGTCTTTATATTTATACCATCCGTATTCTAATCGTTCCCCATCATTTTCTATAATATGACCATTTAATTCCATAAATTCTCCCTTCGAGATGGAATCCTATCTTCTTGTACGTAGCTTTGCAGATTCATTATTAAATTCTGTAATCTTAGATTGAACTTCTTTCTCCTTTTCCTTATATTTAAATTTAGTCTCTAAATTAGAATCTATCATACCGTCTATCATCTCTCCCATTTCTTTCATAGTCTTTTGTACATCATCTACAAATTTACTTACTAGATTAGCCGATACGTATTCATTTTGATTTGGAGAATATCCAAATGAGTCAGTTACATTTAGACGAATTGTATTCTTATTAGCCTGCTGATTGCCATTTTCATCCCATAATGAACCTGCCTTTTGAACTTCTTTTGATTTTTTAGCATTTGCTATTTGCTTAATGATTCTATCAAATCTAGAATCATCTTTAAATACCCAGTTAGTTATTAGATAATTATTTTCTCTTTTTCTAGTATTTCTAAACTTATAAGGATATAAGAATAAATCATTTCCTTCAGCAAATAATACTAATGAACCAAATTCCTCCATTTCCTTTGTGATTCCATTTACTAATAGAGCTTTACTCTCATAAGGATTAAGTCTAAAGTTTCCTCCTAATACAAACTCTAATGAGATAGTTCCATCATTTTTTCTTTCTACTCTTAATTGGTTTTTGTCTACGATTTTCATAATTAATTCCTTCTTTCTATATTTTTATTATTATTTATTTTCTCTTATATATTTAATAAAGCCATCATATGATACTCCTATCTTTTCAAATAAAGATTCAGTTCGTTTATGAGAAAACGGAGTATCTAATGTCTTTTTCAATATTCCAAGTAATCCATTTACTTTAGCTTTTTCTTTAGTAAATATTTTATTATTGTAAATGGATTTAATATATTTAATAAGACACTTATTATATATATGAGTTTTATCATCATAATCAAGGTCAGTTAAATATATTACGTGCCTTTCATTGTCTATATCATTTTCAGTTGCTTTTATTATTCCTATAGCATCGTCAGGCTCTAAAATTATAAAGTTATCTATCATCTCTGATTTAGAAAACTTATAATCAGGATTTTCTTCTAATTTAAACTTACTGTCTTTTACAAATAATCCTTCGTTAGTCTTAATTATTCTTAAATCCTTTACTTGATACATAAGTTTTTTTACATTGTCAAATATGATATGATTTTCTAAATTTCTTATTCTTCCTGTTTTTGTGAAATCAGCATTTTCCTTTAAAGGTTTACTCACTGTCTTCACCTCTTACTTTCTGTACAAAGTTAATTCCTAATCCTTGCAAGTAGTCATCTAATATAGATACGTTATTATTTAGTAATCCTCTATCTGAAGGTTTAAAGTAATTTAGCATAATAGATAATCCTAAATCAGAAATCTTACTAGCTGTAGTTCCCCATTTACTTTGGTGTTTTTTTCTGGAAGCTCCCTTTTTAGATAATGCTCCTTTTATATTAGTCATTCCATCTGCTCTAATAGATGTATCTTTAATAGGACCATTTTCAAGAACCATATAAAATGATTTTCCTATTACGTGCAAATCAGATAATTCTTCTCCATTAAATATAATTTTACATCCTCCTGTATATGGATTTAATTTAGATGTAAACTGTCTTAACAGATGAAATGCTCGAAAGTCCATAAGACCATCATAAGGGTCATACTTTAATACCATATCGTGATTAGAATAATAATTAACTAAGTCCTTTGGTCTAAATCCTTTAGCCATTTCTAATAAATCAGGAACTTTAGCTAACTCCATCCATTTTAAGATATTCTTGTATTTAATTTTCACATTATCTCTAGATAATCTTAAATACATCTGTAAGAACTGAAATAAAGCATTTAATTCCTTTTCAAATAATTGTCCAGGATTTTCACGGTTTACTATTCCAGTTACATTTATCAGCATATCTATCTTATTAGGATTACGTAGCCTTTTCTTTAAATCTCCTACTTTTATATACCCGTAATCATAAGTATGTACATAATCTTCATCTGACGAATTTAAATACCATCCTGGGTCTTTAGATTCATCATCTAATTCATAATATATACTCATTGCTTCATCAGGTACTACTGCAGATATAGTTCCTTTTCCTCCATCACGGTTAGTCATCTTATCTCCAGGACCTAGTGGTCTAGTATTTATAGTCTTTACTTTAATATAAGTCTTATTCTTTAAAGACACGCTTCCCATTCTAAGATTATTAGAAAGTAGTGCCTTATATCTATTAAACTTATATTCTAATGAGTCTGTAAATACATTTCCGTAATATTCGTGCATTTTTAATTTAGATAGTTCCATAGATATATTTCTTATATATTCCATTTGTGCTTTTCTTAAATCCTCTAAATAAGGATTTTTTAATCTGCTATTAGAATATACTATAATATCTACTACTCTTGCTCCTTTATGTACGAACTTTACATTATCTGAATCTGTAACTTCCGTATCTAACGTAAGAAATGAATTTTCATTAGCATCTGATACACAGAATATAATTTCCTTTTCTACGGTTTCTCCTATCTTAGGAAATGGTCTATATTCTCTAGTACCATCTTCATTAGTAAATCCATAAATATCTTTTAAGATGTAATTATCAGGAGAATAGATTATTTCTACTTCATCCATATAATTTAGTGCCAGTTTTTTAGCAAGAGATTCAGTTATTACTATAGAATCTTCTAATACTTTTCCACTGCACGTATAGATAAAGTTAATATTCTTGCCGTAATTCATTGCTCCATCCTCTGGGTCCATATTATAAGTATATTTTGTATATACTTCTTCATCTGAATCTTCTCCTATCTGCATATTCTCTAATTCAGATTTTATTTCATATCCAAACTTATAATATTTCTCAAACGATGGAATAATTTCCATATCTACCTTATCTAATCCATAGTCATAATATATATAGCAAGTTTCTACTATATTACCGTGAACTACTTTAGGAATTCTAGATAGTAACCTGACCTTTCCTTTAGATAAGTAGTTATCACTAGATATTACAAGTGAATTAGAATAAATAGAATCTACCAAAGGTCTATCTGGATTATTAGCTGGTGCAACGCTATGAGTAAGTGCTGATTTAAACATAGCAAGTCTACTCACTGAGTTCTTGCTAGGAAACGGAGTAAGTAGTGCTTCTGCCGCATAATTAGATAAATTACCTTTCGGTATTACATACTTTTCTTTCTTGATTTTTTTCATTTTTTCTTCTCCTTTAATAATCTAAAATATCATATCCAGTATAATAAAATAAATTACTGATATACTAATACTTTAGTTATTAAGAATCTTTAATTTTACTTAATATTTATAACGGTGTAGTTATTAACCACACCGTCTAATAAACTGATAATTTCTATTAACTTTGTTTTAGTATAATAGAGGAAGAGATAAGGGTAGTCATAGTACGACATCCCTTTTATTTTTAATTGCTGTTTTGGGTAGTAAATACAAGTTCGTTAAATACTTGATTAAGTGCTTTATACGGGTATGTATTTATCATATATTTGCCGTCTGGGTATTTACCCATAGGAATAGCCATTTCTCGGCAAATCTTAGAAGCTACCCTTCCTAGATGATTTGTATCAATAGTATTTGTATCTACTCCCATAAAGTGAGCATATTGAAATACAGTATGATAACCTTCCTCTATTATGAGCTCTTGTCGATGTTGAGCTATGTCTGCTCTTTCAGACAGTTCTTTATAATGAGCCTCTTCTCTCTCATCTAATTTACATATTCTAGTATTCATATGATTAATCGCTCTAGTAACTCCATTCACATAACGAATTTCTAAAGGTAACGAAGAATCGTTTTCTAAAGAATATGAACCAGTTTTTCTTATAGTTTTTATAACACCTCCTACCCATTCACTAAATTCTTTAGCTTCTGTTTTCCTAGAAGTAAATATCAATTTGTACAGCTCTATCTCTTCTACAAAAATAATTCCTTGAGGACCACCGTTTGTAAGGGTGTTCACAATATGAACACCCTTTGAAGACAGTCTGTCTACGGCTCTTCTACTATTAGCTATTCCAAGTACCCTACATACATCCATAGCACAAAATCCTAATTCTCCATTTTCCAAAATAGTCGTTCTTACGCTTCCCAAGTTTTTGTAATCAAATATTCTAAATGGATTATTTCCATTGTGATTAATCATTTCATTTATCATTTTATTTTCCTCCTAATTAATTTTTATAATTTATTCATTAAAGATATGATGCCCTTACTAATAGTAATCCCATCTTCCTACAATTATCAGTTATATTACTTTTTTATACCCCTACGTAGATACTATCTACTCAGGGTACAATTTATAATAACTACTGTACCTCCTTTCTAAATTAAGTTTTATTTAATATTATTTCCTCCTTTCTACTCTTATAATATATACGTTAAAAATATTAAGTTTTTTCATATTATAGCACTCCCTTTGATAAGGGAGCGCTATATTTTTATTCGTTCATCATAGCTAGTATATCTAGAGCTTTTTTACGTTCTTCCTTTCCTTTTCTTGCAGCTTCAAATATATAACTTTTTCTTTTATCATATGCTTCATATAGACATTTTCTAAATTCATCGTCTTCTACTGTCTTATCCATTAACTGAGTACTCTTTAGTTTTTCTTCATAACCTTCAACCTTTCTAGTTGAACCTGAAGTTTCTATTACCTTTAAATCTACACATTCATATATAAATGATTTTAATGGATTAAATCCATTTTCATCAGCTACTAAATAAAATCTTACATTATCACGTCCTTGCCTATTCTTCCACAATTTAGCTTCCATAATGCTTTGTGCCTTTAAATATGAAGCAGATTTCTTTTCTAATGATTCAGGAGAATCTGCTATAATTTTAGAAATAAATATTCCTATATCAGTATTATATAAAAAGTTTTTACCTCCATTAATCTTTACATCAGCAGGAAGTGCACGAAACTCTTTAGTAGGTCTTACTAGAGGATTATCTAAATTTTGCTTTTTACTCATATGTGCTATACAAAACATATTGATATTGTACTTGACAAACTGGTTCTTAAATTTTTTGAAGAACTGGTCTAATAATCTTGCTTGAGTAAAATACATCATTTTATTATCAGCTTTTTCTTCCTCAGTTAAGTTTTCAGGCATCATTTCAGATAAAGCATCTACCATAATAAATGTAGGAGGAACTAATTCAATTTCACGGTTTGTATACCCTTTAACTTTCTCAGGCTTTAATTTCTTTTTCTCCTGTATTATTCTTACTAATAATTCATTAAAAAATTCTATTGAATTTTCAGTTTCAAATATTACGTGGTCGTGTATCTGCTCATCAGTAAGGTTAGTTAGATTTTTAAATCTATGACGAGTTAATCCACTTTCATTATCTATCATATGAAGCTTTACATTCTTATTCTTTGCTATAATAAAAGGCATCATCATAGCTGCTACATTTTGTGCAGCTAAAGTAGTCTTTCCTGCTCCTGAAACTCCAATATAAGTAATAAGGCTTCCTGATAAAACTCCTCTGTTAGTTTTAAGAAGTTTAGTAGTATCTTCATCATATTCGTTAAAGGCTATTAGAGTGTCTATATTTCTAAACCCTAATGGATAAACTGCTCTTTTCTCTAAAAACTCAGTAGGAGTTTCAAATAACTCTCCTTTCTTTTCTTCTTCTTTAATTTCTTCTTCTTTTTTCTTACTCATCTTTTCTCAATTTCCTTTCTATATTATATACATTTATTATATTTATAAGTTGTAGAAAAACGATAAAATAATTTAAGTCTCCCAATTAAGGGAGACATTAAAAAAAAATAATAAGAAAATCCCTATTCCTCTATATATTATAGACAAATAAGAAATCAAAATGAGTAATTTAATCTAAGTGAAGACGATATATTTATGCTAGATATAAAATATGATAAAGTGGCTAACTTTATCGAAAGGCTAATCTTCTATATTTAAGTAAATTTTAGAAAAGGAATATCCTTTACATTAATATATCATAGATTAATCTAAAAAGCCGAGTAACCCTATAGGATAGGCAATCATAACTCAGTTACAATCCCTCTAAGTTTTACACTCCCGTTGCCTAAGCGGATAATTAGATTAATCTTGTCTTCTTAGTAAAGTGCTGATAATAATAAATAAATATTTTAATAAAAATGTAAAAAAGGAATTATCTTTGCACTTATAAATATCTAATTTGAAAAGTTTACATAGGTAGTTAGAAAAAAAAGATACTGATAATATAAAAAATATTCCCCAAAAATATTGCCTTATGGCATAAAAAGGAATTATCTTTGTATCTTTTTTTTTATATTAAAACGCTGATAATATCACAAGACAATTTTGCAGATTGGTGCCTCATCGGCGTAAAAAAGGAATTATCTTTGCGTTTAAGTTTTTAATTAATTAATAACTGCTTTAAAGTTTTGATTTTGATTCTTTTAATTAAAAAAGAGCAGACAGGAAATATGGAAAACCCTTTTCTGCTCTTCACAAGAAATTCTACTTGTAATAAGAAAAAGAAAACTACTTATACCAATTAAAATAAATCAAAATCAAAAAGCATAAGAAATTTTAAAGTATGTAGTATATTTCTAGACTTACCTTTTTTATCTAAAAATATACTAAATTAAATAGTTATAAAATAATTATTATTTTTTACTCAAAAATAGTATAATTTTTATCTCCTAATTCATTTGAATCTAATTTTTCATATTCTATTCCTAATTCATCAAATAAATCCTCTAAAGTATATACAGGTTTATTTAATAGAAAAGAAGTAATATTTACCTTTTCAGTTTTTCCTTTATCTTCAGATACAGGAATTATAGCTACTCTTCTATTAGATTCAGTAAATACATCTAGGTAGAATTTAGAATCTATTACATATCCAAAAATAATTTGAGATTTATTATATTTTTCTAAATCTATAGGTTCAGATTTATATATAATTTCATTGTCTCTATGTATATATACATTAAATTTAATATGATATCCTCTATCAGAATATACATTCATTCTAAATATTCCATTAAAGTCTTCAGGATTATGAATAGTAAAGTTTTCAAATGCAGAATCTGTATTAGTATTAAGACTTCTCATATCTCCTGAGTATTCTATATCATCTGTTTTATCTCCCCAACGGGAATTCCAAGCATATGAATTACCTTCTAAATCTGTAGCAGATAAATCTAAATCACTATTAGTATACCATATAATTCCTATTCTATCTCCTTTTTTAATATTTATACTGGATTTATAATAAATTCCAGCACTTCTTCTCTTATCACTCATAATTAAAGGAGTAGTCCATTCTTTACGAAGAACTGGTTTAACGAATTCTTTTTGGATTATAAATCTTTCTTCATCATCTACTAAAACTTTTAATTCCTTTTCTTCAGTAAATTTTTCAATAAGTTTTTCTTTCAATACCTTTTTAGGAATATATAATGAATTACTAGGAAGATTACTCTTATATTCTTTTATAAAAGTTTTCTGATTTCTAATATAGTAATCTTTCTTACCCTGAGAATCATAATATTCTTCAAGACTTATATAGTTAATCATTTTTAATAACTGCTTAATAGACATTTTACTAAAAAATGCTTCCTGCTCTTCTAAAGTTTTAGAAAGGATTTCCTTATCAAAAGTAATAGATAAATCAACCTGTCTTGTAGTCTTAGCTACCCTTAATATTCTATTTATCAATGTAGGATATTTTCTTAACTGGTTCATAGTAATTCTTTCTAAGGAATCTTTTTTAATTTCCCTTTTAGCCCATAATTTAATATGCACAAAGAAATCTTTATATGTATTTGCATACTTAGCTAATTCCTTTTTATAAGAATCTAATATATCAGCTACTAATTTCACATCTTCATATTCAGTAGAAAAATGTAGTTTCTTACAAGCATATTCTTTCTTATAATTAATAAATAAAGTAGATTTAGCTAGAATATAATTAATATATCTTATTAATTCATATCCTCTTACCCATTTCTTATTATTTATTAATATCTTTAAATAAAGTAATTTAACTTCTTTATTTTTAATCTCAGATACATCTAGAGTAAGATATTCTAATAAATAAGGAACTATATCAGAATCTAACGCTTTATCCATTCTTACTAAATCGTTACAAAATTCTTCAAATTCCTTTCTATTAAGAACTTTAACCATTTGTACCTTTTCAGTTACGTTTCTTACAGTATAGAAAGTATCATCTTTAGGAATATCATAAAAAGTATATTCTACTATAGTTTTCATTAATTTTTCCATTAAAGTATCATCTTCAGAAAATAAAGTAGCTACAGCTTCAATTTCTTCTTCCTTTAATTCTTCTAATAATCTTTCATTATCGCTAGATAATACCTTATTAAATATATACCCTGATTTAACGCTTCTTAAATCAACACCTTCTTCTGCTCTTTCATCTAAAACTACTAAATAGTTTTTAAGTAAATATTTTTTTAATACCATTTCTATTTCCTCCTAAAAAATTTAATATTTTAATAAAAAAAGAAAGTAAACTAATATATAATTAGCCTACTTTCCTTTATCTAATACATTCTACTTGCCAGTATATTCTATAAATGTATTAACTTCTTTTTTAAATGTTTGTCTTTTTTCACGTTTTAGAATAGAATCTATTATTCTTTTTATTACTTTAAATCTAGATTTAGTATCTACTCCTTTATTTATTACATTCTCAAAAGAAATTTGTATTCCACAGAACTCTACTCCATATTCACTTATATCATCAAAGACTATATCTTCATTATAGTTTCTAAATACATTTCTTATTTTATTTATTATTTCCTCTCTTTTATCTTCAGTTAAATCACTATTATAAGAATCTTCAAGTAAAAACCTTATAGTAAATTTGCCATCAAACCTTCTTTCCTTTTCATCATTTACTCCGTAAGAAACTTTAGTATAATTTACTAAGACTCTTAAACCAGCTTTTAATTTATTAATTTGCTCTACTATTTTAGATAATTCATTTTCTAATATTTTCTCATTTGAAATACTCATTATTATTTCTCCTTTCTCTTTTCCTTTTCGTTTTTACTATATTTGTAATATCTGCTGAAATGATAAATAGATTTACATAATGCAAAAACTCCTATAATAATCAATATTCCTCTATAAATTAATACATCTCTCATTTTAATATTCTCCTTTTCTATATTTACTATTACTTTACATTAATGTACATTCGTTTCTTTCTTTTATGTAAGTTCCAGGTTCTGCTATATCATAAAACGCTCTAGTAGTTTCTATTTCTTCTCCTGCCTTAAATTTTACATAAAATAGTTCTCTTCCATCTATAGTAACTTCTCTTCTCTTACTCTCTACATAATATCTTTCTACACATTTCTGATAATCAGATTTAAAAGTTCCTTTTAAATTAGGAATAAAAGTTATTATTATAAGAGCAAATATAGCTATTACCATAACTGTACATACAATGAATATATACACATCTGTATATTTACCATCCCTTTTTATTATTAGATTTAATACATAAATCATTATTACTACCAATATTGATATTGGAATCATTAAATTAAGCATATTTAGTTTATATCCTTTCTATTTAGTTTCTTTAATTTTATAGGATTTTTAAATCCTTTATATAATAATACTGCACTATTATTATTTGGTCCTATATCAGCATTATGCGATATCTTAAATGTATCAATTAATACTCTTTCTACTCCTAAAGTTTCTAATATACGTTTTCTATATTTAGGAGTTTCCCAAGTAATAATCGAATAGATGTCGCCGTCGTCATTCCACATCTGGCATTAGAGATATGGACTTTAGACTATATCTTCATCTCTGAGAAAGTTTCTTTTACCTATGACTCAGAGAGTGGGATTTTCCATAAACTTTATTATTTTTTAAGTTTACCTCTTGGATTTTTGAGGAATGGATACGTATTCTCTAAAGGTTTAGAGAAATCCACCTGTACATATTTTGCCTTCTCTGGTAAATCTATTCTAGAAGGTAAAACCCTAGTCGTTGAACCTTTTACTTTAAACGCTTTTTCTTTTCTATTTAAATACATCTTCCATTTACGCATAAGGTCTTTATGCCTTCTACCCTTTATCAAATCCGATAATGTTTGAGGGTCTAAATTAAATATTTCTGATATTTTATTCACGCTACAATCATAAATAAAATATAAATTTAAAGCATAAATGTACCAATTTCTTATGTCATATCTGTAATGGAAATAGTCTTTCTTTCTTTTAGCATTATCTTCGGCACTAAGCCATCTTAAATTACTTAATCTATTATCGGTAATATTCTTATTTATATGGTCTACTTCCATACCTGTATAATCATCTAAAGGTTTAAAAATTTCCATCATAGCTCTATGAATAGCAATGGTCATCTTTTTATTTACACCACCATAATATAATTTAACTTTAAGATAACCTCTTCTTCCATCAGGGAAAGGTTTCAATTTTCTTCCACTCTTTATATTATAAACATTCCCTTCTTCGCCGATTTCGTAATTATTAAAATTTATTCCACGAAACGAAACTTTACGTCTTTTCATATTCATCATCTCCTTTTCATATATAGTATAGAAATGATTAAGCGTTTTTTAATAGCAATTTGGCTGCGGATTGGTCATTTAAATTCGTCTCTTTTACCTTACCTTTACCATTACATAAAGCCACTAAGCATATCACTATCTTAGCTTGGTGTACGAATACTCCTAAATATATTATATAGGATACTTTCCCGTCATTTAACCCCATTTTTAGAGACCCCAACGTAATTGAATCTCCTGCCATAGCTGGTAAAATATGAGTAGGTACTCGCAGTACCATTTCATCTATTAAGCTATGAACTTTAAATGCTGTTATAGAACTCACATATATATCAGGTTCACGGTTTGTATAGACTACTGGACTTTTTACACGAGGAAATATTTCTTCCTTTAATAGTCTTTTGTCTTCTTCCGAAATCTGATATTCTATATCTACAAGATTGTGCAGTCTTTTTATAGGAATCTTTAATTTCTTTCCTATCTTAATTATATCAGCTACAAATGTACTTCTGAAATATTCTACTGGTATTTGACATACATCAATAGCTGTAATAGATTTATCTATAATAGGCTCTATTATTAACCTACCAGAGAATGTATATTTTTTTCCATATACTTCTCCTCGAATATGGCTTCTTTTAGAACTTCCTATATCGTCAAATATAGATTTACCTACTTTAGCAAGTTCCTTACATAAAACTACTAGCTGGTCTCTTACCCAGGATTTAGAACTTTCCAGTGGCTTGGAATTTAGATTTCCTACTACAGCAGATATATTCATATAATATAAATTAAGTGGGTGCATACCTACTTCATTAGAACCAGTAACTTCTACTTCCTGCATATTAATATATCTGTAATTTTTAGAAACTACCAATATTCTATTTGTGTACCATAGATGACGGTACATAAATAATAAGTTTTTTCTATTTTTCATATACTTTATTATAAAGGCTTCTAACTTTACTCCACTAGGTTCTAGTATTTCTTCCCAGCTATATTCTAGCTTTTTCTGGTTTAACGCTTCTAAAAGAGTTAAGTTCTTCTTTTTAGATACAGGAGTTTCTTTAGGTTTTTTCTTTTTAATAGTAGTTTCATCTTCTATTTTCTCCTCTTTTTCTTCCTCTAATTTTTCTTCTAATGGGTCAAATTCCTCTTCCTTATCATCATCAGGTTTTTCTTCCTGTTTTAATACTTTATCTGCTAATCCTTCAACTTTTTTCCTAGTTTTAGTCTGAGCTTTAATCGGAGATTTTTCTACCGACAGCATATAAAGTATAAATGGATGAATGACTTTATAATTCTTTAATGTAAGCCAGCCTATTCTTTTAGGGTCTAACCTTTGTACTTCAGAATTACATTTAGGGCATTTTATATCTATATTTTCTATACCCTTTAGATTACCACAATTACATTGATAAAGAGAATCTACTACTCTTTCTTCATCTTCTAAAGATATTCCATATTTATAAGAGAATATGGAATTTTCAAATACTATTTCCCTTATCTTCTTTAAATCTTTTGATTCTATATACTGGCTATAGTCAATAGTATCATCAATTAGAAAACCAGTTCCATTTTCCATACTCTCCTTATAAGATTTTTCATAATCTTCTAGCGTAACTGTAGTAATTTTCTTTTCTCTTACCTGGTTCTGAATAGCTAGTAATTCTTTTTCCAAGTTTACAAAATTACATTGAGTTTGCATTTACCTCCACCATCCTTTTTTATCTGGTCCTCTACCTATCATTTTATTAACCATCCTTTCATTATCAATATCGTCTAGTAAGTCCTCTACCTTTTTAAGCCTATTTTCTATATCTTCTAATCTTTCTTCTATAGATGTATCAATAGATATAGGAGTAGGAACATCATTTATCAATCTTTTAAGTACTGATACAGCTTGAGCTATATCGTGCTTATCTTTATCTGTCATATTATAAGCTCCTTTCTTAATTATTTCCTATAGTATTATTATATACTTCCATCATAACTTCAAAAGGATAAGCTTTATAGACACCATATCCTGGTACATTTGTACTTACATAAGCTATACCTCTTTCTTCACAGAAAGTTTCTACATCAAAAGCAAAGTCAAATTCATCTATAGAATTTTCAGATATTCCTAAATAACTTATAAACGCTGATATTGGTCTAAATCCTATTCTGATAGTTTCTTCAATACGTTTATTTTCCGCTATCATTTCAGCAACATCTTCTTTCAAATCTTTCATCCTATTATCAGTGATTCTTCTTTCTTTAATGAATCTATCATTTACAGTTCTTTTAAACTCCTGTAAATCTTTATTCATATTATCTAGAACGAAAGTAACTTTCTCACTATACGAAAGATTTCTCATATCGTAATAACCATTCTTTCTAATAGATGGAATAACTTCACGAGTTACCCAGTCTACGAAAGGCTTAACTTCTTTTTTACGAGAACCCAAAACTAGCTGATAAAGATTTCCTTCATCTATGAAAGTTACACTTTGAATACGGTTCATAGAATCTATGACCTCCATTGAATGGAGCCCATTTTTATTAAGTCTGGCTTTGATATTATAATGGTTTACCAATCCTAATATCCCACACACATCTTTAAGACAGAATAAAGGTTCACCCCTTTCATCTAAATAAGTTCTTACCTCTCCTAAATCTTTATAATTAAAAATTGCTAAATTATTTTTCATAATCGTTTCTTCCTTTATTAATCGTTTTCTATAAAAGTTACGGTGTCCTTTAAACATACACCGTCTTTGAAAAGTCTTTATTTTAGTTACATTTTGATTTCTTCCCGTTTTATCTATGACGTTCATAGTATGAACACCATCTTTTCTAAGTCTATATAATTATGTAGGAATTATGGTGTCCATTGAATGGACGTCATATTATGACGGTCATAATTTATTATTTCAATTTATACCCCTACCTTACTAATAGTAACCCAGGTCATACCAAACCATTAAAAAGGGTGTAAATTGAGCTTACATCCTTTTCTCATAAGGGGGCTCCATTGAACGGAGTCCCTTTAAAATAATCTTATTTTTTACATTATATTTCATCTCCTTTCTAATTTATTTTTTTTTTATTTACCTCCTTTCTTCACACATATAATGTATATGTGTGAAAAATTAAGTTTTTTCAAATTAATCCATATCTTCTTTATCTGTAGAATTACTTCTATCTACTACAGGATGAAGTATATGACTATTTCTAGCAAATCTATATGGGTCTTTATCTCTATCTAGCATATCTTTAGCTATTTTCCGTCTTGTACTCATACCAAGAGAATTAGCTAAAGAAAATCCTAAAAACCCTAAGATAGCAATACCTTCAAGCATAATAATACCTCCTTTCTATTAGTCTTTATTATATATAATTTAGTTAAGCTAGAACGATAAATATATCTCTCCGCTACGGGAGAGATATAATTTTAAAAAAGGAGATTTTCTAAATGAATAAATCATCAAGAAAATACTTCTTAGAAAAAAGATTATTTCGCAGCACTTAAATACCTAATTCTAAGAAGATATTCAAAAAAAAAAGTTAAAGCATCAAAATATATATAGGTTCTTATATTTCAATACTCTTTTCGTTTCTTGTTACTAGATTTTTATTAAATTTTCATAGGAAAGTTCTTCTCATTAGAATCTAGCATAATACGTGCTTCACTTCTTCCTTTTAGAATATCTAATACTTTATTTTCTAAAGGTACAAATTTAGTATTAATAGAATTTCCATTAATATCATTTGCTAAATTAGAAGTATCTTTACTTACTACAGTTCTAATAAGTTCAGATATTAATGCTACACGTGTATGTAAATCTAATGTGCATTTACTGGATAAGAAAGCTACAGTTCCTAATTTATCTATAGCTCCTACCATAATATCAGCAAAATCAAATCTTATTAGAGAAGCAAAGTAAGAAACTGATTCTGCACGTGCTCTGAATAATCGAGGTTTTTTCTTAGCTTGGTCTGCTGTAATAGAATATTTAGAATCTGAAGATAGTAGTTCTTTTGCCTTATCGCTAGATATAAGTTTACCAAATTCAGAAGAATCATTAAATAGTTTTGCTATATAAGTAAGAAGTCTTAAATTTGGATACTTACGTACAAAAGAATCATCACTAGATTGAATTTTAGGAAGTTCTTTAAAATATCTTACTAAAAATACTGCCCAGTCTACAGCTAGTTCATAAATAAGTAAAGTTAATCCTTCAGCTAAAAATGGCTTACCATATTTTTCACGACCGTATAAAGATAAATTCTTGCAAAAATTAGTATCTGTCATATTTTCAAATAATTTATTAAATATAGCTACAAATTCAAACTGCTTTTCATCTAATGTATTATTTAATAAATTATACAAATCATCTAATAAGGCAAAATTAGGTGTACCAGAAATACGTCCATTATTAATATACATATTCCAGTCTATTTTAGTATCAGCTATATATAAGTCAAATTTATTCATACAGGCAGTTACTACATCTAAAGTCTGTATTTTAGTTACTGGATTAGAATCTTTGCTTTCAGATGAATCTACTGGTTCTTTACTAGGTTCTTCTTCTACAGTTTCTTCAACGGAAACTTCTTCATTTTCGTTAGGAAGTTCTTCAGTTTCTTCTTCTATTTCTTCACTAGGTTCTTCCATACTTTCCCTTGCTAATTCTTCTTCAGCTTCTCCAGAGGCAAATACTAAAGCTCCTCTTCTTTTAATCTCATAAATATTTGGATACATATTTATATCTCCTTTCATTTAATATAAAGTATATGTCTATGTCTTTATGATAAAATAAACTAAAAAAAAAGACAGGAGCATAAAGCTCCCATCTCTTTTTTATTACTTTTCTTCTTTTAAGAATTCTTTCCTTAATTCAGGAGAATTTAAAGCTCTTCTAATCGAAGTGTAGTGGGAAAGTTTTCCCATTTTTTTAGATTTCAAAGGTATGAAAGAACCTTTGAGTAATTTAGTTACCCCTATCCATATAAATGTGTCAGGGTCTCCGAAGATTAATTCAGAATCACGATGATTTATCCACACGTGATTCACTTCTCTTTCGAGAAGCTTCTCCAATTTATCAAGGTCAGCGTGAGTATATACCCTTGCTGAATATTTACTAAGTAGATGATTATCTACATATTTGAATCTTTTAATCATTTTTTCAATTCTTTCTCTTTTTGTACTTATCATCATTTCTCCTTTGAATTTGATATTTTTTTTTTTAAGTAACACATAGATTCAATAACTATCTTTTGAGTTATTACTCATATTTTACCACCTCCTATATTTAAGAAAGTCTAACAAACTATTCTTCCCTTCATATACATAATGTATATGTGTAGAAAATTAAGTTTTTTAAGATTTCTAAGTATAATAGAAGATGGGATAAAATTAAAATGTACTCCCTTAAATGGGAGTACATAATATTTTACATCTGATTATATTTAATAATCGTTTTTAGGTCTTTTTCGTATTGAGATACTGTATCTACAAAATCTTCTAATGAGTGTCTTATATAACTCATAGTAGGACCTTCAGATAAATATAGAATATCACTGTCTTCATCTATAATAGTTAAACTAATTAAAGGAAGTCTAGTCATTATTCTAGAATAATCAGTTCTATTCATTAAATCGGTTCCTAAGTTTTTAAGCTCTATATAATCAGGATAGCTTAATACTAAATGAAATAAAGGAGATTTTACGCTGCTAATCTTATTTACTATATCACTAAATGAATTAGATTTAAGTGCTTTAATCTCATTTTTAGTACCTTTATTCTTCCAGAAAGTAAGCATATTTTTAGCCTTTTTAATAAAATTTCTCTCATCCTTAGTTACTACTATAGAATCAAAATATTTAATATTCATTTCATCTAAAGTTTTTAATATATCAGAAGATGCTATCTTTCTTGGAAGTATCTGTAATCCCATTGTAGTTTTACGAGTCTGCTTTTTCTGTTTCAAATCTATAGGACTTTCAGTAAATACATAATCTATATTAACTTCCATATAGCTAGGTAATGCATTACGTTTTAAGTCTATAAATTCTCCACTTTCTCCTTTACTTACTCTAGAATTAATAGAATTAACTAAAGAGTAATGGTCTTTTTCCCTTAAAGCTGTATGGGTAAAAGAATTAAGTGCTGTAGAATAAATAGGAGCTATTGGATTAAAAAATGGTCTACCTGATTCAGAAAATGCTGATATAATCTCATCATAAGTAACTGAACCATCACTTGCCTTTTCTACTCCTTCCTTAAATTCCACATTCATAGGAGATAGTAATTTACTACCACGCATTGCACGGCTTACTACACTTCCTCCATCTTGTCTAGCTACCGTGCTTTCAATAAGTCCTTTTAATTCAGCTAACTGTTTTACTTCAATAGCTTTAGAATACTTAGAAGCTGTATCACTTGAGATATTATCTGAAACGACCATAGGCTGTTTAAAAATAAAGTTAGTTCCATATTTTTTCTCTAAGTCATCTATTACTTTCTGATTTACTAAATTTACTGGTATAGCAACTAAAGCTACCATAGCAGTAATAATACCAGAAGCCATTCCAAACACATTAAAATCTTCTCCTGAAGCTGAAGCTGCTACTACACTAGATAAGTCATCTTCACTAGGTTCTTTTAAAACTGTTTTATCTATCTCTTCTTTTACTATATTAGGAACTTCATCTATTTTTTCAGTAAGGGAAGTAGAAATAGAAGTAGCTCCTAGTGAATCTATTTTATTTAATAAGTCATTTTTTTCTATTTCAATATCAGTAGCTATTTCAGGTTTTCCTATAGCATTACTTGACTTATATTTAGCCTGATTTAAAAATAAAACTGCTAATTCATCAGCTAATACATCCTTATAGTTATTTTCTATTTTAGGATTACTGGATACTGCAGATACTATATTTAGTATTTTATCTCTTATATCATTATACTCATTATTATGAGTTTCATCAATGATTTCATCCTGAGTGGCATTATCTGTATCATTAGAATTAACTATAAGACGTTCTTTTATTTCTTCTACCTTTTCATTTAAAGGTTCTATAGGAGATAATACTTCTAAACTTTCCTTATGTGCTGTAATTTTAAGATTTTTAAGATATTTATCCCTTAATTCGGTTATACTCATTTTTCCTCCTTCGTTATATGATTCTCCGCTAGAAAAATCTGGGTCATCGCTAAATAAATACTCAGGGTCTTCGTCTAATATAGAAAAGAAATCATTTTTATCCTTTTCTCTCCAGTCCCCAGTAGTAATACCTTTTTTAATGGTATTTTTTATTTTTTCTAAATCATCTTTATAAGAACCATCTTCGAACCTGTCCTTATCCATATATTCCCAGAACTTTTCTTTAAGTTTTTTAGTAATCCCAACTTTAGGTTGGGATTTACGTTCTTCATTCCATTCTTTTATATCATTAGCTATTTGTGTACCCATAAAATAAGCATCGTTATCTTCGATAGTTTTTTTAATTATTTCTTTAGAAGAAAGTCCTAAGTTTTTTAAGTATTTTAAAACTTTGCTCTTTTTAGCTTTATCTAATACTTTTTTCATAAAACTTATTTATCCTTTCCTTTAATCAATTTAACTAAAGTTTCAGTAAGCTCAGATAAATCTTCCTTAATAGATTTTTCTACTCTATCTGTAACTTCTTTAACTAGAACGTCTCTTTCATTTCCGAATACAGACTCTACTATCTTCTGCTTTTCTTCTGTAACTTCGCTTATTTTTTTAACTGAGTTAGCATCTAATAACTTTTTAACCTGATTGAATATTCTTTGTACACTTCTTTGTAGAAGTGGAATTAATATTCTTTTTGGCATAATTAAAGGAAGTACAGGTATTCTTTGCATTAGTTCTGCTAATACTAATACCATTCTTTCATCTAAATCGGAATCTTCTAATCTAACTACAGCGTTATACATTCTAGATTTAGCTAGTTTACCTATCTCTGCCTTATAGATTAATTTTTGTACTAAAAGCCTGTAGTTCTTACTAAGCGATAAAAATATAAGGAAAAATACTATTAAAATTATTATCGTATAAGTAAGAAACGTATGATTTATTAAATATAAATGTATATTTTTCATATTATTACTCCTTTATAAAATTAATACCAGCTAATTATTCCTTCTTTTAATAGTCTATGAATAAAATGGTTTTTTCTAAATATTCTATTTTCCCATCCATCATCAAAGCTACGTAATTTTCCATTAGCACGCATTAAATCTTCATATTTATCTTCCTGTAGAGTTACGTATGTAGAATAGAATAGGAAAAATGGAATCTTATTAATAGCTTCTATAGTTTTTGGACCCATTTGTCCATCTTCAGCAAGAGGTACTACTCCTACTAAATCTTCCTTATTTTCCTCTACAGCACTTCTATTAATGTAAACTTTATTTACAGTTCTTTGTGCAATAGTAATTCCACGTAAACCTGAATTTACAATAAAGTCAAAGATACATAATACTTTTCCAAAATGATTTATCTTATCTAACTGGAATTTCTTAAAGTAATCTTCTCCATAAATATCAAGAGCTTTTTCCATAGGAAGTTCTTTCATAGGACCATTATATCCGTGTCTTCTAGCTTCTGTCTTAATTATACCATACATAGTTTCCCCACCTGGGTCATTAGGATGATTAAAGTATCTTCCTTCAACTTCTAAGATATATCTGAATAACCATTTTCTGTCTTTAGAAGTCATATTATATTTATCACGTGGTTCATTACTAGATTTAGTTTCCACTTTAGCTGGTTCACTAGCAGGTTCTTCTACTGGTTTTTCATTGACAGCTTCATTTCCTTTTAAAGTCATTTCTGATATATTAGCTTCCAAAGTTTTCTTCACCTCCTCTTTAATTTCTTTAGATTGCTCTTCGGTAGTTTCTTTAGGAACTAAGTTTGCATCTTCAAGAGCTTTTTCGATTGCTTTAGCTATTTGTGAGTATACTCCCATTAATAATCACACCTTTCTTTACTTGTATTAATTCTTTGAATTAGAATTATACATTAGAGATATGTCTATTTAGGAAAATAAGTAAAAAAAAAACTCCGTTTTTATTACGGAGAAATAACAGAAGTTATTTTTTTATGAAGAATTATAATGCGTACTTAGGCACTGTTTCTAATTCTTCTATTTTCTGAAGATATTCTTCATATTCTTCAAAGTCTTCAGAAAATAATTTAACTAAATCTAACTTAGCCACTATAGGGCTATTTAGATTAGCAGGATATTTACAATTTCTGTATTTATCCTTTATGAATTCTAATAAACTCATACGTTTCATACGTATACACTTCCTTTCTGTAGAAAGGATTTTAATTACCGACGTCTCGCAAATGTCGGTAATTACTTCTACGTATATATTATATATACGTGTAGAATTTTAAGTTTTTTAACTAAAAATATACTCTCCCAATTAAGGGAGAGTATATTATCTTCTTTTACGTTTTTTGTTTCTTTTCTTTTTACCTAAGTTATTCAGTAACTTCTGCTCTTTCTTCGCTGGGAGCAGTATCAGCTACTTTTTCTGTTCCTAGAATGTTTTTTACTGTTTCTTCAATCAAGGCGTCTACTGCTTTAGCTGTAGCTCTAGAAGATTTCTTATCAGCATCAATAGTATATCCAGAAAGAGTTTTAGCTGCTGTATCAATAAATACTACTTGCACACGTACTGTATTTTTTTCTTCATTAGTTCCATTAAATTTAACTAATTCAGAATACAAGTAATCAGTTACTAATACTCTACCATCTGCTAATTCATCCCAAGTTCTTTCTTTAAGATTTTCTTGGTATTCATTAGCTATTTTAACAGCTATTTCTTCTACTTCAGTTAATTCAGCTTTTCTTTCAGGTAATTCCTGTCCATCTACTTTAGTGATTTCTATTCCATTTACTTCAATAGAAATTCTTTCGATTTTAGGAGCTTCTCCTTCTTTAGCTGGTTCTTCTTTAACTTCTTCTGCTGGTTTACCTTCAGTTAAAGTTAAAATTAATCTAAGATTTCCTGCTTCATCTCTAAAGTTTACAAACGGTCTTCCTAATTCATCTTTTCCATCTTCTGCTCTTTTTAATGTAGAATTAGGAACTCCCCATTCTTGAGAATCATAGAATACTTTTTCATCAGAAGTATATTCATTAATTACTTCTTCTTTCTTTTCTTCCTCTTTAGTATCATTAGGAGTTTCTACCTTTTCTTCTTCTTTAGGTTCTACTAATGCTAGAACTACTCTTACACGTCCTAATTCATCAGTAAATTTCTTTATTGGCTTACCTGCTTCATCATTTCCTTCTTCAGAAAGATTGAAAGTTTCATTATTGTGTTTATAGTCTTTAGCATTAGCAAAATCATCTTTATTAGAAGTGTAGTCATAAATAGGTTCTATTTTTTCTACTTCTTCTTTCTTTTCTTCTACTAATGTAATTCTTAGTACTACATTTCCTGCTTCATCTTTATATTCAGTAAATGGTCTTCCTAAGTCATCAGTACCTTGTCCTGCTCTTTGAAGTTTAACTTCTTTATACTCAATTTCTTCTTTATCTAAACCTTCTTTACTAGAAGTATATTCATAAGAAACTTCGATTACTGGTTTTTCGATTTTTTCGATTTTAATACCAAATCTTTCTCTGAATGTAGAAGCACTAGATACTAATGGGAATGGCTTAGTAACTGGACCGAATTGGAATAAATTCTTTCCAGCATCTAATACCCATCCTAATACCCAGTTTTCTCCTAAGGCGGAATCCTTAAAGTAAAATAAGTTATCTCCTGTACTTTCAACTGGGGTAATGGTCCCATTATTTTCTTTGAATACTTGTTCCCAAGTATCAATAATTTCTTGAGTTAATAATTCATTCTCATTAACTTCATAGCCTAAAAATCTTAATGACATTGGCATCATCCTTTCCTTATTTATTTATATCTTTAATAAGATATATAGATTTATAGTTGTGTCCAAATTTTAATTTTTTATTCTTCTTCCTCTAATTCACTTTCATCTACAATAGATTCATTTCTTTTTTCCTGAAGAGCATTTTCACGGTTTTTATAAATATCTTCTAAAGTATTCCATTCGTCAGATATTTCCTTAGGAATAGGCTCTTTAGTATATACTATAGGATAATCGTATTCTAATGCTGTAGAAACCATATCGTTTCTTAAATCTATTTTAAATGGATATAATAGTTTTAAAGGAAGATGAGTTCCTCCTTGCACTTCTTCTCCAGTCTTTTCGTTATAGAATACCATATATCCTTTCTTTTCGTTTTTATTATATTTAAAAAACTCCTTTATATCAGGATTATCTTTTATCTGAATATTTTCCAATGACCTTTTAGCAGAGCTCATAGTTCCATCTTTAAAATCTCCAGTATATTCCTTATAGACAGGAACTCTTTCTCCTAGTGCATTTACTATTACTCTATCTATATTCTCCTTATTATCTTCTATAGGATTTATAGCATTTTTAAATGCCTGGTCAGGAATCTCTTTTTTATCTTGTGGAATATTTATAGGTTTGACTTTATTTTCTTCCTTTAATTCAGATAAGTCATTTAATTGCTCTTTAGGTTTATTTATAATAATTTCCTTATTTTCCCTAATAATATTATCTTCATATGCATCAAGCTCACTAGAAGGCTTAATATTTATATTATATAAATTTCCTGTATCTTCGCTAGTTAGAATATTAGCCATAAAGGTATCTGAGGTAGAAGTATTTAGACCAAATGTATTTCCATTAGGTAAATCTACAGAACCAGTTAAATCTTTTTGTAATTTTAAATCATCATCATTTCCTTTTTTAATTTTTGTTTCCATATCAGCCATCATTTTAAGTAAATCAGCTTTCTTACCCATAAGATTATGCTTTAATCCTCTTGCTTCTATTTCATACTTTATTTTATTAGAACTGCTTGATAACTTTTTTATTACACTATCCATAGTCTTAATTTCACTTCCATAATCCTTATATAAGTCATCAGCCATACGAAGTACCTTTTCCATATTCCTATTATATAAGGATTTACCTAAAGCACGGTTTTGTGATAATAAGTCTGAGTTTCCTACAGTATAATTTCCCATAGAAGTACTCATATAAAAATCATCTATATTCTTCATCTGATTAAATATATGGTTTTGATATCCATATATATTATCCATAGAATACATACCACACCTCCAATCTTATTATTTTTCATCTTCTTTGCTATCAAGTTTAACTTCTACAAATTCTGCCTTAATGTGTTTTTCTATAAATTCATCTAAAGACATTTCGAGAATCTCAGGGTCTAAAGAACTTGCTTTAAGCATCATAGCTCTTGAAAGAAATGAAGGGTCAGGTACAATGTATTCTTCTGTCATAGACTTTTTATCTTTTTCTTCCATAATCTATCTCCTTTCTTTTTATAATGTCTTTCCGATAGCAGATAAACTATTCTCATAAACTTTCTTACGAAGAATCAGCGTATCTTTATTAAAGTAATATATAGCAAATTTTATTTTATTATTTTCTGTATCTTCAGGTACATTTAATAAAACCCAATCTTTATAATACTTTACTGTAAAACCATATTTTCTATTCTTTACTATTTCTTCTATCTTTTCAAATAAGGTCATATATACCTCCTTTTATTATTCTTTACTATTTTCTAATTTATCATAATTTATTTCTTTAGAAATTTTACCATATAACTGCTCTATTTTACGAATTATCTTTCTAGTATTTTTATCAAAAAACATAATAACTCTTACAGAACCTATATCTCTTTCTTCACGATATTCTAGTCCTATCATATCTCTATCGAATTTTCTTATAATAGAAACTATAAATCCTTTTACAGTTAAATTTCCTGTAGTAAATTCCTTTATTTTATCATCAAATATTAAATCTTTATCTTTCATAATATCACTTCCTTTCGTGAACGTGTAGAAACTCCTTCGTATTCTTATCATAAAATTCTACTACCTTTTTACCTATAGGAAACATCTTACCTGTCTGCTCATTTAAAATTCTCTTGTCATCTTCACGATAAAATAAAGCAATACAGTTTTTCATCTCTCCAATCTTAATAGTATCTGATACCCCACGTTCTAATAATTTTTCAATCTTTTCAGTTAATTTCATAAAAAAAAAATCCTTTCTAAAATAATATAATAAAAAAAAGATGACTTCCAATATAGAAGTCATCCGAAAACTAATTAATTAGAGTTTTCATATATAAATACATTTTCGTTAAATACTTTAGATAAAACTTTATATGGATAAGTTTTAACTTCATATTTACCATCAGGATAAGTACCTGTAGGAATACCATTTTCTCGACAAACCTTACTGCAGATACGACCTATATTATTAGTATTAATAGTTCGCACATCTACTCCCATATATTGTGCAAACTGAAATACCGAGTGGTAGCCGTGTTCTATTAAGTATTCTTGTCTAGCTAATGAGAAGTCTACTTTGTCATCGACATCTTCAATCTTACCATCTAAGTCATTATAGTTAGATTCAATTTTGTCATCCAAGTCGTTATAATTAGTTTTAATGGTTTTTTGCATATCTTCTAATTTATTAGCCATAAGATTTACTACTTTAGTAACCTGATTCATCTGTCTTACCTGAATAGGAATAGATTCGTCTTCTATCATATTATATGAACCAGATTTTCTTATTTTCTGTATTACTCCTTTAACCCATTCTTTAAAATCGTGAGCTTCTGGCTTACGAGAATTAAAAATTAGTTCATATAGATTAAACTCATCTATGAAAAGTAAACTTTGTATTCCTCTAGTTGTAAGGGTGTCATTACTAATGACACCCTTTTCGTTAAGTCTAGTAAGGGTTTGTCTATAATTATTTAACCCTAAAATACTCGACACGTCTTTCAGACAAAACCACACTTCGTTTCTTTCATCTCTCATAGTTCTAACCGAACCTAAGTTTTTATAATCAAAAATTTCAAAAGGATTATTTCCTTTACTCTCTAAATAATTCATATTATTTTCCTTTCTAAAAATGTATTTTTAATTAACATCTCATTCTAATAGTTCATTCATACTTTCATTTTAAATACTCTCCCAATTAAGGGAGAGTAGATAAAACTTTTTAATATAAATGAACCTTTAAAACTATTTCTTAGTTTTTAGTTTTCCACCTGCACCAGGTCCTGGTTGAGCTCCTTGAGGGTTAGTAAAGTTTCTTGATGGTCCTGATACTCCACTTACTGCTCCTCCTGCTATACTAGAATCTAAATCAGTTCTTATGTAAGCACCTGGGTTATATGTAGAACGTCCTCCAGTAATACCTTGAATTATAGCTTGGTCTTTAGGTCCTAATGTATCATTATTAGATACAGTGAAAGCATCTACTCCAAGCTTACTTAAATTATCCACTTCTTCAAACTGCTTGATATTTCCTTCATCAGTAAGAAGTTTAGATAATGCTGTATACAATTCTTTTCTTCTTTCGTGATGAAGCACTATTGTAGCGTGGTTAATTCTTTTAACCGAAGATACTTCATTTCTTCTTGCGTCTTCATTAGGATTACCTGTAGGAATACCTAATAATTCTTCAGCTAACGCATACCCTACAAGAGCCTGTCCATTAGCGTCTCTTATATCTAATTCTTGGAAAGGTTTAATTTTAATTCTTTCCGCAAACGATATAGGCTCAATATCACAAGCTAATTTATGAAACTCTGCTCTTGATTTCATAGCTTGTTTAGGGTCCCATAAAGGTACTAAGTAATTTACATATTCAACTCTTCCTTGAGAATCTATCTCTTGGTACACTGCTGTCTTATATTTGATTTCTAACTTTGTATTATTAATCTCATAAGTTTTAGTTATATACTCTACTTTTTCTGGGTCGAAAGGCAGTACATAATCTACTACTTTATAAGATTCATTAGTCGCAAAAATTGGTTCGATATAAGTACGGCTGTACTTTTTGATTTCTCTTTCTTGCGTTGTGAAAAACTCCGCAAATAAGTTTGCTGCAGTTTTTGAAATAGGTTCTTCTCCTATTGGTCTAGTTACTTTGATTGTATTCATTTTGAATACCTCCTTCTAAAAATTATTTTTTTTTTGATATAACCATTTAATATAATTACTATATTACTGGTTATTCAATATAATAATGTATACGTCTAAAAAATTAAGTTTTTTGAGAATACATTAAAAACTCCCTCACAAGGAGGGAGTAAGCAACACAGATAAAACACGCATTTTAAATCCAGTAAAAATACGTAGTTTTTAAAGAAATATTTTCAATAAATACAAGCAATAGATATAGGACCTCCTTATAGACTTTTTAGAATACGAGCTCTTTTATTCTAAAATAACTAAGGGAAATTCCTAAATCATATCACGTAAGATTTGAGGCGTAAGGGTTAATCCAGTACTTTATATATTTTTATTATACATAAAGATAGAATAATACCATTACGAATAATTTTGTATGGTCCGTTATTAGATTTTTATTTTTTATTCTCTATAGGAAAAGATTTCTAAAAACGATTAAAACTCTTCCTTTACATTCTGTTTTCTTAAAAACTGTATCTTCTGTAAGACACATATGTAAAAAATTAGCAAAGTGATATTTTATTGTAAATTGCTATAAAAAAAAAATCTATACAAATAAAATTTGTATTGTATCAGAAAACATACCTTTTTTAATAGTTATAATATTTTATTAAAATAAATAAATTTTAAGGAGGTTTTTTAATATGGCTAGAAGATATTACTGTCCATTTGATTCTAAGAGTTTTTCTTCTGTAAAGGAATTAAAGGATTATGTAGATAAGAATTATAAGAATAAAATTCCTAAAGAATATAAAGGAGATACAGAGCATTACTTATATGACTATAGAAACGGTAAAGGTAAATGCAGAATATGCGGTTATCCTACTAAATGGGATAAAGATAAGAAAAAATATAAAGTATTATGTGAAGCTGATTTTATGAATAGGTTTCGTAATCTATTTCGTGGTAAATTAAATACTTGTCAGGAAATAATGAGAAAGTATTATTTAGAAAATATAAAAAAAAAATACAATACTGATAATCTTATGAATGATATAGAATATCAGAATATGCTACTGCAGAATAGAAGAATAGCAAAGTTAGTATATTTTAAGGGAAATGAGATGACCGTTATAGGAAGTTATGAAGAATTATTTGTAAAGGAATGTGATAAGATACTTACTAAAAAAGATGATTTAGAGGCTCCTGGTCCTACTGTAAATTGGAGTGATGGAGTTACTGTAAAACAGCATATAACCGATTTTTATATTAAAAGTATAGACTGCGTAGTTTCTATAAAGGATGAAGGATTTGGTAATGAAAATACTCCTAGTGTAAAGAAGAAAAGAAAAGATGATGCTTATAAGTTTCAAGGTATTTTAAAAGATAAGAGAAAATTTAAAGCAGTAATAGAATTAGCAGGTAAAGATGAAATAAGAAAGTTTAAGGATATTTATAAAGAAATAAAGGAAAGTAAAGATAGATACATTATATATCCCAAGAACTATGATACCCTAATAAAGTAAAAAAAAAAATAAAGTACCCTTAATTGGGTACTTTATTTTTACCTTTCAGTTACAATGTGAAAATCATCCATATTATATTTTTTACTCACCCCCAATAGAATCATTTCTAATTCTACAGGGTTTTTAAAGTTTAAAGAATAAGTTTCTACTGAAGCAGACTCTACAATAAGTATATTTCTATCGAACATGGCTTCCACAAATTCTTCTTTTATTATGTTGATTCTTTTTTTGTTGAATCTTTTGTCTTTTATTATAACTAGGGAGATTTGAACATCTCCCTCTTTTTCAGCTGGTTTGCTTTTTAAATGAAGCACTTCCTTTATTTCTTCTTCTTTTTTCAAAATTTCATTAATATTCATTTTCTTTCTCCTTCTGTCGCTTCTAGCCAAGCGACTAACTGCTTTTCTTATTCTATAGGCGAAAGCATAAACCTAAATTTTATAAGGTCATTATATTACCCTACATATATATAATGTATACGTCTAAAAAATTAAGTTTTTTGAGAGAAAGGATAAATATATACTCTCCCTTAATTGGGAGAGTATATTTTATTTTCTTAAAAGTTATAATATCTACCTTGTACAGTAGTGATGTGATTAAAGTTATTTATATATTCCTTTAATTCTTCAAACGTAAATTCCTTTAATCCTTTTATAAAGTCTTCTTCAGAATATCCATTATCAGCTAATATAGTTTGTATTTCCCAATGCTCAAATCTAAAGTTTTTAAGAATTACTTTTTTAGCATTTAATAACTTTTCATCATTTTCTAAATTAAAGTAATTTCCTAATTTATCTACTGCTACATCTTTCATTACATCTGTAAGTTCATTACCTTCTACAATAATATGAAGTTCAGGTTTATCATTATGTATTTGTAAATAATTAGGATAGTCTACTTCAATATCTATTTTATCATCAGTGATTTCATCTAATAACTCGCCAATAAAATAATGAATAGCTAAATCTTTTACTGATTTAATTTTATCTAAGCTATTTCTATATACTAGCATAGAATAAATAGAGGAATCCCTATCTTCATCATAACCTTCTTCTCTATCTGCAAGAGGAGGTAATGCATAATTAGATACAGAATATCCCATTAAAGTTTTTTCATCCTTTAAAGATAATTCACGAGTTAATACTTTTTCTACAGGATAATATTCTTCATCTGCTCTTTTTACAGAAGCTACATGACCTTCTACAGCTCTTTTTATATTATGAGTTAATGTATCATTTTTTTCTACATCTCCTATAATATAGATATCCAGATTTTTTAATAAATATCTTTCCTGATAAATTCTAGCTACTCTTTCAAATAAATCAGTTGTATCTAACTCTGAATAGTCTTTAAGAAATTCTAATACTCTTACTCCTTCGTAGTCATCAATTCCTTCTATTGTAAATTTATGTTTAATTTCATTTAATAGTAAAGTAGGACTTACGATAGTTGAAATAATATATTCCAGATAATTTTCTTCTATTTCTTTTTTATCTCTTCCTTCAAATAACCCTCTGTATAGATTTGATGTAATATAGATAACTGCTTCTGTGATAAATTTACTTCTTATATTTTTTAAATTATCTAATTCATAGAAATCTTCTAATCTAGCTAAGTCTAACTCAAAGTAAAACGCATTAGAGCAAAGCCCTTCTTCTACATCCCATTTTATTAAATTTAAAATCATATAATCATCATTTTCTTGGGCTTGCCATATAGGATTTTTTCCTTTAAGTAATTCTTTAATTAAACTATTGCGATTACTTTCTATATTTTTAGTTAGATAACCTCTTAAAACTGAATTAAGCAAGAAATCTTTATTATCCATAATTCCATTATTTCTATACTTAAATAAAATATATACTTTATTATCCTTATCTATTTTAGGATACAATTTTACATTCATAATTTATTAATCCTTTCTAAAATCCTTTATTCATTTCGTTTTGAATCATCTGTTCTTCTAACTGCTTATTCATAATTCGTTTAGTATCAGCATATGTCTGCAGCTTATCCAGGATAGCCTCACGTAAAGAATAAGGCATCATAAGTAAGTCAGATAACTCTATCTTTACGTTTAGCTCAGAGACCCTTGTAATAAGATTACCTAGATAGGTTATTCTGTTATCCCTTGTCTCTTCTGCTGAGCCTGGATTGTCGAAAAAACAAGACTTCTAGCATCCAGTTCTAGTGTATTTATATGCTTACACTCTTCATTAGTACATTCGTATTTATACTGGATTGTATTATCCATTGCCTTTTCATGTAGACCTTCTACTATTTTAGATATTTTTTCCTTTAATTCATAAGGAAAGTTCTTGTATATAGTAAACAGCTCTTCCATAGGCGTACTTGATACTTCCATTTTATCTTTTATTTTCCATACGTCTTTTCCATTTTCATTTACTTTGTATCTTGAAAAAATAGAATCCATATAACGAATTTTCATCATAATTGACATATCTGTATGAATTCTAGATAAATGTCTAAATCCGTATGGATGGTTTTCTATGTACTGAGTAATCATAGAAAACTTATTTTTAATAGACGATGACTTATAATCTGTCTGAGTTATAACGTCAGCTACTAAATCTATTTTCTCGTACTGACGTACTAAATATCTAAGACAAGCTGTATCACGGCTTAATGCATCTATATAGCTTGGGTCGCAGCAAGTAACTACTATCTGATTTACAGTGTCTTTTGTGAATTGTGCCCCTTTTCTTCTTGACTGCATATGCCAGCTAGCATTAAAGTTTTCCATAAATGTAGCGTCAGGATTATAATGAGTTTTAGAAAATTCTACCTGGTTTTTCTTATATTGTGATATTAAAATTTTATCTATATCAACTAATAAATCCATAGCACGTCCACACACTTCACAAGTTATATTTTCACTCATACGTAACGTGCTTTTCTCATCGTCTTTTAAGCTAGGTTCACTCATAAGAAGTAGTTTAGCAGCTCCTAATATTAAATAGTTCATATCAAGATTAGATAATCTTTCCATATCAAACTCTGTAGATTCTGTACCTTTTGTAAGTATTTCACTGTTTTCAAATATCTTTTGCAGTAAAAGCCTGTCGTGAGTAATGTCCCTTCTTCCTGTCTGCATAGCAAGTAATTCATCTTCAGTAACTAATGTAGTAAGCTCAGGAACTAATATGTCATTTTCAAATTCATAGATTCTTATAACCACATTACTCATAGGAAGATAGACATCTAAATGCTGACCTAGCTTTCTAAAAGAACTTAGCATATTTAATATACTTGAGTTATCTACAGTCTGATTACTTTTAGTATAGTCTTGCGTACCATAAAACATATTAATCTGCTCATCAGTTAGCTCTACTTCCTTTACTTCATTTCTTTGCTCTAGTATCTTGTCATTTCTCCAAAGCCCTGTATCTACATCATAATCTTTCATATACTCATCAGTTTCTTTTTCCTCTTCTTTCATATCATCTTCAGTTAAAAGAATTTCTTCTGAGAGTGATACGCTAGCTTTTGGTTTATTATTATTTTCAGCTTTTTCAATTTCTATAGCTTTTTCCTCTGCTACAGCCTCTTCGTAGCTTTCAGAATTTTTTAATATATCTTTATCCATATCTATAGCCATATCATTTAATCATCCTTTCTAAAAAGTAATTTATATAAGGTCAAACTCATCTTCATTTTCATCTTCTTCAAATTCTATATTTTCTGGTAAGCTAATTGAAGCAGAAATATTTTCATCTTCTTTCTGACTATCAGATATCCCTTTTTCAGATGATTTATTTTCTGCATCTGCTATCTTTTTCACTTTATCCCAGATATGAGTATAGACCTTAATAAAGTCGTGCCCAGTGTTTTTATAAAACTCATCGAATTTTTGGCTCATTGTAACTTTGCTTTTAGGATTACTAATATAATTTGGATTAAACTGAATTGAGTCTTCCTCATTTAGTCCGTATACCCTAAAGTAAGTTTCTATCTTGCGGAAAGAATCTACTGATAATAATTCTTCTCCTTTATCCTTTAGCATTTTTATTAAATTAGCCTTAAAGCCAGGAATAGTTCTTATTTTATGAATTAATCCTTTTCCAGCCGCTATATCTTCTTCATTTTCACTGTAGTCTTCAGATATCTGCTCACAGATTAAAACTTCAGCATCTTGAATACTAGCGTCTATTAGCATCTCTAAACTAGGACGACGCTCTTTTTTATATTCACGTGATAACTCAGCAGCTTTTTCAGTTGTTAATGTGTCCATAGTATACCCTTTTTGAGTTAGCCATCTGTAAAACATTACTCCGTGAACCGTTTTATCACTTGCTACTAATTTTAGGGTTTTATGAAAACCTGATACAGTTTCTGGCTCCATAATTATTCCTTTACGACGAAGTAGCTTAATATCAGCTCTTTCCTGCTCACTTAGCTCTTCTAGTTCGTTTTCCTTTTCTGATAAAAAGTGCATCATCATATCAGGAATTATTGAGCTATCTAAATCCTGGGAGTTTTTAGCTTTTCTTATTATCTCATCTTCAGTTCTAAAGTTTCCTGTCTTATTCATAGCCATTAACTTATCGTATCTTTTTCGCTCTTCACTAGTTAAACCTAATTTATCTTTTCTTCCAATTAACTCAGGATTTAACTCCACTTCTATCTCTAGTAAGTTATTATTGTCAAATAAATTTAATTTCTCCTGAACGATAGGAATCTTTTTTATCTCTCCAGTCTTTTCATCCCTTTTCTCCTCATATCCTAATATTAGCTCTCCAGTATCCGTTGTACCATAGTAAAGAGCATCTACATCGGTATTCTTAAATATCCTAGCTAACCTTTCTTTAGCAGACTCCCCATCCTCTTCACTGACCTTTAAATCTTCATTTATCAACTTGTCATCTAAACTTTTCACATCTTTATCTATTTTAAGTGGAGCAGTAAGAATATCTTCAATTATAGGCATTTTTTAATCAATCCCTTCTTTTTTTTTACACACGTTAAATCTAACCTTTTTAACCCCCACATCCTTTTACAATTATTCTAGCTTTTTTGTATTCATCCATTTCACATATACGACTAAATAACTCATTATTCCATCTGTATTCCTCACAAGCTAAAATAAATCCTACTTTATCAATCTCAAATTTACCTTTTAATTTTTTAATTATCTTATCTTCCATTTCTTTAGTCATCTTCTTTTTCCTATTTCCTTTCGTTTTCTCTAGTTATTCTTTCTAATTTTTTCTATAGATTTTTAAATAATAAATTATTTAATTTAAATTTTAAAATCACCACAATTTAAAATCTTAATTAATTTTTTAATTTATTTTATTTAAAAAATACAAATAAATTTAGTTATTAATTTTTATATATTTTATTTTCAATTTTTTATATTTATTTTCTCTAAGTGAATAGAATACTCCTAATTTAATATTTTTATATTCTTAAAAACCTCATATTCTTTCTTGTTACTAAAAACTAATAAAATAATTCTAAAATCTAAATAATTTTAATTTTCAATACATCCTAAACTAAACTAGCAAGTCTTCTAAAAAAAAAAAACAGAATATTTTCTTTTCCCCATCACAGGAGAAAAATATCTAAAATCATTTAAAACTTCCTAAAACCTAAAAATCCAAAAAAAAAAACCTCCCAAGAAAATAACTCTCAAGAAACCGAAAAACTCCTTCCCAAAAAACTCCCCTATATATGTCTTACTAAATATCACTAATATAATATATATTACACTTTTATTTTATTACTCCATTACATTATGGGATTACATTACGTAATACAATAATGTGTAATATATACCATTCATATAAAAAAATAAATAAATTATTTTTTTATATGATGTATATAAAATAATATTATTTCATAATATTATTTTATTATTTTTATTTTTAATCTGTAATCCCTTTCTTTTTCCTTACCAATCCCCCCTCTTCCCCCCTTTCCTTTCCTTTTTCTTTCCCTTACGGCGAGAAAAGGCGGATAAATAGGGGCGAAAAGGGAAAACTAGCAAGGTTCTGAAGTTTTCGATTTTCTCGAAATTTTATAAATTTCAGAATTTAGTTATAAAATTTTTTTAATTTATATGCGAAAAAATACAACTTTTTTATCCGTCAATGACAGCTTTGATAAAATAGCTATAAAATTAAAAAGCATTAAATTTATTAAATTTTTTGATAAAATTTATATAACTCTTCGTAGCGTAGTTTTTTACAAAACTGGGATGTCGCAACGTGAAGAAGAGGGCACCTGCGATGGTCAAGGAAACGGTCGGAAGACTGGCTAAATTCAAAATTAATATCGCACGATATTAGACTCATATCTCCAGAGTATATTGGGGATTATAGGGGAGTTATTTCTTCCGTCTTAAATTTACAAAGAAAACTCTAATAAATTCTTTAATTTTTAATTCCGCAGATAGATGCGGAATCAATTTTTTATTCTTGGGTCCTACCTACGTAAAAAAATGAACAATTCTAAAGCTGGATAAGGACTTGAGAAATATTAAAATTTGATTAAAATTAACGAAAATGGGAATTCTGTAGATAGGTGTACAATCAAATTTTTTAATAAAAAATATTTGTCTCTTCCCTACGTAAAAAAATGAACAATTCTAAAGCTGGATAAGGAGTTAAAAAAATTGACTTTTTTAAAAAATTATCAAAAATTAAATCTCTGCAGACAGATGTGGAACTTAATTTTTTAATTAAAAAATATTTCTTTCCCCCTAGGGAGAAAAATGAACTTAAAAAATTTATTCTCGATAAAGATAGGGAGAAATAAAAATCATAAAAGACAAGGGAAAAAATATTTAATTTTTTAAATAATTTTAGTTATTTTGGAATAACTAGAGAGGAGATATAAATTTAAAATGGCAGTATTTGGAAATGATATGGGATTTGACTATCCAGATATAAAAGACCCAACGAAGTCTATGAACGATGGACCGCTTGGAGGCTCTATGTTTGGAAATGCTGCAAAAAAACCTAGCGGTAGCGGATATAACCACATATTCGATACAAGTCAGATACCCAAAGGATATAACGTAATTAATATTAAAAGCGTATTAGACCCAAGAAAGACTGATGAGGACTATAACGTGTACGGAAAGAAAAACCCATTTGATATAACCGAAAAAGCAAATAACTTTTTTAAGCAGGTCTTAGCTCCTATGGATAAATGGGGGAAAAAGATAACGAATAATAAAATGCTAGGAAAAGTATTTGCACAAATTCCAGGTCAAGAAAATGAAAAACCATTATCCGAAAGAATAGCTGATTCGATAACGAATAATATTTCGTTTGACGGAGCAGCATATATACAAAAACTGGATGAAGAGATAATATCGAAAAAATTCCCATTTATCTCAGGTCTTACAAGTGATATGCTAGACGCTTATATGATGCCTCCAGGAGAGCATTATGATACAAATAAGCACGGATATGTAGCCTGGAAAAATGCTAAGCAGGACAGGTTAGTTGCTGAAGTTGCTAAAGATAACTACAGCCCTATGGTAGCTGCAGCAAGTGGAGTAAATTTAGCTCCTGTAAACCAGTTTGTATTTAATCCTAATGGAGGAAGAGATACGTTGACGTTTGGAGATGCGGCGTTAAAATTCAATGCTTCTACAGACCAGTTTGGAAAGCCACAGGATTTAAGCTCAATAGAAAATAATGCTAAGACTGCTATGCAGCCAAAAGAAGCTATGTTTGGGAGTAAATATGCAGATGTTTTGGCTAATAACTTATCGAATAACTTTCGGAGAAAAAATAAGACTTATGATGAGCTTATGGATTTAGCTGAGGCTGCTGACCCATTATGGGATATAGAAAACCGTCATACGATAGCTTGGAATGGTTTACAGAAAGCTAAGGAAACTGGAGTTAAATTATTAGACGGTTCAGGAGATTACCTAAAGGAAGAATGGGATAACTTTGGATTAAATGCCAGAAATAAAATAGAAAATGCCTATAACCAGCTAGATGATTTCGTACAGGGAAATAATCCATTTGGAATTATGCTAAATCCTAAATTAAAGCAGAACTTAGATAAGTGGATGAATAAAATGGGATTTGCTAAACGTAGAGGAGTAGGAAGCGATATAGAGGGAAACCCAAGTGAAGAGATTATGTTTTCCACTGTAGTAAATATAAATGGGGTAGAGATACAGCCTGAAGACTTTATGGGATTTTATGAGGAGCACGACTATGTACGTGGTAAGTTTCCTCTTCGTAAGATAAAAGTCAGAATAACTCCTACGTATAAAGACAATGGGTTAGATTTAGATGAGATAGCTAAAACTGGAAAGATGAAAGTTGCTGTAGGAAGAAGTTTTGCCTTTTCACGTTCACAAAACTATGACTTATTTACGATAAATGGTAATGCAATATTCCGTGCATTTGAAACTTTACAGAATTTTGATGGAGTAGCAGACGTATCTAAATTTCAGACTCCTCCTCCATCTAAGAAAAAAACTAAAGACAAAGTTGAAACTGCTACAAAAGAAGAGACAGGAGCAACTTGGGGAAACGCTACGGAAGTTTTAGAAATAACGCTAACTTCTCCACATAATGTGCTTATGAATAATCCTAAAGCATTATTTCAAGGAGTTACAAAGGAAGGTACAACCGTAAAGGAAGTAATTAACGAAGCTTTTAAGCTTCACTTTATGGGAAAGGGAGATGATGCTAGTTCATTTACTCCAGGAAGTTCACAGTATGATACTACTGGGTTTGGAGATAATTTTATTAATTATGCCGATAGAAAAAGAATACCTGGAGGAAATAACTTTGGTCCTATAGAAAGCTATGCTGGAGGAATGACAGGTATTGGAGTAGCAGGTCAGTTTGGAAAAGTTAAAGAAATAGACCCTAATGCAGGAACTATTGAAAATCTTGCTGGAGGATTAACTGGAGTAAAGAGTGGAAGTACAAGATTATCTCCTAGCAATAATAAAGGGGATGGTATAAAAGGCGGTATAGAAGATAAATGGGGAAACGGTTCTTATATGGGAAGTTTAATGGGTGCTGGAAAATATGGTGTAGGAACACAGACTGGAAAAGCACAAGGATTAGATACTTTAAGTGGAAATTTACAGCTTGCTATGGAAGAACCTGAATTTAATATAGATTTTAGTACAATTAAAACTCCTATGGATTTTCGTGATACAGTAGAATATTATCAAAGAGAATCAGGAGGTATGCTATATAATGGAGGATATAATATATTCCAGGACGATAAGATAATTTATATAGTCAGAAGAAAAGGTCCTAATAAAATAGAATTTGCTGATGACTGGAAAACTATATTAAGATTTTCTCCACAAGATGCAAAACAGGTTACTCAAAGTCTTTATACTTTATCTAGCGTATCAGAAAGAAAAGTATGGATAGGATTAAATAACGATGATATTATGTATTTAGGAGACTTCTCTGATTATAATGAGCAGAAGACAATTCCTATATTTGCAGGAGTTCCTAGCATATTCAATAATCAGACTGAAAATTCTCCACAGAATACTACCTGGATGATATCACATCTTGGTTCTGCTGTAGAAGCTAATACTTCAGTTAAAAAGGTACAGGAATTTATTGTAAGAATACCTAATACTTATTTAATCTTCAGACCAGGAGATAATATAAAAATAGAAATGATGGAAACTAAAGAGGTTTATACTGGTACAGTAAAAAGATGGGCAGCTCAGCAAGGAGATGCTATGACTAATGTAAGAGCAGTAGTATTACAGCTTGCTTTAAAGGAAGGGGAAGAAGCTAATAGCGACGAAGAAGTTATAGAAAATTCTCCTGTAAATAAAGCTATTAAGAAATATCAGGAATGGACAGCAAAAACATCAGACAAGTTTGCGGCTAAAATAGAAAAATTACAGTCTAGGCTTATATATGCTAAACAGAATGAAAAGCAAAGAGCAGAAACTGTAAAAATATTAAATTTCCAAAGCAGTTTATTATATGGAAATGATGCTAGACCAAAGATGTTTGACAATGTATTAAATAATCCTGAGAAATTTAAATATACTTATGGAAGTACACCATTTGGTACTGAATCTACGAGTGATACTGACTGGATTAAAAATGCTACTAAAAATAGCATATGGAGTCAACCAGCTCCAAAGGAGCCAGAACCAGTAAAAGAAATTAAAATGCCTTCTAAATCTTAATTTAATAAATAAATTACTCTCCCATAATAGGGAGAGTAACGTTTTTAATTTTTAGGTCCTGGTTTATTATCTTCTTCCTTAATAACTGCTTTTACATCATCTTTAACTTCCTGTTTTGTAGTAGCTACCCTTTTCTTATAGTCAGGAAATAATGGTTTTAATATAGTATCAAATAATACTCTATTCATTTCTATAGGATTATTTTCTAAAATTACTTTAATAGTATGACCTTCTTCTATAAGTCTATCTATTTCTCCTATAGTTCTTTCTACTTCTCCAGATTCAGGAAAAGAAGTATTAGTTACATTATCCCAAGTATAGCTAGTTACGTAAGTTCTTAGCGTTTCATCATTTCTCATAATTTATTCATCTCCTCTAGTTAAATATCTTTTTGCTATTTCTGTAATAGATTTAGCATCACTTATAAGCTCTCTTATAGGAAGCTCGTATTTTTCTTCCATTAATACAGAAGATAATTTACTTTTAAGCTCATTATACTGAGTTTCTACTTTTCTAAATTCATTTAATATAGCTATAGCATTATCATCATTAGCTTCTCTAAATAATGGTTCTGCTATATCAAATCTGAATTTATCCACTAAATTATATAAAGGGGTTAATCCTTCATAATCTTTTAATCTAAAGTCATCAGAATTAATCTCTTTAAAAAACTCAATAATCTTTACACAGTCATATTTTTCATTAAGACCTATAGAGTTTAATAAGTCAGCTAATGTAGCTTCTCCTACTTCGGCTAAATCATAATTTAAATTATTAGACTTAAAGTCTATAGCTATTAATATAGCTAAAAAATTCTCTTTCATAAAATAATATTCTCCTTTCTATTTATAATTTGTATCTACAGTAGATTTAGAAGGTCCATAAGGCATAGTAATTCCTAAATCGTCATTTCCTATAGCCTGTTCCTTTAATCTTCCTATTTCATATTCATATTGATTTTTAATAAGTAAATCAATATAAATAATACCTATTAAAGGTTCATTTATATCAGGCTTTAAATCTACAATAGTAAATTCCCTCATATTCTTTATATAGTATTTTTTCTCTAAAGAGTCATTTGGAATATTTATTACACTATCTACAGAACTTACTAAAGGATTTTCTTTTGTATCAGTTACAGTAGCTTTATATAGCTGAAAATTAAATAAATCTTCCATCTTATATCCTTTAGTTTTTGCCCAGGAAATAAGTTCATAAATGTATCTTCCATTAGGATTATTTTTATCTATAAAATTATATAATGAGAATTTTTTAGTAGTTACATTGCCTGAATTATGAGTAAGTAAATCTTCCTCTGTCCATTTAAATGGTATTTCTATTAAGGCGTGCTTATTTTCAAATACCTTTTCTACCTCTATAAATCTTTCAGTAAGTCCTATATGTGCTTTAGTAAGCTCATCTGGAGTTACTCCAGTCTTATAAAGTTTTTCTTTATACTTATCTAATAATAATCTATCTCCATATCTTCTAATTCCTATAATAGATGGAATTAATATTTCTAATTCAAAACTTCTAGTAAACGCATAAGATTCTCCTTTTAAAACTCCACGAGTTTCAAATTCCTGAGGATTATTCATATCTATTACTTTAATAAGTGAATTAGATACATATCTTAAAAAATAGTAATATTTCCCATTATATCCATCCATAGTATAGAATATATGAGTTTTACTATTTCTATTTAACCATTTTAATAACTGATGATGATTAGTATCTTTCATATTAAACTGCTCTTTAATAAGTTCTATTATTTCATCAGGAATTTTAAAATCTATAAATGTATCAAATGGATAATAATAATTAGTGCTTCTTCTAGTTGTCCAGTAATTAGCTATATTATCTGCCTGATTTCTGCTTCCTACTGCTATTCCTGCCTGTAAATCTAATTGAATAGACTTTAGTGAAGCTGTAATTTCTAAATTATTATGTAAATTTAAATTATCTTCTATCTGTATTATAGGAATCATAAATTCCTCAGGTTCAAGAAAATGAATAGAATCCCAGTTTTTCATTGACGGATGACGGTATACTTCACTGTCATAGGAATGGTCTATAGAGCATTGTACTGAAAGACAAGGCTTTCTTGCTTGACCTAGTAATCCTTTATTCCATACAAACTGCTTATCCGAAGCTAATCTAGTTTTTATATATTCTGTATTAAATTTTACGGCATTTTTTAAATCTCTTTTTACCCATTTGCGAAATGCGTCATAAATACTTCCAAAAGTAACTCCTAAGTCATAAGGAATCATATAAGAAACCGTCTTATCGAATAAAGCAGAGTTTCCTAATCTGTCTGCTTTTAAAGTTTCTTCTCTCATTTAGCATATCTCCTTTCTTAATTGATAAAGGTTTAGAGGATGTTTTACCAAATATATAGGACAAGTCTTTTTAAGTATTTTAAAATATGAAAGGAGAATATTAAAATGCTATATTTAGATAGAGTACCAAGTAATACTATAGTAAAGTCTATGTGCTATCCAGCTAAGACTACCAAACTTGATAGAAATAATTTATTCATCATTCCTACAGCTACAGAAAAAGAATTTCTAGCTATAGTAGATAAATTTATGAATAATGAAGGAAATCTAAAATTAAGGCTTCCTAAAAGTATTTATGTGCCTTATGCAGAATTTGTAAAATATAGAAGTGGACCTCGTAAAGTAGTTAATAAGAATTACCAGCAGGATGTAAAGGAAAGAAAAGCTAGAGGATTTTTAAAGGCAGGACATCTTCCATCTACTCTAGTAGATTATAATGGATTTATAGATGTATCTTCTATTATAGAGCCTACCTTACTTGCTAAATATACAGCGGCTAACTCATTAAACTTCTGGGATAATATAATACACGACAGAGGATTATTACAGGAATATAAATATCTTGTATTTACTAAAGATAATATGCAGTTAAAGGTAAATGCTATTACAGCAGTTACTCCAAAAATAGGATTAAATTCATCTAATATGTATCTTAATTTTTTATATAATTTAAGATTTCATTATGAAGGAATGAGAAAGCTATTACAGGAAAATAAAGTAGATTTAATATTTACTGATGGAAAGTGGACAGTAAAAATAGATTCAGAAAGTATACCTACTGATTCTAAATCATTCTTTAAAAACCTATTTACATCATTACGTCGTCTTAATACAGGTGTAGTAGTATTAGAAGATGAAAATAATGAGGTAAATGAAGAACTTATTTTTGAAGATGACAGCAATTCCATTAAAGAGGAAACTAGCTTAAATGATGAAAAGATGATTAAAGCTATTGAAAAATTAGACAAGAATTTAAGTGAGCAGGAAAAGAATGAATTAGAAAAGCAAATTCTAGATGATAAGCCTACTAAAGATAAGCAGTTAATTTCTGCTATTAAGATATCTGAAATAATAGAAAAAGCTAAAGAAACTGAACTTCCTGTAATTTCTGAAAGACAGAAGAAAGTTGAAAAGAGAATGGAAGATTTAAAGAAAAAGCATTTAACTGAAATAATTGCTAAACTTGAAGAAAATGAAATGGAATTAATTGAATCTAAAAAGGTAGCTGATACTAATATAGAAAAATTTAATGAATTTAAGATAGAGAATATGGATAAGCAGTATGAAAAGACAGCAAAGAAAGTAAGAGTAGAAATTGGAGATAACTTTGCTAAATCTGATACTCCATTAATGCTATCTAACTATAAGGAAAGAGATGATGATACATCCCCTGATACTAAAGGAAAAGTAGTAAGCTATACGTTCCAGTCTCCTAATAATACAAATGAATCTCATTCATTTACTGTAAGAGTTCCTGAGTTAAGAGATGGTAAATTTTTACACTTAAATGGAAGTGATAAAGTTCTAATAAGACAGAAGATGAGTCTTCCTATAATTAAGATAAAAGATAGAGTTTTATTTACTACGTATTATGGAAAAATGTTTTTTGAAGTAAGCAGAGGAAATATATCTAAAATAGTAGCTAAAGTAAAAAGATATATTAAATACGTAAGAAAAACCTATACATCAAAAGAATTAAATCCTTATTTTGATTTTGCTCCTGCTTATTTTGACTGCGAAGATAATAATATACTATCTACAGAATTACTAGAAATTTCAAGATACTTTACTAAAATACATATAGATGATGACTATATAACTTTTGAAAACTGCAAAACTAAATCAGGAAATAAGAGTGGAATAATTGCCTATATAGGAGGAAAACTATTTAAAGTAACTGCTAATAACGAAATAGAGGAAGAAGAAACTGGTAAAGTAGTTACTATAGCAGATTTATTATCTTTATTATTCATAAGGGAACCTGCTAATCCTATATTTAATATATGGGAAAAAATAGTAAAGAAAAAAGAAACTACTTCTATGGCTTTTTCTACTGGAACTTTACTTGCTGTAGATACTCCTATAATTTTAATGGTATTACACGCAATGGATGAAAATTTATTAGAAGTATTAGAAATATTAAAAAATGACTATGGGTTAGAATATAAGATAACTCCTTGGAGTGATAAAAAACCTCCTAAATTATTTAATGAAAATGATGGTCAGCAGTTCTTATTTGATGGATTTAGCCTAGATGTAAAATATAATAATGTATCTAATAGACTACTATTAGAATATTTAAATAATGTAAATACAACTGCTTACGATTCGTTAAAGATGAAAGGATTAATTGAAAGTTTATATAATTCTCGTCATATAATGAATATGGAAAACTACAGGGATTATTTTATTGATAATGTAGCTACTAAGCAAGTTATGGAAGATATGGGAATTCCTACTAATTATCCTGAAGCATTATTATATTGTAATAGCCTTCTTACTAATTATGACAGAACCGTAAAGGAAATATCACTTAGTAATGAACGTATGCCTAGTAATTCTGAGATAATACACGGAGTATTATATAAGGAAATGGCTAAAGGAATGATAGATTATTCTAATAAGCTAAAAAGAGGAAGCAAGTCTGCTGAATTTTCTATAGAAAGAGATGCTGTAATTAAAACTTTATTAACTTTGCCTAATTTAGAGGAATCTTCTAAATTAAATCCTATACAGCATATAGATAAAACTTATACTATATCAGGTAAAGGTGTAAGTGGAGTAAATGAAGATAGAGCTTATACTAAGCCAAAAAGAAGATGGGATGAATCTTTTTATGGTATTATGAGTGATGTATCCCCTTTCACTAAATCTAGTGGAATATCACGTCATTTAGCAGTTAATCCTAATATTACAGATATGAAAGGATACTTTAAATCTAAAAAACCTGAAGAAGTAAAAGATGAAGAAATAATGGCAATATCTGAATCTTTAGCTCCTTTTGCTCAAAGACACGATACAGCGGCTAGACTTGCTATGTTTATGAGTCAGATGAACCATACTGTAAATGTAGAAGGAAGTGAACAGTCTTTAGTTACATATGGAATGGATGATACTTTATGTGAAATGGATACTGATTTTGTACATAAGGTAGACGACGATGCTGAAATTTTAGATATTAATGAGAGATTTATTAAAGTAAAATATTTAAATGAAAAGAATAGTAAAGGAGAGCCTATTATAAAAATATTTTCCATATCTAAAATAGAAAGAAATGCCGCTAAGGCTAAATATATTTTAAATGATATGGTATTAAATCCTAAATTAAAATTAGCTAAAGGAAAGGTAGTAAAAAAAGGAACTGTACTTTGCTATAATAAGGATTTTTATCAAAGTGATGGAGTAGACATTACTTATAAGCCAGGACCTATAGCTTATGTAGCTCTTACTAATAATCAGTCGTCTTATGAAGATGCTACTGTAATGACACAATCTCTTGCTAAAAAATTAGGTACTAAAAACTTAAAAAGAGTAGCTATTAAATTAGCTCCTAGAAGCAAGATAGTAGAGTTTAAGCAGATAGGTAATGTACATCCTGGAGATGTAATTATGAAATATTCTGATGATACAGGAAGTGATTTTTATAATATGCAAGTAGACTCCTCTACATTAGATGACTATCTATTAAATATTAAAAAATCTAATCATCGTGGAAATATAAGAGATATTTTTGTATATTATAAACTTACTAAAGAGGAAGAAGAAAATATGGATTCTTCTATTAAAGGTTTTATGGATTATGTAGAAAAATATTATAATTCTAATTTTGACACCAAAAAAATGGCATTAGGATTAATGGGATATGAAAAAAATGCTGATACTGACCACGTAACTAAATTTAGTGGAAATAGAAAAGCTAAAGTAAATGGAGATAGCGTAGATAATGGACAGATTTTAATAGAATACTTTATTGAAGTAGAAACTCCATTTTCTATAGGAGATAAGTTAATATTTGGTTCGTCAGCATTAAAGGGAGTATGCTCAAAAATAGTGGAAGATGAAGATGCACCTATAGGAGTAAAAACTAATAGAAGAATAGATGCTATATTATCTACTTATTCTCCTAGTTCACGTATGGTTTATTCATTATTTATGGTTTCCTTATTAACTGCAGGAATGATGGAAATGAATAATCATATAAGAGAGAAGATTTTAAAAATGGATAAAAAATGGCAATAAAATATAATTTTTTATTAACTAATTATAAAAAGTATTAAAATGTAAAACCCAAGTTACATTTTAATAACTGAATCTGGCTTTAATTTACTAACTTCCGAGTAAATTGAAGGCTTAGGTAAAAGCTAAATTCTGTCAAGAGGTCTTATCCTCTTGTTTTTCCATTAATCACTGGGTACGGAACCCTCTGCTCGTGTCAAGTACATATCCAACAGCAAAAAAAAAAATAAAATAAATGGAGCTAGAGCCGTACCCGCCTTAAATACAGATTTTGGTATATTAATTTAGGTATTTTCTATTTTTCATAATATATAAATATGCTCTCCCTTAATTGGGAGAGCATATTATTTTATTCATAGAATTTTTTAGTATTAATTTTAAATTCTGCATTTTTAGGACTAGAAGCATCATCATTAATTATTTCAAATCCATTTTCCATAGTAATAGAATAATTCATCTGCTGTAATACAGGATTAAAGTCTATATTAATCTGAGGATTTAAATCAATAAGCATAGTACCTATAGCTTCATTAACTTTAGAGTTAATTCTCATCTTATTATATTCGCTATCTAACGTATGCTTATATCTATTTACATCAATAAATAATCCTTGTATTCTAGGAAGAAGTCTAAAGTCTCCGTAAAAACTTCTAAAAATAAAATTAACTGCTGCTGAAGTTCCTGTTATTACTTTCTGTCTATTATATTCATCAAATACTACAGGTTTATCTATATATATTCCATAAGGATTTTTCTCAGGGTCTATATGGGTTACAGGAACTTCTAATTCTTTAATTATATCATAAGCCATAATTATCTTTCCTTTCTAATAAATATAATATATTTAAAAGTTGCGAAAAAAAAAAACTGCCTATAAAAAGGCAGTTTAATTTATTATCTTAATCTAAAACCTACTTTAACGTTTTGTGGTGCTCCTCCTAAATGGGATGTTCTTATTCTATTATATTTAGGATATTTTCTATATTCCCTATTATAATATCTAGTTCTTTTAGATACATAGTTATCCATTTTAGATGATACTTCAGATATGTAATCTACTTTCTGTCTTTGTCTTAAAGTTTCAGTTAATGTGTTATTTACATTTTTCTGATAATGAAGAACTGTATTTTCTACTCTTTGTATATACTCCTTATTATCCTTTATTTCCTTTTTGTAAATAACTAATACCTTTAATCCTATAAATAAGTTAATAACTAATAATGTAAAAATAAGTACTGTAATCATAATTTCTTTTCTCCTTTTGTATTATTTAATTTAATAAGTAATTTTCTTATAATAGCATTTCTTAATTCTATTTCTCTTATAAGAAAATTATTCTGATTTTTAATTACTCTGAGTTCTCTTTCTATTTCTTCGAATCGTCTTTCTATCTCAAATTCGTCCATATTTTTATTTATCCAGTAATATAGCAGTTGCAGTTAATAAAACTGAGATTAGATAGCCAAACCACACTTTAAAAGGTGTAGCTTTGGTCAGAGTAATTAAGGATATATATCCTATCCATATTACTGCCTCTATTACAAATAATCTAGCTTTACTAGGAGCCATTATACCAAATGCCACTAGCACAATAATTAATATAAGGCAGTAAATAATCCATCTTTTGTATTTGTCGTTCATTATGTATTTTCCTCCTCTCATATTTATATATTAGATTAGTTCCTTTACAAAATACAGTTTTCTATACTTTTCTACGGTTTTTATCCTTTCATCAGTAAATGAAATTATATCTCCTTTATGCTTTTCTATATAGTTATCTGTAATTTTAGGACCCATTCTAGGATATCCTTTATATCCATTTCTTTTATCTCCTCTTAATAAAAACCAGTGAGGAATTAATGAATGATGTACTTTAGGATATCCTTTAATCATTTTACAAGTTCTTCTATCTATTACATCCTTACCATCATAAATAAATACATTATAATAAGCAAGTAATGTAAGTATCTGAGGGTTTCTACTTATAATAAGATTAAAACCCTCCTTTTCAAATACATTTAATATTTTTAATATATCTATTATAAATGCTTTTTTATATTCTATTATAGATACATTCTTTACCTTTTTAGAATAAGATTTAAGTCTTTTAATTAAGTTATTATGAATGAAATTTACTACAGTTTCATTTTCTAATCTTTTATATCTATCTAAATTCCATTCAGGGTAAATATCATTAAAGATTTTATTTTTCTTAAATCCATATATAATAAATATATTTGAGTAATTAGAATACTTTTTGAAAAACTCCGTAAAGGTCATCATAATAAAATCTATTAATTCTACTCTAATAGAAGTTTCTACAGGAAGTTCTTCCGATATTAATCTACTTAGTAGGCTATCTAAATCTATAAATATTCTATCATAATTATAGAACTCTACTCCTTCATTAGGATGAAATAATCCTGTAGTTAATATTTTCTTTTGTAAGAATAAAGATTTTTCTTCACTAGATAATTCATTAAATTCGTTTCCATTCTCTTTCACATTCTGTTCTTGCAATAATCTCATCCTTTCTTTTTAATTCCTCTATTTTATCAAATATGCCATTTTCTTCACTTTCTAAAAAGTTATTTACCATATCAACGAAAAACCATCCTCTTTCTACAGAATCAAAGAAAAACTCTACAGTCATAATAAATCCATTTTTTAAATCACTTATTACAGATTCATACATAAATTTTACAGTTTCTTCATCAGTTCCATAGAAATATTTAGTTAGTTTCCATATCTCATAAGCCCATTTAATAAACTCGTTAGTTTCGTATTCTATTTTAGTAATCAATTCATCTTCACTAGATTTTTCATCATCTAATAGATTATATAGAATACTTTTTTCTACAAGCCAGTATTCAGAAAGTGAAGTAAGGCACTCAAACCTAGTTACGTATATATGGTCCATTATCTTTCTTTCATCACTTTCTGTATAGCTAGGATAATAACTTTTTATTTTAGATTTTATCATATCAAAGTTTATTATCCTATTAATATGTGGAATTAATAAAGGTTTATCGTATGCTGTAAAATAATACGCATATATTATAAAAGCCCATATATTTTCTTCCATTATAGAATCTTCTATAATATCTTTAGGAAAATTACTATGTATAAATGAACTAAATATTTTCATTCTAGCATTATCATCCATTTCATCTAATATAGATGACATATCTTCCTTTTCTATTATATAGTCTCTAGGATTACCTACTACGTCCCCTAATAAAAAGGGAACGTAATTAAATACTGATTTATTTCTATAATTTCTATTTTTTTTATTTATTATCTGATTGCGTAGTTCCTGGAAGGTAAAAAGCTCGTTCATCATATACTCCTTTCTCTCTTCTGTCTACAATAGCCCATACTAAGTCTGGAAAAGTTTGTTCAGGTAATCTATTTATAGCATTTATATAATTTTCATTATAATCGTACCCAGTATACTGTATAGCTACATCAATAGTTTGGTCCATCTGACTACCGACTACTTCTATTATAGAATTTAGAGTATCGTATTTATTATCTTTTCCTGGTACATTATAAAACGAATATATTTTTTCCCATAACTCTGCAGTCCATTTTCCCATACCAAAAAGCATTTCATCAAAATCCTTTTCTATCTCGTCATATGTGAACTGGGAAGATACATCAGTATCGTCATACATTATAGTATATGTAAGAACTGATATTTGCTCTTCTACCAGATAATTATAGATTTCCTCTTCTAAATCTCCTATCATATCAAATATAGATTTTTCATTTTTATTTTTTTCAAATTCATCGTCTATATAGATATTATAAACTTTATGACTAGCTACTAATTTATCCTTTATTTTATATAAAGATATTATGCTATTTACCTTATCCATAAGCTCAGGCTTTCTTGTAGCACAGAAATAGTATCCAGTCATTATAGTAGTTAATATATTTCTAGTATAATAAGCATTTGCATAAGCATTTGCTTCATCATCTTGTGGTCTATAATCTAGCTTCATTACTAGAAATGAATGAAATAATTTAATTAAATTATCATCTGATAAATTAAGATAGTCTAATTCTATACTTCCGTAATGTATAAAAGGATGCTCTTCTACTACTCCTAATATTTCTGCCATTATAGACTGTACATAAGTAAAAGGGCTTTTAGTTTTTAAAGCCCTATTTAATTTATTATTCTTTTTCTGCCATTCTGTCATTGAAACATCATAATCCCAATTCTCATTAATCATTTTTTATCCTCCTGTAATTACATAAAATCTTTTAATTCTTCCTGATTATCATCACATACCATAGCTTCCAATATTCGCTCCATAACTCTATCATCGTCTAATGGTATAGGAAAATCCATTCCATAAAATATATCTACATTTTTATAAAATAGAAATATAAGCCTCTCCCTATACACTTCATAATCTTCTTCCTGTATATATAGATGAATTACTGAAATAACTTCTTCTAAAAAAGTTTTTATAATACTGTCTAGATATATAAGATAAGTATTTCCATTTTCTTTATCTTTATTATAGAAATTTTTAATTGTATTTTGTGCTAATATTATAATTCTAGTAGAATGAATATTTATTATATCCTCTATTTTCTTATCCAGTTTTTCACAAGCTAATATTTCATCTAAATCTTTTATAGAAAGTAAATCAAATATAGTTCTTTTAAATTTAGAAACTTCTTCGCTTATCATAGCAAACATATAATCTTCATTGCACACATATGATATTAATAAATTTAATCTATCTTTATCTTTTTTATTCTTATATATATTGTGCTTAAATATTTTTCTTATTTTTCCTACTACACTGCTTTCGGTTTTAAAGTCTATTTTTCTATGCAAGGATTATACACCTCCTTCCTCAAAGTATCCAGTTTTATCTAGTAGTCTCCAGACCATATCTTCCATATTGCTAGGATAATCAACTATCCTAAATCCTTTATCTACAGAATATGTTCTGTAGTTTTCAGAGATTATTTTTAAAAGGGGTCCCATAAACCCCTTTTCCTCATCTATAGAGTAGAATAATGGATAGTAATCTGTAATATTTCTAATATCCTTAAATATTTTACCTCCAAATCCTACCGTATCATAGAGTCCGAGTAATACTAACGTTGCTTCGTGGTCTAAATAATACCAGCTAGTTTCAAAATCACTGAACTCATTTATAAAATCAGATACTTTATGATAAAATTCATCGCAAGTAAGTAGACTGAAGTCTAAAGACTGCTTAAATCTATTTAGTTCTAATTCAACTATCTTTTCTTGTGATAATCTTACTCCCATTTTCTCTAAATCATCTAATCCTCTTATCTTAGTAAATCTTAAATTATTCCACTGGTTCTGGCTCAAGTTCTGCAATGAATATCTCCTTATAATTTTTATTTCTGTATACTACATTTTCTTTAGGCATATTAAAATGCAGTAATAAACTTGCTTCCATATTATTTGCATTTTTAGGAGCAAACGTTCCTAGATACTCTAAGTTACCATATCTAATTAACTGCTCTTCGATTGGAAGCCTATTGTTATTTGCTTTATGTCTAGGCTTAGCCTTAGTTTCTACGTGTCTAGAAACTTTTATATATTGGAATAATTTAAATAAATCTATAGGATTAGGCGATGTAGTAGTAGATTCAAACATTCTTGATACATCTTTACCTTTGCTATTATATCCTTCTTTCATAGTAGTATAAATAATCATAGGAGATAAGTTCTTTCTTTTTACTGCTTCACTAGGAAGTAGTTTTTTAAACTTTATTTTCTTTCTGTCATTATTAATAGCATTATAGATATTCTCATCAAATTTAGATAGATGAATAAATTCCTTCTTTCTTTCTACAGGTATAGGAAATCCTTTGTCATCTAGCCTTTGGGAATATTCTTTTATATGAGCTACATATTCCTCTTTAAATGCTATTTCGTTTTTCTGTATTCTTTGTACTATTTTAGTAGAAGGACGTTCTCCTCTTTCTTCTAATTCGATTGCGTGTCTATATGTATTTTCTAAAACCTTGTCGAATAATTCATTTCCAGTTCTAGGAATAATATCTTCCATAGGAACTGTCTTTATAGGGTCAGCACATAATATGAAAAACGGATTTACTTCATTACCAAAATGAAGTGCATCTAATCTTTCTATTATATTCTTACCTACTTTATATTTATTTATTTTTACAAAATAAGCTCCAGATTTCCCACGTCTAGTTATCTTAAATGAGAATTTACCATCTGAAGTTATATAGCTTCCTCTTGCGTCATTATGTACACCATAATAATTATATCCGTCTATTTTATATTTTTTAGTTTTATGAAGCATAGGAATTATAACTGACTGCTCTTCTATAAATAATGAATTAAATCCTTCTTCATCATCTACAGTATATTTAGTCTTTACATATGGATTATTTATATAGAACTCACGTCTTCTTTTTAATTCTTCTATTAATGTGGAATTTTTAAACTGATAACCTTCCACTTCCTTTTCAAAATCAGCTATAGTTTTATCTATTGCTGAAACTTTATATTCATCCTTTACTATATCAGGACGAATGATATACCTTAACTTTAATTCTAAAAAAGCATTTTCCATATTACTTATATCTGCTGAGTTGATTAAGTTTTCAGATATAGTAGATTTTTGTATATGCTCTTTCCATTCCATTTTAAACTGTCCTTGCTGGTCTACTACTCCTATGGAATATCCTGCTAGAAATGTATCGTTTAAGTTTGTATAGCACTCTATTATTACTGGAGTAATATCCCTGTCAGGATTATTAATTATAGCATCAGATAATATATCTTTATCCATACTATTTTCTAGCATTTTCTTCATCTCTTTTTCTGTCATTTATTTCATCTCCTTTAATACTTATTAGACAAAAAATAAAACGATACCTACGAATAGATACCGTCTTATTTGAAAATTAATTATTATTGCTTGAAACAAAGTCTTGGAATACTTCTACTAATACTGGATAAGGGTAACTATTAACCATAAGTAAACCCTCTGGTTCTTTTCCTGTACTAAGCTCTTTTTGGTTGCATAAAGCTCTAACCTTTTCATCTAAAATCTGTTTATCGCTTTCTAATAAATTCACTCCATAATATTTAGCGAATTTTGAAATAGTATGGTATCCATATTCTATTAAAGCTGATTGCCTTTTCTCCACTTCATTTTGTCTAAGTTTCATATTATTTATTTTTTTTTCTAAAGAAAGATGACCGTGTGCTATCATAGGACTTAGTACATCAGATACAATCCAAGTTCTAAATTCTTTTACTTCTGGATTTTCGGATTTAATTATATTTTCTTGCAAATTGATTTCATCAATAAAGGTAAGTTCTTGCTTTATTCCTTTTGAGTCGATAACCTCGATAGTATCGACCCCATTAGTATCAAATTTTTTTATGACATCAGACAAATCCCCTATTGGTAATATTTTACAAATATCATCAAGACAGAACCATACAGAACCGTCTTCCTTTATAGAAATTCTTACACTTCCTAAGTTTTTATAGTCAAATATTCTAAATGGAATATTTCCATTATAATTAGTCATTTTATTTTTCCTCCTTAAAATCTTTTATAAGTATGTCTTCTAAATTTAAATATAGGAATATTATATCCTTCCTCATTTAAAGTTAGACACAAACCTTAATACAAAAATAACGAGTTATTTAAATCCTCTTCGGAATAATTAAAACCTGCCCACTTGCAAGCCTTTTTATATTTTCTCTTTAATTCTCCCAAAGGTATTCTTATGTCTATCGCATTAGTTTCCCCAAATTCTTCTAATGTGATTAGACTTTTTTGTTTTTTAACTAAGTATTCCACTATTTCATATACAGGAATTTCACTTAGTTTTTTATTTTCTATTTCCATAATTTCTTCCTTTCTGGTTAAATAAAACTCTCCCTTAATTGGGAGAGCCGTTATTTAAACTTTATTTTCTAATTCTTACTACTATATTATTAGTAGTTTCAGCGAGTGATGTATAGTAATCTCTAACTGTAGATTTTACATCAAACCCAAAGAAAGCTAATATGATAGTAATAGCAGGTAGGAAATAATGAACTTTTCCTGTAGATATGTTTGTGTAGTAAATATGTCTATAACCATCTAACACAAACTTTTTCACATTAGTTTCTCTGAATAGAGAAGTAATATCATCTAATGTAGATAATTCTAGTAAGTCATTACCTTCGTGTTTAGGACGTAAATCATCTCTATCCACTACAACTTCAAAGAACCCTTGAATACTTTGAGATGCATTATTTGCATAGTTATTAGCTGATGGATAAAATAATTTACATAACTGCATAATCTCTACATTATCAAGTCCGTTACCAGTATATCTTGACATAGAAATAACTCTTCCCTCTAAATGAGCTTTAAATTCATTTAATGTACGAGGAACGAAATCAGTATCAGATTTAATACCAATATTTCTATTGATAAAATCTACTAAGTCTTTCTTGCTGGCTGATAACTCAATAGCTGCAAAGTTATTATCCTTAACTATATCTGAAAACTTACTTCCATTTTTCATTTCTACTTCTGGAACTGTAAATTTTTGATTGTAGTTAGGTCTTACAAATTCCTGTTTTGGAGCTTCTTTTTCAATATTTCCTTCTTCTCCGATTTTGTTTGCTGGAGTAACTTCAGGTTTTTTACCTAGTTCAACTCCCCCTAAGTTTACATTTAATCCTTTTTCGTTTGTGCTTGTATTCATTTTGAATACCTCCTTCTAAAAATTATTTTTTTTTTGATATAACCATTTAATATAATTACTATATTACTGGTTATTCAATATAATAATGTATACGTCTAAAAAATTAAGTTTTTTCTAAACGTATACTTTACAATTTAATTATTCTTCATCCCAAATGCTATTTTCGTCGTTTAAGAAATTCTTTATGTCAAATTCACTTTCTGATTTAGCTGCTTCTTCTGCAGATACCATTTCATCTTCATATCTGTCTACATCTAAGAAATAGTCAGGCAATATTTCCTGTACTATTAGAAAATCAAATACATTTAATATAGTATCTATATAATCTCTTATACCATCTTTATCATAATATAAAAACATTTCTAATTTCTCTTTAATATGACATCCGTATAATAGAGTATAGATTATTCCTTCTATATTCTTTTCCTTTATATTATTAATAACTAAATCTAAAGGAAAAACTCCACTATCTTCTAATTCACTTTCAAATCTAGCTTTTAACGAATTTATATTGCTATGAACTATAAACTCGTAAAAGAATTTTCTATAGGTATCTTTATATTTATTTACCATAAATGTATTCTCATTAGCTACACTTAAAATTAGGTTAAATATTCCATCCCTGTATTCATTAGTAGACATTAATTCATTTATACCTTCACTTATAAGATTTTCTACATCTATTTTAATACTTGATACTTCTGCGATAGATTCTGCGTGATTTTTCACATTATCTATTTCATATATAATATCAAATAATTTTCTTACAGGTTTTAGATAGAATATCTTTCCTATAATGGAAGAATAAAATTCAGGTTTTATTTCTGCTATAGAAAGACACAGCTCATAATCTATCTGGTAATTTTCTCTTATAGCCCTTTGAATATCACCTTCCCAGTCTATATCATCTTCTTCCCTATATTCATCAGATGTATCTATTCTTTTAATAGTAGAAAGCATTTCGCATAAGAATAGCTTATTTTCTTTCTGAATAAATCTATTTAATCCATAGGAAAAATTATACTTTTCTAAAAATAGAATTACTTGCTGGTTAAAGCTCATATTCTCGTGATTATAGAAAATGTAGACTAATCTTTTATATACCTTTCTTACTAAATCCACTTTTTCTAAACCATATAATAAATCATATCTTTCCTGGAATAATAGTATATTAATATACATATCCAGTTCCTTTTCCCCTATGGATAGTAATACTCTTTCTCCATACTGGTCAATTAATCTTTGCAAGACGTGCTTATTCTTGCTTTGCTTATATAAGTCAATATAAGCCTGTAATTTTCCTTGACTAAGATTCACTTAAATCCTCTCCTTTAATATATTTATTTTTCAAGATATATCTAGCATCCTTTCTTATCCTTACTAGATATTTAGATTATCTTGTTTTGCAAATATATAATATATACGTCAAAAAAATTAAGTTTATTTATAACTATATATTTAAATTATATAAGTCAAGAGGGAAAATAATTATATATCCACTCTCTTTTATTTTTAATGATAAAGAGGTTTAATATCACGATAAAAAAAGTAGTTTATGATTAAGGTAATTATGCATTTTTAGTATTGGTTTTGTGTACGGAAAACTCAATATATATCTATATATTTCTATTTATTAATAGAATTAAATTTATTTCAAAAGATTTCATTTTTCATTCTGCTCTTGACTTATATAATCTTGGTATGGTACCTTTAACTTTCTTACACTTTAATGTACCATATTTCCTCTTAGCTTAATGGTTTGATTTCGTTGCCGTTAAGATGTTTAATATTTTACTCCCTATCCCAATTAAGGGATAGGGTTTTTATTTTATACTTTTGAATATTTATTACCGTCTATAAATTCGTGCCTTCTTAAATCATATACATCAGTTATATAACTTATAAATTCTCTTCCTTTAGGAACTCTTACAGGTCCTGACAAATCAAATTCTCCTTCTGAATCTAAATCATTTAACTGAAGAATAATCTGCCAGAAATCGTGAGTACCATATAAATCTATACATAATTGTATAGGATTATATTTATACATCATTTTTTCCTGCTCATTAAATTCTAATATCTCTATATTCTCTTCATCTTCAAAAAAGTTATCATATATATCGCATATATGAAAATCCATCTGGGTATCTAAAAACCCGTTATAATAAGATTCAGAGGCATTTTCCTGCATTTCAAGATATTTATGAAGTAAATGATGTCCTGTTGACGTAGCTACTGGAAATCCCATAATAACTATCTCCTTTCTCTCTTATTCTACATATTGTGTAAGGGCTTCTTTTTTTAGTGGAACTGCTCCTTGTATTCTAGTTACTACAAATGAGTTTACATCCATAGAAGCGTTAATGAAAAAACCCCAGGCATCGCAAGGTGCCGTTATCTTTACGTTATTTAAATTTTCAAATGTAAATAAGAATAAAGACATAGGTTGCCTAATATCGTGGTCGTGAGAAGCATATTCTGCATATCCTCCTCCTCCTGCTCTAGGTTCTGTAACTCCGTGTGTCGCTTTCATAGTTTCTTCAAATATATCTCCACGAAGCCTATAGTAATAATCTGTATGATTAGCCGCAGTTATATGTGAAACTGTAGTAAGCTCTGTACTTCCGTTAGCTGCCATATTACCAGCTAGCATACTTTCTCCATCAAATTTAGATTTAGTACCGCTAGGATTATATTCATACTGATTATCTACTGCATATAATGCAGGTATAGTAACTTCAAAGGTTTCATCTCTAATATGAGCATCCTTAATTATTACGCAGTGATAATATCCTGGAAAACTTCTAAAATTATCCATAATTTTAATCTCCTTTCTAATATAATATTAGTAACCGTTATATATTAATAGAAATTTAAAAATAGAAAGGAAAGAACCTCTTATGATAAAGAATATTGAAGATGCTATCTTTTATGCTATTAATAAAGATACTAAAAATGAAAATATAAAATGTATTGATGTGCAGAATTATTATAATTTTTCTGATATGCTGGATAGTTTTCATAAAGTAGTAACTAACTGTATGCCTAGTAAAATAGAAGAAAAAGATATTACGGTAATAGCAGTTACTTATGAAAATTTTAGAATAGCAAAGGATAAAGGATATAAGACTTATTATATCTATGACTTATTAGATTTTACTGATAATTATTATTACTTTTTAAGAAAGATTCCTAATAAGCAGTTTTATATTATGGAAAGTGTAGATAATATTACAAGTGATATTATAGAAAGACTAAAGAAAATAGTTCCTAGATATGCAAAAATATTTATATTTCACGATTCTGTAATTCCTAGAAGATATTCTGGAGAAGATGATGTGAAATTTATAAACTCTCTTACGTCCTATAATATAGAAAATCTACACGGAAATAAATCATTCCATAGTACACCTATTAATACACTTTTAAATAAATTAAGAAGTAAGAAAACTACTATTAAGGAGATACTTAAAAAACCTACTATGAACTCAAGCAATAAAATGAAATACTTTAATAATTCTAAATTTAAATTATCTGATGTAGATATTACAGAACCTATAATAACTACTCATTTGAATTTAATTAAGGATTTAAATATAAAGATAAGGCAGTACTTAGGATTAGTGGATGTATTAGATGAATATAAGCCTAATATAAATGAATATATAGTATCTCACGGATTTTCCTGCTGTAATGTAGATGGAAAGGAAGTATGTCTTCCTGTAGGATATAGAATAAAGGTAAAGGATATTAAATCTTCCGTAAATAAAGATTCTAATTATTATATAGTATATTTTGACTATGAATATCCTACTGGTAAAATATCTGAAGCTAATATAAAGATATCTAAAACTTACCTAGAATACTTGATAGATGGAAATACTAACTTAAAGCACGACCCTAATTCTTACAACTTTTTTTTCGGATATGTAATTTCAGCTTATCATAGTATAAATAATAGATATAAAAAAGCAACTATTATTTATGATTATACTTTATCAATGGATAGACGAGATTTATATACTTGTCTTATACCTATAGAAGATGAAGTAAGAATATTCTTCTCCTTAGATAAGAAAATGGATATAGAAGAATAAAAAAAAAAGAAAGGAATGATTTAAAGATGGAAAAAGAAATGCTGGAAAAAGCACAAAGTATTATGAGTAAAATTGAGGACGTATCAGTTAAGCAAGAAGAAATTGATGATTTAGTCAAAAAAGGAACTGTAACTGTAACTACTATGCCTAATGAAGTTACTACTTATGTGGAATTAGAATTAGAAAGTGGATTTAAAATTATTGAAACTTCGACTTGCAGCTCTAAAGAAATTTATGATGAAAAGTTAGGTCTTGAAATCTGTATGGGCAGAATTAAAGACAGATTATGGGCTTTTTATAGTTTTCATAAATTTCAGACTAGACAGGAAGCAAGACAAGCTCTTAAGTTTTTAAAACCTTATGAAGCTGATGAAAAAGAGGAAAATAAGTAAAAAAAAACTCCGTTTTTATTACGGAGAAATAACAGAAGTTATTTTTTTATGAAGAATTATAATGCGTACTTAGGCACTGTTTCTAATTCTTCTATTTTCTGAAGATATTCTTCATATTCTTCAAAGTCTTCCTGAAATAATTCAAGTAGATTTAATCTACTCATCATACTACCAGGAAGATTAATAGGTTTTTTAAAACCTTTGTATTTGTCGCGAATAAACTCGCTAAAAGTTTTAAACCTTTTCATAGGATATCACTTCCTTTCTGTAGAAAGGATTATAATTACTGGTATTTGGAGTACCAGTAATTATTTCTACGTATATATAATATATACGTGAAAAATATTAAGTTTTTTAATAGACAAAAAATATACTCTCCCAATTAAGGGAGAGTATATAAATTTATTAAAAAAAAATAGCATTATCATTAATAGCTAATTCCATCAATTATATTATCAAGTTGAACTTGATTATCATCTAATGCGATATATTGTGTCCAAGTACGAAGAGCGTTCTGTAAAACTTTTCTTACTCCATCGTGTGCTGCTGTAATTACAGAAACTTTAAATGGAACTTGAAGCTGTTTAGGTGCTGAACCTCCCCATTCCTGTTCTAATATTTGAGACTGCAAGTTTGAAGTAGGAACCATAGAATAGCAGAAACATCCATCTTCAACCCATCTTAAAGAAGGGTCAGGTACAATATATACCATATTCATAGAATGGTTTCCTTCGTGATATTCTAGTGCTCCTCCTGCAGTTTGCTCTGTTAAATGTGGATAACTTGATACTCCACTTCCTCTATTTTGAATATAGTTCATCCATCTTGTAATGAATCTATAAATAGGAAGCCCTTGGAATATAGTCATAAATGTAAGAGTGATACTCTTTGTACTTCCTCCTGCTTTAGTAACTACTCCATATGAGTTTTGCTCAGTTAAAGCCTGTACTGTTTCCACTTCTAACGTATTATCTTCAAATCCATTTACTTCGATTACTGTAGAAGTAAATAAGATTCTCATATAGTTACAAGCTTCAGGATGCAGTCTTTCCATCATAGGAGGCATCTGTCCTACGATAATTACAAATCTACCTCCAACGAATGGCTGTATTCTAGAACATGTAGTTCTGTCAAACTGCATAAGCTGGTTAAATAGTTTACTATTTACAGGTGCTCCACGTCCAGCAGTTATTCCAGCAGTATAGTTTACGTTTCCGCCATTAGCCACTCCTATACCATTCATACCGCCAGCTCCTATTACACCGTCGTTAAGAGACCCCATTAAGTCTTTAAATTTTTTCAAAGCTCCCATATCATTTTCTCCTTTCTATTAAGCTGTAGGTAGAGCCTTAAGATTAATAAAGTGGTATTTAATTCCAACGAAATATTGAATACCGATTGCGTGAGTCATTTGTCCTATACTTTCAGCATAGCTTGATTCAAATGCACCGCTGTAACTTAAATCTCTAACCTTTCCTACAAATTCTGATTTTAATTCATTGTCGATTTTAAAAGTTATCTTACTTACTGCTTCAGGCGAGTTTAATCTATGTTTTTCATACTGTAAGCTCATATAAAGTTTTTTAAGTATTCTATTAGTAATAGAATTATTATGAAATTCCTGTAAAGCTGATATTTCTGTAAGAAGATAATTAGATTTTTGAGAATCTAAATATACTAGACCTTCAGTAAATGATGAGCAGATATTAAATCCTGCTTCAAATAATCTGTCATTTTCCTTTAATGACATATTACCGAATCCACGTCCTGAACCAGTTTCTACTCCAGTTATAGAACCGTGCTCTATACCAGCTACAGGTAATGCAAATCCATTATTCTTATAATGAGATAATACATTATACATAACTGCAAAAGTCTCAGGAACTCTAAAACTTCTGTCTGTCTTATTATCTACGAATTCAAAACTTCCTGGATAGTAGTAAATATTTCTTCCTTTAATATCAAATCCTTGCTTCCAAGCAAGAAGCTGAGATATATCTACTTTATCTAATGGAGCATTAAATAAGATTTGTACATCATCACGGTTAGTAGAGAACGTAACCATTGCTTTTTTAACTTCCATAGGATATCCCATATCTATAATATAATCACAAGGATTAGCAATTAAGTTAAATACATCTTGTGAATTAATACCTTGATAAGCATTAGCAAATAAGTTTTGAAGAACTTTTTCCTGTTTTTCTAGACTTCCGCCAGATGCTACATTATAAGTATCATCCCAGTTCCATCCACGTTTAGACAAGTCCTCTAAAACTCCTTCAGAACCTCCTGTAAAGTCAGCACTTGTAAGATTATTAGTATCTAGGAATTTACCTACTCCTTCTAAATTAGTAGGGTCTACTAATGACATTCTGTGAAAATCATCGTCATCTGGTTCATCAAATAAGTCTTTTGCTTCTTGCCAGTCTTCTTCTAAAGCTTGAGCAGCTAATCCTCCTAATGATGATGTAAAAGGGAATAAGTTTAATCCGTCTAATACTTTTTTAATTTCTTTTCCGATATGGTTAAACTGCATATTATCTAATGTACCTATATAAAAATCTCCAGTAGATATAGGTTTAGCATATCTTCTTTCAATGAATAATGGCTCAGAATCTATTCTAATAGTAGAAAGAGATACAGGCTGTTTAGTTCTTTCTACAAATGAAGTTTCTCTTCTGTCGTATACATTAGTTTCAAAATAAGGTTTTCCATTTTGAGTTCTTCCTAATGTATTAAATAGCATCCTAAAGTTATTTCCATATTTTCCTTTTCCTTTATATAACCCATAAATAAATGGGAATACTTTTTTATTACCTGTAGAAGATTTAGCAGCTACAAATTTAGTATTTACTAATAATTTTAATGTATCTACATTTTTAACTCCTGAGATTTCCTCTACTTCAAATCTAATTCTAGCAGACTCAATCTGATGAACTATATGGTCTTGAGATACATTTCCTGGTCTTCTAGATACATCTGCTGTAGGGTCTTCTACAAATGCAGAACCATCTGGTTTAATCCATCCTAAAGTTTTCTTAATTGCCGTATTATTAGTTTCCTTAGTTTCGATAACCAAGTTTACAATAAATCCAGCACAAGTAGCAGAACTGTCTTTAACTGAAATTAGAGCTACATTACCTCCAGCCGCAACGTGTTCATAAGCCGCAGTATACGCTAGACCTAGTTTTCTTGTATTTGGCTGACCAAATGTATTAATCATATCAGTCATAGCAGTAGGTCCGCTAAAGTATTTTACTACGTCAGTAGGTCCCTTTTCTGAATAGATAGGTGTGAATAAAGTACCAGAATTAACTGAAATAGTAATTCCTGGAACTACAGAGTTATCTTCTACTGTATGGTAAACGTGTGGTGATTTATACAGCAAAGTTTTATTTACACTATTAACTATCTGAATCATTTCTTTTCCTCCTTAAATAATTTATTTTTCTATATAAGAAATTAGATAGAATATTTTTTTGAAAAAGGTAAAACTTACTACATTCTTCCCTTATTCATACGTCGCTCGGTGTGTTTAAATTCCTATTTATCGGTAAACTAATTAATATTATTACTAAATTTTGAAAGGAAGTGTAAAATTATGAAAAATTATCCCAAAGACTTTTCAAAGACGGTGTATGTTTAAATGACACCGTGGATTCTATCCAAAGAATGTGTGCGATTCACTAGGAGTAGTTAATCCTAGTAAATTGACTCAAAAACTTAGAAAAGATGGTATAACTACTGGTTATACCATAGATAAAATGGGATTATAAAACTATTCCGTATAATTAAAAAAAAATAGAAAGGAAAATAGATTATGGAAGAAATTAAGGAAAAAGAACTGGCTAGCAAACCAGTAAAAGAAAATGAAGAGAAAGTGGAAGGTTTTTCTATAGATGGAAAAAAAGTAAATTCTATGGAAGAATTTGTAACTAGCGATTTAGATGAGGAATCTAAGAAAATTTATGATGAATTTATTAAAAGTGGATTAAACGCTAATGAAGTTATGGCAAATCAAATGGAAAGAATATTTGCTTCTGCTTATAAGACATTTTGTGAAGCTAATATGGAAAGAATTAAATTCTTTATAGAAAGTGGAAAAAGACCAGATAATATATCTAAAGAATATGATATAGAATTAAATAATACTATTTACCACTGGAAAGAAAATTTATTCTTTAAAAGTGAAGAATTTAAATCTACTAAATTAGGTACTGTACCTTTATATATATTAGATTATGCTAGAATCCACGAAGAAGTATTTAAAATGGATGATTCTTTATTTGATGACTTAAAGGAATCTTATGAAAAGGAAAATGGAACCAAAGTTTCTTATAAAGTATTAAAGGAGAATTTTAATGCTAATTTAGAAGATATAGCAGAAAAAATAAGCAGTACCGTAAGTAACCAGTATTTAGAAAAGAAAATAAATTATGCTGATATAGATGCTGTGGATAAGATATTTAATAAAGAAATGCTAGACAAATCCAAAACTTCATCTAAATCATCAGCAAGAGATTTATCTACTTCACTTAGAAGCAATAAGGAAAAACTTATTAAAAAAATTAAAAAGGATTTATCTAAATCTAAAAATAAAGTTTCTAAAAATGATGAGCAAGTTATTACAGTTATGGGAGAACAGATTGGAGAACTGTTTGGCTTTGCAGTATTAAGAAATGTATATGATGATATATCTTTAGAAATATTAGTATCCAGAATAACACAGTTAGAACCAAAAAATAAAGATGTACAGAAATTATTTATTTATACTAAATTATTAGCATATAAAATGCTATGTAATTCTTTAGTTACAGCAAGAGACAGAATTATTCTGCCTTCTCTAGTAACTCAGTTCTATAATGAAACTGATATAGAAAAATCTTATATATTCAGTAAATTAATAGATTTAGGAAAAGAATTAAAAGATAATCCTATATTTGCTTTAAAAGAAAAAGGAATAGATTTATAAAGTAAAAAAAAACTCCGTTTTTATTACGGAGAAAATAACATCAGATATTTTTTTATTAAAACTAAAGAGCATATTTAGGGATACTCTTCAGTTTTTCTATTCTCTGAAGATATGCTTCATATTCGGCGATATCTTCTTTGAATAAGTTACCTAAACCTATTTTATTAATCATAAATTTAGGTAACATTGCAGGATAACTATAATTTTTATATTTATCCTTAATAAAATCGGTGAATGATTTTATTTCCATTCTAATCACCTTCTTTCGTAGAAGAAGGATTTAATTACTAATACTTATGAGGTATCAGTAATTACTTCTACGTATATATAATGTATACGTGAAAATAATTAAGTTTTTTTGGAAATAAAAATATACTCTCCCTTTTGGGAGAGTATAATGTATTTCTTTTATTTTTTTTATTTAGCTACAAACTAAAAAGGGTATTCATCCTCAAAATCATCGTCATCAGAATCATTAGAAGTATTTGAAGATTTCCCTTGACTATCTGATAAGTATTCTGCTAAGTATCTATCTCTAGTTAAGTTAGTTCTATAAGCACAGCTTCTCATAATTCCTTCTAAAGCCTCAAAGAAAGCAAAAGTCTTCTTATCTTCTTCAGATTTTTCTGTCTTCTTATAATACATAGAAGAATGACCAAACCAGAAAGTATCTTCCCATTCAGGTTTATCCCATTCATCTTTTTTATATTTAGACAGTTTTACAACTACCATTATCTTGTCTTCTTTTTTAATTACATTAAAGTCAGCTCGCATAGTAGATTTAGTATAATCTCTTCCATTATATAGTACTAATGGATTATTATCAGCTATACCTTTTCCTGCTTCAAATCCTCTTATTCTTCTTAAGATATGTTTAGCCGCATTAGCAAATGCCATTTCAATCATATCTCCTGAAAAACATACGAATTTCTTTTTAGAGAATTTATTAGAATCTGAAGATTCATCTGGTCTAGCTGTTTGAATATAGTAAGCATTTCCATATAATCCAATAGAAATTCTTCTATTATTCTTTTTCTCCCTTCCCCATTCAGTAGTTCCAATCAATTCCCTGCTGTAAACTTTCTTGTCTTTTTCTGCCATTTTACATCATTCCTCTCTTATTTTATTTAATATACATTTATTATATTAATTAGTTGTAAAATTATATGCCTTTTTTAGCATCTCTTTCTATCTTTTCTTTCTGGTCTTTAAAAGTTTCTTCAGTTTCCTTTAATTTTTTCATTTCTTCTTCATATAGCTCAGTTAAAGAACCGTTCATTCTTACTCTTTTCTTAAAGTCAATAGTTCCTGCCTTATATTTGTAAGTCATTACTCTTCCTTGCTGACCATAGGAAATATTATCTATAGATATTCCTATATCTCCTGAACCTAAATTAACTAAATGGTTAGATACTAATTGAGTAGTATCTACATCCTCATAATATTCCTTATTATTAATAAGATTATTAAGTAAAGCTATTTCATCTTCAGTAGCTGATATATTTCCTCCATTTATTACAGTTAAATGAGTTTCTATATCATTTACTACTTTTCTCATAGCTTCTAAACCTTTATCCTTAATTAATATCTTGCTGTATTTTACTATATCTCCATAGTCTTTCCAGTAAGAAACTATCTGGTCAAATCCAGTTACTTTATACTGAAAAGTAGCTACTGAAGTATCTTTATTAAAATATATCTTTTTAGGAATAGTATTACTTTGTATCTTTTCTACTGTAATCTTATTATCTTTAGCAGAATAAAAATTATATGTGTATCTAAATGGACTATTTTCGTCATTATTATCTACAGTATAAAACTTCTGTAACCCTTCTATATATTCTCCTATATCATAAGCATTAGTGCTCATAGGAGTAAATGAATTATAAAAGAAATCATCTTCATCTTTTATATTATATAAAGGAACTAATCCATTTACTGTAGTTTCAGCTTGAATCTTCATAAGCTTTTGTATCTTATGCCCTTGTCCTTCTTTTAGCCATTCATTGTATTCATCCTTCCATTCAAATAAAGATTTAGTAATCCATACAAATGAATTATTAGCATAATTTTTCATACTATCTATATTAAATATCTTATTTACATTTACTCCGTCAGGAAGTCTTTGAAGTAATTCATTCTTACTTACTGAGTATATATAAGTGCAGTATAGATTATCAGCAAAGAAATTATTATTTATATCTATGCTATTATCTAATACTCTTACTCCTATTAAATCATAGCTATATAATCCTAATTCTATAGAATATTTTTCTCCTACCTCTTCCCTTACAACCCCTTTAGCTTCATCAGTTACATCTAATATTAAGTTAAAATCGTAATCAGTAAGATATATAGTTCCATCTGAATTATATGCTAATATACAGCTATCTTCCAAATTTTCGAATACAGTCAATGGGTTTTTACCTAATTTATCTTTATAGTCCATTAAGTTAAATACTCCTACTTCTCTTGTAGTACCTTCCTTTTTACTGTAATAAATCTTATATCCTAAAAAAGATTCATTCTTTACAGTTACATATATATTAATTCCTGAATCATCAAATTTTAAGTCAGTAATAATTTCAGGTATTCTCATTAATATATCGCTATTAGATAAAGTACTAGCTCCTATATAAGCTACTTTTCCCTTTTTATCCATATAAGTAAGAAATACAATATCTTCTATAAGCTCCTTACTTTTAGGTCCTTTCATATCTCCTGCAAATTCCTCAAACCCTTTTTCAAACTTTAATATTCTATCAGATATATCTATATCCGTAAAATAATTATTCTCGTCATTTAAATGAGAATAAAAATAATCTACTAAATTTCTCATAATTTAATCAATTCCTTTCTATAAAAAAAAAGATACAGAAATTAATTATTATATATTTTCTGTACCTTTATTATATTAAGATTTAGTTATTTCAAGATACAATAAAAATATACTCCCCCAGTAAAAGGGAGAGCATATTTAAATTAATATCTTTACTTTACTTCGTGAACGATTTCCTTTTTAAGGTCTTTTTTCTTAGCTTCTTCGTCTACGAAGATTCTTACTTTAGCATTAGCTTTAAATTTAACGCTATATCTTTCAGGAGATTTTACAATCCCTTTTTCTTGAGTTCCAGGATTTATTATCCCTTCTTTTTCTTGAGCTGCTTTCCAACTTGGTTTAAAAGTTCCGATGTGAGGAATCTCTATTTTTCTTCCTTTTAGAACTTCTTCAGAAATCACATCGGCAGTGTGCTTATAAACATCTTTAACTTTTGCTTTACTAAGCTCACTTCTCTTCCCTACTTCTTTTAAAACCTCATCAGATTTTAAACTTTCTTTTTTTACTTTTACTTTGTACTTAGCCATTTTGACTACCTCCTGTATTTTTATTTTTTTATTACACTTATATATAGTTATAAAATAATACTATATTAAATGCACTTATATAATATATATGTCAAAAATATTAAGTTTTTTGACAAAATCATCCTATCTGAATGTCCATCCTATCTTAAAGTTAAACTTATCGTTTTCTGCATCATATACTAAAGGTATATTTATTTTTTCTATTATTGTAGTATTAGTAATCTCTGAAATCTTACTAGATATAAGCTGGTCAGATTCAGGATACTCATTCATTCCTTGAAATTGAATTAATTTAATATCATCAGGAAATAATTCATATAAAAAGTCATATAAATTAGATATATGAAATTCATCATAGTTTAAGAAGTTTAATGAATTTATATATTCATATACTCCACGAGATAAATCTTCTTCTGTGATATTAGAACCTACTTTTCTTTCTACTAAAAATTTAAAGTCCAGCATAACGTTATTTAAATCTTTTTTGGATAGTCCTATACTATATGTATTAGAATATCCGTATGAATTAGTATACTTAAATGAGTAGCTAAATTCTCCTTGAAATTTTTGTAAGTAATTATTTAAGTAATATTCCTGTGCTATACTATTTCTATATAATGACTTGTGCTTTTCATAAAAATCCTTTTCTACTAAAGGAAGCTGTAAAATACGGATTTTATTATTCCCTAATACATTATGCTGTAATTTAAATTCTAGACTTCTAGACTTTATTAAATCACATTCGAATGTAAATTCATTTATTAATGTAGGATTAATATCAAGAATTTCACTATGCTCACTTCTTTCTGAATTAGTTATAATCTGAATACTTCCTTTTAATCCTTCTATAGGCACAAACTTTTTCGTTCCATCATTTGGATTATGAAGCTGAACTGTATTCTGATAAACTGTAGTATCAAAAGGTTCTATTAATCTTATACCATAAGTAAAGAAGTCATCGTCCTTATTTTTAGTATATTCCTTAAATGTAGCTTTAGCACGGTATACTTCATTTTCTTCCTTATCTTTTAATATTACATATACATTTAAATGCTCTCCTTCCTCTATACCCTTAGTTACAGGATTAACCTTTAATAACGGTTCTTTAGGAAGTTCATCTGTAATATTTATTCTTATTTGAAATTCTAAATCTAATGCATCGTAATAATCATTTTTTTGTAATTGTACCCAGTTACATATATATGAATAAGGAACTCTGCTATTTATAAGATTATATTCTGTAGTATATTTTTGCTGTATATAATTATCATAAGCACGAAGAATATTATTTTCCTTATCGTAAGCAAGTAAAAAAGGAACTCTATACTTTAACCAAGGTTTAGTAAGAGCTTCTATTCCAGCTTTATCGTGTATAACTCCTTCATTTATTGCTTTACTTGCTACATACATCTTATTTAGCATATAAAAATCCTGACCAGTTTTTACTCCATTTTCTACAAAATCCCATTCTACATTTAATGTATTAGTAGGAACTGTATATTCTGTAAATCCATTTTCAGTTACAAATTTTAATGTAGTAAATATATTAAATATCTTTATTATATCATTTCTATTCTTTATTACAGTATAAGTATTAAAATTGCTCATAGAAGAATTAGTACGGTTATTTAATATCATATATAAGTCATTTTCTATTACTATGCTGTCTCTAGTAGACTTTTTAACTATTATATCTTTTCTTAACTTTTCCTTACTTCTATCATAAGTGTATCCTCCTGAAGCTATTGCTGTAGGAAGATAAGGTTCACAATATAGTTCATTTCCATCTGAATATCTGAATTTTACATTTTTACCGTGAGTGTATCCAAAAGTAAAGTTTCCAGCACTTCCTGTAGTAAGATATAATATAGTATGTATTTTATCTCCTATAGCTGGTCTAAATCCTCCTTGCTGAGATTTATGCACTAACCTTAAATTATTAGCATCATTATACTGTACAAATATTGTATCCCTATCGGTTCTGCTTGATTCAAAGTGCATTTTCATATCAAGTTTAGTAATAGTACCAGAATTGCTTCTTGAATTTGATATATGGAATACTTCCATAGCTGATATCTGGTCTACCGTTCTTTTACTTTGAATATGAAAAGCGTCATTATCTCTATTTGTGATAGTCTTATCTATGTATTCACGATGATACTGCTTTAACTCAAAATATAAATGAAATACATAACCATCCTTACTTCTTTGTCTTACTGCCTTTATAGTAGGGTTTACTATAGTAGAAACAGGATTTCTGTTTGGTCCTACTATATATCTTGAAGTAAGATATTTCTCATCCTTTGGACCATTTTCAAGTCTTATTTCTACAGGATAGTCAAATGAATAAATAAATGACCCTACTGTAATAAAATTATCTATATCTATATAATAAAAATATACATCTCCATTTCTTGTAGCATTAGCTAGAAAATCTCTTTCCTGTATAATTAATACAAACTGCATAACTGCAGGAACTGCAAATGTAGGAAATATATCTACTTCCCTTGCGTGCTTATATAAGCTATTAGTTTTTCTTGCCGTTATTACGTGAGATTCCCTTATAGCCTGATTACTTCTGAATACAATTCCGTCATTATTTTCCATCAATGCGTGTACTAAAAATCCTACAGCAGATAAAGCTGTAAGTTCTTTTTGGTATAAATCATATTCAGCAAGTAAAGCCATCAAGAATTTTAACTGCTCAGTATCAGTACGTATGGCTGTATCTATTATGTCTGCCATTATTTTATCTCCTTTCTATTTTATCTTCCTCTTCCGCCTCCTAAAAACCTTAAGGCTTCCCTGAACATATTGCTGTTGTTGCTGGTAGAACTTGCTGTAGGAGTACCGTATCTGCTATCCCCTGTATTCCAGCTAGACCAGTTTCCCTGATATAATCCAGGATTTCCATCTAATGTATAAGGAGCATATAAAGTCTTATTATCTAACGTAGCAAAGTTTACAGCATTTCCTATTCCTTCTGCCTTTAATGTATCTTCTACTACTGGCTCATCTTCTACTATCCCTCCCTGGTCATATCTAGTGTAAGCTCCATCCTTCCATCTACTTCCTCTGTCTTCGTATTTAGTACCTGTCCAGAAATCGTCAGGAGATACAGGTTTTCCTACATTACGTGAAGCAAATCCTAATGTATAGTTTACAACTCCACTACTTTGCAATGACTGGTTTATTCCTACAAGTTCTGCCCATTTATCTTCTAATGTAAAATGATAAGGATAATCAGTTATAAATCCGTGGTCCATAGTTACACCAGTATGATGCCAGTATTCTCCCTGTTTTCTATATATCAAATTATGAGGGTTTTTATCTCCCCCTCCTTTTAATATTTTAGCTCCATATCCAGTTACATAATTAAATGAATCTACAGTTTTATGTATATTAGGTTTAGCTATATGAGATACGTGGAAAGTCCAAGTAAAAGGACCTATAAAATCTTGTGCTACTAACTGAGTTGCCCTATATTTTAATAAATCTGTATTAAGCGATATAGGAAAACATCCTATTAGTGCAGTTATTCCTAATATATTATTAGATTCATCTACTGCCATTATATAAATAGTGCAGGCATAATCTATTACATTTTTTCCTATATAGTCAGGCTTTTTATATATTATTCCACGTCTTTCCCCTTCAGCATACATACTCCATATTTCTAGCTGAGTAGTAATATCCTTATCCCTTGTATCTATAAATGAAATAGAAATACTTCCTTCCTGAAGACTTTCAAAGAAATCTCCTACATAGCTTATTCCTGTACCTTTAGAGTTTTTAGCGGCTGGAGTTACGCTCATATTAACTTCAGGAACTTCTATTTCATTACATAAATTTCCAAGTAATGTATTTAACCCTCCACTAGAACCATAACTAGGAGTTGCTCCAGTTCCTATCTGTAGAGCTGAAGCTACAGGAAGGTTTCTTTGTATTTTTGCATATAAGTCTTCATAATTATCTTTTATACTTTGATTTATAGTAAATTTATCATCTGTAAATAAGTATAAGTCAGGCTTAGTAAAAAAAGCATACATCTTCCCAAAGTTAGTAAAGTCTACTTGAGAAGGTGCGTGGTTTATATTAATTCTTGTAGTATTTAATACTTTAGATGTAAGCCTTGATGTAGTAATTCCTTCAGAGTTTAATATAGCTTCAGGATTCCAGGAAAACCCAGTTAAATCAGAAAACTTCTTTAATTCACTAGATAACTGATTACCTCTATCTGCCCCTCTTATAAAATCATCTAATATATTCTTTCTATTAGACTTTCCAGTTTCAGAGCTCATAGTATGCTTACTACCTTTAGCAGCATAGTCTACGTCCCCGCCCACTTTATTAACCGATACATTAGCTCCTGTACTTATCTGCTTTGCTTTATTTTTAGTAGCCTTTCCTACGCTTTTTACTGCTTTTTTAGCCTTTTTTGCCATTTAACCCACCATCCTTTCTATACGAAATATATATCATAATTGAATAGAATCTGGCTATCATTTAAAGGAATATTCTTAAAGTTTATTTTATTAGTAGCTATTATATCCCTATAGGTAACGTGTGAATTTCCATTAATCGTAATAGTACAAGGTCTTCCTGAAAATAAAATAATACTATTAAAGTAGGCATTATCAGTTGTACCAAATCTTTTACCAAACCATCTTTTACATTCTTCTATATCTACGTCAGTTTTAATTCTTGTCCATACTCTTACGTCTTCTGTACCTGTATAATTCTTATGAGGATTATCAGGTATTTTAGTTTTAGATTTTGCAGATACTACTTTATAGCTAGGTACTATCTTTTTAATATAGTAGAGAACATCTCCTGAATCTTCTACCCTTAAGGCATATTTTTTATGATATTCTGCTGGGTCATCAAGACTAGCTGTCATAGTCTGAAATGCAATAAGGCTATCTTTTTTATATCCTACATCGTGCCTTTTTACTACATTTACTGCATTTCCATAAGTACCATCTATTCCTAATCCATATCCAAAAATAACTCTCTGGTTAGATGTATAGGTAGGTACAGGAAGATTAGTAAATTCACTGTCTAAGTTAGGAACAGCTAATAAATCACTAGACTGTATTCCCCACATATTTTTTACATATTCCTGTACTCCTCCTACTAAAGTTGAATTACTTCCTAAATCCCTAAATAATTCAGTACCATCCTTTTTTCTTATTATAATAGATACATTAGTATCCTTTACTCCAGATAATAATTCTATTTTCTCATCTTGTGAAACTGTATCTGAAAAATTATAATTCATATTATATTCCTCCTTAAAATAATTAAAATGTATTTTTAAATCCGCTATATCCTATTATTTCCTGCTCTATATTATAATCATTTCTTCTTATAATAGAAAGTATTTCAGTCTGATGATAGTAATCTTCCTTTTTAAGTAAATCTTTTACAAAGGAAACTATCTCATTTGTATCAGATGTAAATACTAATGATAAAGCCATAACCTCGTAAAAATTAAGATTAATTTGAAATGCCAGTTCCTCTAATATATGAAGATTATCTGTAATGTCATCAGCGAAATATGTTACTCCTCTATCTATAATATCTTGAGTATAGGATTTATAGAAATCTACTATTCTTTCTAAATAATTAATTAAATCCATATCAGAAAATACATTCATAGCTGTATCAAATAAGTTAGTAAGTCCCTTATGCTTAATTAAATTTATTTTACTTCTTAAAAGATTTAATACTATAGTAATTTCTTCATTTATCTGCTCCATAGGATTACTAGCTGCACTTATTTCTGCTAATCTTACTATATATTTACTGGATTCTGCATTATAAGTAGACATAAATTCTTCTAAATTAGTATGTCCATTATATATCTCAGGAATCTTTTCTCCTAAAGTTATAGCTCTTATAGTGTCATCTATCATAGTAAAATCTTTATAATTTCTAGTATGAGCTCGTAGGTCATATAACTTTTTAACTACCTTGTAATTAATTTCAAATGCATCCATTACTTCAGTTATATTATTAGTTCCTTCTAGTAGTTCAGTTAATTCATCTATATTATATCTTTGCTCAGGTCTATGGTATTTAAAATGGTCTTTAAATAAAGCCTTTATTCTTTCATAGTCTATATTCTTTTTAATAGAATACATATACATTACACTAGAAATAGTATCAGGTATATCTGGAGCTACTCTATACTTTCTATATACTAATAACTGCAAGTAAGTAAGAATTTCAAATAAATCAGCTTCTACATCTACAGTATCTATATATATCTTCATTTTCTCTACTACACTTTTATGCTCTACTATAAATCTGTAAAAATATGCCATTTCTAATGAAAAAGAAAATATATCTATTTTATTATTTAGACCAAGATACTTGCTTTCGGAATAAGAAAAGTCCATAGCCTTTATCTCATCTTCTAATTTATTATCAGCGTAACCCCATCTCACATCTTTATCTACAGTTTCCCTAAAAGGTATTAGCTCAGATTTATTCTGTATATAAGGATAAGGGTCATCTACTTCTACTGGAGCTTTAGCAAAGAATAATTCGTACTTATCTTTAGGACTTGTAACTTTATCTAAATCTACTCCATCTTTTACCCTTTTTAATATATAATACTTAAATATAGTAATCTCATCAAATATCTTACTTATTTCGTGTAATCCATCTTTAGTACCTTTTTTCATAGTAAGAGTATTAATCTTACTTGCTATTTCAGATAATATTTTCATAGAAAAATCAAATTTAGGCAGTCCATATGTAGCAAATAATGCATAAATCTGATTTTTATCATTATATATTGAATTAAGATTTTCCATAGGAATATTAGCATTATAATTAGCAAGAGCTGTAAGCATTAAATTTACACACATAAGAGATTCGTGATAATGAAATGTAATATCATCGAACTGATTATTATGTGCAGTAATAAATTTATTTCTTACATTTCTATATATATCTACAAATGCCACTATTTCATCATCATTTTTATCATACCATATAATATCATAAGGCTTAGCATCTCTTAAGTTTACTATATCTATTTCTTTATCCATATATCTTAAATAAGGCAAGTCTGGTCTATTTTCTATAAATTTCTTTAAAGCACCAGTAGCCTTAAATAATCTTTTTTCTATATTATTAAATCTATGGATAGGTTTTCTAATATCTATCCCATTAATTCTTTCCTGCAAATATACAATCTGACTAGGAACTTCCAAGTAGCCAAATTTCTCATCATAATAAATATCAGGAAGACCTAGATATCTTCTATAGTAATTATTTCTTTCTTCATAGGAATTAATTACATTTCTTCTCTTACGTTCTAATAAAGTACGTATATCTTCTTCAGGTAAATAATAAGGCACAAGGCTATTATCTTTAATAAGCCTATTAACTACACTTGCATCCTCTATTATACCTTCAAAGTCAGAAGCTATAAATCTATACCCTAAAAAAGAATCTACTTTAAAATAAGCATCTCTATATGACTGATAATTATCATAAGGATTTTCTGCTCTATCGTATATTTTCTCATCTTCTTTTGCAGCCATTATAGCTCTTTTTATTATGACTTTATTTGCTATATCAGAAATCTTTAACATAGTTTATTCTCCTTTCTAAAAGTTATAAAAGACACGGAAATGTTTTGTAAAAACGCTATTAGGCTTTAATAACGAAACAGAATAATGCGTTTTATTTAAAATATATTAATAGAAGGAGACGATAAAAAATGAAAGATTATTTAATTTACTTTGCTACTATAGCATTAATACTGCCTGCATATTTTATGGGGTTATTTTTTGTATTTAAATATTTCACTATAGAATTAAAGGATATAGAAAGAAAAAGAGGAATAGAACCTTATGATAAAAAAGAAGATATTGTAGAAGAAGATGAAATAGAAAACGATAAAAAAGTAATAGATTATTTAGAAAAAGAAGTAGAGTTTCTAAAATATTTAGTAAATAAAAAGGAGAATGATGATGATAGCAAATCTGATGATAATAATAAAAACGATAGTAGTGATGATAATAATACTCCTACTACTTCCTCTGTGGAACAGGAGGATAAGAAGGATAGCGGAAAAGAAGAAAACTTACTGGAAAAAGATGAAGACGAACCTACAAAAAGACCAGAAAGAAAACCATCAGTAAATGATACAGAAAAGTTGCAGTCTTTTTTAGCCAGAATGGATTTTGTAAAATTTAGAAATTCATTAAGCGTAGAAAATATAGAATCAAAATTAAATGTAGTTCTTACTAGAATAGTAGATAATTTTATGCAAAGTGAATACTATACTAATAAGAGATATATAAATAGTGATGGTACATTTAATATTCCTATGATTACTCAGCAAAGACGTGAAAGGGAATTAATCTTATTATATGCAAGATTTAGAAAATTAGTAAGTGAAGATATTATGGAAGAATTATCTATGGTATACAGCAGAGAAGAATTAGATAGTGAATCCTTTATTATATCTAATTATATAGCTCCTTTATATAATGACAGAATTAATAAATTAAAAAGACAGTACCGTGATTATCAGGAAAGAATAGCCCAAGAAGAAAAACTGTCTAGGGAAGAAAGATTAAAATTTGAAAATTCTTATGAAGGAATGATAAATAGTGAAGCATATAAGATACGTGAAGCTTTACTAAATAGTGATGACTTTATGGAAATTATGAATAATATTCCTGATAATCCTAATCCTGAAGAAATACATAAGCAGAAGATGAAAGATTACTACAGGGCATTATTAAAGGAAAATAATAGAGTATTTAGATAAAGGAGGAAAAATATAATGAAAATAAGACCGCTTAATATAGATAAGATGATAAGAAAATATGATATGAAAGAAGTATATAACCATAATCTAGAAGGACCTGGTTCTTTATTTGACCCTAATATATTTGGGCAAGGAGAAGATAAGAAAACCAAATTTGGATTTATTAGGTTATATGGACATTTTGTAGAGCCTGGTACTTATATAATGGTATCTCGCCGTGTATTTAGAAATCTTCCTTATATAATAAATAAGGATAAGAAATTTATTATTAATGATAAAGGAATATTAGAATCTAATCCTGATGGACAAACTGGTTTAGAATGGCTATATGAAAATTACAATAAATTAAAATTTAAAGATAAAGAGGATGCTGAAATAAATAAATTTACACGTGAAGACTTTTTTATAGATAAATTACCAGTTCTTCCTCAGCATTACCGTGATATAAATACTACTGAAGGAACTTTAAAGGTAGATGAGTTAAATCAATTATATATAGATTTAATTCGTAACTGTAAATTTAAAGAAAGTCAAAAAGATAATAAATCTCTTGACTCATCCTTTATAGATATGAAGATACAAGGTATTCTTGTAAAAATACAGGAATATCTTGCTAATCTTACTTTCTTTAAAAATGGAGCTCAAAGAAGAATGGTAATGGCTCGTTCTGTAGATAATTCTTCTAGAAATGTAATTACAGCTAATGAAGTAAGAATGAGAGATACAATAGGAAAAGGAAAAGTATCTTTAAATTCTTCTACTTATCCTTTGCATCATATAATAAATATGTATCCTATTCATATATTAAATAAGGTACAAAGTATGCTAAAATACTTTTATGAATTAGGACTTATGGAAGATATATCTTTAGAGGAATTTGAAAATTATTTTAATGATGATTTTATAAAAGAAAAAATGAAAGCATATTACTACTCCTATAAAGATAGGAGTGAGATAATTATTGGACCTAATGATAAGATATTTTCTTTTGATTTTGAATTTATAGATAATAAGAAAAGAGAGAAGAAGTTTACTAGAGGTCTTACCTGGATGGAATTATTTTATATTGCCTTTACTCAGATACAAGATGATGTAAGAGTACAAGGAGTAAGATTTCCTACTACAGGAAAAGGAAGTGTAATAGTACTAAAACCCTATGCTACTACACTTACTGTCTCTCAAGGAGATTTAAAAATACTTCATAATAATACAGTAATATATGATTTACCTGATTTTTGTGATGTATCTGATTATATAGAAAATCCATCTCCTCAAATTTATGAAGAGACACAGAAAATAAGCAATTTACTTTTAAAAATGCTGGGCGCTGACTTCGATTAATTAATTATTGTTAAATACTTATATATTCTTATTAAAAATAATTAAAAAAATATTACTAATAGAGGAGACTTCGATATTTTGATTAAATAGATAGGGAATATAAGATATTAAAAATAGGTCGAAATAAAATACGGTGAATTACTGGAACGTCCTTAGAGCTTGATTAACTACAACGTGGAATGAAAATTCGGGCGTGAATGTTTTAAGAATAATTAAGATTGGATAATCAGTGGCTAAGCTCCTTTAAAATGGAGAAAGTTCAACGACTAGGCTTAGAGATGAGAAAGCTCTATGATGTACAATTCCTTTTTATTAAAAAGGTTTTATTCTAATGCCTGAATAAGTAATTTTGGAAGTGCCGTACAAATATCCTGAAATATGGATTGGAAGATATAGTCTAAACCCTATGTAAATATGTCGAAAGACAGGGTAGTAATTGGGAGATAAGGTTATAAATAGAAGCGTATATTCTAAAGATGCAGTTAAAGAGATAGATGAATACAATGATAAGCCTTTATCTTATTTAAGTGTAAATGGAGAAAATACACGTGATATAGGAAAAGAAGGAATACAATGTATTTATGATTTAACTCTAGCAAAAGAAAATGAGCTAGTAGATGGAAATAGTAACTTTAATCAGGAGGTATTAGAAATATTTACTCCTAAAAAAGATTTTAAATTAGAAGAATTAGTAGAGCTTATTAAAGAGCATAGCATTTATACTAAAGTAAGATTTAAAGGATTTAATACTACATTAGGAAGAGTAATATTTAATGAAGTAGTATTTAATCATATAGAAAATTATCCTTTTAAAAATGATACTTTTACTTCTGGTAAATGTGCTAAATTATTTAATGAGTATGCTTCTAACTATTTACTTACTGGAAAGATTTCAAGCAGTGATTTTAAATTTGCATTAGATAAATTTCACGATTTAGCTTTTGGATTATGTGATTTAGTAGCTAGTGCTACTACATTATCTATGCTAGTAAATAATGATGAAGTCTGGAATAAAAAACAGGAAGAATTAAGAATAAAATATGGATTAGATAAAGATGATTTTAATGACCCTATAGCAATGGCAAAATTTGAAGATGAAATGATTAAATTTGCAAAAGAGCATTATAAAGATGATGATATGTATAATGTATATGAATCTGGAGCTGCTCCTAAATGGGGAGTAGATTTTAAGAATATGAAAATAGGATTAGGTACTCAGCCAATACCAGGAACTACTGAGGTTGCTATAATAAAAAATTCATTAAAAGAAGGAATAAAGACAAACGATGTAATGGCTTCAGCTAATAGCGGTTCTATAGGAGCTATAGCACGTGGAATTAACACTCAAGACAGTGGATATAAAGTAAAAAAAATGACAGCAGCTTTTCAAAGTGTATTTATATATAAAGGAGACTGTAAATCTAAAAGATATCGTCCTATAAAAGATAATAATCCTCAAGATTTATTAGGAAGAACTATTTTAGATGGCGGAAAAGAAGTATTAGTTACTAATGATAATGTATCTAAGTATTTAGGAAAGATAAATTTAAAAAGAACTCCTATGACGTGTAAATCTACTAATGGGGGATATTGCTCCTGCTGTGCAGGTGAGCTACCTCTGCAACTATCAGGAAGTGATAAGATGTATATAGGATTATATGTATCTGAAATAGGAAGTGAATTATCTAATAAATCTATGAAAAAAGTACACGATTTGACACAAAGAATGTTTACTATTAATGATTTAGACGAATGGTTAAAAAGATAACATCTGCAAAAATTTTATTAATATTTAGGACCGTTCCACTAAATATTAATTACTTGTAAATTCAAGTTTTTACATCTACTTGTATTTTTATTTTTTTATAACTTTCGCAGGAAAGATTTATCTTTAGTTTATCTTTCCTGTATAAAAAATGAATATTTTTGTAGAATTTTTACCTCCTTTCTGAATATTTTGTATATTTAGAATATCTAAAAAAAAAATAGCTGTCCATACGGGACAGCTAAAGTATTTATTCTTATTAGTCTTCTCCTGGTAGAAGAACTAATAAGATAGCAATTATCCATACCCAGAAAGGTATCTTTGTTAGTATGGCTAGCACGAATGAAAATGATTTATAGCACAAGAAAATAAATACTGCTAAAATCACTATTGTCAATATTTTGCTCATTTTTACCCTCCTAAAAATTTTATTCTACATATATAATGTATATGTGTAGAATTTTAAGTTTTTTATTTCTCACGTCCTATAAAAAGAAATTTAGTATTAGATAGCTTCTTTAAATCTACATAATCATATTTTATTAAAAGACTATTAATTCTATCATTTAATAAATTATAATCTACACATATTCTATCTATTGCTTCTTGAGAGGATAAAGAAATATAAAAAGATACTTCCTTTTTCATAAGAACATCTCCTTTCCATTTTCATTATAGAATAAATATCCCATATTAAATATATTATTAATCATATTATCTTCATAAGAATCAAAGTAAAAACCTTTTTCTAATAAGGTATCACTATCTTCATCTTCTTCATATTCGATTTCAAGATATATAGTATCTTTATCATCACATAAATCATCTTCAAATATAAGTTCTCCTCTATTAAGAGTACAGTCCTGTCCTATTTTATCATTCATCGTATGTAAGTTATTAGCAGATAATATATTAGTAATAAATAAAGTCATAATAAATAATATTTTTTTCATAATTAAATCATTCCTTTCTTTATTTTATTATTTTATATAATATAAGTTAGTAAATAAAAAAATTAAATGGCTAGGATTATTTCCTAGCCATATTAAATTACTTTTTATTTTCCATCATTTCTACGTGATTTCTAAGCTCGTCTATAAGCTCTTTAGAATTAGTATATTTTTCTTTTAATATATTTAATTCTATTCTACATAGTAAAGATAGCATCATATTTCTTTCATCTTCCTTACTCATTTACTTCTCCTTTCCTTTTTCTTTTTCGCTTTTAAAGTAATCATCGTAATATTTACACATAGTATATTTAGGTTTAAATATTACATCAAATAAACTCGATAGAGTATACATAAAGTTATTAGTTCTTCTTTTAATCCCCATTTTAAATTCATAAAACCTATCATTTTCTATTACTTTCTTATTATTTTCATTAATAAATCCTAATTGGCTAAAATCTACTTTCTTATCCATTTTCTTTCTCCTTCTTATTTAAAAATATATTCCTAAATCTAGGTTCATCCATTACTTGGGTTCCATTTGCTATAGCTTTTTTAAGTTTACTTCCAGCTTCAAATCCATATATAAGATAATCTACATTTTTAGAAAATGCTGATAAAACCTTTCCTCCATTTTCTATTATTATCTTTTTATAGTTTTCCCTTTTATCGTATACAAATTTACCTGTAAATAGAAAAACTTTATCTTTCATAGGATTATCTGCTATATAGGAATTATCTACTTCCATATTAAGTCCTTCTAATATTAAAGTTTCTAAATAGTATAAATTAGTTTCATCACTAAACCATTCGAATACTGAATTAGCTACAGTGCTTCCTATTCCTTGAGTTTTTTCTAAATCTTCGGTATTAGCAAATTTAAGATTTTCTATATTCTTAAAATTCTCTGCTAAAACTCCTGCTGTATATTTTCCTACGTTAGGAATACCTAAAGATGCTATTACATTAGCAAATGGCATTTTCTTACTTTTTTCTATATTAGAAAGTAACTTATTAACTGACTTTTCTCCTAATCCGTCTAATCCTATTAACTGCTCTTTACTTTCTTTTAGATAATATAAATCTAGCGGACTATGTACTAATTTTAAATGTACTAATAATCCTATTAAAGAATCTCCTAATCCTTCAATATTCATTATATCCTTAGAAGCAAAGTATTTTACAAACTGCTTAATTCTTTCACTGCACATTTGATTAGGACATTTAATTCCTGTGTCTCCCACTTTAACTAATTTAGTTTTACAGTATGGACATTTATCAGGTTTTATTATCTTTTTCTCTATACCAGTTCTAGCTTGAAAGTTTACATTAATTACGTGAGGAATAATTTCAGCAGCTTTTTCTATTAATACTAAATCTCCTACTCTTATATCCTTTTTCTCTATTTCATCAAAGTTATGAAGTGTTACTCTAGAAACTTTAGTTCCAGCTAATAAGACTTCTTCTAAGTCAGCTACTGGAGTAATAAGACCAGTCTTTCCTACTTGAAAGGTAACGTTTTCTATTCTAGTATACATCTTTTTAGCTTCGAACTTAAATGCTATTGCCCAACGAGGAAATGTTTCAGTTCTTCCTATATCATTATAATAATTAAGCTCATTTACTTTTATTACCATTCCATCTATTTCATAAGGTAATAAGTTTCTGTCATTTTCCCAGCTCTTTATTTCGTCGTGTATTTTCTTTAACTTTTTACTGCCATCAAATACTTCAAAAAATCCTGTAGTAAGAAATCCTAATTCCTCTAAATAATCTATAGCTTCAAAATGAGTTTTCTTTTTAGGAAAATCCTTGTAATTAACTAATTGGTAAGCATAGAATATAGGACCTCTTTCCTTTACTAATTTAGGGTCAAGCAGCCTCATAGTTCCACTTACTAAATTTCTAGGATTAGCAAATGGCTTATTTCCTTTAGCTATTTCCGCATTATTTATTTTTTCAAACTTTCCTCGTAAGATTACCATTTCTCCTCTTACCTCTAAATATTTTAAAGTAGGAATCTTTAATGGTACACATTGACATACTTTTACATTTTCAGTTATATCTTCTCCTACTTTACCATTTCCTCTAGTAAGAGCTCTTACTAATTTTCCTTTATTGTATATAATAGAAATAGATATTCCATCTAATTTATTTTCTAGTACTAGAGAATATTCTTTATCTTTTAGAAACTTTTTAATTCTTTTATCAAAATCTTTTATATCCTCAAAGTCATAGCTATTTTCTAAAGATAGCATAGGAACTTCGTGATGTACTTTCTTAAACGATGAAGTAGGATAAGCTCCTACAGATTTTGTAGGAGAATTCTTATCTATTAATTCAGGATTTTCTTTTTCTATCCTAGTAAGTTCCTTTTTAATATTATCATATTCCTTATCATCTATAGGAGAGTTAGACTTATTATAGTATTCATCATTATATGCTTCATATATCTTTTTAAGTCCTTCCCATATTTTCTTATCTTCTGTCATTTTCTTCTTCCTCTCTTAGATTTATTTTCTTTTTCCATCACATTTTACAGTATTCTTTATATGCCATCCCAAATTCAAGGTCATTCATTCTTTTAAATTCAAGCATTTTATTTACCATTATTCTCTCTTCTCTAGAATAATCTTTAAATATTTCACAAGAATTAATTCCTCCTTGATTAGATACATCTTTTAAATATACTAGACAATCTTCATCGCTTGAATTTATAATTAATTCGGAAATCTCTTTCATTTTCTTATAATTTACCTGATGAGTAGAATAATCATAGACTACATCATTAACTAAGTAAGGATTTAATTTAATTCCTGCTTCTTTGCTTAAATAATGATATTTTAAATACATTAAAACTATTCTAACTTCATCGTGAAAAGGATTGTATCCTCCAGTTTTAGTTCTTAGTGAACCGAAGTTTTCATATCCTTTAAATGCCATATTAACTTCATCTAAATCCCTGCAGTTAATCATTATTCTATTTCTATACCAAGGTTTAATATATTTAAAGTTATAATCTATCACATCCTCTAATCCTCTTGCTTTAATTATATCATCATTTTCACACATTTGGCTTTCTAATCTATTTAGAGTTTCTTCTATAGTAATTTTAATCATTTTTCTTATCTCCTTTATTTTTAATATTTTATATAGTTTCTTTCTTTAGAGTTTCCTGTGAACCTGGCTCAAATTTGAGCGAGGTTCTAAGATTTCTAAGACTAATAAATTATCCATTTATATCCTCTCCTTTATCTATTTTTCTATTTCCTTTAAAATGTTTTTTAAATCTTCCTGAATATCTACAAAACTTTTCTTTAATGCATTATATGCTTGTCTGGTGTGCATATGAGCATTTATTATTTTTTGATTTTTAAATGTGGCGATATTAGTTAATTTACTTCTTTGCTTTTCATCCATAAAAAAAACTTCCACTTCTTCATCAGTTATTTCAAGAAGTTTTTTAATTTTTAGCCATTCTTCTATATCAGGATAATATTCTCCACGTTCTAGTAGGACTATATCCTCTATATCAAAACCAATAAGTTTTTTAAATTCATCTACAGAAAATCCTTTAGTCTTTCTTACTTGGCTTATATATTTTCCAAACTCTTTATTCATTTTCCTCTCCTTTAATATCTATTAATAGTAAATAAGGAAAAGTCCAATTAAGGACTTTTCCTAATAATAATTAACTTCTAAATCTTCCAGTAGACCCTAATCCACCTACTCTTTTATGTCTTTTTACTTTATCATTTTCTGCATAGAATACTCTTACAAATACTACCTGAACTATTTCTTCATCAGGTAATATTTCTACAGCAGAACTTGAATAATTAGATAAAGGAATTTTTATTGTATCCATAGTGTAGTCAGAATCTACTAATCCTGTCTGGTTAGACAGTCTTAATTTTCTTTTAGTACCCATAGAACTTCTTAAATACATTTTACAAGCATATCCTTTAGGCATATATACTTTAATAAAAGATTCTATTAAAACGTATTCTTTATCCCATATAGTAATAGGTTTTCTAAATGGATATACTAAATCATATCCTGCAGAACCATCTGTTGCTCTAGCAGGTAATAATAAATCAGGTTTTTCTAAATAAAGAGGAATAATCTTATCAGCATTTTCTTTTAATTTTTCCACATCTACTTCAAATCTAATTCCTTTAACTTTATTTCCTTCATCTACATCATTAAATCCTTCGATAATAGGTCCTTCAAATAAATCTTTTTCCACTACTTCTTCACTAGGATTTACTTTCTTTTCTTCTTCCATATCTTCTTCTCCTTCTGAATAATCTATTAATTTTTGCTTTATTTTAAGCAATACATTAATAGAGTTATCAGAATATTCATCTTCAAGAACTATTCCATCATCCTTTAAGACTTTTAATAATTTAAACGTATCATAACCATAAGGCTCTTCATTAAAGATTTTTTCTATATCAGCATTTACTACAAGTTCAATTATTCTATCCCAGAATTTATTACGTTTAAATCTTACGTATAATAGACCAGGGATTTTTTCTAATACAGCTTCTTCTTTTCCTTCCCTATTTATTAAAGTATCGTTTAGTTCATTATATAAGACGTCAATAGGTTTTTCATTTCTAGGAACGATTCTTAATTGAATTATATCTTTCTTTTCAGAGAAAGCATAGAATATCTGTAATAAATCAGTATGTCTTACAGACGTTACAAAATTATTAAGAGTTATCAATCTTTCTATATCTATTTCAGTAGATAACTTTTCTATATCAGGAAAATACTCATCTACTATTTCATCAATTATCTTATCATCTTCTTTTTCACTTCTAAGTCTTTTAATATAATCTCTCCAGAAATCATTATACAGTACAGTAAAAAACTTATTAGTATCAGATACGCTATAAGAAGAAGGAAGTATATTTATTTTATCTATTTCTTTCCTTATTTTATTCCATAATTTATCATCCTTATCTTTAAATTTAAAGAATAATATATTTATATCTTTACTAATATCATCCAATACATCTAATATTTCGTCATTAGATAAATGGGTTTCTAATACTTTAGATACCATTTGGAATTCACTTCTTGCTATTATAGAAGAAGAATAATTATTTCTAATAAATTCTTCATCTTTATGGTTTTTGGTTACTACATAACCTCTAGCTATATTCCATTCTGCTATAGTTAGTGGGTCAAATGCTCCTATTACATCTGTAGGTAATAATTTATAATATCCTGAAGGTAGTTTTTCTAATATTTTAGTACTAGGTATATGAGGATAATCTAAATTATTTAATTTATTATCTTTCTCCTTTTCAGCTATTTTTACCCAAAAATCATTATCTATTATATGGTCATTTATAATTTCCATAGGGAATGTAACTGCTGCTCTTTTAAATATATCTACTAATTCTTTAGGATTAATTTCTTTTCTTTCCATTATTTATCTTCTCCTTTATTTAATTTTTTATATACTTCTTTTAATATTTCTGTATAGAATGGCGATAGGATATGGCATACAAATATATCTCCTTTTCTATATAAGTAAGTTTCACATCCTAATAATCCTAATAATGAGTTTAATGTAAGTATTACATTATTCATAATTGGATGGTCAGGATATATACCTATTAGAGGATTACCCTCTATTTTTTCAATATGAGTATTATATATTTCATTTATATTGAATAAATCATTTTTATCAGAAGTTAATTCTTTATATATAATATCCTCCATTCTTTTTTTAATTATATTATCATCAAGATTTCCGTCTTTATCTCTAAACTCTTTAATATAATCTTCATCGGCACAAGGAATAGGAAACATCCGTCTTTCCTCTCTATCGTTACTATTTCTTAATTCAAAATTTCTAATTCTTCTAATTAATCCTAATTGTCTTGCTTCATTTAATTTCATTTTATTTTCCATTTTAATTCTCCTTAAATTTAATTTATTCTCCGTTCTAATCTCGGTTTCTGCCTATAGAGTCGATGACTTAAGTTAAACCTAACCCATCTTAAGACAGTCTTTATTTGATATTCGTAAGGGGTTAAGTTTAACGTAACCCCCTTTGGGTTTAGCATTTCTTTTAGAATTGTAAGGGTGTCGGTTAAAACGACATCCTTTTAAGTTAAAGAAATTCTACATATTTTATTAGGGTATGAGTTGAACTCACACCCTTTGGTTCTAGTTCATTAACCACTTTATCAGTCATAATTGATTCCTCCTTAAAATTTATTTTTTTTATAAGATTAAATAGTTTTCTTATAAAGAGTATTTTTCCTTTCTCTTATTTATAATATATACGTTTAAAAAATTAAGTTTTTTATATAATCTTGCAATCTGACATATTTTGACAATATAAATAAAAGGAAAGGAGATATTTAATCTGATGAGATATGAAGATGGGAAATTAATAGACGAAGATGGAAATCCTCATAATATGCACGACTACTGGTCTACTATAAATTATGTGCCTCGTGTATATGATTACTCTACTAAAAATAAATCTTTTTTAAATGTACATAAATTATTAAAAGGATTAAAGGTAAAAAACCATAGTGAGCATTTGCAGTTATTTCATCCTGAACTTATAGGAGTTGACCCACATTTACCAGTATTATCTGATTCCATTAGACTTATTATAATAAAGGAATGTAGAATGAATTTATGGTATTATTTAAGGGAAGTAGTTAAAGTTCCTGAGGGAGAGAAATTAGCTCATTTTGAACTTAATTTAGGTTCTTTTACTATTACCTGGCTTATTACTAGAAGACAGAATTTCTTTTATGAGATAGCACGTCAAATAGGTAAAACCTTTTTACTTACTACTATATTATCCTGGGTATTATTATTTGGTGGTAGAAGAATTAAAATGGCTAATATGCACCACTCTAAAGACCCAGCTATAGATAATCTTAATAAGATAAAAGGTACATTAGATATGATTCCTGAATGGATGCAGTTCCATAAAAAGGAATATGATAAGATAGATAAGAAAACTGGTAAGATGAAAGTTAAAAATATACTTACTAAATCTGATAATGCAAGAACGTTAGCTTGTAAACCATTTAAAAACTTAATAGAAACTGTAGTAGTAGGAAGCAGTTTAGATTCAGCAAACAGGGCAGGACGGGGTTCTACACGTCATATATATTTTATAGATGAAATTTCACATATTAAGAATAACTTTCTTGCTATGAAATCATTACAGGCTTCTACATCTACAGCTAGAAATATAGCACGTAAAGTAGGAATTCCATTTGGTTTATGGCTTCTTGGAACTCCAGGAGATTTAAAGACTCCACACGGAAAATGGATGCTAAATAAGATAAAGAATGAATTTGTAAAATTTAGCTTCCACGAAACTTTCTTATTTGATTATACAGAAGACCAGTTAAATGAATATATAAATGCTAGAAGCATCTCAAACTACTGGCACGTTAAATATGACTGGGATATATTAGGATATGATGAAAAATGGTTTTATGATAAGAACCGTAATGAAGAAGTTGCTGGTATACGTGCTGAAGTATTATTAGAATGGGAAGAAAGTACAACTAACTCTCCATTTACCAGAACTCAGTTAGCGGCATTAGAAAGAAAATCTAAATTAATTAAACCTGTAATAATGGATTACGATGATTATAATTCATTTACTATATATCCTCAAGAAGGGGAAAATATAGATAACTTAGCTAACTTTTTAGCATTTAGAAAAAATGCACACGATGGACTTATTATGGGAATTGACGTAGCTAATGGAACTGGACGTGATTATTCCACTATATGTATGATAGATGCTAAAACTTTAAGAATAGTTGCTACTTATAAGAATAACTATATTAATACAGATGATTTTGCTCTACTTATAGTTCATTTATTAGAAGATATAGTGCAGAAGTTTGATTTAACTTGTGCTGTAGGAATAGAGCGAAATAACTCAGGTACTTCTGTAATAGCTAAACTAAAAAAATATCCTCATATATTAAAATACTTAATAGCTTATCCTGTATCAGAAAATAAATTAAAGGACTTAACTAAACCATCTGATTTTGACTATTATTATAATAATTTACACGTAAGAGCAGATATAGGATTAAATGTAGATGATAGAAAACGTACATTATTTACTGATGACTTATTATTTACATTAGTAAGTAAGCATACAGACGTTTATGCTGTACCTGATATAGTAAGTGAATTAAAAGGTCTTATAAGAGTTAAAAGATTATCTAAAGTAAGAATTGAACATTCTCCTGAAACCCACGATGACTTATTATTTGCTTCTTTCCACGCATATTATCCTGTCTATTATGGAGCTGAGATACTTCGACGAAATCATAATATATTAATAGAACCTGATAAATGGATTATGCTAAGAGGAGTAGAAGTTTTTGAAGGAGTTAAAAGAAATAGTAGAATTAAAAAATCTTATGAGACAGGAAGAGATGGAAAATTACATATACTTTATTATGATACTTACGATAGAAAATATATATCTGAAAAAGAGGCAATAGAAATAGAAAAATCTTCTTCTACTTCAGCTATTAAAAGAGAAGAAATTAAAGAGGAAAAAAAAGACGTAATAATAGAAGGAATAGATATTTCCTTAGTTTATGACCAAAGACAAAAGGAAGAGAAAAAACAGAAAGTCTTAGAAAGATTAAGGGAAGAAGCTAATAAAGCTAATGAGCAGTATGATGATATTCAGCCAAACAGCTTTTTTGATGAGCAGGAAATTATAGAATGGCAGAATAGAAATAATCCTTTATTTAAATTATATGATTCTATGGATAGTGATAATATAAGAAATCCTAATAAAGAAAATGAAAGAAATCTTCTATCTAGATTTAGAAGATAAAAATACTAAAAAAAAAACTCCGTTTTTATTACGGAGAAATAACATTGGTTATTTTTATAATAACAGAAGTTATTTTTTTTATTAGAAGTTAATTACAGACTATATTTTGGTATAGTCTTCACTTCTTCTATTTTTTGAAGATAATTCTCGTATTCGATTATATCTTCTTTAAATAGATTAAGTAAATCTAATTTAGCCACGATAGGGCTATTTAGATTCAAAGGATATTTATAATCTTTATATTTATCCTTTAGGAAATCTAAAAATGATTTCTTCATAGGAATCACTTCCTTTCTGTAGAAAGGATTTTAATTACCGACGTCTCGCAAACGTCGGTAATTACTTCTACGTATATATAATATATACGTGAAAATAATTAAGTTTTTTAATAGACAAAAAATATACTCTCCCTTAATTGGGAGAGTATATAAGTATTTCTTATTTAGTTCCTTTAGCAAATGCTCTTAATAATTCTAAAGCTATATGCATATCTTGTATTACCAAATTTTTATTTTCAGAAAAAGAAAATATTTGAGGGTCTGTATCAAGAAGTCCTTTAGTGTAATTTTTAGAATTAGCAAAAGTACATAAGTTTTTTAATATATTATGACTTTGCTTTACACCTACATATCCTCTTCCTACTGTCATAGCTCTATACGGAAGATTAAATTTTTCCTGCTGAGTAACGATAATATTAATACATCTATTATTCAAATCAGTTATTATGCTGTCTTGAATAGCTTCTGCATTTCCAGTTTTTACGTGTACTGTATTAACGTTTTCTTTATCAGGGAAAATATCCTTAATATTTGAAGCAGGTGTAACCCCTTTTGATATATCGAAAGTTTCTTTGCTCATAATTTAAAATCTCCTTCCTATATTTTTATTATTTTACTGGAATGTTAAGCCGATTTTGTAAAACCATAATAGAAGCGATACTTTCTACATAATCAGAATGTGCTTTATGAAGTCTGGTATTAGGACGAATATCTTTAAAATCAAATGATTCTCCAATAGCCTTAAAGTTTTCATTTTCTTTTTCTAATAATTTTTCACACATTCCTTTTAAAGTTCCATAAGGGATAGAAGAAAATACTCCTGAGATATAAAATTTCTTTTCTTCAGCATATCCTTTAGAAGCGTTATATTCAGATAAAAGTCTAGCCTGTTTTCTAGTAAGACCTACAGATTCTCCCTGTCCTGCATCTTCTTTGTCGTCATCTTCAGACTCTTTCCCATCATCATTATTTTCAAAAAAATCATCAGCTTCGCTAGATTCCCCTTCTTCTCCTTCAGATTCTTCTCCTTCTTCAGGTTCTTCTTCCCATCCATCATCTTCAGATTCTTCATCAGGACCAAAGTCAGTAGGAATTTCATCATCTACGCTGTCTCCATCCAACATTTCTCCACCTTCTTCACCTTCCATACCTTCGGAATCTTGAGACATTTCTTCTCCTGTAGGATTATCTGTAAGAACCTGCTCTTTTTCTTCTTCTTTAGCTTTTTCATTTTCCTCTACTCTTTTTTCAAATTCTTCCTTGCTTTGTCTTAATAGAATAGAAATATCCTGCTTTAATTCGTCATCGTCAGCTCCTTCTCCGTAAGCTATAGGTAGTGAATTACTTAGTAATTTTTTAGCAAAGTTAATTACATACTTTTCTCTTTTATCGTTATCAAAAGGATAAACTCCTTCTGCCATAGTATATACATCATCTATCTGAGTTTTTACTGTATCTATTAAAGATGATAAAGTTCCACAAGATAATGCTGGAGAATTTGTATCCCTTTCATTAATAAGTGATTTTTCAAATGAATAAGATTCTCCTAATACTGCTACTCCTATAGATTTACTATCTACCGTTTTAGGAAATACTTTTCTATTAGCTCCTCTTAAATATTCTCCTACTAAGCTAAATCCTATAGTCTTTTTTATTTCTTCTAAATTCATAAGACTGCTCCTTTCATAATTTATAATATTAATTTAATTACATCATCTATCCTGTCTTCATTTTCCTTATAATACTGGGTTAATGAGAAGTATAGATTGTATTCGTGCTTTAATACAGTATCTACATTATTAGGATTTTCATCTAATTTTTCGATACACTTAAAGAATTCCTCCCTCGTTTTAGGATACATCATATTATTTCTCATTATCACTACTGTCTGAGATTGAACTATATTAAGCGTCATTTGTAATCATTCCTTTCCTGCATATAAAGTATTAAATACCTTGGTAGGACTTGTTTTCACAAGCCCATATTCAAGATATATACTACTTTTTCTTTCTTTTTTTCTTTAAGCTATTTATCTCATCAAATATTACCTGTACATTTTTTAATATCTTCTGAGTCATTACTTCACGAGTTCCTTCATTTTCTAATAACTTTAATTCATCTACTTTATATCCATCTAATACTCTTTTAATAGGAGAGAGTTTTTTCTGTCCTTTATATGTAGTAAAGAAATCATATAAATTCTTATAAAAGATATATTTCCATTTATTATCAGGAATTTTATTAAGCCTTTTATATTTCATTGATATAGAATAGTAAGCATATTCTTTAATCTTTTTAATTAAAGGAGTAGCAAATGTAGGCTTATCCGTATAATAAATAGTAAGTTCAGTTCTTTGCCTATTAGCATCTTTTACAAAGAATTTTTCTGTATGATTTTTAACTACATATTCATCCTTTAAAATAGTATTTAAATGCTGGTTAGCATCCCAATTTACCTTTTCTATATTATCATTATCCTTAATAGTAGAACAGGCGTGAAGCTTTTCTTCTTCTAAGTCCTTTAGTTCTTCCTTATTTAGATACTTTAAATGAGTATTAGGAATCTTTTCATATACATTAATATATACTGCCATAGGACTTAATATACAGACTTCATTTTCATAATTAGGGTCAGCTAACTCCATAGTCCTTTTTAGTACCTTTAAATAAGAAGCTAAATGAGGATTATAAAAATGTCCTGGTCCTCCTTCTTCTCCTACGTGTCTTGGTCTGCTGTCTGCTATAGGATTACCTGGAATAATTAATTCCCATTTTTTCTCAAAACTCATTCTTCCTAACTTATAAGGAATTTTTAAAGTAGATTTTCTAATTAAAGGTTTAATACTTGACTCATTAAACCTGTCATTTACTTTCTTTGTCGTTAGTACTTTCATTTAATTTCCCTTCCACATCTAAGTAATTAACTCTTATTAATTCATCTAAATCTACTTGACCTTTAGCTGATGAATTATCTACTATTTTTTCTATAATAGTTCTTCCACTAGGAGTATTTAGAAATAAAGCACTATTTTCTTTTGTAGCTATTCCGTGTATTTCCATTTTTTCTATTAAGTTTTGAAGTCTTGGATGATTTACATACATCATAATTTCATCATTATTCATAATATCATAAGCAGATAAAAATCCTAATTTTCTTCCGCTAGGTAAGTAAATATATTCAGTTAATGATAACTGAGCTATAATTTGTGAAATAATTTTAATCGTTCCTAAATCCATAATTTTAATCTCCTTCTTGTATTCTTTTTAATTTAATATCTACTGAATCATCTAATTCATTAAAAATAGCAGTTAAGCTGTATCTTGCATTTTTATGGCTATCGTATAATATTATATTTGTAATATTATTTACACTATCATTTTCAGTAATTACTTCAGCCTTTTCCATAAGTTTTTCAAATTCATCTTCTCCAGTATCTTCCTCAGCTTCTTCTTTCTTATCATCTTTATATTCTTTTTCTAAAATATCATCAATAAAGGAATTATCTTCTTTCTTATCTACTCTATTAAGTTTTACTGTAGAATTATCAATAATGTCTGATAAAAATAAAGCAAAATCCATACAGCCATTATTTAATCCATCTTCTAAATCAATTAGAAAATATAAAGTTTTAGTACTAGGACCATTATTATAAAGAAATACTTTTTCTATAAAATATTCAGCAAAGTCCTTTTCATTAAATTTAAGTCCTGAAGTTAATCTAGATTGACTATATTTATAAAATTCATAAGCTAAATATTGACCATATTCTAATCTAGAAATATCATAATTAAATAATTCTTTATTTCTATTTAGTAACTCACTTAAAGTCTCGTTAGGATTACCTCCTGAATGAAATATTAGAAAATCCAGTTTTTCTTGTGGAAGTTTTTCTATTTGTCCTAGAGTGATATCTTTTAAGATATCTTCTATAATACAGGTCAAACTTTCTTTTACAGTATCAGAATAAGTAATAGGAAGCCATATCTTTTCTCCGTTGGTAGCTTGTTTTACTGTATCAAATATCCCTTTATTAAAACTTTCACTATCTAATCCTTTATATGGACGAGTTAATAATTCTCTAATATCACGAGAGTAAGGATATAAATCTTTTTCGCTATAATAATTCTCCCCTTTATATTTACTCCATTTTAATAAAATCATTTATAAAGTCTCCTTTCAAAAATTTATTCTAAATTACGTTAGTTTACTTAAAAAAACGTCCTGCACCAGCAATTATACTATTATTAGTAACTCCTGTACCTACAGGAGTTCCATTAGTTACTGAAGTAGGAGGAGCAGAAGTTAATGTGTCGTTTGCTGAAGTTCCTCCAGCAGCCGCTATCTGTCCACTCATAGTAGCACGAGGAACATAATTCTTACCAAATCCAAACATTCCTTTAATCTTTTCAGATACTGATAAGTATTTTCCTCCTATTTCTCCATTATTCCAGTTACGTGCAAATTTAGAAATAAAGTTTTGAACTGCAAATACTCCATTTTCAAATATTATTCTACCATTAAAGTTTTCATCTATCTTACGAAGTTCATTCTGATATTTCTGTAAATAAGAATCAGGAATTACTGTAACGTTTATACCACACATTGTAGCAATAAAGTTACTAAATCCATTTCCTATTTCTATTGAAGTTCTAAACCATCCAGGTCTTTCCTTATATATATGAGGATTTAAATCTACACAAGATACTTGTATATCTACTTCTGTAGGAAGACCATTATCTGATAATGTCTGCATATTCTTTTGTATATTAAGAGATGTAATCATACCGTATTTAATATTCATAGTACCTAATGAAAATATGCTTACTACAGATGGAGAAGTCTGAAATCCTCCTACACCTAAAGGTAAGGCTAAATGCATTAATTTAATAGTAGGATATAATACATTCATTAAATATGATACTGGGTCTCCTGATGGAGTAGTTAATCTTAAAGAAAATGAATAAGATTTATCTATAGTAGTATTACTCCATACTTGAGGCATTAAAGGCTGACCTGTAAAAAATCCTAAAGAGGAACTTTCTATACTTCTTCCTCCCCATCCTACCATACCTATCATCTGCTTCATCTTATTATCTCCCTCTCCTGTGATTTGAGATAATGCTTCAGATAACGGGTTATTTGATGTACCATTAGATATATTTTCAGTTACTTCTACATTACCATTCACATAAAAAGGAACTAATCCTACGTCCTGAATAGCATCCTGATTTCCTGACTTCCCAGTTCCTGTATAAGTTAAATCTAAATGGTAATGCTTATTTGCTATAAGGTTAGCTAATTTTAATCCTATATTTCTCCAGTTCTTTCTAGTCATTTGTCCAAAAGTACAGTAAGATAAGCTCATAGACCCTCCTCCTTGGTTTCCAAGCCTATCTCCCCAACCTCCTTTACTCACACCTTCTCCTCCCATTTGAAATGGAAACCAGGCTTTATCTAATCCCATCATATATATAGCAAGTCTCATACTTCTTTCTACATCAAACCAGTAGTCATCAAGAGATGGTCTTAAATCTGTAAGTTTACCAGTAAACAGTTTTGCTACAACTCCCATTAAAGCTCCAGCCGCATTACCACTTGCTATTTCAGTTGCTTCATCTTTACCTATACCCCAAGTAAGAAATCCAGGCTTAAATACTACAAACTGACCGTGCTTTATATTCTGCTCTAAATAATAAGAACCTAATCCTTGACTATTTAGAGCTGATGGAGGGTCGGTATTATTTAAAAATACTGCAGGCATACCCCCTATACCAAATAGTGATGCAGGAGTTGCAATTTGAGAAATATAGTTTAAATTTGTATTGTACATTAAGTCATTTTTCTTTGCCTTATCGTAAGTCTGAGTAGAATTTCCTACTCCTGCATTTAATGAACCAGCTTTTATTCCATCTGATTTTTTCTTTAAATCTTCGTATAATTTATCTGGGTTAGTAGACTTACCATTTTTATCTTTAGGAAATATATTCTCCCACCACTTATTCTCGGAGCCTCCTTCTCCATTACGACCTTTCTCGTTGGAGTCCTTTTTATCTTTATCTTTTGCGTCTTTAGCATCTTTACTATCTTTTTTATCAGCACCTTTAGTTGCACTTTGTACAGCAGAAGATACTGCTTTACCGACTGCAGTTGCTACTCCCATAATCTCACTTCCTTTCTAAAAAAAAAATAGGGCATAATTAATATACCCTATTATTTATTATTTATCTTCTTTTACTTGCTGTAGTACGTTTAACTGAACGTTTTGCCCTATTTACTCTATCTACATTAGTCTTAGCAGTAGATTTAGCTGCTCTAGCCGCTTCTTCTGCTGAAAATTCTGCTTCATAATTTATATCTATTTTTTCAGCTTTCCATTTAGCTAACGTAGCATTTAACTCAGTAAACTGAGCCGCCTTGTCATTATCGTTTCCTACATATACATTACTTATATCAGAGCTAAATTTCTTTTTAGCGATTTCTTCGTTAGACATAGCTGTCCAAGTAGCCATATCAAGCTGCTTTTCTGTAAGTCCACGTAAAGCTCTGTTTTCCTTTAGCATCTGTTCCATTAATTTATTATTTTTAATAAGAACTCCATAAACTGAATTATCCTGGTTAAGAATATGGTTAGTTCCTCCTAATCCTACTCCTCTGGTTATTCCTCCAGCATTTAATGGACTAGCTTTTAAATTACTTTCATTAACCATATTTAATGACTGGCTATGCACATTAGATATATTAGGAGTTTTACTTCCTCCATATATGCTATTAAACTGGCTATTTAGATTTTGTGAATCTATATCAGCTAATAGATATTTATTATCATCGTGTCTAGTAGATTTTCTATCAAGAGCCGCTACTGCTTCAGGGTAGCTATATCCTGGTTTATAGAATCCTTCTAATAATTCACTTTCTCCTCCAGCGTCATAGTGTCCTTTTGCTTGTCCTGAATTAGTTTTATCTGTTTTTGTATTACCTGAGGAACTAGAAGAACTCGATGAAGAACCACCTTTCATTTTCTTAGGCCAGAAAAATCCTATAAACTTAAATCCTCCGCCTTGTGTAAAAGTATAATGGGATTCTTTTACTTCACGATGTCCTTGGTTTCCTCCAAGTCCTGTAAAGTTACCATTTCCATCATCTTTTACAAAGAAAGTTATATGTCCTGTAGCAGCCGTAGTTCCATTAGAAATCTTACCTCCAGCTCTTCTAAGAACTGCTATTGCTCCGTATCTAGGCTTATCTAATTTCTCAAATTCATTAGTACCTGGAGACATAGTAGGGAACTGAGACGATACTCCTCCAGTTATATCCACATTTGCCTGCTTCAAGCACCAAGTAACGAAAGCCGCACACCAGAATACAATAGTATTACTTCCTCCAGCTTTACAGTATTCAAGTACTCTTTTCGAATTTCCAGCTTGTGAAACTCCTATTTCCTTTTTAGCTATTTCCATCCAAGGAGCACCAGAGACATCTCCTCCTCCGCCAGAAGAAGAAGTTCCTCCGCCAGCACTTCCACCATTACCTAAACGTTTATCTAAAGCCTTAGCCATAGCACCTTCTAAATCTATTTGATTTCCTTCAGAGTCATACCATCCTCCCATTAGTCCGTGCTTTAATGTCATCTTACCAGGGTCTTGAGATATTCCTCCTCCACTAGAAGGATTTTCTGTACCTTTGCTTCCACCAGAATCATTACCTTCAGTAGGTCCACTTCCATTTTCATAATATTCGTAGTGGTAAGGGTCTCTTCTAGGACTGTCGTCAGGCTGGTCTCCTCCATATTTTTTCTTTTCACGCCAAGTGATATTGTATCCGTATTTAGGACCTAGTTGTCTCATAAGTGCACCGTATTCGTGATATTTTTTTACTATATCCTTATTATCAAGATTCCACGTTTTTCCTTCAGTAAGTTTTCCACCTGGTGCATATAAAATATCTATTGCGTGAACTATATTCTTGCTGTCAGGAATATGCTTAGAGTTTTTTACACCTGTACCTTTTTTAGCTAAAGCATCTGCTTGAGCTTGAGTTCTATTAAAACCATAATTATAATCAAATCCGTATTCTGTAGCTAATGTAGAAAATTCTTTCATTAGCTCAACGAAATTAGGTTCATACCATTTTTCTAATCTTTGTAAGGCTTGAGCTGGTAGTTTATGTTGACCAGAAAACTTCTTAGCACTTCCGCTAGATTTAGTTTCTGTCTTACTATCTGTACCTTGCCCTATAGCTTTATTTGCAGTTTCTTTAGACTTATCATCAGTTTTAGCTGTAGCTTTCTGAGTTTCTGTCTTAGGTTTAGCACCTTTTCCTCCTGTAGCAGTAGAAGTGGTTTTTTGTGCACCTTTTCCTTTACCTCCTATTATAGAAGACAAGAGTTTACTTCCTTTACCTCCAAAAGGTTGTCTACCTTTTCCTTTACCTCCTACACTAGAAAATTGTTTTTTTATTTTTTCTATGCTTCCTCCACCAAATTCATTCTCCATTATAGCATACATAAATTTTTTCTTCTGGTCTTCGTTCAAAGACTGTAACACAGTATTTCTAGGTACACCTACTAAAGATTCTAATGATTTCACATATTTTTCTGTATTATTTTCTGAAGGAGGTGCGTAAGTATATATAGCATCCTTTATATTTTGAGTTTTATAAACTCTTCCTTCACTTTTCACAAATAGTTTATGATACATAGCGGCTGCAGAAGCCGCAGGAGATTTAAATACCATTTGACGGTTTATACCTCCACCTTTTCCTTTAGGACCTGGAACTGGAGCATCTGGACCTCCTTCATTTCCAACACCTCCAAAAGGTTTTGCCCAAGACATATCTCCGTGGTCTACATTTCCTAGGTTAAAGTTTCTTACAGCACGGCTTCCCTTCCTTTTTTCTACAGTTCCATCAGTATACTTAACAACAGTTTCTCCAGGAGCCGCGCCTTTTTCAGAACGGTTTACAGTAGCGACTACATCACCGTGAGGCATCGGTACTTGCGAAAGTTCTGGTAGTGGATTTCCTTTTACATCTGCAGAAGAACCTCCACTAGACGAATCGCTTCCACTGGATGAATCTCCTCCTGAACCGACTCTAATTTGACCAGGTTTATAGCTATATAATGAACCAGTGTAGGCTGCTTTTCTATCTATATTCTTAGAAGAGCTAGAAGCACCTATTCCTGCTTTCTTATTATTTCCTCCTACTTCTCCACCTTGTCCAAATCCTATTCTCTTGTCTCCTCCAGAAGAACCAGTACTTCCTCCAGACATACCACCTGGTCTAGCACCATCCCCAGGACCTTTACCTCCGACACGACCTCTTCCTTTTCCTCCTGTGTCGTCTGGATTTACATAAAAATCTGCTACTTCTTTATCGCTATAATAACTTTCTTCTCCTTTCATCATTTCTTTAGTCATATCCCCAAATGTACAAGAATGAAAGAAGTTATTCAGGTATTCATTATTTAAATCTATAGATATATAAGAAGATTCTTCTGGGTCTCCTAATAATAATCTTCCTTTATCATTGATTATTGCTACATAGTGATTATAACCATTCTTATCTACTAATAGAGCCGCTGCACTTTTATCTTGACTCATAGCAAGTTTAGTTTGTGCGATATCTGTAGATGCAGTACCTCCTAAAGATTGAAAGAAAGAAGTATCTATACTATTATCAGGCAATATATATCTTTTAGCATTTTTATATAATTCCATATCATTCATTTTAATTCCACGAAATTTAATAATCATTTTAGCAACTGCTAAAGCACATCCTGCTTCACTTCCATTTTCACTTCCTATATTAAGCTGAGATAAGAAAGTATCTTGTGAATAAAATGGAATTCTTCCTCCTGAGTTACTTCCACGACCACCAAACATAACTTTACTTCCTTTTCCTCCTATTACTGGTTTAAATATGCTATTTCCAGTTTGAAGCTTAGTGTTTCTTACAGCCGCCGTAGCATTAGGCATAGGTTTTTTAGGTACTGGTGTAGAAGTTTTTTTGGCAGTTTTAGCTGCAGTAGCTTTTCCTACTGAACTGTTTGCTGAACTTTCTGTTCTTATAAAGTTAGCCCATTCAGCAAGTTTCTTTTTACCCATTTCGCGAGTCTTATCAGTTCCTAGCCATCCCATTGCTTGTGCCCATTGCTGAGGATGTACTGCTATAAATCTTCTCCAGTTTTTCCATTCATCATCAGTAGGATTAGCCTTATATCTAGTCTTAACTAAATTTTTATCAAATTCAGATATTGTACCTAATTTCAAATCACTTCCACTACTGCTTGATGAAGATGAACTATCACTACTTGAAGAAGAATCACTACTGCTAGACGAATCGCTTGAAGAAGATGATGAGCTTCCTGAACTTCCTTGATTCATAATAGCTACTGGATTTCCTTCACTGTCTATAAATCCACCAGATAATCCTCCATTACCAAATAAGGCTGCAGCTTGACTCTTAAATCTTTCTTCTTCATTTTTAGCCATATTTAGCTGGTCTTCAGACATCTGTCTTCTTTTGTCTTCTTCATTCTTTTTCTTTTTAGCTTTTGCTTCTTCTAATTTAGCATCTGTAACTCTAGGGTCTTTCATATCATCTGTATAATCTTCAAATTTTACTCCTCCAGGAACTTCTCCGAAGCACTCATTATATAAAGGTATACAGATTTTAGGAAGATAAGCATCTCTTATTACTTTAGCTACATTATGAGCAAATGGAGATAATGATAGTAAATATTGCAGTGCATAATCTACTACTAATACTACAATCTGATGACACTGGTCTACTTCTTCAGGCTGAATATCAAATACTTCGTGTGAATTATTTAATGCTCTCCATACAGAACCAAACGCATCTATTACGTGTCCTACTCCAGCGGCATTTAATATTCTTTTACCTGCGTTCATTGCTTTAGTAGCCCAAGTAGGTTTTTTATCCATTTCCTGTAATACTGCTGCAGGTATATCCTTAAATAAATCATTAGAGAATTTTTCAATAGCTTGTATTGCTTTATCTACAAATCCTACAATATCCCATTTAAATTTATCTTTAAGATAGTCAGTTATCCCTTTAACTAAGTTCATTTTCTTAAGTTTTTCAACTATCTCCTTAGCCTTTTCATATAAAGGTTTTACAAAATCCTTTATTTTCTTAGCTAATTCTTCTGCTTTAGCTTTCATTCTATTTTTAATGATTTTCACATCTTCTTCATCTATTTTTCCATCTCCATTAGCGTCAAATATTTGAACTCCTAATTTCATTACAGAATCTTTAACGGAAGATATAGCATCTTCTATAGGAATTAAAATATCCTTATAAACTACACGTGCTATTTCATCTCCTGCATATTCCTTTAAAGGACTCATAATAAATCCTATAGAAGGGTCAGCGGCTGCTAATCCTAAGAAATAATAAGTAAGACCTACAGCAATCTGCATAAATATAGTTACAGCACCACTTCCTTCTCCACCACCTAATATTTCTCCAGTTCTTTGCACTGCTTTAACTGCTTCTACTCCAGCACTGGCAGGAGAGATTAACTTTTTAAATCTTCCAAATAATGTATTAGAAACTCTCTTATTATTAAGCTCTTTTCTCATAGCAGGAGTTCCTTGCTCAGTAAACTGCTTAACTATTCCTTCACGTACTTTATCTCCTATACGTTTAGCTACTTTTTCAGCAATAGCTTTATCTTCTATCTGCTTTAAAAGTTTTCCTAGAAATGGTATTCTAGTTACTCCTTTAGCCATTCTAGTAAGTTTTTGAATTACCATATCAGCATATTTATTACCATTTCGCTCATCTACTTCACGTCTTTTCTTAGCACGTACCTGAAAGTCAGCTCTTTCCTGTTCAGATACTTCTCCGTCTCCATTAGTGTCCATTTTAATCGTTTCTTCTGCTTCTTTAGTATCCTTATCTTCTTTTTCGAATACAGCAGAATAAGCCATACGGATAAGTTTTTTCTCAAACATTACTCTTACTGGTAATAGTAACCAGGAAGCAAATGGAATTATTTCAAGAGCAGAAAGCATACCAGTAATTACCCCAGAACATATTTTCATTCCTTGAGTAACTTCTTTTGGCTGTACTTCAAATATCTTATGAGTATTTTTTACAGACTGAATTACATCCCATACTCCAAAACCTACAGTAATAATTTCAGATACACCAAATGTAAATCCAGCGGCTGCAGAAGCTGTTCCTTTAATAGTAGCTCCTAATGATTTTTTAGCTACAAGTTCTCCTCCTTCTTCCGTTGCTTCTTTAGCTACAGTAGGCAAAGCCTTTTTGAAAAATGACGTAAATTTTTGAACTAAGGAGTTATCTAGTAATTTACCTATAATAGGAAGTCCTTTTAGTTTACCACCTAGCTTTTCTATATATCCTCCGAGTTTAGATAAAGTTTTACCAAGTACTCCTTTAGCTCCAGATTCAGCAGCTTCTTCTGCTCCTTCTTTAGCTATCTTTTCAGCAGTTTCTTCCATTACTTCTTCTCCTGCTTCTTTTCCGATAACTTTAACTGAATCTTCTCCTAATTCTTCAGCTACTTCTTTTCCTGCAGTTTCAGCTCCTTCTTCAATAGACTCATCTACACCTTCTTTAGCTCCTTTACCAAATAATCCTTTTAACTTATTCCATCCTTTTTTAAGAAATCCTCCAGCTTTATCTTTTCCAAAACCTAGTAATTTTTTTATTCCTTTAAATACTCCTTTTCCTAAAAATCCTATCCCTTTACCTATTATACCAAATATGCTTTTCTTCATATTCTTTAAGAAAGGAAATAGTCCTAGTAAAAATGGAAATAATCCTAATATCTTATCAAGGAAGGATTTTTTCTTTTCTTCAGGTTTTTTACCTTCATCTTTATTAGCTATGCTTTGAAGTGCTTCAGCATTAGCTCTTTCTCTTTCTTCCTGAGTATTCTGCTCATCTTTAATACCACGACCGTATTTATCACGGTTATAAAATTCTTTAGTATTATTTAACTGCTTATTAGCTACTTTAGATTTAGTAAAAGGTCGTTTAATCATATCAGTAATCTTAGTCTTGTAGCTTTGTGCATCTATACCACCCATTACTCCTACAGCATCTAAATGTCCTCCTACTATATTTACATTTAATATAGTCTCAGGGTCAAATCCAAAGGCATTTACATTAGTTCTTTTACTATTTTTTAGATTAGGATTTCCAAGATTGCTATTTAATCCTTTAGAACCTTTTAATCCTTTAGCTTCGCTTCCTTTGATTTTTGTAGTTTCAGCTCCTGTATTTTCTACGTTAAATTCTAATCTTTTACTTTTATCTCCTACAAAGGTTACAGCTAAAATTACATCACACTTCATCCAAGCTGAAGCAAGACCTATTCTATTAGACTTTTTAGTAAGAGGGTCAAATTCTAGTACTGAATCTTTATTAGCGTCAGAGTATAGTAAAAAGTGTCCTCCACGTTCTCTATTATTAGAATTACTACGACTTACAGTACTCATACTAACTGTACTTAAAAGAGGATGACCTTTTCCTCGTCCAAAAGATATTTCAGGCATAGGTTTTTCGTGTCCTATAATCACAGTATCTTTTTTTCTAAATTCCTGTTCCCAGTTAATTAAACTTGCCTGCTGTATTCTAGTCAGCTTAAATAGTCCAGTATCAGCTAATTTTTCATAGAAGAAATTCATAGTAATTCCGTCTTTAGATTTATTTAAGTATTTTTCTGCATCTGGTTCAAATGTCTTATCATCTACTTTTCTTTTCATAAATCTTGAGATTATGCGAGCCATTACCATAGGAGCACAGACTCCTGCTTTTGTTGCACCTAATCTACGGCTTGAAGCATTTCCTGATGCTTCTTCATCATTAGCAGATTCGGTTTTATCTACTTTTTCATCTTTAGCTTTTTCAGGTTTTGGTTTTTTAACTCCTCTTTTATCTAAAATATCTTTATATCTTACTGACTTTTTATCTAGTCCTAGTTTTTTACCTATGCTTTCCATAAACATAGTTTTAACTCCGCCAGTAATATCTGAAAAGAATCCTTTAAATAATTTTTTATCTACAAAACCTAGTATCTTTCCTACTCCGCCAAATAATCCTTTAGCTAATTTTTTAATCCATCCTAATTTAGAGATAGCAAATATTGCACTTCCTACTCCAAATCCTATTACTGGACCTAGTATTCCACCAAAGTTAATTGAGTTTTTTATAAAGTTAGATACCTTAACTCCAGTAGCTACAGCAAATCCTGCAGGAAGCAAATCTTTAATAAGATTATGCATTAATGCTTCACGACGAGTACGTCCGTCTTCCATTAATTCATCTCCCTCTTCAGTTCCTATTACACGCACCATTTTATTAAGTTTTCCTGAAGCGTGAACTGCTGAAGCTACAATGGCACCTGCTATAGGAGCACCATATTTACCCATTCCTCCTTTTTTAGCTATAGCTGCAGATAATGCCGCTACTGCACCAAACTGGATAGTTTTAGAAACTTTTCCTCCTAGTTCGCTATTAAGGAATATTTCTGCATTTTCCTTTATCTCTTTAGCATTAGTAGGAATCTTTGCTCCACCGAATCTATTTGTCTTATAATTCTTCTCTTCCCAGTCATCTAAATCCTTATCAGTAATTTCCTTTTCTTTGCTTCTAAGGTTAGATAAAATTTTATTAGCATCAGCTAATTTTTCTACAAAGAAATCATATTGAGGTCCATAGTCCACTCCCTTATCTTTCATTCCTTGCACTATATCTTCTAATCCTTTTACAGCAGCTTTAGCAGCCATTAATCTTCCACTGGCAGTCTGGTTTTCATACATATCTACCATTAATTCATATAACTGCTCACGTTTTACATTAATATTTAATTCTTCTAAAGCCTTTTTAACTCTTAATTTTTCTTTCTCGTAAGATACAGAATATTTCTCAAATTCTTTAGCCTGCTTTTCGTCATAAATATCTATTCTTTTCTTACCGTTCTTATTACCTGACTTATCATAATATCCTGACATATCAGCAAAAGTAGCAGTAGAACCTTCAACAGCGGCTGCTGTCTCTTTAATTGATTTTTCTATGCTATCCCTTAAATCTTTAGCATACTGGATTAAATCAGTAAGTTCTTCAGAAAAATTAGAAGAAGCTAAATTTAATATCTGCATAATAAGAAAAGTTTTTCTTTTTTTATCTAGTTTAGCTTTCTGGTCATCTGTAGAAGATGGTTTTAGTTGAGGAATATAAGTTTGAAGCATACCAGGAGATTTCTGTAAATCAAAATAAACTTCAGATATATTCTCTCCATTATAAGCTAAACTTTGGAAAAATTTAGATAGCATCATAACTAGATTATTACGAGTTTCTTCATCTAATTTTTGCAGTACTTCCTTAATCTTTCCTCCTTTAGAACTATCCATCATAGATTCTATTAATATTTTACTTCTAGCATCTACATTTTTTTCGTAGTCCTTAAAGTTCTTCTTTTTAATTTTACTTAATTCTTTCTTACTTTCAGCACTAGACATAAACTGGTTTCTATTATAGTCAAAATATACTGCTTCACGGTCGTGTAACTTAGCTTCTATATTAGATAAGTGCATTGGAATAATACGAGTTAATGCAGTATGAGCTGCTTTATCAAAATTTGCTCTATCTTTCATATTAGTATTCTTATGTGCTTCTACACCAGAATAAGTTCCAAAGTTTTCCTTATTAGAACCAAATCCTTTTCCCATAGCCCTAAATATTTCATTATTGCTATGCTTCATTCTATCAGCTAATGCTTCAAGAAAAGCTCCTGGGTCAGATATTAAAGTTGCTATTTGATTAGCTCTTCCTTCTCCTAAGAATTTTCCTCCTACTTTTTTAACTCCCATAGAAGCAAGATTTTTAAATAAACCTCCACGATTTAACTGGTCTATTCCAGAAGTAGCTAATTCTTTAACCATACTAAGCATACCAAATCCACCGCCAGTAAGCTGTTCAAGAGATTTAACTAATCCTCCTTTAAGACCTTTCTTCCAGTCTTCTCCTAGCATTACTCTTGCCATAGACTGGACCATTCTTTCTTCTACTACTTCCCCTTTATTATTAATATTAAATCCTATCTTTAAAGTCTTATTAATAGACTCTAATTCGGATAAGATATTTTTCTTATAATCTATGCTATTTTTATAATAACTTGCTTGAACTGTATATCTAAATTCATTAGCCTTTGTCATAGCATTTACTAAATTCTGACCTACAGCTATTTGTGCTTTCCAGTATTTAGACTGCATATTCATATTCTGAATGTGCATATTATTCATACCAGTAAGCATAGCTTTACTTTGTGCCTGCATAGTATGTCTTAAATTTGACATACTTTTTTCGTGATACTCACGTTCTCTATCGCTACGAGATTGCTCAACAGTAAATGAGCTGTCAGCAACTTCATCGTCATCTGTAATAAGTCCGCTGGTTTTACTAAGTCCTTTAGAACTTACTACAACTGAATTTCCTATTTTATCTTTCTTTTCTACATTTCCTATTCCACGTACAAGTTTAAAGACATCGTTTTTAGTTTTATCTTTTTTACCAATACCGTATAAAGACTCTACATTTTTCTCATTTATATCAGTAGACTGATAACTTCTGCTTTGTGTATGTCTTACAGCTTGATATAACTTTTCCGTTTCTTTTTGCGTTTCTCTATCTAAAGCCATATAAAATAACTCTCCCTTCTTTTTTATTTATACACTACGGAGTTATTTTATGATTTTTTACGAAAAAAAAAAGTATACCCATAAGGGCATACTTAAAAATAATTTTTTTATTTATTAACTGGGTAGAAGTTACCAGGTTGCACAAGAGGTTCTTCATATGTAAATAGACATTTAGCATTTTCATTAAATGCAAAGTCTTCATCCTTAAATACGGATATTTCTCTACTTAAACCATATTCTCCTATTTTTACTCTTACATATAAAGTACGTTTTTCTCCTCCTACATAATCATAAATTTCCATTCCATATTTAGGTTCATCTATAGTTTGCTTGAAATAGGATAATAAAATTAGATTGGAAATAGGAAGATATTTTAAAACATATTTAACTGCTCCCCAGTAGCTTCCATATTCTTTTACTAATTTTATATATCTTTCATCCTTTTTAGAAATTGCCCATACTGGATAAAAATGGTTTATATTTCCTTCTTCATTTTTCACGTTTATACTAAAATAAACCATACCAGGTTCATCTTCAAGTTTAGTAGATAAATCACATTTTGGATATAATTTTTTAATTACATCTATTATAAAACCTAATTGGATTTTATCCTTTTCATCATAAATATCTCCATTTGGTGCTACGAATAAATCAGCTCTATCCCAGTATACTTCCTTTTCTTTTAATTCTTCTATTAAATTTCTCATTTTCTTTCTCCTTCATCTATAAGAGTAGATACATCGACAATTTCGATGTACCTCTTTAAATATATTAGTTTATAAAAAATAATCACTCCTTAATAGGAGTGATTAATGTGAATTATTAAGATAATATTTATTTTTAATTTATATGTCTAATTTAGAATACTTCCATCATAAGCTCACTTACTTCGTATGGGTTATCCATAAAGTAAGCTACACAACGACGTCTATATTCTTCGAATACTCTCATATCCTCTACACAGTATGGGTCTGAGTTAGCTCCATTATGATGACAGTCTTCATTCTTACAAGAATATAGACCTCCCATATTAAGCATCATTTTAAGTCTTTCTCTACGACCTTCTTCTTTATTGAAGAATTCCTCTGCTATATTTACATATGATAATTTCTTACCACAGCTAGGACATCTAGGAACGAAGTCTTCAAATATTCTAGGAAGCACATATCCTAAATCAAGTATAGTAAGATATTTTTCTCCATTAATATATTTAAAGCCGAAATTAAATCTACTAAATAGTATATTTAAATCAGCCATTACAAAATATTTATCCATAGCTCTAATTAGATTATATAACTGAGTCATCCACTTTTCACTTGAAGTTATTACTTTTAATACAGCAGACCCTATATCGGTTGTATACATTCCTGGATTGCTTTTTATTAGAGCTTGTACTTCTTCATCGTGCTCTATTGGAGTAATCTTTTCCTGCACGATAATATTTCCTGCAGGATAATCATAAATTCTTCCTATAGGAATTAAACTTTTTAGAACTTGTGCATCATTATCGTGATTACTTACATAATTTGCTTCCTGATGAATAAACTCAGGTGCAAAGGATTCCCTTAAATTATCTTTAGCTCCTGAGTGTACATTAAATGGCACACATATTACAGTATCTACCGTATTATCAGGAAATCCTATCTTGTTTAATACCGTTCTCATATCAGCATTAACCGTATATACTCTACGGTTAGAACCATTTCCGAATAATTCTAGTTTTCCTTCCTTTATCATATTTTCTAATTTATTTAAGATATAAATTCCTGAAAGTCCATTAGCTGATGAGTAGTTAATAGTTTCTACTATCTCATCTAGTATTTGCTCAGCACTCCATTTGTAAATTGGTACAGGAGTTATTTCTCCTCTATTATATCCTCCATTATTATTATTATTCCATAGTCCCATTTTCTTTTCCTCCTAAATTTATTTTTTTTATAATTAATTTTATTTTGATGAAATTTATTTCATCTAAGTATCTGTATACATCATAATGTACCTCCTTTCCTATCTACATTATAATGTATACGTCTAAATATTTAAGATTTTTTATCTATCTTCTGCCATTATCTGATTGAAGACATTTCTTTTCTCATCTAATAATTCATAATTGAATACACTAATAAAATCATCATCTTCTTTATTAAATTCAATTTTATCTTCTATATATCTTCTTAACTCAAATTCGTCTATTTCATCGAGTCCTAATCCTATATGTGCAAGACAAGCATTAATTAAATTAATAAAGGCAGCTTCTCCTACCTCATTTATTCTTATCAGAAATTTTAGCCTATTATTGGTATAGCATTTTATTTCAAACGGATATTTATTAGATTCTGATAACCCTGAAATATGAATTGAGCTAATGAAATTATGAATACTAACCGTCCAGAAATCAGTTTTGTATTCTTCCATAGTTATTAATGTAGATACTGATACTGGTGCTTCTCTCCAGCTATTTAGCATTTTATGTATTAGTTCTTCCGTTACTACATTAGCTAGGAATCGTGATGTATCTACTCCTCTTAGCTGGGTTATAAAACTGTAGTCAGGATGTAATGAATCTAATAATCCTGTATTTTTTATTATATGATTTTTTAATGGAATAATTCCACGAGGGATATTTAGCATTTCTTTTTTCTTATCCCCTAATTTTTTAATCAGTATCCCATCTTTTTCATCGAATTTAATCATACTCCTTATAGATTTACCATCTTCAGTAGATTTCACTATATCTACTAAAGTGGAAGATTTATTTTGAATAGTTACTTCATTTTTAAGATATTTCTTACCTTCATATTCCATATGAAAATCTATTCTTTCTTCCTCTGATTTATCTCTTTTACTATCATCAGGTTCTAATTCTTCTTTTTCTAATACACTGCTTGATTTCCATATTTCAGAATCCTTTAATTTTTTTACTTCTTCTAAATCTGCTAATCTGGAATTTATCTTTACATTTCCATCTATTCCATTTACTTCTACTATTAAATAACTCCCATCTTTTAAATTAGTTATTTCTATTGTAGTTGTACCATTACTTCTTACTTCTCTTTTAATCATTTTTATTTCCTCTTTTCTATATTATTATTTTAAGATTAATGCTCTTAATAAATTATTAATATTAAGAGCATATTATTTTATTTAACTATATATTCCTTTCAGATGAATAGTTTTATTCTGAACTACAGGATGTTCTGCTGTAGACCATTCTATTTCATCATTTCTTTGTGGTTCAGTATATCTGAATTCCCCCATTGTATTATATGGATTTTTATATCTATTATCAGTACTGTAACCTCTGTCAAAACCTCCTGTATCTACCCATCTGTCATTAGATACAGTTCTTGTATTTCGTGGAGATTCATATCCTGTATTAGAATATCCTGCATTATTATAATTATTTGTATTAGAACTCATTTCTCCAGGATACATTTCATTTGCTTTCATCACACCATTATTTACTAATATATTTCTTATTCTTTCCTGCTCATCAAAGTATTGCCCTCTGTCATTGCAGTAGAATCTATTATTTATATCATAGAATATATCTCCTACAATATAGATAGCTTGTATTCCGTCAATATCGTATCCATCTCCCATTACATAATTAGTTTTTATATTAAATTGAGGTTCTACTCCTCTATGTGCTGTAGTAGAAGTATTTGAATATCCTCCTCTACTCATATGCACTGGTCCACGAGATGAGTTTTCTCTATAAATTCCTGATTGACCTGATGGATGACCAAATCTTCCTTGGTCTTGTCCTTGAGACTGTCGTCCTAGTCCTCCTGTAGGCGAATTAGGATTATAAACCCTTCCACTATTTGCTGCTCTTAAATTTTCAGTAGTTCTTACAGGTGCAAATCCCATAGGAGATAATTTCACTCCTTTGAAATCATCAGGAATTCCTGTAGGTTTCTTTTTATTTACTGGAGCATTACTATGATTATATTGAGGAAGGCTTCTCATTTGATTTTCAAATTTCTGCTCTTCCCATTTTTGATGGAATGGGTCAAATATAATTTGATTTCCATTATCAAGTTCATATACCATTAACTCAGGGTCAGTAGGTCTCCAGTTATAGTTAAAATGAGATTTAGCTATAATAGTTCCTTTAGCTGGCATATTAGTTCGCAGTCCATCCACCCCTGGTCTATAAGCTGGTTGATTTGATGAATTTGCTGCTGGTAATGTAGTGAATTTCTTTTCTTCTTTGAATTTAAAGTTTGTATTTACTCCTCCTACAGAATCAAATATCATTTTAGAACCGAATCTATTATCTTCATAAGGAAGAGGCTCTTTCCATTCAGTTGATTGTGCTACCTTTTTAGCAAACTCTGGATTATTGCTCCATATAGCTGCTCTTATTTTTTGAGTAGGTATGTCTTGTGCACTTCCCCAAGAATCTATATCCGTATCTTTTGGAAGTAACCCTGAGTTCTTCCACGTATTTTTGATTCTTAATTGGCAGTTTACTATATCTTCTTCTAATTCAGGAGCTAATATAGTATCCATAGCTACACGAGGAATTTCAGCAAATCTCATATCGTCTTCCTTATTATTAGAATATTCTCTTGCAAATATATTTAATAATACATTTAATGTATCAATATATCCAAGTAAGATTGCTCCTCTTGCGTATAATGGAGAATTAGAAGTTCCTGCGTTTTTAAGTATTCTTACTTCTTCATCAGTAAGAAATCCTCCATCTATTAATGCATTAAATCCAGTTTTCCCATTATTGTCTTTTCTATTAAATAACGCATCTCCTAGCATATAAAGACATCTAGCTGTATCAAACGCCACGTTATGTTTTCTTATAGAGTGGTCCATTTCTCTATATAACTCGAAAGCTTTTAATGTAGACAAGTCTCTTAATTCTTGTCTTTCATCTTCTTCTGTCATAGCCCCTTTCTTGTCGTTCATAATATCAATTATTGATTTATTAGTGGGTTTTAGTGATACAAACTGCTCAATAAATTGAGTTACATTATCAGTTACTCTTTTTAGATTATGGTCTTCTACAGTTTCCATAAAGAATGATAAAACTGAAGTTGTACCTTTATTAAACCAAGCTATTTCATCTTGTATTTTTTCCCTATTTAGCTGTGCTCTAGATTTCATTCCCATACCGTGTGGACTTGCTTCCACCGATTTGTCAAAATAATTTTTCTTATTTTCTACCCTTACTATTGGTTCGAATCTTGGTGCTCTCATTGAATTCATTCCGTATTTTAAATCTCTTACGCTCATTATTTTTCCTCCTAATTTTTTATTTATTTATTTTTAATTTATTGCGTATATTTTTTAATATTCTATATAATTTTCTAAATTTCTAGAAAACCAGTCTAGAAATTCAGATAATAATTTTTTACTTCCTATAATGGTTCTTACCCATTCTCCTAATTTAAATAAGGATTTACTTCCCCAATTTAAATTAGTTTCGTCTATTAGAAAATCCTCATACTGACGAATTTCTCCATTTACTTCGTGGATTATTCTAGTATTCAGTATCGTAGAGTATGGGTCAGATTTACTAAACTCTGCGATATAGATTTTCTCATTTTCTTCTTTTCCATCCAGTTCATCTATCTTGGATATAATCCAGTTTCCACATCCTTTATTGACTGGCGGAAGTTTCTTGTTAATTTTTTCTAGTTTCTTTCTTTTTAATTTTTCTTCATTTTTCATTTTACTCATTCCTTTCTTTTTCTTATTAGTTTTTTTTTAATTTATTTTTTTTTTTAGTATTTTTAGTTAAGTCATTTAAATACCTCCTTTCTTCTAAGATATAATGTATACGTCTAAAAAATTAAGTTTTTTCATTATCCTTATCTTTTTCATCCGTATCATCTTCTTCTACTATAATAGCATCTTCTATATCATCTTTATCTATATCATTTTTCTTATCCCTTTCTTCTTTCTGTTTTTTAAGAACCTCTACTAATTCATCTACATCTTTAGGTTCATTGGAATCTTCTAATTCACTTATATTCTGTATGATTTTACCATCTTTATCTCTTAAATTTCCATCCTCATCTATAGTAGATTTTACATCAAATACCTGGTCAGCTATATCAGGTTTTATAAATGCTTCTATTGTATGTGCATAATCGTTTCCTATCCTAAATTCTGATTTTCCTGTCTTGCCTTTATTAGGCATTTTGGTTATGTAATAAACTCTTGAATCGGAATTACTTTTTCTTGCTGGATTATCCTTTAGAAATTCCATATCAGTTCTGCTAGTAAGATACTCGGCACATCCGTCTCTATCTTTATCTACTACTAATCCAAAGAAATGCTGTCTATTATAGTCCATCGTGCCGACAGGAAATTTATATACAAAATATATCTGGTCAGGTACATTAGTTAGTGCACGTGCTTTTCCTATCTGAGAAGAATTAACTCTTTTTAATATATCTTCCCTATCTACTCTTTTTAAATTATCTTTAATGACTTTTTCTGCTTCTGTATTAAGCTGTGCTCCAGTTATTACAGGAATCTTATATTCTTTAGCTAAGTCCTTATGGTCATAAGCCTTTAATACAATAGGTTCATCTCTTTCTCTTTCAGACGGTGCATTAAGTTCATCAAACTTAAATTTATCAAGATAATCAGTAAATAAACCTACTATTTTAAATCCTTCCTGCTCATATCTATTTATTACTTCTTTTACTTGACCTACTGTAAATTTACGAGATGTAGAATCTTCTGTATGATATATTACTGGAATAGTAGAATTATGTTTTTTAAGCATAGCAGTTAATCTTTTCTGCATACCTATTCCATTTTTTAAATCCTTTTCATCATCACTTCCGTCTCCATTAATTATATATTCAGGGTCTTCTCCATAAAAAGCTATCTTTCTTTCTATAAGCTGTCTTGGAGATATTTCTAAATTTATAAAAAGTAATGCAGGTATCATTCTCTCAGGAACTTCAAAATCAGACCGTTCCATATTAACTGAAATTTCTTCTGCTAAATTCTGTAAAAATAATGACTTTCCTCCCCCTGAAATACCGCATACTAAATATAACTGCTCTGCTTTTAGTCCTTTAGATATATTATCAAACCAAGTACCAGCATATAATTTATTTCTATCTTCTTTTTGTATAGTTTCTTCTAAAGAAGTTATACCAAAAGAGTTTTCAGGATTATCTACATCAATTACAAAATCCTTTCTATCCCCCATAGTATCTTCCCTTAATTTTTTAATATTTTTAAATAATTCTTCTGATGAAGAAAAGAACTGACTTTCTGTTTTTTTAATATCAGAAAACGATGAAGTAGTATAATCTTCAAATCTTTCCATTAATCCATCTAATGTGCGTTTTAACTTAATTTGTGATTTAGCACGTCCAAAATAATGAAGATATTCATCTATTGCTTTTTCAGGAAGTTTAGAAAAACATTCCCTAATTTCTTCTTTAGTATCTTCATCTAAATTAGATATTTCAAAATAGTCCTTAGCGTCTTTACTCGTTCTAAATCCTTTTTCTATTATATTATTAGAAAATAACTTAATATTCTCTACCATATTTTTAGTAGAAAAGTCATTTATAGACTTAGTATCTACATCATAATACGAATCATAAATAGTATTTACTAATTTAGTATTTTCCGTATTATTTAATAGTATATTAATAGCTATCTTATTAATATTATTATTATTATAAAATAACCCATTCATATATACACTCCTTTCATACTTTTCGGTTTTAATGATTTGATAAGGTAATACTAATTTACTCTATATCCATATATTATATAAAAGAGTTATTAAAAAATTACATTTTTGAGCAAAAAATAAAACGACCTAATTAAAGGTCGCTATTTTCTATTTATTTATTTTCATTTCTTCATAACCGTCTTCTTCCATAGATTTTAAAAAATGAGTTGAAGCAAATACAGGCAAGTCATAATTTTTACCAGCTTCTCCTACCATAAATATAAGACCCCCTTGATTAAATTCTCCTCTAGTAAATAAAGGAATGAAATCTATACTGCTTCCTTTATGGTATAAAAGAATTTTATTCGTATCAAGCTCTGTAATTAAAGACCATTCATCTCCATTCATAGTAATATAATTTAAGATATATTTTCCTTTATGAAAAAACCTTTCTAATCTATCTTCATTAGGATGATAATAATCAGCATTATCTATTAATAATATGCCATCTTCTTCCATCTTTTTTAAGATAAGCTCTATAGTTTCTTTATCTACATTGTATAGCTTTAATTTTCTTTCTATAGCAGCTTTTCTATATCCTTCTCTTGATTTATTGTCTACTACTTTTAAATCTACAGGATATACAAAGGAAAAAGGTCTATCTCCATAATACATTACATAATACCCTTCTTTTTTCTCAAATTTTAAATTCGCATCATCTACAGTAACTTTATAATTTTCTAATGTCATTTTATATATTCCTCCTTATAATAAATTATTCTTATTTATAGTTATCTAAAAAATACGAAAAAAAAACTCCGTTTTTATTACGGAGAAATAACATTAGTTATTTTTTAATAATGAAGTAACCTATCTTCTAAACGAATTTCTTTGGTTTAGAAGATATCTAATCATCATAATAACAGCAGATTCTTTTTGCTGTATATTTTCCGATTTAACTACTTCATTATTTTTAATGGAATTTAATCGTTCCATTTCTTGACGACAATTATCTATTGCCTTTTGTAGTTTTTCAGGCAACATTGCAATCACTTCCTTTCTGTAGAAAGGATTATAATTACTGGTATTTGGAGTACCAGTAATTACTTCTACGTATATATAATGTATACGTGAAAATAATTAAGTTTTTTAATACTATTTAATACTCTCCCAATCAAGGGAGAGTATAATTTAATCATCAATTTCTTTTTTCTCATCTTCTTCTTCATAAGTTATATTCTTTCTTAAATTTAATATAGTAAGTAAAGAATATAAAAAATCAAATACGAAATATTCTAATATAAATAATCTATCTTCTATATACAGCCATATAGTAATCGTTATAAATCCTTTAGCAAGCCAGAATATCCATTGTTCACTGCTGTTTCTATATAATTTATTAGTTGCTAGTACTATAAATATTATATTTACTGCTTCTAAATCAGGAAATGCAGAACCCATCTCAAGTAACGTAAAATACACTATAAAGAAAGCTACTATAGTAAATACATATTTTATCACTCTATATATAAATGACTTTCTTTTAGGTTTATGTTTCATATAAAATTCCACGTAATTGGAAGAGTCAAATCTTTTGTCAAGCATTTTAGTAAGGACTATTATATTAGCTCCTGTAATTAATAGTAAATGAGAATAAAATTCTCCTACTAAACTAAATCTAATAGCTATACTTGCATAGTAAATAGACTGTATAGAGTATAGTAAATATCCTAAAGGATTATTTTTATGCACAAGAAAACTTGCTATTATACCTCCTAATAATACCCAGAAACCAGTATTAAGATAAGGAAATCTTATATACGTTATAATTCCTAATAATAAAAAGACTATAAATAATATATTGAATAGAATATCTATATTTATTTTATTTAATAATTTCATTTTAATCACCCAAAACCTTTACTTGATTCTGGTCTAAAATAGTATTATTCTGCATAGTCTCAAGCATTTCAAGACGCTTTTCTCCAGCTTGTGCCCAGTCTTCTATTTTTAAGTCTATATCTCCTGCTCCACTTTGTATATTTCCTGAGATATATTTTCCTTCATTTTGATATATAATTTCCATAACAGATAAAAGAGCAAGTTCAAAGAAAGTGTGCTCACGTCCTTGCTCTACTCCTATTAAATTAGGAGCAAGAGATAATCTTAGCGATAATGTAATGGAAGTACCTTCTGGCACTGTATTATTCCATAGAAACCTTAGTCTATTAGGTTTTTCAAAATGACAGGAATTTACGTAGTTATAGTATAAATCAGAAGAAGCAAATCTTTGCATTTCATAATTTGCTGTATAGGCTGCTTCTAAACTTAATGAAGCCATACGATGTCCTAACATTTGTCCTATTCCAGTTCTATCCATAAATGTATTAGTAAATCTTATAGAATGAACTCCTTCTACTTTAAGACCAGCTCTTTCAACTTTCTGTATTATCCAGTCAGGAATAAGTATTACATCACTTCCTATTCTTCTTCCATTTAATTCTATTACTCCTAAATCCGCTTCTACTTTAAAATATCGCTCAAAGTCCTTTAAAGCGTGATTAATTATAATATCATAGATATCGTGGTCTGTATAGGAAGTTTGCAGAAATCTAGATAGACCAGTCTTTTCTTTTATTCTTTTAATAAGATGGTTTATATTCATAACTTTATTCTTCCTTTCTTATTAAAAACTATTTAATCTAAATGCTTTCATATTATCATAAGTCTCTTTATTAAATGATTCGGAAACAGCAAATAATCCATTTCCTAAATCAAGGACTCTTTCTCCTTTTTCTATAAGACCATTACTAAAAAGCATACTTTCTCCTCTTGCTGATATTCCTTTATAGCTATATGCTTCAGGATTTTCATACATAGGAGTATTCATTATCTCAAAAGAACTGGCATCTTTTACAAATGAATCTGGATTTCCTGGAAAACGTACCCAGTCTACTGTAATAAGATGTATATTAGTAAGCTCTATAAACGCACCAGAGTCCGATGGTTTTTGCTCTCCTATTACACGTATACTTACTGAAGGTAATTCTCCTGCTTTTATACATTCATACATTAAATTCCCATTTATAGGAACTGTCTGTATTTTCCCCCATAACTGACCATTTTCTATCCATAAGTCATCCCATTTAAAAGATGTATTATTCATATCTATAGTAGACCATCTATTTAAATCACTTGGGTCAGGCGGATGGTCGTGTTCTCCATACATACTTCTTGTAGCCATCATTTGTAAAAACCTTTCACGATGTAAGGCAATATTCATTTCATTCTCGCCATATAATATTCCATTTCTAGATGGACCAGGTAAATCATATACTTTTACCTTAAATTTAAGACGTTTATTATCTTCTTTAATATCCATAGGATTCATAGCTTCTCCTAAAGCTGTCATACTTCTTAAATATCGTACTGCCATTTAATTCTCCTTTCAAAAGTTTTATTATTTTAACGAAAAAAAAAACTTACACATTTCCATTTACAGAAATGCTAGATAAGTCATTTAATAATCTTTGTCCTGCTGTATATAAGTTCATTATAAAAGCATTGTAAAAATTCATAGTTTTATGAATAGCTATTGCATAATTAATTAAAAATGCACGTATATATTCAAATAATCCATTTATTGCTGAACCGTCATTTCCTAATTTAGTATCCCTATGCTCACTCTTATCAGGTTCTGCTCCTTGAGCTCTTTTTGCCTGGTCTTCAGCACTGCTTGATGTAGTTCCTCCATTAGTGTTATTACTTCCTGATGAATTTCCAGTATTACCAGTATCTTGATTATTCTGGTCATCTTTTTCTCCATATGCCTTAATAGCCTCCATTAATAAATAATTATCTATTAAGGAATATCCTTGCCCTGAAGCTTTTTTCTCGCTATTAAAGAAGTTATTTGCACCATCTTGAGTTTTACTGCTATTTACTACAGATTCTTCTTCTCCAGGTCCTTTAGAATCATTTCCTCCTTTAATATTTTCTCGGTTTAATTTTTCTACTTCCTTTTGAGTCTTTTGTATAAACTTTAATTCTTCCTGCAAGTATGGGTCTATATTCTCATTAATAAGCATAGTAGCAGCTTCTTTTACAAACTGCAAAGTTTCTTTTATAATTTCAAATGCAGAACCATCTTCATTTTTTACACTCGATACAGGAGGATTCTTAAAATATTGAGCCGCTAACTCTTTATTGCTTCTTCCTGCTTTCATAGTAGCTGTATAACCAAAACCGTATCTTTCCTTAATTACCCTTCCAAATTCTTCAGAAGATATTTGTCTTATATTTTTTAACTTTTGGTATTTTCTCCATTTAAATCCAGTTTTAGATTCATTTTGTGTATTTTTAGTATTTCCACGTGCAAGTTCAAGTAAAGATGCTTCTGTTTTTTCTATAGTGGAAAAATCCATCTTCTCTCTTACAGTTCCATTTTCTTTCATTTCACGAAATCTCATAGTCCATTGACCTAGCTGACTATTTTCATCTCTGGAAAATCCCATCTTTTCTAAATCCTTTAATAAAGGAGTTTTAATTTGCTTTTTCTCTTTTCCATCTTGTCTAGGAGCTAATCTATTTTCTTTTGCTTCTATATCCTTTAATAATTTTTTTAATTTAGTAGTTCCATTTAAAATAGATTTAGTAATATTCTGAAGCATTTTAAAAAATTCATCTATTGCTTTTTTAATAGCATTAAATATATTACTGTCTCCTATTTTCCCCATAGTAGATTTACCACCTTGAGTAGCTCCTTTAACCGCACCAAATACAGCCTTAGTTCCATCAAAGAATCCTTCTTGACTAGCTATAAATCCTTGAACTGTAATTTCTGCCATAATCTCCTGTCTTTCGTGAAGATATAATTCATTTAATATATCCATAGAAATTCTTATCTCCTTTCATTAGTCATCGTCTATAGTATTTTTAAGGCTTTCGCCGTATTCTACATACTTAATAAGATATTTTCTTAAAGTAGATAATACATTTAAATACCATTCTATCTTACCGTCTAAAGCCATACCGTCAGTAAACTTATCCAGTTCAATAAGTTTATTCTTTAAGAAGAAAAGTTTATTTTTAATAGACTTATTCATCTCATCCATAAATCCTACAAAAATGGAAAAATGATGTAAATAATCTTTTAAATTATTTACTTCTATATAAGGCGGTTCTTTAGCTACTCTTTCATCTATCTCAAAAGATGATTCAGGTATCTTTACATCAGAATCAGTTTTAGCTGTATACCCACAAACTTCACTCCATTCACGTTCAAACTTTAAAAGAGTATCTGAACTTATTACAGGAACTTTAGTAACCACTCTTAATTCTACATCTTCTCCTATAGAATTAATCATATTTTCTATCTTTTCCATATAAGAACCATAACTTGCTAAAAATTCATTTTGAGTTGAAAAAAACTTTTCGTAGTTAGAAGAATCAGATGATTCTCCAAAAGCATAAGAATATTTATTCATCTTAATCATAGCAAGACATTCTCCGTAACTCATAAGCATATCTCTCCTTTCTATCTATAATATAGGAAATTACTTGTCTTAAGCATATTTTTGCAAAAAAAAACATCTCCCCGAAGGAAGACATTTCTTTTTTTATTAAATATAAGAACCTATAGAAGCTCTAATTCGAGCTTTCTTTAATTCTGGATATATATCCAAAGATTCTATAATTTTAGGAGTTCCTTTTAATGTCTCAGCTAACCTTAACATCCACAGGTCTTCTTCTTCCTGTGGACGAACATATCTTTCTCTTTTTACCTCCTCCTTTTTTATTCTTTCTCCGTTGACAAGGTTCTTTCCTTGTCTTTTGTTTCCTAGTGATGTTTCTACTACTGGGTTTCTTTTTTGGTTTGTTTTTCCCATTTTTTTTTCTCCTTTTTGTATAAGAGTAAATTTTTATTAAAGTTAATTAATAATTTCCTATACACATATATAATGTATATGCCTAGAAAATTAAGTTTTTTGAGATAAAAAATATTTATCTCCCATAATAGGGAGATAAATATAATTTGATAAATATTGTGAATAAATTACATATTCATTAAGCTGCAGATGCAACTCTTCCTCCAAGCTTAACCATAAATCCAGTAATCTTATCATTAAATCCAATGAATAAGTTAGTTACAGTAGATTGAGTTTGAATAGCCACACGTTTAGCTTGATATTTTAGAGTTTCTTCTTCAGAAGGGTCTTCTTTTTCTTTGAAGCTTTCTTTCAAAGTTCTTAACTCAGCGGTATATTTTCTAATATTACCATTAAGAGTTTTCATTCCGTTAGCTCCACCTCTTGCAGAAGAAAGAAGGTTAATATATAAATCTACTAGCTCTTCATAATTGCTTCTATCTACGCTTATATTACCACCTTCTGCTGGCTTTAATGTTTCAATTATTTCTTTATTAGTTTCTCTGAATGAGTCAGTAAGACTTGAGCATAATTCTTTAATTTCTTCAATCTTAGAATCTTTGTCAGCTTCCACGTTAGATAATAATTCAATCATCAAGTTGAATCTAGAAGATGATACCTCAGCTACGGCTGGTGCAGATACTGCTGGAGAAACGTCTGATTTTGTAGCTTCGATTACGAAAACCTTAGTTTCTTTACTAATACTAGCTAATTGACTTTCTAATTCTCTTTTGCTGCTAGCAAGATGTTTTGCTCTTCCTTTAAGAGTTTCCAATCTCTTAGAAAGCTCTCTCGCTTTTGCATTTTGACTGTCAGCTATTTTTCTAGCTAATCCTAAAGCTTTTTTCAATTTAGCTTCAAGATTACCTATTTTGTCAGCTTGAGCAGAAATAACTTTATCTTTGGTTTCTATTTCTTTACCCATAGAAGCTTTACCATCTCTAACTCCATCTGCATAGATTTTATCTCCCATTTCATCTTCTCCAAAACCAAAGAAACTTTCTCCTCTACCATCTTTAATATTACCATAAGCCGCCACTGGTACAGAGAATTTATCTTTTTTACCAGATACTTTTTTAGCATTTTTAAGTTGTGCTACTACTTTAGCAACTTTTCTTTCATTACTCATCCAGTATCTAACTGTTTCAGTAAAGAATCTTATGATTTTATCATATAGCTCAATAAGAACTTTTTTAACTTTCTTCATTCCATCTTTGAATTTTTCTTTAAATTCTTCAGCTCCTGCTTCTCCTTTAGCTGCAATTCCTCTTAATTCACTATTTAATCTATTATTAGATAAAGCCATTCTTTTTCCATCTTCTGCAATAAATTTATATGATTCAGCAAAAGCCATTGGATTGAATTTTTTAGGCTTTACATTTGCTTTTCTTCTTCTCACTGGAGCTGACTCTCCTAGTCCAGCGGCATTTAAATATTTTCTGAAATCGTAATTCATTTTAATTTTCCTCCTAATTAATTTTATTAATTTTTATATTATAATGACTAAATAAATTAGTCAACGAATGAGTTAGGTAATTCAGTAAATTTCATTAATCCAAATACTTTATTAAATTGGATTAAGTCAAATCTATGTTGATAGTTAAGAGATGGACTTGCTGGGTCTTCTCCAGTACCAGTTCCTTCAGTTAAGTATTCTTTACCTGATACCATTAAATAAGTATCTTTAGTATCTTCAAATGCTGGATTAATGTAAATATCTAATTCTTCTATTTTTGCTTTTTTACCAGCAGGAATAATACTTGGATAATCAGCATTAGTCTTAACTTCTTCCTTAACTCTTTTTCTATTTGTAGCTACATAATTTACATTATATAATTCTCCTACATTACATCTGATTACATCATATAATGTAGAAATACCTGCTATTTCATTTCCTGCATTTCCTACAATATTAAATTTAGATACATTATTTCCATAAGCATCTTTCATCCATTGTACTCCAGCAGAAGCAGAATATAAAGTAAAGTTTCTTTCTTTAGGATTCATAAAGATGTCTATTTTATTTAATAACTTAAATAATCTTTGTGCAAGCATTAAGTTATTAGCTGTAGTAGAAGCATCATTTAATCTTAAAGTTTCAGCAGCAACGTTCATATCAAGTACATCTTCAAATAAACCTTTTCTAGTAGCTCCTTCGTGGTAGCTATCAGAATTTACAAATGGCTGATTTGGAGATTTTCTTAATTCTTCAATATCTCTGTCTACGTGGTCTAATGTATAAGCATCTTTTTGTGCTGTAGTAATTTCTAATACGTCTGTAGAGAATAATTCTAATGCGTCTTTACCTACATAAAATACGTGGTCATCTAAGAACATATCATTTAATGTACAGCTTGCTTTAGCATTTTGCTCAATAGATTTTTGATATTTAGCATTAACGTGCTGTACTGTATAAGGATTTTGTACTCCAACTGGTGGCAAGTTAAATTTAATTTTAAGTGATTTAACTTTAGGGTCAGTTACAGTAATTTTTGTATCTCCATTTTGTAGTATTCTACCATAAATATCTATATCTTTAGGGAAAGCAGTTTTATCTGTAGAATACATAGTAGTATTAATAGCACCTACTGAATTAGAGATTTCTCCTGATTGTGTATGGTTTTCCATTGATACTGCGTGAATAGGAATTTCTTTATCAGTTCCTCCAGCATCATATACCATTGATAGGATTTCCCATCCTCTATTAATATAATTACGAGGTCCGTGAGCTTTTTTAGCTGTTCCTAATTGTCTATCATATTCATCTAGAATATTTAATTCTATTTTTTGACCAGTAACTGGAATACTAAATTTAATATTAGCTCCTGCTCCTGAAGTAATTTCAAGTATTTTCTTATTATCATTAATTACATCTATCATAGGAGCAACATTTCCTTGATGGTCTATAATCTTAGGATAAGAAATAGTTCTTACGATTATAGGAGATGGGTCTACGATAGTTTTAAATATTTTAGAATACACAGGCTGTACTGTACCTTGAATCAAAGCAGTTAAAAATAATTGCTGATAAGTAGTAATATTAGAAAGAACTCCTCCAGAATGTTGAGACTGGATAAGATAATTTTCTCCTCTTGCTACATATTCTTTTCTAGATTTTTCTGATACTTCATTTTTAATTTTTACATTAATAGAAGCATTAGTATTAAGACCTGCGTTTTCAGCAGCTCCTATTGTGTCTTTTTTAAATGCATTATCCGCTAAGTTTTTAATCAAACTTTTCATTTGGCTTGGTCCAACATTCATAATAGCTGATTTACCAAATTTGTCAAGTCCTAAATTTTGACTTCTTAAATATGGATTCATTGATTCAGCAATAGCAACCAGTGCTTTAGCATTACGACCTGGATTGATTGCAAGTTCTTTATTCTCATTTTGAATCATTTTAGTTTTCCTCCTCATATATTTTTAATAATAATATTTTTCTTTCTAATATCCGACTAAAAATACTAGAAAATAAAGTAATATTTCTAAATTAGAATGTGAAAATACTTTTTTTGCGGAAAGGATTTTAGTATTTCTAATTTATAAATACATTCGCTAAACGTGTTATTATTTATTTTTTTGTGAGTATTTATTTACTCTTTTACCTCTTCATTTTCAGCTCCTAATAATCTATAAAACTTATTAAACTGCTCATTCATAGTATTAAATAATCCTTTATATTTTATAAAGGAATATACTTTTCTTGAAGTAGCTTCCTCGTAATATTCGTTTCTTAAATATTCCTTAAATAAAGTAAGAGCATCTTTATATCTTTCTATTAGAGATAATACTTCATCTCCGTATTCAGAAGTTCCTATATTACTAGCAAGTATCTTTTCTAAATCAGCTTCACGAGATTTATAAAAAGTAGTCATATTAGCACGTAAGTCAGCTACTAATCCTTTTTCACTGTCATCTACTTCTTCTAGTGGGTCTTTAATTTCTCCTTCAGCACCTTCTTCTGTTTCTCCATATTCATCAAATCCTCCTTCGCTAGAAAATTCTTCTTCACTAGAACCTTCTTCTTCTACTGGACCTTCTTCATTCATTTCTCCACTAGGAATTTCTTCTTCTTCCCCAAATCCTTTAAAATTTAAACTATCTGTAAATGTAAATGATTCTCCTACAGGTAAAGATTTAGGTTTAGTAAGTGAAGCTTTTTTCTTTATTACTCTATCATCAGACTGCATTAGAAATTCAAATACTGTCATAGGAGTAAACATATCATATCCAAAATCCATTAGCTTTTGTCCATTAAATAACAGCTTTTTACCAGAAGCATAGTCTAGACAGCTCATTACCCAATGAGAGCAGAAAAAGGCATTAAAGTCTTCTTTTCTTTTCTTAGATTGCCTAAATACAATGCTTCGCAGTATTCTGTCAAATCCGTATCTCGTGTTTTTAGTTTTTTCAAAAAATTCCATTATCTTATTTACCTTAAATACATCCTTATTTAATTCATATATTACTACTTTAGCAAAGTCAGGTATTTTATATTTATTTACTCCAAGAGGAGTATCATAAGCTGTATAGGAATCTCCATTAATAACTAAATCTACGTGAGAAAAAGGAGAAGCGGTAACTGCAGATATTACAGTTCCAAATACAGTCTGTCCTTTATGCAGTACTATATAAGGAGTATTATGCTTCCATTTAAATTTTTTAATTTCAGTACCAGGTAAAAACTTAGTACTTTCAATCTTAGCTGATATAGCTATTATAGTCTTTTTAATTTTTTTTAATATATTATCATCTTTAATTTCTATTTTCATAGCCTTTAAGTTATCAAGCTCTTTCATTAAATCATCTATATTTTTAGATTTAGGAACAGAAATAGAAGAACCAAATGACTCTCCAAAAGAGTCATTTTCTTCAGTTAATAAAGGAAGTATTCTATTTTCTATTTCATTTAATCTATCATTATATAATGAAGAGCTTTCACTATGAGCTACATAATTTTCATTTTCTAATAAATCGAAAAAACTCATTATAAATCACCCTCTATAGCTTTTTTATTATCTTCTTCTTCCCATCTTCTTTCTTTTCTTATTCTTACAGTTTCTAACTGCTCTAAATCCTTTTCGTATCTATCTATAATCTTTTCTATCCTAGATACTACTTGAGGATTATCCTGGTACTGGTCTAATTTTTCTTTAAAGTAGTTAATCTCTCTTTGTATCCCTTTTTTAATTAAAGCATATTCTCTTTTATCTACCATCCTTTTTGCCATCATTCTTACAATAAAAGTAATAATTCCTCCTATAATAGCAAAATAAGGAGCAAGGAATATGACTAACCCTCCAGCTACAATAGCAGAAAATATAGCTTCTGATATTCCACGTAAAAATTCATTTACATATTTAGCGTGAAGCATTTTATTCTTTTCACGGCTCATATCGTGTATCATCTTATTTCCTTTTTTCATAAATCCTTTTAATGTATCTACTTTTGATTTATTTACTTTTTCTAAATGACGTAATTCACTTCCATCTATTTTGATTTTGTCATCAATATCGTCTGAATCTTCTCCATATGCTCCGTAATTAGGATTAAATGTAATTAATTCGACTACATCATTTAATAGAGTTTTCCCTTCACTAAATGGTTCAAATAATTCCTTTTCTACTAGTTTATCATCTTCTAATTCTACATTAATACCTTTTTTATATATGGTAGAATTTAAAGGTATATATTCATCATCTAATATTACTTCTCCTATATAAATATCTCCATTTAAATTAGGATATCTTATTACAACCGCTTTTTTATCGCTATTTAGATAATCTTCATATTTTACTGAATCAAACGAAACTAAATCAGTTACTAATACATCTTCTATTTCTCTTGGATTATCTTTTTTGCTTCTTATAATAGGCATATCAGGATAATGAAATTCATTATCAATTTCTACATTTAATAACCTAGTATCAAAATTTAACGCTTTTAATACATTTAATAATCTTTCGTCATTATTTCTAAATACATATTTATCACTAGGAAATTTATTAGATAATTCTATAAATATCCAGTCATTAGAAGAAAGTTCACTGGTTATATAATTCATTATATCTGCTACAAAAGAAGCAGAAATAGAAAATAACTTAGGATTATATTCCTTTTTATAAGAAGCTAATTTATTAGCAAACGGAATAACTAAAATCTTTAATTCATTTTCTGATTCTACTATTATAAAAGGAATACAGAAATTATGCAGTTTTTTCTCCTTATTTATATCTACAGATAAATCTAATGTATAAATATAAGGAGATATATATCCATATCCTAAATTAAATTTAGAGCAAAAAATTTCATAAGTACGAAGTCCATTAATAAAAAAGTCAAAACTGTCAGTTTCAAACTTGTCATTTCTTAATCTATTTAATCCATCTCTAAAACTCATAATAGCTTTTAAGGGCTCTGACATTTCATTTGCTTCTATTTCCTCACCAGTATCCTTTACTTCATAATCTTTTCTTTTTTCTATTTTAGGGTCTACGTATCTTACGTGTACTCCTTCAAAATATTTTCCATTAGGAGAAAATATTTCAATATTCTCAGATAAAAAATTAAAGTATCTTTCTACAGATAATCTAATATTAAGATTAATATCTGTATTATTCAAAAGTCCTCTTGTATTCATTTTTATCAATTCCTTTCTTATATATTATAAATAGTGCTGGGTATGTGTTTTGCAAAACAAGGTTTGGGGTCTTATTAATTTGAAAGGAGAAATAATAATATGATTAGTATATTAAAGATAAAAAATGAGAAAATGAGTTATCTTAATTTATCGGATAAAACTTTATCTGTAGATAATTATAAGAAATTTAACTGCCTATTTTTAAGACACGATGCTTTTAAAATAAATCTTATAAATAGCGATGGAAAATCTCATACTGTAAAGATAGGAGGAGAAGTTCTTAAAGTAAATACAAGACAGCTTTTATCTATTCTTATAAAGGTATATAATAGAACTTTTATTAATAAGTTTGATGATGTAGAAAAAGATTCCAGTAAAGATATATTTGACTTTTTATATGATTCGTTAAAAAGCTATGAGTCTGATAGAAACTGGACTATCTTATTTCATAATGACACAGATAGTATATTAGAAAAGATATTTCAGTCTGGATATAAAGAGCTTATTAAAAATCATATAGAAGATATTATGTATTTATATAATAAGAAATCTAACGAAAAGACTAGAGATGAAGTAAGAAAGAACTTATACTGGGAAGTTTATAAATTATTAAATACCAGAACTGATATAGGAATTCAGTTTACTCTAAATAGTAAAGAGTTTTCTGGTATAATAAAATTACTATTATTAGATTTTGCCTACGAGTCAATCTGTAATCAAGATAGTTTATTTGACAGCTCATTAATAAGAGTAAGTCATAAAACTAATGAGAGAATGGAATCTATGATTAAAGTATTAAATGCTATAGGAAAATTTGAAATAGATTATTCTAAATTTAGCGATGTAACTAGAACTTTAGCTCAGGCATTTCCTAGATTTGGTTTACCTATGTACTTAGCTAATAATATATTAGAAGAAAAATATATTAAAAATCATATTTCTAATAATATAGGATTTAATTACGTAGAAACTATATGGGAACGTAGATATGCTGTAATAGAAAAAATAAGGGAATTTATTACATTCCATAATGGAGTAGAGTGCTTTCCTTATGGAGAAAGTATGATTATGAGCCAGCAGGCAGGAGCTATTCCTAGTGCAATGTATCAAGGATGTCCTGAACCAGCTATAAAAGGTAATCCATCAGAAATAAGCTATACTTATAATCCTGAAGTAAATAGATTACAGGTTACTGGTATGAGTATTGATTATACTAATATGTCTACTATATTATTCAGGGATTTAATGATGAAATTTACTGAGATAAAAGAGAGATGGGGTTCAATAAAAAATAATAATCCATCTGATGAAATTAAAGAAGGAATGATATTTGACTTAAAATCCTTATATAATCAAATGCAGGATGCCAGATATAGATTAAGAGGAGCAGAAACTGATACTATAGATATGGAAAGTGTAGAAAATAATCTATTCTCTTTAATAGATGATATTAAAAATACAAGCAGTGAAAGTGAAATAGCTTTATCAGAAAGTTTTGGATATGCAGAAAAACTAAAGACTCCTGAGTTCGTTAAAAAGGCAGTTAAAGCTCCAGTAGAAGGACTTAAGAAAGTAGGTAAGAAAGTAAAGGATAAAGCTATAGAAAAAGCTAAAGATATTAAAGATGACATTCATTATGATTTACACGAAACTAAGGAAAATGCAAAAAATTCAATAAAGGATGCAGGACAGGGAATAGCTAATACTACATTTAGGGCAGTACGTTCTATACCAGTTTTAGCTGATGTAGCTGACTCTATAGATAGTATGAAAGTCTCTCATCAGATAAAGAAGAAGAAAAGACAAGAATGGAAAGAGAAAAAAAGAGCTAAGAAAGATGGATTTAGTGAAAGTTATTCTTTAGGAAAAACAGCAAGACTTCTTGGATATACAGCAGATGATATTTTTAATTACGAAGATGTAAATACTTTTGGAGAAAGTATAAATGGAACTACAAAAGAAAAAGTTTCTTATGCTTTACTAGGAGAATTATATAATGGAATAGAATCTGCTAAAAAAATATATCCTAGTTTAAAAGGATTATTTAGTATGGGAGAATTTAATAATTGTATTTCAGAATTAGAAGATATTTCATTAGTATCAGAAAATGCTTCGCTACTTAATATGGCAGATAAGTTAAAAACTTCTATTAAGGAACTAGAATATTCTGCTAAACCTATGGGAGAAAAAAAAGAATTCTTTAAAGGATTTGAAAACTATTCTGAATTTAATAAAAGACAAGTTATTATTTTGGCATTTGAATCTTTAAATGATGCTCTTAGTAAATTAAACGGAGTACAAAGAAAAGAAATATTATCTGCTATGGGGGAGCGATTTAATGACTATTTATCTAATAGGCAGAAAGAGATAATTTCTAATAAAATGAAAGAGGCAGATGAATTAATAAAAAAAGGTTAAGTCCATATGGGGAGAAATATGAAATTAATAATGGAGTATATGAACTATATGGACCAGAGGAAAGAGCTTTTAATGAACCTAAAGATGTAGTAAGTATGTGCTATAGATTAATATGGAATTTAAAAAATACTGGTAAGATAGATAGCTTTGAGAAAGTTATTTCTATAGAGTTTTCTTCAGTAGATAGTAAATTATACGGTCTTATATCTTGTGAAGGGAATAAGAAATTTGTATTTGACTTATCTAAAGTTTATACTGACATTCCTAGTACATTAAACGGAAAGAAATTTGATGTAACTCCTGAAGGGCACGAGATTAATGTAACTGTAAATGAAAGCAGTGATAAGATAAGAACTTATTTATCTAATCCTAATAAAGAAGACGACAAGACTTCACAAAATATTCCTAGCGAAGAGGAAGAAGAAGTTACAGCAGATACAGTCGAAGAAAAAGTATTAGGAAATGATGAAATACACGAAGAAGAAAAACAGGAAATACTGGAAAAGTTTGAAGAAAATATAGTAGAAAAATTAGAAGAAAATGGTCTAAAAATAGAAGACGAAGAAGAAACAGAGTAAAAAAAAAACCTGCCCTTAATTGGGCAGGGTAAAATATACTTAAATATTTTTTAGGTAATTATCTATAAAGAATAATTCCCTATAAATTAGATTATCTTCAGTATTGCGTCCACTAAATAATGCGTGGCTATATAACTTAGCATCTAATCTTTTATCTATATCTATGTCTTGTACTAAATTATCTAAATAGATATTTATTAAATTAAATAGAAAACTTCTAGGAATTAATTCTAGTACATTATCTATAGTCTTAGCTTCCTTTAATAAAATTAAAAATGTATCTACAGTCATATCATCAAATCCAGTTTCACCCATATACTCTTCATTAAATAATCTTTGAGTAAATACATCTAAATGATTTACTAATTTTTTAATCATTAATTTAATAGCAGAAGTATATACTCCTCCAGTGAAATTTTCTAAATAAATAGTTCCATACATTTTATAGTACATAATTACTATTAAATACATAGTTTTTTCTAAAGATTTTTTTTCCATAAAATCATTTACTTTAATTAGTTTTTCATATTTAGAAAGTTCTAAGTCAGGATAATTGAATTTATACATAAAGTCAGATAAATCATATAAAGATTCATCGTTTAATTTAGGATTATGAAACTCTACATAAAGGCTTCCTAAATAAGCTTCATCATCTGTAGATGAATAACTTTCTTCATCTTTATTAAATCTAGAATTTTCTACTAAATCATAAATTCTAAATCTTTCCCTTTCCTTTTTATATTGTCTTTCTTTATATGATATATTCCTAATTACATTGTCAGCTAAATTTTTATATTCCATAAAATCATTGTAAGAAGAATCACTTAATAAATTACGGTAAAAATCTATTGGTTTTTTAATATTTACGTCATATTCTTCATCTACTTTCATCTCCTTTAAAAGTTCTAATTTAAGAACTAATTCCTTTGAGATTTCTTCTATAGTGGATAAATCCATAGTATTATATTTAGCTATAGCTATTATATTACTATTCTGCTCACTGGAAGATTTTCTTATTTCTTCATATTTTTCATTACATATCTTAAAGTCATTTAATAAGATATTAATTTTCATTATATTTTTAAGAAGTCCTCTTTTTAATATATATATTAAATTATAATATATATTATATTCTTCTGGTCCTCTATCATCTTCTATATCTTTTCCAAAGAACTTTATTACTTCTTTTTCAACTTCATCTATTTTAGATAAATCTGGTTCAGTATCCTTTATATGACTAAAGTGATATGGAAATTCGATTTTTAATTTATATAAAGTCCATATATAATCCATCTTTAAAGTCTTTTCTTCATCCATATCAGGATATTTTTCAATCAAATCAATAAAGTTATATTCTTTAGTATCTACATAGATATTTTTCATTTCTCCATTTTTATTTACAATTATAAAATCTCTTATCATTTTTCTTTTCTCCTTTATTTAAAATATAAAATAATTATTAATTTCTTTAATCTTCTTTTCTACTTCGTTAGAAAAGTCATCTGAATTACGTATTTCTAAATCCATTACTAAATCAGAAAATAGATTAGAAAAGTTATCTACATCCTTTAAAGAATGAATAGAATCAAATTCAAAATTAAATTTTCTATTTATATTCTCTGCTATTTCTGAAATAAAATATCTAATTACATCTATTATATTTTCTAGCGTATCTAGCTTTAGATTTTTATAATTCTTAAATAAAGCATTTAGTTTTACATTTTCGTATTTTCTAAATCCAGATGCATTTCTTAATCTTCTAAGTAACTTTAATAATCTTTTCTTTAAATTTAAAATCTTCTCATAACTATTTGTAATAAACACTCCTCTTTCTTCGTATAACTCAGAATTATTTACAAATTTCATTACGCTAGGAACTGCACTACCGTATAGGCAGTAAGAAGTAAGTCTTATCTGTTTTTCAAAAAATAAATCATCTTTATCCTTTTCAATTCTTGAGAAGAAATGCTTTCCTAATTCATTAGCAAATATTTTATTTATTTCAAAGAATAAGTATTCCTTTCTTATATTAGCATTTTGTCTTATATAAGCATCTACTCTTCTTATATCTACTCTTTCTGCTTCTAATTTATCATCTTTTTCATTATATCTATATACATTTATTTCCATTTTAATATTCTCCTTATCTTTATTTATTATTATTTAGTTAAAAGCTCGCCTCATATTAGAGACGAGTAATAATACTATTTATTTTTTCCTTTAGCTACCTTTCTTAATAAAATATTTAAATCTTTTTCATATTGAGTAAATAAGTATTCATTTATATACTCAAAGTTTTTCATAGTTATTTTGCTAGGAGCCTCTACTAATACACCTAATCCTTTTACGCCTACTTCTCTTGTCTTTCTAAAGAAATAAGTATCAAAGAACCAGTTTACTATTCGCTCAAATATATGAGGGAACATCTCTACATTTTCACTTATATAACTAAAGAAGTTTTCAGGTTCTGTTTCAAATTCATTATCGTTAATGTAGTCTATTTCTCCTTCTATAGCACGATGAGTTAAAATATCTTTATACATATTTCTTAATTTTTCTTCAGTTAATGTAAAGTTATGTGCAAGAAGATATGCATCACAGTATAATAATTCATATAGTTTTATTATCCAAGATATTGGATTTCTATACTCTTGTAGTCTTTTATTATTATTTTCTACATAGATATTAAATAGACTATTTTTAGATATACTATACTCATTTAAATATCCTTTTCTTAAATATTCTTTTTCACACATAGTATCTAAACCGTCAAATTTAAGAAATCTAACCGAAGTAGAGTCGTAATTTACGTTTATACAAACGTCATTATTTTCTTTATTGATAGCATAACTTATTTCTTGTAGTTCTAATAAAGCTCTATAAGATTCTCTAGCCATCAGAAAATTAATACGATGTACATACATAACTTGCTTAGTTCTTTCTAAAATATCTGAAGATAATCTAGTAATATTATTTAACGCAGTAGCATTTAATTTTTTATTATCATCAATATATTTTAGTAGATTTTCTATTTCACTATATTGAACTTTTTGAGTAGTGAATATATCAAGAGCTAATTCTTCTATTAGTTTTCTAATATCAGCTACAAGACCTGAAATAGTTAAATCTTTTTTCTTATGATTTCCTATATAATCAGTATCTAGGACTTCGTGTTTAGTCATTTTAGTTAAAGTTAAAGGAGTTTTTCTTTCCTTTAATTCTTCTCTTATTTCTAATAATTTTATTTTATTTTCTACTATATTAGAAAATAATTTCTCGTATAATAGAACAGGGGTCCATTCGTTCGAGTAGTTTATTCTTACATTATTTAAATAATCATCTACCATAACGTGAGACCCATTAAGATTAGGTAGACTATAAAACTCTTCTTCAGGTAAATCCATTTTAATAGGTTCTAAATCCCCTATCTTAATTTCAGATAATATCAGATTTCTCATATTATGATATAATCCATTTAAAGTTTCTTTTCTTACTTCTTCGTTATCAGATAATTCCTTTCTTAAAGTTTGCATTAAATTTGATAAATAAACTACCTTTCTTTCAAAATTTCCTTTAATTCTTACTTCTACTAAATTTTTCATTTTTCATTCCTTCTTTCTATATTTTTATTATTTTATTTTTTTACCTAAATTTGCTTTTACATTATTTTGTACAGTATAAAGAGTATCCCCTTTTTCATAAACTTGTCTTCTTATACGTTTATACAAAGGAAAGTTATTACAAAAATAATCATTCATCTTTTTAGGTATTTTTCTCATCAAAATATCTAATAGATAAAATGCGTTAAAATCACTTAATACTCCTTCTTCCTCTAAATCATCAGAAAACATATCTACGTTCATTTTAAATTCTTCTTCTGTAGCTTTATAGTAGTCATCTGCATCATTGATTAGATAACCTTTACTCTTTAATAAATCTAAAGATTTAAAGAATAAATTAGACACTATTATTCTTACTTCAGGAGAATACCTAGATAATATCATAAGAGATGCTTCCTTATTTAATAAGTAATATTTTATTTTACCTCTATCCGAATCTCTTTCTAATTCTTTTACTTTTATATCCCTTATTGCCTTAACGTATATAGAATCCTCATCAAATTCATCAAGCTCTTTATTAACTTGATTTAAAAATTCTATTAGATTTTCCTGAGAGCTCAATCCAAATTTGGATTGAGTACTAATGATATTCAAAGTTCTACTGACTCCTTCCACGATATCTTCTCTTATATCACGCATAACGTGGAAATGTTCTTTGTTTGTAACTGTAGCTAAATCCATAGAAGATAACCATATATCTTCTTCCTTAATTAATAAGTTCAATTTTTCTAATGCTAAATTCTTTTCCATTTTTCTTTACCTCTTTCTATATTTTATTTATTTTTTTTTAATTAATCGTATTATATTAGATTTACCTATGAACTGCCCTCAATTTTGAGGGCAGTACTAAGTTTTCTAAGTTTTTATATTAGTCCATAACTATATATTTTCCTCCTTATATTATAAGATTAGATATTTATTTCCTCCTTTCTACTCTTATAATATATACGTGAAAAATATTAAGTTTTTTCATAATTTATCAATTTCACTTACTAGAGCATCTAAAATTGAAACTGATATGTGTTTTATAACTTTTTTATTATAGTATGAAGTGAAGGCTTCTTTAAAAAACTTCACTTTAAGTTCATCGTAAAATTCTTTATTAGAATTTACTACAAGTAAAGCACCTTTAAGCCCTTCTTCTAAATCATCTTTTATTTCTTCTATATGATATCTTCCAGAAAACATTTCGTTAAATTTTTCTATAATTATATTAGCATTTTTAGTAACTATTTCGCTTTCTTTTTCTGTTAAAAATTTCATAGAAAGTTTTTCCATATTTTCCTCAGAATATATAGTATTAAGGATATCATTAATTACATTTTTTGTAATATCACTAATAGTATATTCTTTATTAGATTTAACCAATTTATCATCTTCAAATACGAAAGGATATAATTTAATATCACTAAATTTATTATTTACGCTATTTCCCTTTTTCATTTTTCTTTTCTCCTTTTATTATAAAATATTTAGTCATCATTCTTATTACGATAGGAAATAGAAATTCTGCATATAATAAATCGCTGTAAATAGAATTAAGCATTTGGTCTCTAGAAATACTTCTATGATTAATAGTATGCTTTAATCCATTTACAAATTCATTTCTTAAGTCATCTTCTGAATAATATAACTTATGCTTAAAGATAGAAATTAAAGGAATTATTTTATCACATAAAGTTATAATGATTTCTTCCATAAAGAAAGTTATTCTTCCGTAAACTTCACTTGCCTTTAATGAAAAATGGTCCTCTCTTTCTAGAGTTAATGTATTAAATAAATTTATTAAAATATTTAAATTATTTAAAATTAACTGTCTTTTGAGATTATCTTTGTTTCTTCTTCTAATAAAGAAGAATATACCATTTATTTTATCCATTTCTTTTTGTACAAAATCATCTATCTCTTCAACCATAATAGGATTTTCATTAGGAATAAATTTCTTTCCTTTCTTGTCATATCTTATCGGTCTTATCATTTCCTTTTCAAAATCTATATTCATTTATCTTTCCTCTTTTCTAATTTTTTTATCAGATAGATGATTCTCTTTAAGTTTTTCCATTCTGTATTTATGATAATACTTAAAGAAATAATGCATAAGCTCACATAGATGATTAAATAAGAACTGCTCATATATATATACATCTCTATTTCCTTTATTCATAAATACATATTCTTCATATTCCTCTTTAAGCTCATCTACATCAAGACATAATTTCATTACATCATCTAATTTTATTTCGTGTAATTTATTAGATAACTTTATTATATTTTCTTCTAAAGGAATATATACTTTATCGTATTTATGACATATAGTATCTTCTAGAAGTAAAGGATAGAATTTTCTTAAATTATTTATATTAAATTCAGATATAATATAAGAAATATTCTTTTTAATTAATTCTAATTTTAAATCTCTTTTAGTTTTCTTTCTCATAAAGATTATTTTATTTATAGCTTCACAATCCCTATTAGTTATTCTCATTGATTCTTTAATAGTTATAACTCCTGGTATATACTGGATTAATCTAAAGAATTTAGAATATTCAAAAGATATAGTAGTAAGATTATAAAATTCTGCCTCTGTAAATGCCTCTCTTAGTATTTCTGCTTTTACGCTCATTATTTTTCCTCCTTTATAGTTTCTTTAAAAAATATGTCAATTAAATCTACAATAAATATTAAAAATTTTAATTCATAATCAGATATATATCCTGAATCTTTTCCACTTTCCATAATAGCATAAAAAGACTGCTTTATTTTATCTGGGTCTTTAATATTATATTTATATATCTCATCTAATAAAGCAGAAGCAAATAACTGCATAAATAATTTAACTCCTAATGGGTCTTCTATTAAAGGAATCTGAATTTTATTAGGAATCTCGTAACTTGTAATTACACTTTTAAATTCATCTAAAATACTTCTAAAATTCTTATAAATCATTTCCCTTCTTAATCTAGATTTAGTAAGTTTTTTCATAAACCAGGTATTATGAATATCGTCTACTTCTTCTTCTAGTCTATGTAATACATATCCTATGCTTTGTAATCCTACATTTACAGATACTATTCTTAAAGATTTATTATAGTAGAAAGGAATTATAGTTCTATTTTTAAATCTAAATACTTTAGATTCCTTTTCCATAAAATCTTCTACAGGATTAATAACTTTTTTAGTATTTTCAATTCTTCTTCTCATTTTAATTTCACCTTTCCTATGTATCTTACCAGTAATTCCAGTAATTCATATAATAATTTATTTTCTGTGATTTCTCTTCCTAATTTAGCTTCTACAAAGTTCATTATTTCTAATTTACTTTTATCCTCGCTATGTACTATCTTATGAAGATTTTGAATATTTTCTAGTATTCCTTCTTTAGATAAATATCCATTTCCTTTTAAGTAATGTCCTTTAGCTTCCATATAGATATTAAAATTTTCTATATAGGAAATGTAATTTCTATTTAAAAGATTATACTTTAAATTCTCCTTATCCTTTTTCTTCATAAGTAATTTCTTATCTATTTTGCTAAAATAAAATTCAATATCAGTAAGTATATCATATATGCTTCGCCTATACTCACATACTTTTAATTTTTTACCATCATAGATATATCCTCTTAAAAATATCATTTATTTTTCTCCTTATCTTTATTTATTATTATTTTTCATAAAAAAAATAGTAAGACCCGCATATAACGGGTCAAACAGTTTTAAAATGTTTTTCTGGAATAGTAGAAATAGTATTAACCATAAGCTCTAAATATCTTACCATTGATTTAGCATAGTCAAATGGAGTATCTAAATTAGCTTTAGTTATTCTTACTAAAGTATTAATAGGCATAGGCTTTCCTGTAGATAATCTATGGAAAAACGATATAGCTCTAGATAATCTCGTATTTAGAGAAAATACTTTATTATCTTCGTATATTTCATATTTATCTTTTTCTATACACAATTCATTATACTTTTTAACTATTTCAATAAAAGTTTTTTCTATTATTTCTATATACATTAACCTTTTCTTTTTAGCAGTAATAGATATTGACATTTTAATTTTATTAATATCACTTCTTAAATATTCCATTGCTTCAAATATTTCAGTTAATCTAAATAGCTTTTCTATACTTCTTCCTTCCTTTCTATGTGGATAAATCTTCTCCAGTTTAAAATTAGTCAATTTTTATCAGCTCCTTTAGTATTATGATGTATACTAAAGTATATTAGTTTTACAATATTCGACTAAATTAACCTGGTCTGATATGATTTCTACTCCTTCCATAGTATTAGCCATTTCCTTTATATCAGGGTCTATATTTACTTTATCGGTATATAATACTACTTCGTGCCCTGACGAGATAAATGTATTTAAAAGTCCTTTAAAGGATTTATAAGTTAAATCTCCCATATCATAAGATTTATTATTTTCAAGTGCTTCATCTAATCCATAAAATGTAATTAGAATTCTGTCTTCCTGTATAAGAAGAGGTTCTAATATATCTTTAGTAGTAGCTAGTAAATCTATATCTTCTAGCATTTTATTGCATATAGAAATATCTATTCTTCTTACATTTATTATATTATCATCTACTATTTTATAAATAGGAATTTTAGTGCAGTTAAATAATATCATTTATTATCCCTCCTTTTCCATTTCATTCATCATCTTTTTACCATCCTCAATTATCTCATCAGAAGTTTTATTTAAAGGTCTGTAGTTTTCTATAGGAGGGAGCACTTCATTTAAATCTTTAGGTACTTTTTTTAATTCTTCTAATACTTCGTCTATAGTTTTCTTACTCATCATCATCCATCCTTTCTATTTCTGTTTTTAATTTTAGCATTTCATCTATTTCTTTTTTAATTTTTTCTACTTTATTATTAAATATTTCTACTTTAAGACCTTTTCTAGCCTTTTTAATATCGTCAATAAATATATTAACGATAAACTCTTCCAGTCTTCTTAGACGCAGTAAATCTACACAGGATTCTATTTTATCTGATTTACATAAATTAAATATATTACTCCAAGTAATAAAAGGAGTTAATTCATTAGACATTTCTGTATTGACAACTAATTCTCCATCTTCTTTTATCCAGTTAGTAAGGTCTTTAATATAAGTAAAACCTTTTTCTTTACTGGCTAAATTAATAAGTCTATCTTTATTAGCACTTCCTTTATCATTTTCATATTTAACTGCTTCAAATATATCATCTACTAAAAACCAAGGTTCTTTAGTGCTACTCATAGTAAAGTACTTTATTTCATATTCTTTTTTACCAATCTTAAATTTCAATAGGTTTAAGTTTATCATTTTCTTTCTCCTTTACATCTAGTTCTAATAATTTTCTCTGAAATTCTATTGCAGCATCCATATGCTTTTTAGCTTCCTTGAGATGATAATTAAATTCTTCTTTTAATTTTTCTTCTTCAGATGATTCTTTTTTATTTTTTATTCCATCTAATACAGCTTTTACAAATTCAAATAATTCATTAAAAGATTCTTCGCTACATACATATTTTAAATCTTCTGATTTTCTTAAATCCTTTAACCCTTCAAATGTAGCATAGCAATTATCAGTTAAGTTATTATCAGAAATATTTTCTCCTAATATTTTAGATAATCTTTTAACTGCTTCATCTTCATCTATATTCTTTAAATCTACACATTTAACTATATCGTGTAATTTAAAGTATATATTTTTTCCAAAACATCTAACGTCGATTTCTTCTACCTTATTTTCCTTTACATAATTTATTTTCATTCTTTCTTCCTCCTAAATATTTCTTTTTACCTTTAATAGTTTTATCTTTAATAGTTTGCTGTAATTTCCAGATATCGTCTATTTCTTTTTTAACTGCTTCAATTCTTTTTTCAATTTCCTCTTCAGTAACTTCTATTCTGAGTTCTTCAAAATTATCACGTATAGCATTTTTTAATTTATCTAACTTATTATAAGCAATCATATCAGAATATATATTAGATAATTTATCTATTGTAGAAAAATCTATAAATACTGGATAATAATCTAATTCTTTTATATATATGTCTTCACCGTCTGATGTTCTATACATAGAATGAGACGAACATACATTGATTTTTCCAACCTCTTTGCAAAAATCTACAGTATCTGAAAGAGGTAGACTATTGTAATACATACGTATAATAGAATATATATCACTTAGATAAAACCAAAGTTTGCCTTTTTTAGATTTAAAATATTGTATACTATGGCTATTATTATCTATCTCTATACGAAATATTTTTAATTCATTCATATTATTCTCCTTTCATTAATTCTTCTTGTAATTTAATTACTATATCCAGATGCTTTTTCATTTCATTAATATGATGATTAATTTCTTTTATCTTATCATCATCAGATTTTTTTCTAGTTTCTTTTTTTACTGGTTTTCGTTTTAAAGCCATATTTATATTATATCTCTCCTTAGTAAGAGTTTCTATCATTCTTTTATTAGTAGTAATATAATCATTTATTCTAGCCAAATCTATCTTAATCAAATATTCATCCATTTCAGGATAATCAATAAGTTTCTTTAAGCCCTTGTGAGATATAAACTCTAAACCTAGGGTATCTTTAACGTATAGGGGATTAAAATTATCTGTAAAATATATTAATTCAAAATTCTCTTCTCCTATTATAGAAATTATTTTTTCAATATTATCATCACTTAGTACAAATTTATCCTTAAATGCTGTCATATCAATTACATCTCTAAGACATAAATAGATATTACCCTTACATAAAGAAACCCTTATTGGTTTTTGTACCTGATTAGTTGTAGTTACATTAATAATCATAAATATTTCCTCCTAATATTTTTTTTTAATTTTATAAGATGAATAGATTTCTTATAAATAAGTTATCTCCTTTCTATTCTTATAATATATACGTTAAAAATATTAAGTTTTTTATAATTAGAAATTACTATTTATATATTCGATTAAAGTAAGAAGTTTATTTATATCAATATATTCATCTATATCTTTAATAGAAATTATTCCATATTTACTTATACAAACAACCTTTTCCTGTTTCTCACCTATTATATAAGCTTCATTTCTATATATAAGTCCATCAGGCTCATAAGTATTAAGATATTTACCTTCTATTAAATTAAGTAAATCATTTAATTCATTTATATCAGCATCTTTCTTTTTAATATAAGTAAATACATCATCAAATACAAAATACAATACTCCATCGTCATTTAAATATCTTATAGCTTTTTGAGAACCTTTTAAACTAAATCTTCCTACCATAAATTTATTCCCTTTCTTTTATTATAATTCAGTTCCTTCAATAATTGTATCATTAGCCATTTCTTCTAGTATATTCATATCTAAGTATTCAGCTAATAATTTTTTAGCTAACTTTGCCTTCATTATAATTTTTTCTTCATCTTTAATAGCTACGTTATTATCTATTAATAATTCATACATTTCAACTTTTCTTTGTACTTTTTCTAATCCTTCTAATGTAGTATTATCGTCTAATTCTTTAGGCTTACTGAATTTAACTTCCACTTCTACTGCTTCTAATCCTGTCATATAACGAAGTCTTTTAGTACATAGTTCAGATAATGGTAGAGTTAAGCTATTTTGCATAGCTACTATCTTAGATAAAGTACGTAGATTAATTTGAGATATTTTTTTAGCAAAATCTAAATTCTGACTTGGGTCTAATAAGTCAGCAGGATAACCTAAACCTAATGTAGCCTGATTTCTTAAATATCTTAAATATTCAGAATTATCCTTTGGTTCTTGTAATGGAATAGAATCAATATCATATCCTTCATCTCCATTTTTATTTTTCTGTACTACAACTGTCTGATAATTAGCAAGTAAGGAATCTGTCATAGTATCAGGTATTCCTACATCAGTTAAACGAGGTGCGGCATTTCTTACGTTTCTTATAGCCTTATCTATTGTAACTTGACTATCTAGTGAACCTGTATCGTGGACAGATATTTTTAATCTATTCTTATTTAAATATACTTTATTTAATGCTTCAGATTTATTTAACTGTATGTGCATCATAGCATAAGTTTTAGTCTTATCTAGCATAGACTGACCAAGTAGTCCTGGTCCATTTTTAAAGAAAGTCAGATATTCAGCAGGAATAAATCTTATTCTATTTTCTAGTATATTATCTAATCCTTGTGCGTCTAATATCCATTCTATATCTTCTATTAGATTAGGATTATTTCTTATAAATGCTTTATCTATATTTCTTCTTAATACATTTTCCAAATCCTTAAATACTACTTCTCTTATAGTCTTTCTATATTTATCTCCTAAAACTAATCCATCATCTATTTGAGATGAGTTTATTATATTAGTAAGGGAATTACCCAATTTATACTTAGATGCTTCAGGTATAGGTTCTACCATATAAACTCCTATTAATTCCTCTTTAATAAATATAGGCTGACACTTATTTATATCTAGAAATTCAAAAGTACATCCTTTAATATTATCTATAATAAATTTCTTCTGCTTTTTAGCTTTAATATCTTCTAATATATTAGCAAAAGCATTATCTCCTAATCCTTCTCCTATACCAAATGTATCTTTTACAGCAGACAAACTTTTATCATAATCTTCTTTAAATAAGTCATCGGATTCAGATATATATTTAGTAACTTCATCTATATCCTTAATAGAATAAGGAGTATGGGTAAATAATTCGCTTGAAAAATTCTCTGATATTCCTAATGCGTTTTTAGATTCATTTTCATTAGGCTTATTATACGAATTAGATTTTCTCTCAAATAAATCATAAAAACTTTCAGCAAATGCTTTTTTACCTCCCTCATCTATAAAAAATGATTCTCCTATTCTTCTAAAAGGAAGAGCAGCAGTAGAATTATAATTAGCTTTAGTAATTAAGTCTTTTTCCTTTTCAGCTTGATATAGTAAGTCAGTAGCTATACTTTTATATGGAATAGTATATGCTATCTGATATCCATAAGTAGCTACATTAAATACTAATTCTTTAACCATTTCCTCTATATCAAAATTATATAACCTTCTGCTTCTTAAACTCATTAAAGGGTCATCTTTAGGACGAAAGAACTTAATTAAGTCTACTTCCCTTTCCCCTGATTTATCTTTATTTCCTTTAAACGTTATATTAATTCCAGTTTCTAGTGCTGAATTAGGAAATACTACATCTTCAGATAAAGTATCAATAGCATTAGTCATTTCTATCATATTATTTAAAATATAATTATACTCAAGATTTTTAACCATACGAGGTTTCATTAATTCTTCTAATTCAAAGTTCTTATCATCTTGAGAATACATACCAGCATACATTAAATCCGATATTCTAGTCTGAGTAAATTTATCTTTTCCTTTAACATTAAATAAAGTTTCCTCTATTCCATTAATATTATTAGGTCCAAAATTATCTAAACCTAAGTTAGTAATATCAGGATTTATAATCTTTTCCTTAGTAGTAATACCGTACCCTTTAGTCTGCTTCATAAGGGTATCTAATTCTACTTTTACTTTATCTTCCTCCTTTTTAATTTCATTTAATATTTTATTATCTTTTTTATCATCTTTAGCCATAAACTATTACTTCCTTTCTATTTTAATGTTTATAAAAGGAAGTAATTGTCTTTATTTTTTATATGCAATTATAGATTGACAAATTCTTAAATCTTCCTTTCCTATTTTCCCATAATAATAAAAATTAATCTTAAATAAATTACTATCTTCTTCTATATTATAAATATCGTATTCTATCTTCTTATCTAAAAACTTATCTGAATAAAATATAATTCTATTTAGTAAAAATAAGGAGTAATCTCCTAAAACTAAATTATATGCCTGCTTTTTGGCATTTAAAATACCTTCTATCTGCTCGCAAGTTAATTCTCCCTGCAGGGCTAGTACTTCGTTAAACTGCTCTTTTTTAGGAATCATATATTCAGAATACTCGTCATTCATATTATGTATTACATCTTTAATAATAGTACCACATATAAATCCCTTTTTATCGTATCCTATCATCTCTGACGTAGGAATAGAAGTCTCTAGTCTTATTTTAGTAGAATAATAGCTAAATTCTATAGCATCTTTACTTGATAAGAAAAATAGCTTATTTTTAGATGGTCTTCCCCCTTCTGCGTCCTTATCATTATAATTTGTATTATAGCAGGTTCTAAATAAAGTTTTTAAATCCTTAAATCTTTTAGCCTTTTCTTTATCAGTTATATTAGATAAATCTACTAATTCATCACTTATTAATTTAGCATCTACATCTTCCTTTTCGTAAGGATTTAATTTATGGTATTCATTTATTATCTTATGTATATCAGGAAGACCAAAAAGTAGATGTCCTATACTTCCTATATTCTGATTTATAATAGATAATGCTATTCTTCTAGCAAGAGTTTTATCAGTTATATTATTTACAGTCTGTATCTTTCCTATCAAAGTATCTGTAGAGGAATTATTAACTTGCTTATTACTAGGATACATAGAAGTGGCATCGTAATCTATTAAGTTTTTAAATTTATTATAATTTTTAATAGGTATTTTATATATCTCATATTTTTTAATTTTATTAGATATATTATTAGGAGTAGTAACTAATCCCCCTTCTATTCTATAAGGATTTTTATCTTTTTCTGAATTAGCAGTCTTTTTTAACTGCTTAATTACCTTTTTAAGTCCTGGATTACTTTTAGCTATTCTATCTACATTTTCTTTCTTTAGTCCTATTAATAAAGGATTTATATTACATCCTTGTATCTTTCCATCCATCTCAGGATAGAAATCAAATACGGCAGAAGTTCTATCCATAGATTTACTTATCTTATTCCATTCTACTGTAGCTTTAAATCTTTTATAAGTAACTGCAAATAAGTCCTGAGTAATTACATCTAAAAATATCATAGATAGTACATCGACTATATTATAGATTAAAAACATTTTAAAGTCCACATAAGGAAAATCTCCTATAAAGTTACATATCTTAGTATAATCTAATTTCCCTACTCCTATTTCCCTATTAGCTGTAGCATCTAATGAGTATTTAGCAAAGTTCTTTCCTTTTCTTAACTGGTAGTATAAAAGCATCTGGTCTATAACTTTAGTAGGATTTCTAAAGTCAAAATAATGTATTCTTTTAGAAAAATCCATATTCTGATTTCTTACATTCACATATGTGTAAGTAGAACTGTCTTTATATCGGAATAGACTATCAGGATTATATCCTAAATTTTCATATCTTTTCATCTGATGACATATATCATACTGTGCATTATATATTAATAAAAAATCAGGATTAATTACATTAAATACTGTATTATTTACTAAACCAATTACTTCTTCTTCTCTATTGGTAAAATGAACTTCATAAGTTAATTCTTTAGCTATAGGCATAAGAACTTTTTTTACCTGTTCAGCTTTTTCTATAGCAGAAGCAGAATTACCAAAACTTATCTTATTTATATGCTCTATTAAAAATTCTCTTAATTCCTTATAAAAAGAATCTAAATCTTCCATTACTTCTTTCTGTCCTTTATACTCAGGATTAATAAGGCAGTAAGTAAATACCTTTTTCATCTTAGCATCTACATAAGTATTTACTATTACAGGCTGCTCTTCAGGATTATCTGATACATTAATGTCAGTTTCTATATCTAATCCCCCTATATGAAATTCCCTTATGACAGGGTAATTAGATTCAAACATTCCATTTTCTTTCTTAACTGTATGAAATCTTGAATATGCTCTTATTACATTATCTTCTAAATCTATATCTGCAGAATAAAGTCTTTTAGATAAATAAATATCATTAGATTCAAGTAGTCCTTCTCTTACGTTATCATAAAAATTCTTTACTCCTATTAATTTTGCTATATTACCTTCCTTATATTTATTCCTTACATATACTTTATTTAATTTATCCTCATCTTCATATAATTTCCATCTTTTTGGGTTTTTATCCTTAGTGATAAAAATTCTATTCTTAGGTTCAGATAAAAGTATCATCTTCTTATCTCCAGTTTTAGTATCCTTAAATACCATAGTAAGAACATCATTACTTCTTTCATACATAGTATTCAAAAGAATACTGTCTTTATTCTCCATAAATATTTTGTCAAGTCTTTCCATAATTTTTTAGTTTCCTTTCTCTTTTATATATACTTATATTATTAGAATAGTTATCTAAAAAATACGAAAAAAAAAAGACAGGAGCATAAAGCTCCCATCTTTTTTTATTTGGATGATAGAGGGTGAGATTATTTCTTTTTAAATCTCACCTCCAAATCATCATCGAATAGATTGTCAGTATAAAAACCGACTCTCGATAGGACAGTTTGTGTCCCTACTTTTCTTTTTATCATTTCAGAGTTAAGAATAAATCTTAGTTCCTTATTAGTTTCGAAGGTTTTATTTTTCAGGATAGTCCATCCCTTATCGGGATGTTTTATCCATTTTCCATTTAAACGGACACAACCTCCTTCCAAAATGTTTATAGAAGTTTCACCTTTGTAATTCATTTTGATATACACTTTTGTGTAGTATCCATTCGAGTCTATAGGAGACTCGAAACTTAAATTTTGTAACCCTGAAGTAAAGAAATCGAATCCTTTTAAGAATTCCAAGATTCCTCCATAAGTTTTATTTTCGAAAGAGAATAATTTTTCATATTCTCTTTCAACGAATGAACTGCTCATAAGAGCAATTCCTTCATATTTTTTAGCTAATTCTTTTCTCGCATTGATTCTTTCTTTTCTTGTCATTTCTCTTTTCATTTTTATTCTCCTTCTCGTGTCTCTAGCCAGACACGTCTGCTTTTTTATTAGGAAGCATAACCCAAATTTTATTTTGTAGACTAACTTATTAGCTAAAAAGTGATTACATCTACAACATAGAAACCTCCTTTATGAACATTAATGAAGAAGACGTCTAATTATTTTTAGATTAGATTCTTCTTCTTTCTTGTCTTCATTTGACTTTTCGCTTGAAACCTTATTAAAGGTTTCTTTTATTTTGTCAATTTCAGATTTAGAAATTTTAATCTTCATAAACTATCACTCCTTTCTTTTTTTAGAAAGTCTAATAAACTAGCCTACATATATATAATGTATACGTCTAGAAAATTAAGTTTTTTGATAGGATATGAAGGTGCATAAAAGAAACGTTTTCCCGACGGTGGGAAAACGTTATTTTACTGTCTATATTTCTTCTTCTTTAATATCCTTTTTATTTATTATACCATTATGTGAAAATAAAGATAATAATTCTATAATAGAAGAATGACATCCGATTAAAGTAGAATGACTACGTAGAAGCATAATAGCTTTATGGTTAAATTTTAATTTAGAGTATTTAAATAATTCATCAGTTTTAGATTCTATAAATAAAAAATCTATTATATTTTCCATTATTTGCTGTACAGCTTCTCTTTCTTCATTTTCTATATAAAATATCTTAGTCTTATTCCTTCTTTCCTTTACTCCATCTTTATTTACATAAAAAGGTTTAAAGACTAATCTGTACGTTTCATTTTCTTTATTTTCTTCTACTAATATCTTTATGTAGTAGGAATCCCTGTCTAATTTATACATTATTATCATCCTCCTTTTTAGAAGCATTTTCAATAATATCTATAATAAAGAATAAGTCTTGTGTAATAAATGTATGAAAATCTCTTATAGTTATCTGATTTATTATTTCTATTATCTCTGCTCTAGTATAATAGATTTCATTTCCAGTAAATACTTCTATTGCACTATCTATATCATTTTCATAATTATCATATTTAGATATTACCTTATCTAGAAATTTACATTTATAGTCAGCAAATAGACTAGCTAATTCTTCATCATCTTCCCTAAATATTCTATTACCCCATTTTCTAGTTAATATATCACGTCCATATTTATTAATATCAGTATCAAAGTAAAATACTAAAGCTCCTTTAATATTAGTTATTATTTTATGAGTTTCAAATAATTCTGCATAGAAATCTATTATAAATAAATTTAATACAAAGTTTAATTTATCTTCATAAGTATCTTCAAAATATAAAGTAATAGTCTTAGCATTATCTATTATGCTAAATTTATTATTATCATTAAAACTGCATTTTTCTATTTTATTATTTTTTAATACATTAGATTTACATTCTAATTTAGATACATTCATTCCTTGTAAGAAAATCATTACTTTTTCTTCCTTAAATACTTCTTTAGTATTTTCTAATTTCTTATTTATATCTTCTATAGATGCAGTAGATAAGAACTGATATTCCGAATACATTAAATCTGGAATACTTTTTCCATTATATGATAGAAACTCGTATTTCCCTTCATTATATACTGCTCTATTAGAATCTATAAACTTTTCAAGAAGAGATTTTTCATCTTCAAATATATTATCAGTAATTTTATTTACATCCATAGTTTCCATAAAATTAAAAATAGTGCCTAATACTATAGGCACATTATATAGGTCATATACTTTAAATTTTAATATACAGTAAGTAGGACCCATCTCATAATCTATTTTGCAAGGGAAAGTAAAGAAGTTATCTAATATTCCTAAAAAGATATTAGCATAAGGAAATACAAGTAAATCCTTATTATTAAATCCATAAGGAATTATAATTCTTATCTTAGTTTCTAGAGATAAGTTTTCAGAAAATACATAATTATTATCTACCTTATATCCAAAGTTTTTTAATTTTTCTAAATCCATATGAATTCTACCTTTCTTTGTAAGATTTACATACTTTGAGGTTTTCTTTGGTAAAAACTTTCTTATAATCTTTGTAATCCCATTCATAATTTATTCTCCTTTTTATCCCTTTAGTCTTTAATATTAATTTATCAATAGATTTATCGTAAATAATATCATATAAGTCAAATCCTGAAATACTGTAGGGAATATGAAAGATATGAAAGTTAAATTCCTTAGTAGTAGGAATAGATAATACAAATTTATTAAGACCAATTCCTTTACTATTAAATCTATATAGCCTAAATTTATTCTCAAGGTCTATAGTATCAAGATAGGAGTAATTCTTTTTTATAAGACGGTTAGATTCCCCTCTTAACTCTAGTATTCTTTCTGCTATTAAATCCATTATAATTCACCTAGTTCCCCTTTTCTAATTTTATCAAGGTCATCACTGGTAATAGCTTTAGGAACTTCTATTTCTATTTTTATTCCATTACTTCCATCTCCTATAGTTTCCTGCTTTGTACCTGAATAAAATTCTTCCATAGATTTTTGCATTTTCTTAACTGCTTCTCCTACTGTAGTTCCACTTTCTTCCTGAAAAGCATCTACTACATCTTTACCTATTTTTTCTAGCTGCTCATTAGCTTTTATTTCATCTTCTATTTCTTTTTTTATTTTATCAAATACTTCATTAGTTTCTTTTTTAGGTTCTTCTTTTTTAATAAATTCTTCTTCCATAGAAGATTTAATAGCATTTTCTAAAACCTTTTTAGCATTTTCTTCTCCCATTATTCCCTTTATTAAATTAATAAAATCTTTGCTCTTTAATTCTAATTCTTCTTCTTTAGATAGCTTCTTAGCTTCAGCCACTTCTTCTTTTTCAATAATAGAAGAATTATTCCATATTTCGGCTATTTCTTTTTTTAATTCTTCCTTTTCTTCAGATGGTCTTTCTATAGCTTCCTTTAATTCCTTTTCCATATTCTCTTTAACTAAATCATTTAATTCTTCTTCAGATATTAATTCTTCATTAATACTATGGGCAGGAATAATAGCTTCTAATTTAGGACCTTCATTATTTTCTTTTATTTCTTCTTTCTTAATATCTTCTTCTATTTCTAGTCTATTTAATATATCCTTAGTAGCCTTTTTAATTAAGAAAGTATCATCAGGATGGTCAAGTTCTAAAATAAGAGAACTAAATAATGAGCTAAACTGCATTAATACAGTTTTAATAATTACTTTATCTGTAGATATAGGAGCTATTACACGAATACCATCAAAAGTCATATCTTCAAAATTAAGTCTTTTTAATTCAGCAGCTTTATTAATAGAAATTCTATCTTCAAATAATAAAGGAATAATTTCCTTAAATGAATTTCTTAATAATTCAATTAAATATAAAGCTGTAACTTTAACTGAACTATCTTGCTCTTTTTGCAATTCTTCTTTAATACCATATAGTATATTTAAAGCTCCTATGCTTCCTCCCATATGATAACCATCTCTTATAATAGCAGAAACTGCACGAGAAGCATCATTTATAGCGTCAAATATTCTTTCACTGTCAGAAACTCTTTGTCCTACATATATAGAATAGTAATTATCTTTCATATATAATAATCTTTCTTTAGCTGCCATAACTAAATCTTCTTCTTTGGAATCTCTTACTATTTCTTTTAATTTTTCTATATGAGCTTCATACATAGTATTTTTTGCTGAAGAATCTATAGTGGAAATAGAAAGTCCTACTCCGTTAATATAACGTAGAGATACAAACTGTCCTTTTTCTAACTGCTCTTTAAATGCATCATTAAATTTTTTGTATCCAAATAAATCATCTATGATATTTCCATCCTTATCTACAGAAAGTCTCCATTTCACAAGTTCTGTATTATCCATAGTATCTATATTAGGGTCTACAATACCAGGTCTTTTTTCAGCAAAGTCATTAATATTTATTTCATCTACATTAGTAAAGTAAGATAAATCCTCTTTTTTGTAATTAGTAGCGTCATAAATATAAGGAACTTCTATAAAGTCGCAGAATAGCTTTTTATCTTTAGCTTCAAAACTTCTTAATGTACGAGCTAATTCCCTTTTACATACATTATCAAATCCACTACAGATATATACAGTATTAATACCCATAGCTTCTCCTAGTATCTGAGCATCTTCTATTAATCTAGGAAGTATAAATCCATTATAATCCATAGATATATTATTAGATAATAAAATTACCTTTGCTATAGGAACTGTATAATCCATTGGTCTACCTATAAATCTATATGCTCCTAAATTAAATCCTGGATTCTTTTCCACTTTAGTGGATTTTCCTATACTTCTAAATGCTGCTATTTCTAATCCATCTTTTTGAATATCTACTTCCCTTTCTATTAAATCAGATACAATTTCTTTAAAAGGACCCATTAAAGTTTCATCATTATTAACTGCTATAAATGCACAATCTAATATATCCTGATATTTATCTGCTTTTTTAGCCTGCTTTTCTACTACATCATCTATCTTAGATAAAATAAGTTCTACTGCTTTAGGAGTATTAATTCTATACTTATAAATACCTTTATCATTATTTATAATAGCTTCACTTCCTTGCCTTACTGTATTATATAATACCTTTACAGCAGTAGTAGAACCATCTCCTGATTCTGATTTAACTTCATCTGCTAATGCTCTTGTAATATTTAGAATATCCCTATCTATAGTAGAATTAAAGCTCATATAAGCAAGAGTACGGTATCCGTCCTTTGTATAGGTAATTTCCCTTTCCTGCGTATCTGCCATCTTAATACTTGTAACGTATCCTGAATAAGGACCATAAGTTTTAGAGACTACATTATCTATATATCCTAATACACTAGAAATATACAGTAAATTATTCTCCACTACATTTGGTTTTAATACATCTAATTTTTTAAAATCTAAAGTTTTTCTCATATTTTTATTTCCTTTCTATTTTTGATATTTACTTTATTATTTATTTAAGTTAAAAAATAAGTAGTAAAAACGTTACCCTAATAAAGGGTAACACATAATTTAAACTTTATAAGTTAATAATAGCTGAGGTTTTTTAAAGATTCTATCTACTACCATATCATAAAAACTAGGATTTCTTCTCTTTTTGATAGCTTTGTAGAACTCTTTAGTTTTCTCTTTTTCTACATCAACCCAAGCTTCAGATACTTTAGCCCAAAAAATACTTTCAATAATTTTATCAAATAACTCGCCTAAAGCTTTTTCATCTTCCTTTGTCATTTATTTTTCCTCCTCTAATCTAATGAGTTTAATATAGCAAGAATTTCTTCTGCTTTTTTAGTAAACTCTTTTTCATTTTCTTTATTCCCTATATATCTAGCAGAATCTATCAAATATAAGTAGTTATGATATACACTTTGCAGTAATATTTTATTTACAGAATCTTTTATTTTTTCTAATCTATCTACA